ACCCCCACCCCCAGCAGCACCAGCACCGCCACCGCAAAGGACAATAAAATTTAGAATAGATAAAAACGAATCATTTCCAAATAATTTATCAACGGAGTCTACTATTCATGTAAAAACATATACAGTAAAAGCAAATATTTTGTCCAGATTTCCTATAATAGACCTTACTAAATATCATCCCCCTACACGCTGGGACGACATCGATGATCAATTTAAACGAAATGAAATCTATTACTACAAAATTAATAACGTTGATGTAAGAACAGTTCCACGACTACAGGTTTTTCAAATGTTAGCAGGGCTATTCCTTAATGGTAATATTCATAGCCAGGCAAACGACGCTATTGATATTGAATTTGCAGTAGAACCAGGATTAGCAGCAGTAGAAGTGCCTAAAAGTGGCGGCACGCGTAAAATTCGCCGTCATCACTCCTATCCATTAAAACATACCTTTAAAAATAGGAGGGCCTAATGTGGAAACAAACCCTTTTTGACGGCTCAGACTTGGGTCTGTCAAAACCGTTTCAATTTACTGAATTATCGAGCATAGTACTGCCCCGGATGAGAAAATCCATGATTTTTCTTGCATCAGGAGAACTCCGCGCCTATCTTGAAAAAACAGGAAGGTCAGGAGGTGGTGCCCACGGTCATCTTGAAGAGTGTACTCGTTCAGATAGTTCTGGAAAACAGTTTTGCCTGATTAAAACGAGTAATCTGGAGGATGCCGGCATTCAGACTGAGGCCTTTATTCAATGGATTGTCCAGAAGACTCTTGAGGCCGAAGGTCTTGGTTCTCGAGTTCCCAGAGTCTACGAAATTTTTCGTAACGAAAATAATTCGGTTGGATTTACCATGCATGAAGTGCTCGATTCAAAACTCTGCGGTCGATTTTTATCTGAAAGTAGCACTATAGAAAAGGATATTATTCATTGTCTAGTACAAACAGCAGCCATACTGCAGCGACTTGAAGAGAGACTTGAACTGGACCACCGTGACCTCAAAGCAGACAATCTTATTATCTCATCTCGACCATCTGCTATGAAGTGGAAGGGGAAACTTATTGATAGCCCTTTCACTGTCCATATTGTCGATTTTGGATTCGCTTGTATGGGCAATTCAGGAATCACACAAGTAGATGCAAGCGATGGAACCCTCCCCCCTCTTGATCCATGCCCAAAGGAAGGTCGTGACCTCTTTCATCTGATTGTCTCCTTCTACGGAATTTCTCAAGTGAGAACTCAACTGACTCAGCCCCTCGATACTCTTTTTAGTACATGGCTTACCGTAAGCGATAAATCATGTGCGGGAATGGCTGAAAAATGGCGTTCAAGTGAATGGTTATATCTCATCACATCTCAAAAAAAGTTTTCAAATCCTTCGTGCCGACCTGAGGCCATACTCGAGACACTTACACCTTTACTGTGAGCGCCAACTGGTGTGCTCTGGGCAGCGCGTACAGATATACAGGAACTTCAGATTCGCAGAATCGTACTTCATGTAAATCACATCACGCTCCATACCGCCCTTATTTGAGGGACACTCAGGGTTAGGGCACTTGATATTCTTCACATGCGGAAGAGTCGGGTCCAGGTGAGTGAACTCATTCAGCAGAATCTTATAACCCTCTGCTGCAGTTCCCTTGATGCGGCTCTCCACTACAAGGCCGCCCTCGGTGTCCTTCTCATTATATGCACACTTCAGACACTTTCGGTAGAGTTCTCCACCCGTGACATCATGGTAGAGATAATTATTACAAGTAGGGCACCACTTCATTTCCTTGCTATAGTGCTTAGTTTTTAACTGGTGACTCAAATTTCATTTCACGCGTATCCTCACAAAGCCCGGGGGATAAAACTTGAATCATATTTTCTGCGTATTTACTATCAGCAATATGACATCAATAAGTCCCGTTTTGGAGGAATTCAAGAAGCATCCTCTCGATCACTTCTTGAATGATCGACGAGCGGGTGGAAAGGAGGCCACGATGGGTGGCATGGGTGTCAAGAAGGGTACATGGTTGATTAAGGACGACGACTATCCAGAGTTTCTCGATCTTCTTCACGATTACCTCTTTGTCAGGAAAATGACGCCTATGAACTTTGTAGAACAATCACGATCCGATTCGGCGAAGCCGATTCTGATAGACCTTGATTTCAAATACCAGGCACATATGAATATGACACGGAAGTTTGAGGACCACCATATCCGTGGCTTCTGTTTGCAGGTGATGGAGGGTCTCAAAGCCTTCTATGATCTGAGTTCGTATGAAAATGGAATTCGTCTCTTTGTAACTCTTCGTAATACTCCCTATAAGGACAAGAATGGAATTGTCAAGGATGGCATTCACATTGAGTCCCCTGACTTCTGTTTGAGCAATGAGAAGCAGAAGGCGCTGCGTAATTGGCTTCTTGAAGAGCATGCAGTGATGGGAGCCTTTGAAGGTACGGAGTTCTGTAATCAGGAGGAGGACATCTATGATGCGGCCATGGTGAGGAAGCAGGGCTGGTTCTTCTATGGTGAGTCGAAGCCGACAGTACAGCCGTATGCGTTGGCCTTTGTCTTCAAGTATGACCCTACAAAGGATGATCTGGAGATGGAGGAGACGACGAACTACGATGACCGCGAACTCATGGAACTCCTCAGCATTCGCTACAATCTTGTACCTGATGACAATGAGGTACGGGCCGATGCAGTGGCCTTGTATCAGAAGATGCTGGCTCGAAAGGCGACGGGGACTCCTGTGTTCGCGCCTGTTGCCGCACCTGCACCTCCTGCTGAACTTAGTCTAGATGGTGGCGCCACACAACCTAGACCAATGGATGCTGAGACGCAACTTGTTGTTCGCACAATGTTGAGCAGTTCTCGTGGCTGTAATCCAGAGGATCTTCCCTTCATTCGCAGCCTTGTAATGGACTGTCTCTCTGAAAAGCGATGTGAAGACTATGGTCTCTGGATTGAAGTTGGCCTCTGTCTTCACCACATTGCAAGTACTGGAGAGATGTCAGAGAAACTCTTTGACCTCTGGATGGACTTTAGTCGCAAGTCACCAAAGTACAATGCGTCCGAAGAGAGTCTGCGCAAGCGTGAGTGGAATCGCTGGTCACGACCTCTCGGTGAACGGGTCCTCAGTATGAAGAGTCTTAGTCGCTGGGCTCGTGAGGACAGTCCCACAAAGTACAAGGAGATTAATGATAACGATGTAGTTCGTTTCATTATTGAACATCCATTAAATACACACTTTCACATCGCAAAAGTGATGCAGAAGATGTATGGTGACCAGTATAAGGCGAGTCTTGACAATAAGAAGGTCGATTGGTTCATGTTCGTACCTGAGCAGCACTGCTGGCGACCCATCAAGCAGGGCTTTGAACTCCGTGGACACATCAGCAATGAAGTGACAGAGATGTTTCAGAAGGCTAAGGAGAAGATTAAGAAGGAGGCTGAGCGTGACGGTGAAGGTGAATTTGGTGAAATGACAAAGAAGATTCTCAAGGAGTTTCTCGCAATTGAGAAGTCACTCTACACGGCCAATTTCAAGGACAGTGTCATGAAGGAGTGTGCGAATCTCTTCTATGACGAGGACTTCCTCAACAAACTGAATCTGAATCCGTATCTAATCGTCTGTAAGAATGGTGTACTCAATCTCCGTGCGGAGCGGACACTTGAAAACGGCAAGAAGGAGATTTATGTGGATTTCCGCGATGGTCGGCCCGAGGACATGATGTCCTTTGTGGCCGGCAAAGAGGGTGGTCGTGAGGCCATCACCTATGTCCCCTACAATTCAGAGGACCCTGCTGCGAAGGAACTGGAGGATTTCTTGAATAAGGTCTATCCGTATCCTGAACTCAAGGAGTATGTCATTACTCTGATGAGCAGTTGTCTGGAGGCGATGAACCGTGAGCAGTGCTACTACACGATGACAGGTGGTGGTGGTAACGGTAAGTCAAAGATGCTAGAGCTGATGCGTGTCTGTCTCGGTGAGTATCAGGGACCACTTGCATCGACCGTGCTGACGCGAAAGCGTCCTGAATCAGGTGCAGCAAATCCTGATATCATGTCCATCAAGAACAGGCGTTTCATCTATCTGAATGAGCCGGATGAGAATGAGCCCCTCAATACAAGCCGTATGAAGCAGTTCAGTGGAGAGGACTTGGTGGAGGCCCGTGGACTTTTCTCCGACCAGGAGAAGTTCAAGGTGTGTGGCAAGCTCTTCATGCTCTGTAACAATCTGCCGCCGATTCACGCAATGGACCGTGGTACATGGCGTCGCATCCGTGTCATTCCGCATCCGTCAACATTCGTAGATGAGAATGACATCGGCTGGGAGAAGTTTATGGCAGGCGAGCCGAACTTTCATCGCAAGGACACGAGCATTGATACGAAGGTGTTTCTCTGGCGTGAGGCGTATCTCGGACTGCTGGTCAAGTACTACACAGAAATCTACGCAAATAATGGCATCAAGGAGCCGAAGATTATCAAGGACGCATCCTCCGAGTATAAGGAGCGCTTTGACACCTATGCAAAGTTCAGTAACACTCGTATTCGCAAGGAGGCCGTTGCGCGCACAGACATCAAGCTCATCTGGAAGGCGTACAGGGTCTGGACGGAGCAGCAGGGTGGCATTGGCAAGAAGTTGACTGTAGAGGAGTTGCGAAAGCGTCTAGTAGACCAGTTCGGAGCACCGCTTGAAAATCGTACATTCGTAGGGATTGTGGCCTTTGATGATGATGAGAGTTTCGCCGAGCATGAGAAGGAACATGCCGCATCACGCTAGTCGAAACAATAGGCCCGTTATAATCATAAGTGCAAACACTGCACCAAATGCACCATAGAGAGTATTTTGCCATGACTGCGTATTTTTGTAATAGACGACCAACATGACAATCATTAAAAACAGATAGGAGAAGTAAAACCCGAGTAGGAGAATATCCTGGTTCGTTCCGAAAAAGGGGAGTTTATAGAGCCCCTCCGTCTCCTTGAACCGTTCATCAAATTCACGATTGAGAGTCGCCGTATTTTTTTTGAGTTGACGAATATTTGTCATCATGCTCTCATAGGAACCCTGTTCCTCAACTAATGTGTTTAGTTCAGAGTTTACGACTAAACTTTGAAGTAAACTGGATTGTGATTTAAGTGTAGGCACATCCATCTCTACTTACACTTCATAATACCGCCGGGAAGAGAAGAACCAACGACACCATAGATACGCTTGTTCCAGTAGCGCTTATTGCGGACTTTATCCGTATAAATGGCGCGATTTGAAATCAGTAGAATCATCACTACAATTTCCACTCCAATCAGAATTCCAACGACTGAATTACTTATAAATCCCATCTTCGCAAGAAAAGCAATCGCTGCAAGTGCACAGAGACTGATAAAAATCAGTTGGAATACAAAGAGCGTATCGAGTTTATTGTTGTAGTACCACTCCTTAATCTCCTGGTTACGCTGTGCAGTATCACTATTCCGCTTAGCAGTTGACAGGTTGTAGTCCTGTGTTCCTGCAAGATCGGCGACAACTGTATTCAGATTTTTTGATTGAGTTGTGTAGTTTGTCATAATGTCAAAATTACGCGCAGTATTCTGCGTATCCGTGAGAGCCTGTCCAAATGAATCTGCAAATTTTCCCGTTAGCTTTGTTTGAAGGTCACTTGTCTGTCCCGCAAGATAGGTAGCCCTATCAGTTGCACTCATTTGGCCAAAGGCCGTATTTAGAGCCGCGTCAGCCATCTACTTAGCTTCTATAAATGTAAAAGAGTAGGCCAAGAGCAATAAAATTGGCCGCACCATAAAGAGTCAGCAGTTGATTCGCATAACTGTTCTTCTCCTCAGAAAACTCAAGCATCCGTTTCCGGAGATTTGAGTTGGCATCAGAACCTGATAGTTCTTGACTGTTTGCAACAAGTCTGCCTGTATTTGCCTGAATATCTGATAAAAACTTATTCACATTGGTATTCATGGTTGCAAGTGATGTAGATTGCTGTTGTGCAACATAGTTGGAAATCTCAGTTAAGTCACTGAGACGGAGATTGACCGCATTTAGAAGATTGACAATCTTACGCTGGATTTCTGTTTTATTAGTCGGCGTAAATCCAGTTGGAGTTGTAGGTTTGTTATTAAGTGTGACATAATCACCGAGTAGAACGGAATAGACCTTGACCCAGAAGCAGAATTCATACTGAAGACTGTAGAGGAGATCGTATGAGACGGAGTTTGTCGCATCTGCGGTGTTACCTGTAATTGTATTCTTCAGTGCGGCGCTCGGATTGATAATCAGATAAGTCTGACCAGGAACATTTGTTGTTGTAAATGAAGTGTAGAGAGGCTGAATCTGATTGAGGGTGGCTAGGCTCTGGCTCTGCGTAGACGCCCAATAGCCTGATGTAGGAGGTGTATAGCGACCACTTACAGCCGTTACCACAAATGTGTCGAGAACATTGAACAAATGAGCCGTCTGTGTGACTTGTGTATCGCTACCATTTCCTGCAGTTACTGTAAATGTCGGATTATTAGTCGGCAGTGTGTAGGCACCGACCGTACTCGGAAAGGTAGGATCCGCATCTGATCCGCCTAAGTAAGTACTGGGTACTGATGTGGCACTTGTAACTGATGATGGACACACATTGGTCATCGACATCTCTATCTAGTATATGTTTACTTTATCCAATTAGGATGCTGCTTGTAAATCCAGTAAAATAAGCCTCCTGCAGCAGCAGCAGAGCCTACAACTGTAAGACCAATAAGCATCCAGGAGGTTGCATACCACGATTCAATCAGTTGTTGATAGAGATTCGGAAAACCACCGGGTGCCGTGTAGGCAATTTCAATAGAATTCAGATTCAGTAGAAGTCCCATGGCAAGTATCAAAAAAGCGAGACTTGATGCAAGAAGAATAGGTACTGAATCAGACCGGAGAGGCCTACCAAAGGGGACTGTGGTTCCTTTCGGAGAGACATCTCCTGCGGGATTCTGTACACTCGAGACACGGGCCTTTGCAACAGTATTGTCTTCCTGCGTCTGGCGAAGTTGAGTTTCAATGGCCTTTTTGTTTTCGAGTGTGCAACAGAATTTGAGTGCATCTGTAATGAGTGTCTGCGTTGGAGCACTTGTATTTGCTGTTCCTGCAAGTGCCTGTGCTGCAGAATTATGTGAGCCGATATCTGAAATTAATGCAAAGACCTGTGATGTTGTCGTTAGTTTTTGCTCGCCCTTACATGTAGCAGTTGTACCTGATGGAAAAAGTCCAACATAGTTTGTACGAAAGTCTTCACAGAACTTCTCTGCCATCTACCTAAGGCAGGCAAACACGGTAGACGATATATTCGCCAGCGGAAGGACTGGGGCGAGTAATTTCGACGATGTCATTCTCAACGAGTCCTAGCCAACGGGCCTGCATATCTTCATGAAAGCGAATCGTAGGCAACTGCTTCGTTTCATCTGACTTCAGATAGAGGTCGTGGAGAATCTTCTCACTCTCCTCCTTAGAGATCTTCCTGTGCTTCGGGACAATTGCATAGCCTGACGGGTCATTTACAATTGTAGCCGCCTGGAAGAAGCGGAGGCGCAATTTCATCGTGCGCCACATCTTCAATGCAAAGGTGTGGAACGGGTCGGATACAACCTCATCTGAAAGAATCACAATGATTTCCGTATTCTCCTTATCCTTTACGCGAAGAGAATCAGGCACAACAAGTTCACCCTTTCCTTCACCAAAGACGCGCTCGTTAATAAAGGTCTTCATCTGCTCACCCTGCTTGAGCTTCTTGGACTGCGGCGTATAAAGTACAACACAGTTCTTCGGCTCACCTGCCCTCGGCTCAGGCTTCGTAAGGTCCATACGAAGGGCGAGCGCTTCTGCACCGCCCTTACTACGCATCATCTTAATCTCTTCAAGACCAAATCGACTGTAGGGCTTCGTATCATACCCCCTCGCTTCAAGCATTTTCAATAGCGTGACGCGAGAGCGATAAAGAACATCAAGTAGTGTGTATTCGTCCATTCTGTAGTAATCAAATTAAAAGAATTTAGGCTCAAATTTTACCCCAGTTTCTGTATTGTTATACGAGTGGCCGAGGTCACTTGTTCCTTTTGGCCGCTGCTTGAAGAGGAGAAGGACCTCGATTGTTGAGGTGCGGGACTATGACCTCTGCTGCGACGACCACCTGTCTGTTCGGGAGGTGCGAATCCATCCATGCCGTCGACGACAATTGTAGGTGGAACTTGTGCCATCGAAGGATGGAACACTTGGACGCTGGGCACTTGCGTTACCGTTTGAAGTGTCATAGGTTGCATGATTTGCGCACCGCCTTGTTGCACTTGTAGCGCCCCAGGTAGGGTGACTTGTTGCTGCATCTGTCCTGTTGGCGCTACATTTGGTTGTGAGGGGAGAAGTTGTTGTGTTTGTTGCGGCGATTGCGGCGGTTGCTGCGGTTCCTGGGCTGGTACAGCAGGCCTGGATCTAGGCACAGGGGCAAGTTCTTCATAGTTATCTACCTCCGATCCTGATGCCGATCCTGATGCCGATCCTGATGCCGATCCTGATGCCGATCCTTGAGGCACCTGGCTTAGCACACTGACTGCTGGTCCAAGAGGAACAACTCCAACTTGTTGCTGTGTGAGTATTTGAGAGGCTGGTGCGGCCGCGGCAAATCGAGTCGCTGAGTTTTGCCGAATTCCATCTACAAGTGCTGCGACAGCAGATGCCGTTGCAGATGCAGATGCAGCCGTGGCAGACTCACCAACCGATGGATTTCCCTTTGTCACAACCTCAATCACAGTTTCAGCCACAGGTGCAGGTGTCTTAGCCGCAGCCTCAGGTGTCTCCTCCTCAAACTCAGGTACAAAGGTCGGTATCGGCTGACCTGCACGTGCCATTGCCTTTTCAAAGTCAGGCTCAGGCGTTCCTTCAGGTAGACGCAGAACAGTCGCGTTTTTGCCCGTAATATAGCGCATTCCAATATTCATGTAAGTCTGGAGTTCATCGTTGACGAGTTGGAATGCATACGGAATCTGAATCTTACTAAAAGTCACCATACTGCGCTTAACTGTTGCAACAATCTCTTTATTGCCTGTAAACTTGACAGGCCCATCGCATAAGGGGCAAATCTGGATTTTCCTTGACTCGTTGTAAATCGGCTGTGTACCGCATCCATCACATACTGTAATCACTGCGCCATCTGATCGCTTCAGATATGTGTCTTGAACAAAATCCATGATACCGTGACCAATGAGCGCATCGCGTTCCATTTCACCAATACGAAGACCACCTTCATTTCCACGGCCGCCTGTAGGTTGGTGCGTGCGCTGCTCCTTGCGTCCAGCACCGCGGGCGTTCCACTTGTCCTCCACCATGTGCTTCAGACGCATACTGAAGACATTGCCAATGAACACTTCAGAATTGATCATATTACCCGTTTGACCATTGTAGAGAATCTGATTGCCCCTCGGCTCCAGTCCATATTTCATGAGCTCCTTGCCAATATCGCCTGACGGGTCGCCCTCATTCATGAAGATTGTACCGTCACCAATCGATCCCGCCGTCGCAGCGAGTTTGCCGAAAATCATCTCGAGAAGTTGCGCAATCGTCATACGGCTCGGAATCGCGTGCGGGTTCATCATCATATCAGGAACGAGGCCATCCGCCGTGCGAGGCATATCCTGCGCCTCCAGAAGCATACCAATTGTGCCCTTCTGGCCGTGGCGATTGGAGAATTTGTCTCCAAGTTCAGGAATTCTGTCCTGTGTAATCCGAATCTTAATGAGTTGGAGACCCGCATTATTCACCGTGACAATAATTGATTCTACACGGCCACGCGTCCAGACTTGCGGTGTCACGGATGCATCGTTCATCTCACCCGTCTCCGTGCGGACATAGCGACTCACTAAGACCGTATCCGAAGTCGTCAGTTCACCCACGCGGATAATTCCACGGTCATCGAGTTTTGTATAATCGAGACCGGCCTTCAGATTGGTCCAGTTCGGCACTGACTTCGGATGCGCAATGCGCGTCTTTGTCTTCGCCAACGGGTCATCTTCCTCAAACGCCTCATAGCAACGGAATGTAATACTGCGGAAGAGGCCACGCTCAACGGCCGTCTTATTTACCAGAATACCGTCGTCCTGATTGTATCCAGTATAGGATGCAATTGCGAGAACAATATTTGTTCCGTAGGACATTTGACCGTCTCCATAATAATCGTAGTAGAGAGTGCGAACCAGCGGAGCCTCGCCATAACAGAGAATATTCGCCGTATTATCATAGCGATTCTGAAAATTCGTCGCATACATGGAGAGACCCTGCTTGCTCTGGCTGTCACCGAGTTGATTACGCGGTGACTGATTGTGATTTGCAAACGGAATAATGCTGGTCATCAGACTTAGAATGGTCGACGGGTGGATTTCTAAGTGGGAGGTTTCGCCGGCCTTGATATACGAGGGAAAGGTCGCAATGTACGCTTCATTCTGCTCATAGGGGTCGACATACTCAATTGCACCCTGTAGGGGTGTGAGCAGCTTCACATAGTCCTCAAAGGTTGGTGTCTTTTCTTTATCAAGCGGATCATTGAATCCAGTCTGGTCAAGCGTGCGCTTTGCAGTTTTTCCAACAACGAGTTGTGTCCATGTAATCTCATTCTCCTTGAGCATATCAATGTTATAGGAGCCGTCCTTCTTGAGATGGATTAGAGGACGCATGGGACGACCGTCATCCAGATAGATGAAGACGCGGCGCTCACGATAACTGAATCCAACGGAAGAGAAGGCCGGTAGAACACCTGCGCGCTTGAAGAGTTTGAGAAGCTGTGTCAGTTCTAAAGGCTGGCGTGTGTAGCCGACAATACCACCGTTCACATAGACGGCCGTGTAGTTAGGGAGTAGAGTCTCAGCAATGCTGAAACACGACTCCACGCCGCCGCGTTTGAAGAGCCAGGCCTTGAAATCCTCGGGATTCGTGGTTGTACTGAAGGTCGCCAACATTGTTAGATTCTTTGTCACTCCAATGCTGGCACCTCCAGGTGTCTCGGATGTACAGAAATAGCCGAACTGACTTGTATGGAGTTGACGAGGAGCCGTGAGTTTCGTGCCTGTATCGAACTCAAGAACTACGCGACGAGTGTGACTGACAAAATCGAGATAACTTAGACGCGACATGGCCTGAATTGCACCGGCCTTCTCTTCACCGAGTCCCGTCCCCCACTTTCCCTTATAGGCCTTCTTCACCTCTTCAGATAATTGGTTCACCAGAAAAATCTCATTGCGGCCACTCTCCTCAAAAAGATTCTCGAACTTCTTTCCTGAAAAGGTGCCCTTATTATACTCATACTTGTTCGCAATTGCAAGAAGTATTGCTCGCGTCCATTTTACATAGACATCCTGAAACATCTGCTGAATCATAAAACCGTTTGTGAGGCAGCGTTGATTACGAATATCATCGCGGTCCATGTCCTTGTCAATGCCCACAATGCGGCGCAGAATCTTTCGCACACACTCTGCAAGGAAGAAGATACGCGCACCTCCAGAGCGCACTGTAGAGTTTCCTTCAACCTGAATTGTTGCATCTGTGTGAATAAAGAGCTGATTGTAGAGAATATCAAGTACATGCTCCTCGCTGAAGCCCTTTGTGAGTGTCTTAATATACTGGATGGCCGTGTAGGTGTCGAGAAACGGCACTGACTCGCGTATTGACGGGAGAAGCAGCGGCTCCAGGAGTTTCGTCTCATCGGAATTCTCATCGGGTAGAATGAGCCGAGTGATGTCGCGGTCTGAGATAATACCGAAGGCGCGGAACACGGCATAGAGAGGAACCGGCTTTCGTACGAAGGGGATTCCCACTTGAATGGAATCCGTGTTGCGCACAACTGTAAAGGTGACACGCTTCACAATACGCGTCTTCTCAGAGAGGCATCGGATACTCGCAAAAAACTTAATTTTCGGATCGGCCTTCTGCTCATGAATGTCGAGTGTGTTAAACGCAGGATTTTGAATCGTGACGAGCACCTTCTCCGCACCCTCTACAATAAAATAGCCGCCCTGGTCGTACATACATTCACCCGCCTCCCGTAGAAAATCAGCGGACTTTCCGCTCAGTAGACAGTACTTACTGTGAAGCAGAATCGGCATTTGAAAGAGATTCCAATCAGGAATCTCAATTGTCTGTTCAAGCTGGTCCTCAGGGATATCCTTGTTTGATGGTCCATTTCGGTCATATGTAATACGCACAGTGATGTCTGTAGTGATTTGCGACTGATAAGTCAAATTACGAAGACGCGCTTCATTCGGAAAAAGCGCACGAATCTCCTTGCCGTTCTGAAGTGCAAGGGTGGGAGTTCCGATTTTTAACGCAGTTCCATTGATGCCGCCCACATAGATTTCAACCTTGTATTCATATGCGGGCCGCTCACCTGTCTTCCGTTTCTTATCAGGATCAATTTGACTTTTGTAGAGAATGAGCGGATTGTTCGCACGAATAATACGAGGTAGATCGGCCTGGATAAACTGTTCGTAGGACTGGATGTGGTGACGACTTAAATAGTCAGGCATTGTCCGAAAATATCGGTCCAATAGATGGCGAGCCAGTTTCTTCGCTTCTTCTGTTTGGCGACTCATTCAAGAACCCTAATCGCTGATGAGGTTTCTTGATTGGTAAACACGCGTAAATTTATTAGCCTATGGGTCCCTTTGTGAGCTGGGTTGGCAGATTCTGACTCACCAGTGCAGGTGATGTTGTGAGTGCAGCAGGATTGTAGGGTTGAACCGTATACACTGTATTCTGCGCCTGCGGAGTGGCCACATCAATGCCCTTTGTTGCCATTGTTGCAATGCTGCCCGTTGTAGGGGGTGAGGCATTCTGAAAGGGACGATTTCCAAAGACTTCAAGTGCGGACTGTACATTCTGTAGTGTCTCTGCCATAGGATTACTTCCACCAGCTTGTTTACGGTTGCGGCGTGTAGTACGTCGGCCACCTCCAACCTTATTTGAACCGATGTCAACCGGAACATTGGGCGTGATGTCAACCTTACCACACTGAGCCGAAACGGAGTCTTCAGGATAGGGCAGCATTCCATCCGAAAGATAGGCAGGAAAACTCCCATACGGACCTGTGACACCTTGGCGAGTCATGTAGTCAAGAGGGGCACCTGCTAAGGCCGCAGCTGAGCCACCCTTCTGCTTGTGCTTCTTTGTGACACGAGGAGTCGCTGTGTGCTTCAGGCTCAGATAAGCCTCGGCGGCCTTTGCATCAACAGTGCGTCTGAAGACCTTCTTCCACTCGGCTTGAAATGCCGGAACCAGTTTTTTCACACCCTCCCTGTGAATACGGCTCTCAATCCATTCATCAATATGGTCAAATGCTTTCCGAAGATGAGGTATCGTCATCGGCTTTGGACCTTTAGATTTGCGTGTAGTTCCCTTAGCCATCTCCTACTTAGACCTGGGAAAAGCGAATGTTTCTAGCAGCATTGTTGGCACCGACTCTTCCATTATTTGGAGCAAGGCCAACGGCCTTAAGTGCATTATTTGCAGCATTTGTTACAGCATTTGTGACACCTGCAACTGTAGGTGCCTGATTCGCTACGCGCTCAACAGCGGCATTCATCGCCATAAGTGGAGCGGCAGCCTGTGCAGTTGTGCTCGTTCCAATGAAGTTAATACTGAAAAAAATTAAGAAGATGATAAGACTTCCTATGAGGAGATACGGTGCATACTGAACTAGAGGGAGCTGCCATGTACTTTCACGATATTCTGTATAGAAGAAGTTATAATGCTGATATGCAGCAATGATAACAAAAACTAGGGCGAGCGACCCTAGAATAACAGACGATAGACGGGGCAGCACAAACATCACAATAGCCGCCGCTATGACGAGTGCTAGAATTGAAGGGATAAACAGTTCCATGTGAACTCTCTTTACTCATCCGATTAGATTTTGTCCATAAGGTCCCGATGAGTGAGAAAGTGCTTACGACAGCAAGAACGAGTTACCCCGAGGGCCGTTAGCGCTTTTCCTTCCGGAGTCTCGAGTAGCGTGTTTCCATCAATCGGCACTTGCTGGACCGTCTCCTTTGTTTCAGTCGCCTTCACAGCGGCCTGATAGGCTCGCCACTTGTCTGCAATGAGCTTGCCGCAATTCATACACCGAATCGGAATAATCATTCTCTCTACCTTGAAACTTGAGGATTCCTTAACTCAAATTTTTCATAGTTGCGGGAAAACAGGAAACTTACATTCACTTCTGCCTACAGAAATGTCTTCTGTTACAACTGCGAGTGGTCTGAACTTCCAGGGAAACCCGCTGGGTGCCAAGGTCCGCGCACTCGAGACGCAAATGGTCGAACTTCGCAATGAACTCGATACTCTTCGCAGGGCGGTTGCCTCTGGCACGGCGAGCTCAAGTTCCCCGGGCCTTGCGGGCCCCGCGGGTCCTGCTGGCCCTGCGGGCCCCCCTGGTCCTGCTGGCCCTGCGGGCCCGGCCGGGCCTCCTGGCCCCAAGGGTGACCAGGGTCCGATGACCTACATTGCTCTGCCTGCTGGGGCGAGTGTCCCTACGCCGACCCCTGCACCTGCACCGGCCTCTTCATAGATCAACTCCCTTCTTTCTGAAGTTACGAAGACTGGCTTCTGAGATGATAATCTCATGATCCTGTTCCAACATAAACGCAATACGCTTCAAAGGATGATTTGGATTCTTTTGCAACAGATTGACAATCACATCACGCTGTTCATCTGACCACTTACTGGCAGTTGTACTGACTGTAATGACAGACTCTGTATCTGAGATTCTCTTAAGTCCCGCACTTGTCTGTTGAAGTGGCTGGATATCAAGTTGTCCCGCATGATGCTTATCGTGACATGTCGCACAAACAACTACTAGATTCTGCAGGGCATCACGCTTTGAGCCATCTGTAAAGAGTTTGCCTTGTGCTTCGACGCGAGGCCGGATATGATGAACCTCCAAGTCGCGCACGATAGGGTGCTGACAGAGTTCACAGACTCGGCGATGTACCTGAGAATTCCATTGCGACCCTGTCGTCTCCTCCTCCTTTGCTGTGCCTGTAAGTTGACGACGAATCTTTTGCGCGACCTCCAGGAAATCAGTGGGTAAATGAAGCGCCCTAGCCACTTCAATTCCGTAGAGGCTTGAGCCTGAACCCCTATGGAGACTTCTATCATAAATAAGAATATCGCGAACTGCGTCATATTTTACCTTCAGATGCCAGACTCCAAGTTTCGGTTGATTGGCAACGCAATCAAGGTCCATAAGCCCATGAAGATGGGTTGCAAAGACAAATCGAGCGCCCTTACCCAAGAGTGTCTGGATTCCTGAGGCGACCAGGGCAGTTGCAGACACCGACTCCGTTCCACTACAGAGTTCATCGCCGAGAACTAGACTAAATGGATCTGCCCGCATCAGAATATCACGCAGTTCAGACATCTCCACTGCAAAACTGGAGAGACCGGCCCAGAGATTGTCTTGATTGAGAATTCGTGTAAGAATGGAACGAAAGGGTCGAATCACCATTTTTGTGGCGGGTACATATGAGCCGCACTGTGCTAGAATGACGGCAATTCCAAGCGCCTTCATCAAGGATGACTTTCCACTTGCATTCATTCCGTAGACGAGCCATCCTGCACTCGCTTCTGCAGTGCCCAGAGTCACTGTATGTTGAACATACGCCTGTCGCTGACACGCCGTTTCAATGAGGGGATGACGAAGTCCTTCTACATGAACAGAGGCGAAGGCGTCGGCCTCTAGAAAGGTCGGCTTCTGAAATCCGTACTCCTGGGACACCTTGGCAATACAGAGACTCATATCAATCTCTGAGACCCAAGTCTCCAGAAAATTCCAGAGAAGAGTTCCAGTCTCCTCAATCAGTGTGTTACAGAGAGGAGGCAGTTCCTCACGAGCCGCCGCCACAAGCTGTGCCCTGAGTCCTAAGACTTTTCCATGAACCCCCTCCAGATACGCACAGTCAATTGTACCCTGTGTGGTCTTCCGAATATTCACCTCCATGTCGGGAAAAGGACAGGCGCCTGTAGCAGCTCGAGGGTCAATTGTCAAGGCGCCCTTCTTAAGTCGTGCCGAGACGGCCACCTGTTTCTCAGATGACTCCAATGCAGTCGGCTTCTGACTCGCGATTTTCTTGAGAAGCGTAAGAGTTGTCTTGGTTCCCGTAATACTGTAGACCTGCGTATCACGACCTGATTCTACACGGAGAGCATCAATAGGAAGACCAGCCCAGACGGCGAGTTCTTCTGCACGCAGCCTTACATCTGCACGGATAGCCGCTAGTTGCTTCTCGACTGCCGCCGTTTTCGGAGCGTGTTGGTCCTTAAAAAAACAGAGGTCATCTGGAGTATCGGCTGCCAGTCTCGCCTTTGGAATATCAAAGAGTTGCTCAAAGAGCTCGAACATTTCGAGAAATGCGGCAAGGTTATCGGTTGAAAGTTCAAAGAGTGTTCCTTGGAAAAGAACAGCCAAGTCTTTCATCCGCGTATAGGTTTCATAAAGTTCAAGAATCTCCTCCGAAGTGACCGTATAATTCTGAATCTTGCGATGAATACGGGGAAAATCGTAGATTTGGCGAAGATAGCGCTCGAGTTTGGCGACTTCAGAAAACTGTGTCATGAACTCAATTTTGTTCAGTCTGTCTTCGAGAATCGGAATATCCGAAATAGGTGTGAGTAGACGGTCGCGCAGTTGTCGACGTCCTGGAGGTGTCAATGTCTTTTGAAATAGACCGAGGATTGAATCATCTGTACGCATGGAGGTACAGTTCAATTGTGTCAGTGCATTGTTTCCCAGATGAACACGCCCCCTCGGTGTCCACGGCTCAAATGCTTGAAGATTCTCAAGAGACGACGGTAAATGGTCTTCAATAAATCGCAGCAGAGAGATAAGTGCGCGTTCCGTATAGGGTGCATCTGAAATCCGTAGATAATCACGAATAGGTAGCATCGTTTCAGGAGAAAAGAGACGCGTAAGAAAGTCTTCACGAACAAGGGGAGTTTCGAATCCACCCTGATCACTCGGATTCGCTGAACGAGAGTGTAGAAGTGCCGTGGTACCACCAAATCTGGAGCGAAGTACGGCCTCAGACGGACGCGACATGGCATCTCCGCGCCACAGAACAATAAGTTCACGAGGATTCTGTACTTGGATAGCATGAACAAGAAGGTCCGTTGACCAGACATCGGCTGTTCCTGATGCGACGCCCTGGAAACCACTTGTATGTCCAGTAGTCAGGTCAAAAAAAGCGACACCATAGGCAGGTGCTTCCCCCTTCTGCCAGTTCCGCTCCTCGAGCCAGATGGCAGCGACATAGGGTGCATCAAGTCCAACGGCCTCTGTGTGGGTTCCTGGAGAGAGAATGCGAGCAACGGGGCGTTCGGTCACCTTTCCAGATGTATTTTTGAGTTGGTCGCAGACAACCACTGTCCAATTGTTTTTAGTGAGCACGGAGGCGAACTTATGGAGGCTCTGTTCAGGAACACCTGCGAAAATCGTATCCTCCTTAGAGCCATCCGTGGCCTTACGAAGACTCACTTGAATATTTAGTACTTCAACTGCACGCTTCATCGATGTCTTGCCCTCGCCTGAGACAGGATCTATGGAATCATACATTTCATAGAACTTGCCAACCATAAGGAAGACGCAAGTATTCGGACCATATTGGTCTGAATAATATTTATAGAGTTTGAGATACTCTCTTTGCATGGATGCCATTCTACTAAGTCTACGCGTGTTAGTTTAAAGTCCCTGTTTTGTAGACTGTAAGATGAAGGTAAAGATAATTCAGGCGGATACACGCCCTATTCAGATTTTTGTAGAGTCGCGGGATCTGAAATATGAGCCTCTCAATGAAATCAATATGAATGCATTGGTTGCTGTAAATAATGGTTCTCTATGGCACAATTCCGATTATAAGGGATTGGCAATTCTAATTAATATGTTTAAGTGTAGGGTATTAGGATATGAGTATGAAATGGTAACAGACGATAATGAAAATTTTCCAGGACATCCAGAAAAACCTCCTTGTTATATTAAAATAAAAGCACTTATAGAGTTATTTAATAGTTCCTCTGCAGATTATTTTGTTTTTATTGATACAGATGCTTGGATTCGGGATGAGGGGCGTTTTCAGGCCTTTATAAAGGAATTCAAAGAATCGTCTGCGGTCATTGCAATGCCGCGAGATGTACATGGACCAGAAGATAGTTTTTTCAATTCTGGATTTATTGCTGTTAAGAATACACCTGAGGCAAAGGAGATTCTTACTGATATCTATTTTTCACCCGAATATAAGGAATTCTATGGGCGAAAGAGAAATGAACAGGGGGCACTTTCAGCTCGTTATCTGAAAACTCCAGCTCAATTTATGGTTCTTCCTCTAGGAGAGTTTAATACGCCCTGTGGTAGTATTGTTCGCCATGCATGGATTCAACATATTCGCGATCAATTAATTCTAGAAGAAGTGATTGCTTCTTTTACAAAAATTGTTATCTCCTTTTCTGGCGAATCTGGATTTAAATTTGGAGATAAGACACAATTTTATAAATAATTAAAGTGCCTTATTCTTCAGAGTCTGGTAGTCTGCATAGATTTGACGAAGAATGGACTCAGGTGCCTTTGATTCGGGCTTTATGAGTTTCGCAGCGATAAGAGTTTTCTTAATTTCTTCAATTGAATGACTGCGTGCCTCCTTTTGAATTTTCTTATGACGCGTAATGCGTTTCCCGAGACCTGTAAGACTTACGCGAATCTTCTTGGCCTTCCGTGTCTTTGACTTGGATGCGACGAGTTTCGCGGCCGTTTTCTTGGGTGGCTCAAGTACGACTTTCGTCTTGGCTCCACCACGAAGTGCAGGTGGAATATTCGACTGTTGCGGAGGAGGTACTGCAGGTGCAGGTGCAGGTGCAGGTGCAGCTGCAGGTGCAGCTGCAGGTGCCAGAAGTGGAGGCGGAGGAGGAACATTATTACCCTCTGTCCCACCCTGTTGCTTCCGTGATGTACGCCGCTTCTTTCCTACAGTCGGATCCGTTACTGCACCACCCGTAATTCGAATATTTTTGGTATCTGACATACTCGTGTCCCAACTAATAAGGTCCTATAAATTTGAAGCTGCTTAAGCGCTAGTCAAGCCGTACAAAATGCTCGCAACAAAGGATTACAAGAAATTTCAAGTTCTTGATTCGGCAAGAACTGTAGTTCATGAGTTCGAAGGTGCCGTACTCGCACACAAGGCTCTGCCGGGTGATTCTGTGCGCATCGCAGGCCCAGGCATTGAGCTTGTGGAGAGAGGAGAGAAGCAACTTCTTGTAGGTGTTCTCTGTCTGACAAGTAAATACATGTATGGAATGACTGGACACGGCGTACCGATTTATCTCTGCGAGACGATGAATAAGGGCTGGCCGTCGTTTCGAGTTGCCTGTAAGGAGAAGGACCGCAGTCAAAATCTTCTGATTTCATTTCAATTTGATTCATGGGATGAGGCTGAACTTCCGCGCGGAGGTCTTGTAGAGATTCTGGGCCCTGTTGAGGATCCTGCTGCGGAGGCACTTGCACTTGCCCTCATTGCATCTCCTCAGAATGCTCCGCGGCCCAAGACTCTTCCTCTTATCACGGACTTCAAGCGAACAAAGCTCTCTGTAGGAACCTTTAATATTGACCCTCCAGGCTGTAAAGATATTGATGATGTCATCACTCTTGAAAAGGTTGATGAGAAAATCTGGAAGATTTCAGTGACCATCGCAGACGTTTCTGAAATGGTGAGCGTTCATTCACCTCAGTGGAAAGCAGCGTTGAGCGCAGGAGCAACTGTCTACCAGGACGGTGCCGTTGTACGGCCTATGCTTCATCGACATCTATCTGAAGAAGTCTGTTCGCTTCTTCCTGGAAAGATTCGTTACGGTGTTGCGCTTATGGCCTTTTGGGAGGGGGGTCACTTATCCGCTCCATTCTTTCAGAAGGTGCTCGTGACAAATCAGGAATCGTACACGTATGATACAATCTATAAGAGTAAGACCGTACCGCTTGATATTCTGAAGGGAATTTGCTCCAAGATTGCTGGGCGCTCGATACTTGATTCGCATGAATGGGTGGAGACGCTTATGCTCTGGTACAATCGGAATGCAGCGACTATTCTTCGAACTCTCGGAGCCGGTCTTCTTCGGAGACACGATAAGCCATTTGAGGAGCAACTGGCACAAGTCAATACAATCTCACCTGATCTACAGTTTCTGGCCTATCGGGCCGCAGAATACTGTGGAGCTGATATGGAGGATAGTAAGCATCATGGACTTGGAATGGATATCTATTGCCATGCATCATCTCCCATTCGCCGTTTTGCGGATCTTCTTAACCAGGTTATCATCAAGCGCTGGATTGATGGTGACCGTGTCGCTGTTCGTGAAGATTTTGAGGGGTTGGCAGCTGCACTGAATCGCCGCCAGAAGGAGATTGCTGCACATGACCGGCATTATGCTCTTCTTACAGCAATTCATGGCGCAGTTCGCCTTGAGATTACAGGAAAGGTGCTCTGGATGGAAGGGGCCAAAGCTGCCAAAGGCGACAAGGCTGTCACTTGGATTGATGAATGGAAGACGATTGTACGAATTAAGACGACCGCAGCACCAGGTGACACAATTAAGCTGCGCTACTTCTGTGACCGACGCAAGGCACAGTGGAAGGAGCGGATTATCTATGAGGTCATCAAGACACCTGAGGGGGCCTCTACTTAGTAAACATCTCCTTACACTCATCCTTTGTGTGAGTCGCTTGTTCCACGCAGAGGTCATACTCTGTTTTTTTTGGGGCTGTTCCCAGTAAGGATCTGATTGCGGTGTGTGCAATTTCTGACCCAGCTCCGAAGGCCATGCCCTCTTTGAGAATACTAAAAAATCCAGTCGGCTGCGACTGATGCCACAGTTTAGGAGGAGGAATAGGGCGAGGCACTGTCATGGGCACTGGAGAACGCGGTGTAGGAGGGACCTGAAATGTCTGTTTCTTTTGTCTCGGCATTTCTACTATATACTATGATTTAGAGTCTTAGATAGAGACTATCACTTGTAGCAATGGTTCGCTTCAATGACTGTTCAATACCACGGAGCTTGTCCAGCATTGAAACATCCTTCTTAAAGGTCGAAAGTGCAATCCACTCCTCTACAAGGCTCACGCACTTATTGATTGCGCGTAGAAGATTTCCCTCAAAGAGATCATACTCTGCACAGAGAACGGAGGCCTCTTCGCCGAGACACCATCTATACATCGGCTCAATCCAGGTCGTACTCAAATTCCAATATGAATCTGGCGACTGAATCTCAAAGGGCTGTTCAGCACGCATGAAGTCTTGTGCGGTAGTGCCAAGCCCGTAGAGAATCTCCTTGACTTTCTTTGGTACAGAGAGTTTCTCGAGGCTAGGCTGTGTATCCTTCTTGTCCTCCTCCATGAAACAGGCGAGGACGGCAATAATCTCCTCTGGCCCTAGGTCAGCGCAATGACCTGATAGATAGAGTTCCGTCATTAGAATTGGGTGACCCTCATTAATTTCCGTAGCGAGAATGCCACGTTCCGTCAAAGAGTCCTTGGTTAGAGAACCTGCTGTGAGAAAGCCGCGGGAGGTCAAGAAGGCGATAATCGGCTCAACCGATTCCTTGTGTGACTCAAGCACCTGAATATACTGTTTCTGAGACAGAATATCAGCAAGATTCTTTCTGTAGACAGGAAATGCCTTTGCAAGAAGATCCCATTTAGAACCTGAATGCTCCTGTTTCCACGCTTCAAGCGCCCGCTGTGCCGCCTTCTTCTTTGCATTCTGCGCATGGGTGAGCACTTGCTCAATTGCTTCACGTTCCCCAAATGCATGGATATCCTCAGGAGTTAGAAGAGTCTTAGAAAGATTCTCCTCAAGTGCAGCAAGTTCACGTTGAGCAACCGTGAGTTCCTCCTTACGCTGCATGAACCAGTACGACTTCTCCATGAGACCGAGCCATGTTGTCGCATTTGACTGAAGCGACTTGAGTAAGAACTCGTAGTGAAACTGCATCTTACTGGAGATTTGTGCTTGACCGCCCGTCAAAATGCTCCGCATGGTGGCAGCGGAGACAGGGTCACGCTCAGGTAGATAAATCACTGTACCTACAGGGTCAAGTCCACGCCTGCCCGCACGGCCGGCCATCTGAATGTACTCGTCCGTGCGCAGAGGACGGAGTCCCATTGACTCTTCGCTGTACTTCTCCAAGCCGAAGAAGAGAACCGTCTTTGTAGGCATGTTGAGACCGACGGCAAAGGTCTCCGTGGCAAAGAGCATCTTAATGAATCCGCGAGTGAAGAGAATCTCAATGATCTCCTTCAGTACTGGAAGTAGGCCACTGTGATGATAGGCAATACCACGAAGCGCAAGTGCCTTGAGTTTATGCGCCTGCGGCAGAGTCTCAAGGGATTCCTTGTAGGCGTGAAGATGGAAGTCCCAGATATGATTGATTTTTGCCGCCTCAGACGAATCGACTAGAGTCGCCTGGACCTTGTCTGCATACTTTTCACAGCCTGCGCGGCTAAAGACAAAGGAGAGCGCAGGGAGCAGCTTCTCACGCTCGAGCTTCTCAATCGTCTCATTCATCTGGTGAACGAAGGAGGTGGGACGCGTCTTACCATCGACAGGACCTTCGAAGCCAGCACGGCGCTGCTCCTTGACCTTTCGCTGAAAGTCCTCGTGGTCCTTAATGCCCTTCTCACGCCACTCAAGCCAACGGCGGTAGACATCGTCGTGGTAGATATTCTTATTGTCCATGAGTGTCTGAAACTGGGACCCAAGGAGAACACCATGAGTCAACGGAACAATTCGGTAGAGGGTAGAAATGAGCGCGCACGGAATCTGCTTGAGTTCACCGAGCCAGGAGGCGAAGAGTTCGGGGCGGCTGATGGTGGCGGACAGCAGGACCAACTGCACTGCAGGTGGAAGCAGAATCATGGTCTCCTCCCAGACACGGCCACGATCACGGTCATTAATATAGTGAACCTCGTCAAAGACGACCGCTTGGAGATTCTTAAGAGACAGCGCAGCCGTTAGACCAATGTGCTCTGTGCTCGTGCCTTGCTTGTAGAGAAGATTTCTGAGAATCTCTGTGGTCATCACAATAATCTGCGCATCTGGATTGAACTTGATGTCGCCAGTCATGATGCCCACTCGCTCCTGGCCGAAGGTTTTCTTGAGGTCGTGAAACTTCTGATTGCTCAGAGACTTAATAGGTGTTGTATAGAAGACACGGCCACCCTTGGCAACTGTTTTATACAGAAGCGCCTCTGCAAGAATTGTCTTTCCGCTTCCAGTTTTTGCAGTAATAAGAATATTATGACCTTTATACATTGCTGAAATTCCATGTTGTTGAAAAGGGTCAAGGGGAAAGTTAAAATTCTTACCTGCCTCTTCAGGAAAATCAAGGCATTTAGATGAAGGATCTATAATCTGGAGAAACTTAGACATTGTATTTATCTCGTGTTGTACCTTTTAGTAGGTCGCTGTGTCGCTTCAAATTTACTTAAACGGCTGACGGAATACTTAGTAGATGGCCGTCGTAACTCTCGCAACTGGAGAAAAGGCACGGCAAGAATGTATGCTTCTACTATTTACACTTGAGCAGTATACAAAGCCCTTACCGATTGTCTACATTTTTACAGATTCTGAAACGGCAGCGAGTCTGAAGACAAAGGCGCATTATAAGGGTGAACTCCGTATTCGTGAAACAATGAATGCGTATACTGGACTCGACCGTAAGAAGATGGAGAAGATGCCTGGCGTTAAATATCCGAACATGTTTAGCGACTACACCTGTGAAAAAATCGGTGCGATGCGCACGGCCTTTAAGGAAACGGGAGGTGGTGTCTGGTTTCTCGATGCGGATATCTGCCTATTTGGACCGCTGCCGCATGTTCCTCTGATGGCCGAGGTTGCGCTATCACCTCATCTAATTCGTGAAGATGATGAGGCACGCTATGGTCGCTACAATGCCGGTTTTATGTGGTTCGGCAAGGAGTCACTCTTTGATGTCTGGGAGAAGGCGTCACATGGCTCGCGCTTCTTTGAACAGGCTGCGCTTGAGGAAGTGGCTGCAGTCGCCGGTACAGCCACATATGAATTTCCTATTCAGAATAATTTCGGTTGGTGGCGTATGTGGCAGAGTGAAGAGGGCTCCACGTTTATACAGGGACAATTTGGATATAATCGAAATGCTGGACATATTGGATTGACCTATGCGGGGAAACCACTCGGCTCTGTTCATACGCATTGGGCTGAAAAAGAGGATTATTATATTGCCAACTTTAATAAGTTCATCTTGGATAAACTTAGTAAACTGGGGAAACACGGGCCCTATTTAGAATTTATGCACGCCCTACGCCAGGTTGTGCCAAAGGTGCGTGTTTAGTGGAGGACGAAGAAGGAGTAGTTCAGGTTCTGCCCAACATAGGTAGGACCAGGTAAACTTACATTGAAACTTCCATTTGTGATAGAGGAGACACTGGGAAGAATCGGCAGACCCGTCTGCAGAGTTGAGAATGCTGCAGTAGTAACCTGACCAAGGCCAACCGTGGGTTGCAGGAATACGCGGCTTGAGGCTGTGACCTGGGTGCCGGTTACCTGGATGGTGCTGGAGTTTGCGGCAAACTTGAGCTCGCCAACAGATGAATCGCCCGCATTCACCGTTAGTGAACCGACAAGTCCACTCGTCTGTGTTAAGAGACCCGCATCCATGCCTGCGCGGAGGTTCGCACCCTGGCCACCAAGCGTAGAGATAGCCGGCTGGAGACCCGTGTCATACTGGAACGGGAAGTTGACATCGTAGGTGGCAAAGGTCGGGTCCGTAGCATCAATGAAGCCGTTGAGTCCAGTCACCGGGTCAAATACACCAATATAAGGCTTTGTTACACTCGGATTTACACCGGGTATAAGAACCTTGCTATTTGCGTGAAGAACACGGTTCGCGGGACAGAGTCCAGCTGTGGCTGCCGGATTTACAACGAGCGAGCCAACCGTCTGAAAATTGGAGGTCAGAGAAGTTGAATAGAGAAAGATTTTCGTGTTGAACGGGGCCGTGCTGATAAAGGCCTTCTGCGCCTGCTTGTTGAATGTCTTTCCTTCAGATGTTACTCCAGGATATACAGAAGACATTTATATTATACTAAAGAAAAAGATTTTTATGCGGGCATTTCTTCAAGTTCAAGAGTTAGCCACTGTTTCAAGTTTTTCCCAGATAAATAAGGAGCCTAAAAAAGTGCCGAATAATTCTTTAGGGATTTCCATGAACACCACTAAATTTGATTCATTCATTTCTCCTCATCCCATTTTAAAAAATATGCAGGCTCCACAATTGCCATCTTACAAAGATATTCTGGACCTGTACTTCAAGCAGTCGGATGGCCGCCAAATTATCAGCCACCAGATTGAGTCGTTCAATCACTTCATGGAAATTGATATTCCCGAGATTACGACGATGGTGAATCCTCTGATTGTCCGTGGTAGTCCTGAGATTCCGCTGAGTGGACCTCGCTCGGCTCTTGCGTCGGCAACCGGTCTCTCAACCTCCGCGGCAAATGCTCTCATGGGTGTTGAAGCCGCTGCGCATGCGGAGCCTCTCGCGCCTGTAAATCGCGAGTACGAGGTGATGCTGGAGTTCGAGAATCCGAGTCTGCGGAAGCCGACCATCTTTGAGAACAATGGTGCCGTGCTTCCCATGATGCCGAATGATGCGCGTATGCGGAATCTCACCTACGCCTCACCTCTCTTCGTAGATGTTCGTGTCACTACGACCTTTATTGATAATACGAAGGGTGGAACTAAGGAGGTGCGTGAGCGTCTCTTTCCCAATGTGCATCTCGGCAAGATTCCAGTCATGGTCGGCTCTAAGTTCTGCCACTTGAACGACCAGAAGCATCTGCACCCCTCCTCGATTGGAGAGTGTGCAGAGGACCTCGGTGGCTATTTCATCATTCAGGGTGGTGAGCGTGTCATTATCAGCCAGGAGCGGATGTCAGAGAATCGCCCGTTCGTCTTCCGTAACAACCGCAATCCTGTCAAGGAGGCGGAGGTCATTGAAATCAAGGCCATTGGTCCTGATAATGACCAGGTGCCGAAGAACAATGCAGTGAAGATCATGTATCATCCGAAGAATCCGCAGATTCTCTTGCTGCGCGCCACCATTCCTCGAGTGAAGACGGAGATTCCGCTCTGGATTCTCTTCCGTGCACTTGGAGTCACCGCAGACAAGGATATTTACAATCTAATTATCGGTCCGAAGGGCGAGCCTGAGTTCGATGCGATTTTCGATGAGTCGATTGCAGAGTGTGCGGCTTCAGGTGTCTTCACTCAGCAGCAGGCGCTCGATTGGCTCAGCACGCACATCCAGAGTTGGTCATCGCGCAGCCATCGGCCTCTGAATGTGAAAGATGTTCTCGCCGAGGAGCTCTTCCCTCATGTAGGTGGTCGTGATGGCCCTGATCCAAACACGGAATACGAGAAGGCGTGTCTCCTCGGCCACATGACCCGCAAACTGCTCTGGGTCTACACGGCGCGTATCCAGAATGATGACCGTGATTCTTATCCGAACAAGCGTGTCGACTTGCCTGGTTTCCTTCTGGCGAATCTCTTCCGCACCTTCTTCGCCACGAAGATGGTCAAGGATATCCGCACCAGTCTAGGCCGTGAAATTCACAGTGGCTCTTGGCGCGCGTCAGGAAACTTTGAAGATATTCTGAACATCAGCAATATCTACAAGGTCATCAAGAGCACCATCATTGAGGTGGGTCTGAAGACGAGCCTCGCTACAGGCAACTTTGGCAGCGCAAAGGTCGGTGGTCCTACGAAGGTCGGTGTGAGTCAGGTGCTGAACCGCCTGAATTATATCAGCGGTATCTCTCACTTGCGCCGTGTCTCGACGCCGATTGAGAAGACGGGCAAACTCATTCCGCCGCGTAAGTTGCACAATACGCAGTGGGGCTATATCTGTCCATCAGAGACGCCAGAGGGTCACTCTGTAGGTGTAGTGAAGAATATGAGCACGACGGCAATCGTCGGCATCTATAGCAATCCCCGCTCAGTGCGTGCCTACTTCAAGAAACTCGGCACGCTGATTCGCTTGGCAGATTCGACGGCTGAGGAGAAGCATCTCTTCACTCGCGTATTCCTGAATGGTGCATGGATTGGACTTCTGAATCTTGAAAACACTGCGGAGACGATTAGTGCACTTCGCAAGGCAAAACGGTGCGGCATTCTCCATCTGCAGACGGGCATTATCTGGCGACCTGCTATGCGTGAAGTGTGGATTACCACGGAGGCCGGTCGTATGCTGCGCCCCCTCTACTTTGCAGGCGCTCTCCGTGAAATTGCAGCGGACACGAGTGGAAAGCTCCTCGCCCAGATTCGCGCTCTTCAGACCTGGGAGGATGTGATTCTCTGGGAGTCACCTGGCGGCCGTCATCTCATTGAGTATCTCGATGCCGGTGAAACAGAGGGCGCCTTCATCTCCATGAGCACGGAGGATGCTTCGAAGGCCGATAGTAGTCATACGCATGCTGAGATTCATCCGTCAACGGTGCTTGGCTCACTGGCGTCCAATATCCCCTTTCCTGATCACAATCAGAGTCCCCGTAACTCGTATCAGTGTGCTATGGGTAAGCAGGCCATGGGCATCTATGCTCTGAACTACCGTGATCGCTTTGATGCACTGGCGCATGTTCTCTGCTATCCGCAGGTTCCTCTCGTCAGTCCATATATGAGCAAGTACTATGGTGCGCAGACGATGCCGTCAGGCCAGAATATTGTAGTGGCCATTCTGACCTACTCAGGCTACAATCAGGAGGACTCCATCATGATTAATCGCGGCTCCATTGAGCGTGGTCTCTTCCGCTCCGTGTTCTACCGCACCTATAAAGATGAGGAGAAGAAGAACCAGAGTAGTGGTGAGGAGGAGCGCTTTGATAGCCCTGACCCTTCTCTCACTCGGCACATGAAGAATGCAAATTACAGCAAACTTGGAGGTGATGGGTTTGTACCTGAGAACACCTATGTGGACACAGAGGACATTCTGATCGGCAAGGTGGTGCCTCTTCGTGTACCAACAGGCATGGTGGTACCCGCTGGAACGAAGAAGTACCGCGATGTCTCACGCACAATGCGTAACAATGAGACGGGTTGGGTGGATCGCGTCTTCAAGAACCGAAATGGTGAAGGCTACTCCTTTGCGAAGGTGCGTGTTCGCCAGGACAGGACACCTGAAATTGGAGATAAGTTCAGTTCCCGTCACGGTCAGAAGGGCACCTGTGGAATGATTCTCCGTCAGGAGGATATGCCCCAGACGGCGAGCGGCATTGTACCTGATATTATCATCAATCCGCACTGTATTCCTTCGCGTATGACAATTGCGCAGCTCATGGAGACGCTGCTCGGTAAGATTGGCTGTGAAATGGGTGCACTCGGCGATGGAACACCGTTTAACACGGTGACTCTGGAGGGACTCTCCAATCTGCTCCGTGACAAACTCGGCATGGAGCCGTATGGTAACGAGATTCTCTATAATGGCTACACGGGTCGCCAGATGGAGACGAGCATCTTCGTCGGTCCTTGCTTCTACCAGCGACTCAGGCACTGCTCTGTAGATAAGTTGCACTCGCGGGCATCAGGTCCGCTGGTCATGCTCACTCGCCAGCCAGCAGAGGGTAGGGCGCGTGAAGGTGGTCTCCGTTTTGGAGAGATGGAGCGTGATTGCGTTGCGGCGCACGGCATCACGGAGTTCACTAAGGAGCGCTTCATGGAGTGTTCAGATGCATTCCGCTGTTGGTCGTGCCGTGATTGCGGCCTGATTGCAGTGGCAAGTCCAAAGGATGGCATCTGGATCTGCCGTGGATGCGGTAACACAACGGACTTCAGTCAGATTGAGATTCCGTATGCCTACAAGTTGCTTCTACAGGAACTGGAGACGATGTGTATCAGCAGTCGCATTCTAACACAGGGTAAGCTCATGGCGCATATGAAGAAGAAGATGCTTTCCGATGGCACGGTATAAGGAAGTGTATGATAACTCTATTTTTGTTACTACTAAATTTGAACGGCTGCCTGCGCCCTGGGAAAGTCAAAGAAATCACAATGCCCTATAGTATGAAAGTCATCAAGCGCAATGGCACTGCTGAGGAGGTCTCCTTTGATAAGGTTCTGCAGCGAATCCGCAAGGCCGCGAAGGGTCTCCAGGTGAATGCAGATGTACTTTCACAGCAGGTTCTAGCTCAGATTATTGATGGTGTTCATACATCTGAACTGGATGAATTGACCGCACAGGTGGCCGCAAGTCTCTGTACGAATCACCCCGACTGGGGCGTCCTCTCGTCACGAATTGCTATTAGCAATCATCACAAACAGACGAAGGACTCCTTTTCTGAGGTGGTGCTGACCCTGGCAAATCAGACGATGCCGAAGACGGGTGAGAAGACGCAGATTGTCAGTGATGAACTGATTGCGATTGTTAAGGCGCACGGTGCCGAAATTGACGCACGAATTGAGTATGACCGCGACTATCTCTTCGACTACTTCGGTTTCAAGACACTGGAGCGCTCCTATCTACTCAAGGACACTACGATGAAAATCATGGAACGTCCTCAGCATCTCTGGATGCGTGTTGCCCTGGCCCTCTGGTCGAGTGATCTTCCGCGCGTCTTTGAGACCTATGATCTGCTCAGCACCAAGGCGTTCACCCACGCGACACCGACTCTCTTTAATGCTGGAACGCCGCGTCAGCAGTTGAGTTCCTGCTTTCTGCTCTCCATGGCCGATGACAGCATTTCAGGAATCTACAAGACACTCGGCGACTGTGCAGCAATTAGTAAGTACGCGGGTGGCATTGGTCTTCATGTACACAATGTTCGTGCCCGTGGATCTCTCATTCGTGGAACAAATGGCCAGTCAAATGGACTTGTACCGATGCTCCGCGTCTTTAATAACACCGCTCGCTATGTTGACCAGTGTTTCACGCCCGATACCGTTGTCTATACCCTCGCGGGTCCAAAGGCCATTGAAGATGTTGGGATTTCAGATAAGGTTCTGACAAGCACCGGCTCCTATGAAACTGTCCGCCTTCCCATTCGTCACGATGCCACGAATGTTCCAATGCTTGATATTCAGCTTAAGCACGGAATCTATCCTGTAAGGAGCACACCTGAACATCAGGTATTTGCACTCAAGGGGCAGGCAAAGGGTATTAACTTTGATGTAGTACGCAATCGTCTTGATAAAGGGTATGCAAAGCCTGAGTTTTATGATGCAAAGGATCTTGTAGAGGGTGACTTTCTAGTCTTTCCGATTCCATCCTACGAGTGTGATATTCAAACTCTAACTGAGGAGGACTGCCGCTTCTATGGCATCATGCTTGGAGATGGTCATAGTTCTTCGCAAGCATCCTATGTCTGTTTGAATACAACAACAAAGAAGGAAACTGCCGCATTTGTCATTGAGTATCTAAATAATCGCGGAGTACATGCAAATATTTACACGGAAAATAGTACGCAGAGGATTCAGTGGTCAACAGCATCTCCTGGATTTAAGTTTGTTCGTGCTCAGTTCTATAATGAGAACAAGCAGAAGCATGTAGACCCCAATTTCCTTCATCTGCCCGTATCAAAGGTCAAGCAGATTCTGCGAGGTATTATTGAGACCGACGGATGTATTGGAACAAAGGAACTCAGTATTGAAGTCTCTTCATATCCTCTCATTGAGGCTATTCGGTATATGCTTCTTCGCATGGGTGCTCTCTGTTCTGGGTATGAGCGCAATCGTGTAGGCAATCTTTCAACCACGCGCAGTGATATTATGACTCAACTACCCACAATTGTACTTCGTGTTCCCAGGACACCCGATATTCTGGAGATGTTTCCCACTGCACCAACTGGAGAGTATATGTTCTATCTGCGCGATGGCAATTCTATCTATTCTCGAATCCAGGAGATTACTGAGACAACCTACACTGGTATTCTCCATGATTTTGAGATTGATGGACCTCATGATTACACAGTTGCGCATCTAGGAATTGCTCACAATGGTGGTGGCAAGCGCAACGGCTCCTTTGCTATCTATCTGGAACCGTGGCACGCAGATGTCGAGGACTTCCTGAAGATGAAGCTCAACACGGGCTCAGAGGAGGAGCGTGCTCGTGACCTCTTCTATGCTCTCTGGATTCCTGACCTCTTTATGGAGCGTGTCGAGGCGGACGGCATGTGGACGCTCTTCTGTCCCAATGAGGCGCCTGGACTCGCAGAGGTGTGGGGCGACAAGTTCAATGAACTCTATCTGCGCTATGAGCGTGAGGGCCGTGGACGCAAGCAGGTCTCGGCGCAGAAGCTCTGGTTCAGCATGCTCGACTCCCAGATGGAGACAGGTACGCCCTATATTCTCTTCAAGGACGCCTGCAACCGCAAGTCAAACCAGCAGAATCTCGGTACAATTAAGTCATCCAATCTCTGCACGGAGATTATTGAGTATTCATCTCCTACGGAGACGGCTGTCTGCAATCTGGCATCACTCGCACTGCCGGCCTTTGTAGTGAAGGATGTAAGCGGAAAACCGACCTATGACTACCAGGCTCTGATGAATGCGACTCGTGTGGCCATTCGTAATCTGAATCGTGTGATTGATATCAACTATTATCCGACGCCTGAGACGGAACGCAGTAATGCGCGTCATCGCCCCGTAGGTCTCGGTGTTCAGGGACTTGCAGATGTGTTTGCCATGCTAAAGCTTGCATGGGACGATGCGGCAGCTGAAGAGGTGAATCAGCTCATCTTTGAGCACATGTATTATGCAGCGGTAGACGAGTCTACAACCCTTGCAACGGTCCAGGGTGCATATGAGACCTTTGTCGGTTCGCCTGCAAGCCAGGGTCGTCTACAGCCTGACCTCTGGGGCATTACTCCTATTACAGAGACGCGTGGTACGCTTGACTGGGCTGGTCTGCGGGCTCGTGCAGCGAAGGGAATGCGCAATAGTCTTCTGATTGCACCGATGCCTACTGCCAGCACATCGCAGATTCTCGGCTACAATGAGTGCTTTGAGCCGTTTACTACGAATATCTACACTCGCCGCACTCTTGCAGGTGAGTTCGTGATTGTCAACAAGCATCTGATGCGTGAGCTCATGGAGCGCGGCATCTGGTCAGAGGCGCTCAAGCAGAAGATTGTTGCCATGAACGGCTCCATTCAGGAGATTGCTGAAATTCCCGATGAAATCAAGCCGATTTACAAGACCTCATGGGAACTCAAGCAGAGGACGCTCATTGATATGGCAGCGGCTCGTGGAGCCTTTATCTGCCAGTCGCAGAGTCTGAATCTCTTTGTAGCGGACCCGACCTATTCGAAGTTGACTTCGATGCACTTCTATTCCTGGAAGAAGGGATTGAAGACGGGTTGCTACTATCTGCGCACGAAGGCACCTGTCTCCGCACAGAAGTTCACGGTTGACCCTCGGCTGCTTGCTGCCATTTCAAGCAGTGGTGTCAGCCAGCAGATGTCAGATGAAGGCGGAAGTGTGGCCTATGAGTCATCGGATGAGGAGGAGAGTCCCATTGCACAGCCAACGGAGGCTGAAAAGAAGGCGTTGCGTGCTGCACGCCTTGAGCAGTTGGCAAAAGAGTATGAAGCGGAGCAGGCGAAGGGATGCGTGACATGTTCGTCCTAAGGAAATAAGTGATTCTACTGTAGGATGGCCGACAAGAAAAAGAGTAGACAACAACTGTCCGCATTATTAGAGCAGGCCGCTCAAGAAGTTGAAAAAAATCCGGATTCAGTTCCCGACCATATCTATAAAACATTTGAGGCGATCTGTTCCGTTTTTTATGCTTGGAGGCATTCAAATGGACAGGAGGGATGGGCGAGTAGCTTACAGGGAAAGAATGGGCCACTCTTTTCTGAATCTGAGGGAAAATTCGTAGAAGAATCATTTGGTACAATGGCCGAGTTTCTGAAATCGCACGACCTTGCTCGTACACAAAAAGGCGGTGCATTACCTGCGGGGTTTCCACCGGTCATTCCAACGCCCAATTTCGCAATGCCTGCTGGAATGCAAATTGACCCGAAGGATGTCAGCCTAGATGCGGCGTACTTTGCGCTCCAGAAGAAACTCGGCGATTATGATATTCAATGGAAGGAGATTTCAGATGCACTCGGTGTTGTCGAGACAGTTCAATCAGGTCCTGATATTCGAGGCATTGTCTCTGTGCCTCCTGTGATTCCACCGATTCCGTATGTGATTCCGCGTCGCACGATACTACCTCTCGCATCCTATGCAGTCGAGATGCTTCGTCTCTGGTTAACTGTGCTTCCTGGAGATAGTAGCACCTTTCGATTTATTACGTCCTTATTACAATTTGTTCTCGACACCATTCGTGGAGATTTCAAGCAGGCCATGTTGAGTTTGATGGGTCTCTTTAATAAGACTGGAATGGGAATTAGTGTGGCGGGGCGTTTTTTTGTGAATCTTGCCGAACTTGTATCGCCTGATCTACGGCGTCAATTGAGTCTGAATATCTACAGGTCAACGAAGTCACTTCTTATCGGCTCTGTACTCTGGATGTTTGCGACCTTTGCGCCTGATGCACTTCGTGCAACCATGGAAGAGTTTTTTGATAAAATTCGTCAATCTGTCGTTGAATTCAATCAGAAAATGGATGCGACAGGAGCACAAATACAGCAGGCGGCATCGGCGGCTGGTGTAGAGGTGAAGATGAAGCATATTTCTGAGGCGGGTGTGCCGAGTCTTGATGATATACAGAATTTGCAGATGATGATTCGTATTCCTGAAGTAGCATGCTCAACGGAGATGCGACAGATTATTGAGCCGATGATTGCAAATCCGCCGTTGCGACTTGTCTTGGATTTAATGAATCTTCCTACAACACCTGAAGATGTAGACGAGACATGCGGAGGTGTTTCGAAGTCTCTTACAGAGTCTGCTGCAGAGTTTGTGAAGCCTGAGGTTACATTGCCTGAGATGCCTCAGGTACCAGCTATGATGCCACAAATGCCAGCTATGATGCCTCAGTTACCAGCTATGATGCCACAAATGCCAGCTATGATGCCACAAATGCCAGCTATGATGCCACAAATGCCAGCTATGATGCCACAAATGCCAGCTATGATGCCACAAATGCCAGCTATGATGCCACAAATGCCAGCTATGATGCCGCAAATGGCCCAGATGGCTGTAGGTGGTTCACGCAAACGCCGTAAGCGCCACTCAAGGCGTAGAACACTCAGACTAACAGTTATTAAGTCTGAATCTTAATCGGCTCCTCCTCCACTTCAATTCCTGCCATCTTGTGAATCCAGACAAGATATTCCTTCGGAAAATTCCAAAAACAACCAGGCTTCGTATCCGCCGCAACAGGAATACGACGCCCGCTTGAATTTCCCTGGTGGCTAAATGCGACCAGAATCTGCTGTGGCGGAATATCAAGAAGTTGGTCCTCGCGACCCTCCAGGAATCCCTGACCCTCTGAAACATTTGTAAAGGGAAAGCGCTTATCATCCCAGAATGTCTTGTAGAAAACAAGCGTCGCCTCCGAGATTCGCTGGGCCGGTGAGAGTTCCCACGGCGGTGTATTCACCGCACTCACACCCCGTACAAGATCATAGCATGCAATGGTGGAACATGCAACCGCCTTGGGAGCCCACGGATGTAGAGTGAGCCAGGAGACACGGCGACGGAAGGAAGTCGCTGGATAGTGGTCATCATCATCCATGAAAAGAATAATACTGTTCGTAGCACGCTCAACTCCGATGTTCCGCTTTCCACCAATTGTAAAGGTCTGGTTAAGCGGTACATAGACAACACGCGCAACGGGAGCACGGTTAGCAAACTGGTTGATTTTATCGGACACACTCTCATTCGGGTCATCACTATCATCCACAATAACCCACTCAATCTTATCCTTCGGATAGTCGCACATCAGGATATTATGAAAGGCCAGGTCGATAAACTTACGGCGATTCCGTGTCAGAGTTACAACACTAATTTCAGGACAGGACTCGAAGGGAAGTACAGGCGGAAGAGCCTGCTTGGATGCCTTCTTGAGGGCCCGCACATCAAGAACAAGCTGCTTCAGAAGAGGTACCATGGTATTCTTGAAATTGGCTGCACGAGCCACCGCAGCCCGCTTCTGTTCAAGACGAATCTCAGCAAAATCAGCACCACGAAGATGCGCAAAGATTGTGCCGAGGTCGTTGGTGGCCGTGAGGAGTCCTCCACTCAGGTCAGCAAACTCAGCACGGGTATAGATCGTTGACAGAGTCGTTCGTGTGTGAATCCAACCAACATGTGCGCTGCTACTGAAAGCCGTCTTGTAGGCAGGAATTGTATTGACAATCACATAGGCCCCTGCAGCCTCCGCCTCCGCAGCAGCGAGACCAAACCCTTCTGACTGACTCACTGCAAGATGAACAGGGTAAAATGACTGGAGGCGACGACGCGTGGGCTCATCGAGTTCCCTTACATGGACAGTTACATTGGCCGCAAGGCCGGTCACATCTAGAGGACTCGTCGTATAGACTTCAAGCTTCGGCATGTCCGTGGTCCAATACGGCAGCAGCGCAACAGCCGCAGCACGCTTGTTCATTGAGCCGCCCAGAAGCCAGAGGCAACCATCCGCAAGATTTGTTGACTGGGAGCCTGGAAAGGCCGCGGGAGTCACAGCCGGTCGCCACGGAATGTAGGTGGCCTTCTCAAGATTGGCGATGCCCTGCGTCTTCACATATACCGCATCAAAACGAGGCAGGAGACAGTCCCATGCAGGTACCCACCACTCAGGATTCACCATAAGAATATTTGTACGCGCCCACGGCATCCATGTTGTGCACGGCATTTCAAGATGAATACAGACATCCATCGGATGAGGCGGTTCAAGACGGTCTACATGACGCACGGGAGCAAAATCGACCCCCATCTCCTTAATAAGTCCCTCAATCACCTTCGAATCCTCGGCAATTCCGAACGGGTTCGAGCGATTATAAACAAGAGTAACTTCGACAGACATCTATCGCACAATCAAGTAGAGCGTTTAGGCGCACGATGTCTGAACTTCGAGATATTGGATTTTTAAAATGGTCCGACCCCTTGGCGTGGATGGAGACCATGAATGGGCCGCGCTGGAAGAGTGTCATACGAAGTGAAACTCAGAGATTTGAATCCGCCTGTAGAAGTCTAGTGAGTCCAAGTCAAAAGGAGAAACTCTGGAAGGAACTTTTCTATGCGAGTTCACTCGATAAGAGAGAGAGCTCAAAGTCTGGAAAGATTGAGTTCACCTTCATTACTCAGATGTCGATACAATGGAAAACAGATATCACGAGTCTCCGGTCTGCACGAGATATTGCTATCTATAACAACACTGTCTGGGAGGTCGTTGATTCTGGAAAAGGTGCTGAGGCGTATGAAGTGTCCTATTGGAAATACGGCTCGGAGAAACCGGTCTGGACTCATAAAGGTGCCGGTCCTCATGTTCTTGTGCTTCATGGGCGTTGCTATTTTCTTGAAGCGAAGAAGTCACTCTGGTACTATCGGCTCGTAAGCGTGAACGCTACAACAGGTGGTGACCGCAAAATTGTCTACGAGGAGGTGAATCCTCGTTGGAATTTAAGTCTAGTGCGGGGTGGATATATGGTTCGTGAAAACTCTGGACTTCAGGAGGCGTTTCTGATTGAACGAGGGGGTGTGCGAACTCTTGGAATTCAGGGCTTCTTTGTTCTTGGTCAGGGCCGTAATTATTTGGCAACACTCGGTCGCGGAACAGACCGGTGGCAGGCTCACGGAAGTCTAGCTAAATGGAAATTACCCAAAGGAACACCTGAGAGCATTTCTGTTTCACGAGGGCTTCTTGTGACTCGCTCATACGGTGAACGGTCTCTCTGGAAATGTGGAGCGCATGAGCCACGCCTACTTATCCGTGGCCTCTGTCAAATTCAGTTTAATGATTTACTTGAAGACGAGCCTATTCTCTTTACAGTTCCTGGAACTGGGCGTATCTCAATACAGATTGACAAGGAGAAACCTGTGATTCCACTCCTACCCTCGTATGCACTGGCTTCACGGAGATTCACTGGGCGTCGTGTTCCGTATATTGTCGTTCAACGTGGCACTATCTCTAGAGGACTCTTAGTTGCTGGATATGGTGCCTACGGTATGGTCACTCAATTAAATACGGCCCGCTGGTATCCGTTGATTATGCGAGGATGGACCGTTGTATTTGCACTTGTTCATGGAGGTGGCGACCATACGATGGCATGGGCTGATGCTGCTCGCACATGGCGTCGCGAATGTGCACTCAATGACTTTGAAGATGTCATTCGTGATGCACAGGCATTTACGGGTGTTTCACCTAAGAGAACAGTGGTCTACGGTCGGTCTGCTGGAGGTCTATTGATTGGCAGCCTAGCGGCCAAGTACGGAACACGGCTTTTTGGAACTGTCTACGGCGAAGTACCGTATCTAGATATATTACGAACCACAACGAATCCGAATTTACCATTAACACAATTGGAGTATGAGGAATTTGGACATCCGGCTGAGAAACTTGTCGACCTGGCGACCTTGGCTCGTATTTCTCCGGTTGATAGAATTCCTGAACGAGGCCTTCCTGGCCTGCGCGTATTACTGCGAACTGGAGAAAATGATCGGGAGGTCTTGCCCTATGAACCTGTAAAATGGATTACACGCGCTCGAGGAGGGCGTGAAGATTCTGAGAAACTCTTGGCATATTCGGAGGATGAAGGGCATTTTGTAGGTGGTTCGAGTCTTTTTGATGAACGGGCGACGGACTTGGCAATTCTCCTGGCCTGGCAATAAAAAATGTGAGTACTGAATATACAATGCCTGGAATGAATGGAGTTAGCCGCACACGCCGCAACCGCAGGGGCAACAATGGCACGAATGTGCATGGCGGCCGTCGTAACCGTACGCGCCGTGGCAACAACCGCAGGGAAAATAACGCGGACATGCCTGGCGGCCGTCGCAACCGTACGCGCCGTAACCGCCATGGCGGACGCCGTTAAATAACGGATTTCTAATCAACCAATGCCTTATTCATCATGAATCAGATATTGATTGATAGTCTGAGTCCTTACTGGTGCCTGGTACACATGTTCGCCCACAATCTTTCGTAGAAAGAGGCGTCTGTGCTGATCTAAAATACCGTGGTCAACAACCGCACCACGATGTCTTGCCGTTCCATATCCCTTGCTGGACGCAAGTCCATATGTTTCTGCCGTGGCCGTATTGGCCGCACACCACTCCTCAACCCATGTATCACGGTAGACCTTGGCCACAATGGATGCGGCCGCAATGGGTACATACTCTGCATCACCTTCAATAATTGTATGCTGTTCATCCGTCCATGAGCTCAATGGTAGAATACCATCTACAAGAAGTCGCTCAGGTTCAACCGTGAGACTCCCAACGGCTCGTTCAAACGCTAATTGATTGGCCTTGGTCATACCAATCGCGTCAATCTCAGTCGCCTCTACGCGACCAATTCCAACATCAAGTGCCGCACCTTCAATCTGTGCGGCGAGTTTTGTACGGCGGGCTGCCGAGAGTTTCTTGCTATCCTTAATTTGCGGAGTCAGTTCACGAATCTCCTCTGTCCATTCCTCTTCAGGAAGCCACACTACGGCTCCCGAAACAAGTGGACCCCAAAGACATCCTCGGCCAACCTCATCTACACCTGCTTCAATCTTTGAGTCATTCGTAAAGCGTGTTTTTAGCATTGTACTTGATTAGTAGTTAATAACCACCGTCAAATTTTGCCTACTGTAGATAGATGTGGAAGATACTGATTCCACTGCTATTACTTTTAGCAGTTATCTTTATACAACTTCGGCGAGTCGAAGGCTTTGATGGTTCTACAATACAGGCTCCAACATGTCCTACTGGAAAAACATTTAATCCTGCAACAAATCTTTGTAGTGATGGCTCTCCCCCCATATGCCCCACAGGATGGACTTTTCGCGGAGGAGCAGGAATGTGTGAAAATACAACTGCTTTATGCACGCGTATGACAGGCACCTATTCCGTAAATTGTACGACTGGGGCTGTATTAAATCCACAAGGAACGGCTGTTCCGTCTACATGTGGATACAAAGTCGATATAACAGGTGTTATAACGGATCCGAATGGTGGTATCTGCGGCTCAGTTCCCGCTGCCTGTAAGGGGTGGGCATTCAATGGTTCTGGTGTCTGGACGAATTTTAATTTAGTTTCAAATACACCAAGTGTTAATCCTAATGGAGTAGGTCATCGTGGAACAGGTGGTCTTAGTATTGGCGGATATACTGGCTCCTATCTTGGAAATCCTAGCGTCGATACAACTAGTATTAATTCACAGTTAGGAAATATATGGGGAGGGTTTTCTGGAACCACACCGACCTTTGGAACACCTGGAACGACAACAACAACACCAGGGACAACAACACCAGGAACAACAACAGTCCTCCCCCCTACAACAACTACAACAACTACACAAGATGCTTCAGGAAATTCGGTGGATGCATCTGGAAATGCAGTGCCTACAGCTAGTTCTGGACTAATTAATTTAACTCTTGCCGATTTGATTGCTCTCTTTGGCAGCACGGCCACTGGAACAAGTGCGCCTCCTACAGCAGCCACTCCTTCAAATAATCCTGCAACTTCAACGACTGCCGGCCAGGATTTCTATAATCAGTTCCGCCCGATGCTCCTCGATGACATTAATAAGGCAATTGAGGCCAAGGCGACGGCGGCACCTGCTCCCGCTGCCACCGCTACAACAGAGGCAGACACAAGTTGCTCACCGTCTCTGCAACAGGGTACTGACTTCAGCACTGCGCAAAACAACATACAATATAACCAGGAATATATCCGCAAGGACTCCATTCCTTGCTACGCATGTAGCCTCTAAAATAATACTTAAATGTGGTAGATGGGAAACGGTCTTCTCTTTTTTGGACTCGTTTTAGTACTTGCTATATTTGTTGTGGTTGCCTCACAGACAATGCCAACAAAGGAGGGTTTTCAACCCCTTGTAATCCCTACACCCGGTCCTCCAGCACAGCCGATTAATGCTGGAGCGAAGGCGATGCCCTACACGGAGCCTTCAACGCAGATTTTATCGGCGCCTATTGGACAGACATCAGATGTTACATCACGCCCCTTCCAGGACCCTGCTCTCGATAAATCAAAGTATGTAATCCTCTATTCACTTCTCCAGGATATGCACGGATTCAAGGCCTTTGAACTCGAGAAGCTTGAGGATACTTCAGACCCCGCAATTAGTCTGCCTCTGAATACATTCCGCGGTGACCTCCAGCGCCTTGAAGATGAAGTTGCATTCCTCAATCGCAATCCTGGCATTGACACCACGCTCACTGTAGAAGATGTTCATGAAATCCGCGTGAACCTCACATATCTGCAAAAGAAGGCGCGGGCGATGAACTCAGGCACCATTGAGGGATTTGAAGATTCAACGGCATCACCCAAGGCGACACTTGATGATCTTAAGGATACCAATACAAAAATCAGCGTAGAGATTGCTCGCCTTCAGGCGAGTGGAACAACCGATCCGAGTTTTCAGGCCCGTGTAAATATCTTAGTCAAGATTCAACAGCAGATTGGAAATTACATCACGCAACTCCAAAATAATACTCTTCAACCCGCAGATGTTCCGATTACAAAGGAGAATCTCAAGAATTTTCTCCCGCAGATTTCGAACCCCTCGAGCCCTGTAACACAGTTCTTGAACTCAATCCAGGCTCCGACTTCAATGTCAAACCTCTTCCCTGCATATGTGGGTGGAGACATTTCAGGAGCGGCTCTCGCAAATATTTTACTGCAAAACTACGGAAAGGGTCTGTCGTGGGACATCAATATGAAGTATTCCCCCGCGGATGGTTCAGCCTTGAATGCCACGACAAATGTTGCGACGCAACAGTTTCAACTCGGCTCTCCTCAACTTCAGATGCCTCCTTCGACACGCGGAGCCTTTGACCAGGCCATAGCACAAATACAAAAAGGAGAGACTTCCGGTGTTCGTCCAACTCTACCTGAACCGCCGACACAGCAGTTTAATTGGAAGGACCGCTCTTCACAGATCTGCGAATCTGTGCGTCTCCGCGGCCTTGACCCCGCCGATTTTGGGTGTCTCGCCAATGTCTCCAAGGTCGGCCAGGATTTCTCCTGGCGCGGATATGCAAAGATGGTCTGCAATCGTCTGAAGACAACACTGGATGAAGGACTTCCCGAAACATGCGGCTGTCCTCCCGTTGACTGGCCTGGCTGGAAGCAATAAAACCCCTTCTTAGGTAGGAAAGGAATGAATACCACACAAAGTGCAGGACTCATCTTATTAGTCACCCTTCTGCTGGGTGTCTTCATGGGTGCCGGTTTCAAAAAGATGCAGAGTGAAGGATTTAGCGGTGGCTGTAGTCGCTGCGGGCGTAGTCCGTGCGGCTGCCAGGCGGGTCAGCAGTGCCCCCCGTGTGTTCAGCCCGACATGAGCAAGTATGTTCTTAAGGCGACTGTGCCTCCGTGCCAGCAGTGCCCCGATATGACCAACTATATGCTTAAGTCAGAGTGTCCTCCAGTCCCTGATTTAAGTAAGTATGTGCTTAAGAGCAGTATCCCGAAGCCGCAGCCGGTCATCATTGATAGCAGTGCCTGCTCGAAGCAGTGTGGTGAGTGCCCGCCGTGCCCGCGTCCTCGTTGCCCCGATGTCCAGTGCCCTGCGCCGACCAAGTGCCCGCCGCCTGCGCCGTGCCCGCGTCCCGTCTGCCCGCCGACGACAGTCAAATGCAGAGCGGAGGAGACACCTGCTTCCTCTGTACGCCCCTACCTGGCTCCTCTCGGAATCAGTGGGTTTGGGATGGCGTAAGACTATTAATAAATGTAGATGTTGTCTCATTTTCACGAAGTGCGAATGCGAGAGCAAAACTGGCGATAGCATGTGGAATCTTCAAGTTGAAATCATCATACGGCAGCGTCGGATCACATCGTGTATTGAAGATAACATCCATGAACTGTGGGCTATAACTACATGTGGCCTGGGCGTGATGTAATTGATGCTCAGCATTCGGCCAAATGCTGTAGTCAAGAATATGAATGCAGATATATAAAAAGGCAGCGGCCAAGACAATCCATGTACTCAGCACCTTCACTCCTAGAAGCCATTCCGCAACTAGCAAAATAGCAAATCCGAAAAAGTTGACTATCGCTTCAAGTATGAGGGCTAACCAACGAGGCAAGTCGATTGCATGATTGTGATGAAGTTGTACATGAGGATTTATCAAGTAAATTGGCATCTCTGGCATATGACACCATGCATGTCCAGCATAGGACCAGAAGAGCAAGAAGAGTGTTTGTAGAAAGGCGATGGGCCAACCGTATTCGGGTACACCTAGATAGGTAAAGAGAGTTATTGTAACAGCTAGAAATGGCCCATAGGCTTGTAGAAAGTCTCTCTCCATTCTACTCTGTGGCACCCACTAAATGGCAGGAAAAAGCCCGTCAATTCTCTTCTGAACGGGAACCCAACCAAAGGAGAGTGCCGTTAACTTCACTAGGAAGAAAAAGAGGGTAACTCCTACAAACACTTTCTCCAAAGCTCCATTTGGTATATCCGATTTAACACCTAGACGACTCTTTACAAATTCGGTCATTTTTTGATTAATTCCAGGCAGTACACTTTCATGATGAGTTAAGATACATCCATTGAAGAGGAGGCACTGAATAAACACAATAAATGTAAAAAAAGTCATCAGGCCAACTACAATAAGGCTTGTACTGAATGTCAGCATCAGAATGGTTCCGTGAATACAGACTAAGTGCACGATAATAAAAAGCAATCCCAGCATCCTACTTCTCTTTTATAAGATAAAAGTAGGGGGATGGATACACGATTCTGGGGTCCATCAGGATGGGAATATCTCCATCAAATTACATTTGCATATGAACCCACTCAGAAAAAGCCAGTTACAGAACTCTTTGAAATGTTGCCATTTGTTCTACCTTGTAAATTCTGCCGTGCAAGTTTAACAACATATTTGAAGAGTGATCCAATTGATTTGAGTACCCGTGAAGCCTTTTCACGATGGCTCTGGAGAATTCATAATGCCGTAAATGATAAACTCCGTAAACAGGGTCAAGATGTGGGCGATGATCCGAGCTTTGAATCAGTAAAGACCTATTATATGGATTCACTTGCAAGTGGATGTACACGGACACATTTTCCAGGGTGGACCTTTTTATTTAGTATTGCCGAAAATCATCCACTCTGTAAAGAATCACGCAAAACAACACCATTACCTGATGCACCACCGCGAAGTCCCGGTATGACAGATGAGGACCTGAATGAATGGAATCTCCTGCGGCCTGAGGAGCGAGTCCCGTATTATCGCCGGTTTTGGGCTGCGATTGGAGGCTCGTTGCCATATCCTGAATGGCGGAGTCTTTGGGAAAAGGAAGCCGGCAAAGTGGGACTGCGCGCACATACGGGAAATCGCTGGGCACTTTTAAAGGCACTCTGGCGCCTACGGTGTACAATGGAGTCTGAACTTGAATTACAGAATCGTACACGATTCGCTGACTTGTGTCGTACACTTGCAGATCATCGGAGTGGATGTGCAAAATCAAAGAGGGCCATTACATGTCGTAAGCGGTTGCGTGGTACGAACAAAAAGACACTAAAGAAATAGGTAGGATGGACCCAACAACAATTCTCTTTTTAATTGTTTTTGGATTGCTTTTAGTTCATTATTTAGTTCATGTCTGGATAAGCCGTAATCAAATTATGCCTTGGAGCTCTGGAGGGTCGATTGAAGGCTTCGAAGATACAAAGGCGACAATGGCCACGGAATCTGAAGTGAAGTGGCTCGAGCCACCGGAACTTTTTGACGATTTTTACAGCAAAGTCTACGACCAACTCGCCCAGGGTTCAAATCGTCTACAGGCCGAACTTGGTCTCGCACTTCATGCATTTTCAGCAGGAGGCAATAAAATCACCGATATGCGAATCTTAGATGCCGGCTGTGGAACAGGAATTGTCACCGCGGCCATGGCCAAGATGAATCCCGCAAAGGTTATTGCGGTGGATATGAGCCCCGCGATGCTTCACCGTGCGAAGACGATTACACTTGAACAATCGACGCTGACACAGGCCCAGAAAGATGTCATTGAATATCGTCAATCTGATCTTCTCAATCCGAGTGCTCTGGCTCCTGGTGAAGTGACAAATGCGATTGTCTTTTACTTTGTTACTTACTATATTCATGACATTGAGGCACTTTTCCGTAATCTCTTTGTGTGGGTAGCTCCTGGAGGAACGATTGCGGTTGAAGTGGTGAACAAGTACAAGTTCGACCCTATGTTGGATTCATCCGCGCCGTGGACCGGATTCAGTCTTCAGAAGTATTCAAAGGAGAGAGTCACTCAGAGCAAAGTCACCTTTGATAAGTTCGAGTACGAGGGCAAGTTTGACCTTATTGACCCTGTAGCTGAGTTCCGCGAGACCTTTCGTTTTAAGGACGGCTCCGTTCGCAGGCAAAAACACGTATTTGTGATGCCGGCCATTGAAGAGATTGTAAAGATTGCAAAGGTGGTTGGGTGGGAATACAAGTCGTATGTTGACCTGACAACAATAGGATTTGAATATGCGTACCTGCTGATTTTTAAGCATCCGTAATGAATAGAGACGCATGAATACAATTTTTGACGTCCACCAACCAGGTCTCCGACGCGGTGCCGAGCGTCTAGCCTTTGCTCCTCATAAACGGTATTTCTATGTTGAACACCCTACGGAGGGTTGGAAGGTGTTTCTTCGTGCCTGTACTTTTCTCCATGAGGAGGGAAATCCTGATCCCAAGCGGTTTCTTGTAGTGAAACGCTATCAGGCTCGGCCGAATGGAGCTGTCTGGGAACCTCCGAAGGGGCAAATGGAGGGAAAGGATGGTCTCTCTCATCCCACATGGAGTATTTTAGATATTCTTACCGAAAATGTAAGTCGTGAAGTGGAAGAAGAGGCAAAAATCAAGAAGATTGATAATTTACAGTATACGGGGCTCGTTTTACAGGCCCAGGAGAAGGACTATCCGCCGAACACCTATTTTCAATATCACTGTTTCCGTGGAACAGTAACACCTGCTGAGATTAATAATGCTCTAGGCGAATTTGAGTGGCTCAATGAGCATCCGAAAGCGTTTGCACGGATGCGCAAGGATGTGCGTGAAAAGGATGCGTTGGCCTGGTATGACCCTCGGAGAACAAAAATGATGGGCAAATGGTCACCGAGTCTACTTGTCTTGTATCTACGCGAGCAATTATCATAGTGCCTCAATCTTCGGTGCAGTAATGGCTGTACTCATATACTTTAGTAGATTCGTCTTCGATTCGGCCAGATAATCAAAGGTACAGAGGTGCATCTCTGCCTGACGATGACCGGAGCAGTAAGTCTTTTCACACTTACAGGCAAATCCAAGAAGACCGACCTTCTTCTTACAGGCGGGGAATGCACATCGAATTGGCTTTGGTTGGTTCTCTGACATGTTTTAGAGTTATACTGTAAAACATTTCAGCGAATGACTCAATTTTTACCAACCGCACTTACGATTCTTACGCGACGCCTTGCGATTCTTACGGGTCTGCTTACGATTCTTGCGATTACGGCGAGTGCGACGACCACCACGAACCGCAACTGGTCCTGTCGGAATCTTAGCCAGCGTACCTACACCACCAGGCCAACTTGTCAGTACATCATTTCCTGAAGCATCGGTCTCCATTCTACTTAGAGGATATCTATATTCTTTCAGTAGGATGTCCTTTTGGGGGCAAAGTCCAGGTCCCACCTGGTCCGACTTTTTCTGGTCAACAATTCTCTGTAAGGGTACAACACACGCATTTCCTTTAGTAAGAGGACAAGTACCATGTCCTACTGGAGCCTATTCGCACACTCTGCGTCAAGCGAGTGAGCGGGAATCTGAAAAGATTGCTGCATTTTTGCGAGAACATTTTAAAATAACTGCGCGTAGTGAATGCGTACTCACAGCTGAGCGTATTCGTCGTGGAATATCCGCAGGATGGATTATTATCTATTCAATGGGAGACAAAGGGGAGATTCTGGGCTGTTGTGCGAGTCGCCCTCTCGGAGAGTGTCGTCTATTTGAGCGCAATGGCAAGAAAATGCGTTCTTCATCGGCTAGAAACACCGGATTTATTGATTTCTTTTGTGTAGTGCCATCTCTACAGAAATCAGGCCTCGGTTCGACAATGCTACGCTTTATTCGTCATATTACAAGCACACATGGACGACTTATCCATTTCTTTCAAAAGGAGGTGACTCCGTTGCGAACTCTACCTCCTTTATGGTCTGGGCAGTATAGTGTACGCTATGTCAAAAAACCGGGTCAAAATCAATCCGTTGAAGAGGTGAAAATTGGAGACAATTGGTTACAGAAGAAAGTGATTGAAGAACAATATACGCCGTTTACAATTGCAACCTATATGAATCAGAATTCAGGTGATACAAAACTTTTTAAATACACTGCAGAAAAATACGATTTTTATCTGACAATTACAGATACATTTTCTGTAGAAAAGGGCACAGATCAACGAATGGGCGAAGTGCTCTCCTATTGGTCGGTTGGTACCCCTACAAAAGAAGAGACCGTGTTTGCAATGGAGACAATTCTTGATTGTACTGGCTATAAGATACTGCTTATAGACAGCACATTTCCACATATTAAAGAGGAGTGGAAGTTAGATGCATCGTATTATTATTATATCTACAATCTGAATCCTCGGCGATTTTTTAGTGTACGACCTTGGTTCTGGTTTTAAGAAGTTCTAGGCCGCGGCATCGCAACATTTCCAGGCGCCTTGAGTACCTCAAGCGCCCCAAGACGATAGGTGCCCTCGCAGAACTTGTAGTACTCAGAAAGCATGTTACGCGCCTCATCGGCTAATTGGTTCACGCGCGGAATTCCACCCTTCATGACACTCGGCTGAATGCCCTTGATTTGTCCCGCTTTATCAAGAAGAAAGAGTTTCGGGAGAAACTGCATGACCGCCGCAGTGTGTTTGATTTGATAGGATAAGAGGGTGGCAATACTCTGTCGCACCTTACGAATCGCCTCCGCATTTTTTACAAATATCTCCTTGTCCTTCACTTCAGGAGTTTCGCATTGGTAAAACGGTTTGCTGAGCACTTTATCTAATTGATCCGGTGCATCACGAGAGGGTGGAGGAGGGGCGAAAATCACCTGCATGAGTTCCGTAAATTTCTTGTATTTCGGTTTTACCTCTTCGCTAATTTTAGGCAAATTTCCCTGGACCATGTCAAAGAAGAGTTGATTGAGGGCACGGAGTCCTGGAGAGTGTTTCGTAATCACTTGTCCATAATTGGGCACTGAATCAGGAATTCCAGGCATCGGTGAATAGAAGCAGACACTGCTTTTAAGGGGCGTATCCTTCCGCATTGAATCAATCAGAGTAGGGCTCAGCAGTTGAATGGCGCGGGCCACGCAATACGCCTTCGGCTTCTCCTTGAGATACTTGAAAATGCCTGTGTAGGAGAGGCCCTGTACAACACCTGCGTTATCTGAAGAACCTTCTGTACGGCGACGCAGATCTTCGGGGCGTGCATACGCTTGTACACCACGCGCAGCATTTCCCATGACGGTCGCAAGTGCAGTTGAAAAATTTGTGTTATTGTAGGCATAGTCTCCTCCTCGCGATATTCTAAAGCCAAGAGTATAGCTTGTATCCTTGCGAGTTCCATTCACCGTTATATCATCGATGCGAAGTGTGTAGGAATCACCTTCGCGAAGGCTCTCTATGGAGACACTCGCCTCCACTAAAATGTCTGCACGAGGACGATAGAGTACATTTTTATTCTTATTTGGGTCAAAGAGCAGGGTACCAACCGTAGTTGACGGATCACGAGGAATTGCTGCAGAGGTTCTTGATGAAATTACATAGAGATTTGTGGCGGGAATGCCCGTAAAATAATTCTTCGCAACCGTGTAAAAATCACCGAGTTCTGAGCGGTCTTCTTCTGTGGCCACGCCACCTTGTTGGCCGCCAATAAATCCAGGCGGCGGAGCACGACGACCCAGCGGGTTCGCCTGAATGGTCGCACGAAAATCTCCTGCCTGTGCTTCAGCATCGGGAAGAGAGTCAATTACAGTGAGCGCGAGGGCGCCGAAAATCTGTATGATACGCACATAGAAGAAGGCGAGTTGGAGACAGAGACTATCGCGATAGGTCTTCAGACCAGTGCGACCCTTAATAGACTCTTCATCCGAGAAAGTGAGTCGTTTTACTGAATCAAAATAGAGAACATCTTGATTTCCCAGTTTCGGTTCCAATTGCAGTTCAAAAAAGAACTTTTCAAGGGCACGCTTTGTAAAGAAAATATAATCCTTGCATCTGCGTTGGTCGGCAAGTTTGAGAAGGTCCTGAATATCCGTGTTGTTCAACATCCAGATAAAAACACCATTTATAACGTCCTGTGTTGGTGCTGTTTTACTTTTTAGTGCCTCCCTAGAAGGCATTCCCGCTGGGATTGATTGACCCGCTCCCATTCTAGACTGTCTTTGGAATTAAAGTTTCAAGACGCTTCTTATGGGTTTCAAGGCGGCGTAGACACTTCTGTAGTGTACCTTCGCTCACTCCACAGACAGATGCAATGCGTTCATAACTCACCTCTGTGAGGCCACGGCGCTGAAGGAGAAACCCGATGACACCAGCACCGAGTGACGGCGGCATATTCTCAGGACTGAGTTCATTATCTTCAATGTAGTCGCAGAGTGTCGTTGCAATGGTTGAGATCTCCTCAAACTTATTACGAGGAATTGCGAGTTGACTGAGCGGGTAGTGAATATAGTCCCGAGCCCGGGTGCTTTCCAAATTAGAGGGTGTTGAAGTCTGTTGAATAAGACCACGCTGCTGAGCAATGGCTAGGACCTCCTGAAAATACTTGAATGACTTGGTGAATTGGCCCGTAGTCAGATGAAACATATCTGCGACCTCCTTGGGTTTTCGGGGTTGTCCTACCTTCTTTAGTGATGCATACATACAACTCGCAATGACACTTGTGCGTGAAAGACCGCGTTTATCACAATGTTCAACGAGTTGGACGTAGAGGTCCTTCGCATTGTCAATGACACTCTGGTCAAGCCCGTGATTGGTCGCAGCGAGTGCAAGCATTTCATAGACCTGGAGAAGTGCACGCTCTCTGTAGGGCAGCATATTCCAGGTGTGATAGCGACGGATACGAGCCATGGCTGCGCGGGCCGTGCTCGGTCCGCCTGAACTCTTTGTAAGAATAATGGTTCCTAGTGATGAAGATGGAAAACGGAAATCGGTCGGTGCTCCTACACGACACGGATCGTTGCTGCTTCGGTCATCGTGCCCGAAGAAGCGATACTCAGCGCCTGACTCGATACTTCTGTTTTTAACATCACCACAAAGGGTACATACATTTAGATCTTCATGAATAATTGTGTCTTCAGATGTGGCGCATGCGCAGGTTGATTTTGTAGGTTTGCTAGAGGTTTCTTCCTCAGACCAATTCCAGGCAAACTCTGGAACTGGCTTGTGGTGAACTCGACCTGGAAAGAGTGAATCCATTTGGAGTGTTCTTAAGATTAAATTTCAGAAAGAAAAACGCAATCAAATTTAATGATACCACTGGACACCGCCCTTTTAAGCGCCATGCCGTGGATTATGCTTTCCAGCGTAGTCGAAGCAGGCGCACTCACTCTGCTGCGTATTGGAGGAAAGTGGAATGTTATTTACTCTGCAATTATTTTTGCTTGTGCCGTTGTACCCTTGCTTTCAAAGGCGCTTGAATGGGAGGGTGTTGGTATGGTGAATTTTATCTGGAATGTCTTCAGTACATTTTTAATGTTTTCAATCGGATATTTCTTTTTTGAAGAAAAGCTCACCTATTTGAAACTCGTTGGAATCTCATGCTGTATCTTCGGCATTGGCATTCTTTTACTTGTAGAATAGCAGAGGAGGGATGTCAGTTCTCCCCACAGCAGAAGTCAATACAAATACACCCGGGTTTACTGGGCCCAAATATGATTTTGCAGATGAACTGCCACTTCCTGGAGCGGCGGGCGTTCATCGTGGCAACAATATGGATGATGTGATCGGAGCCGTGAAGGGCGCTGCATTTTATGTAGACATGATTGGATTCGGTCAGAGCAGCAGCAGTCTAACAAATGGACTGAGTGCACTGAGGCCTCTCGGTGTAAATTACTTTATTAAGACTGGGCTTCAGTGTGATAATGGCGCAGATATGTGGTACTATGTGAATGGTATTCCAACAGGCGAGGCTCTTGGACCGAAAGTGAAGGCTGGACTGGCCTCTGCGGGACTTCCTGGACTTCGTGGCTTGGCTCCAGGAATGATGGAGGATGCAGAGGATGCCTTGAATCCGGTGCCAGTGATGAATGCGATTCTCGGCTCAGGATATCCGAAATGCCGAAAAGTGACAAAGCCAGTAGGAGACACCAAAGGTGCAACGAGTGCATCCGATGGAACACCGTGGATTGTTGGACCCATTGATCGAAGCAGTGGTCAGCCTATGCAGACTCAATGGGTTCAGGATGTTGATTCGGGTGGTTCACCGATTTTTTTGACTCAATCGGAATTTAATGCTGCTGCGAAGGATTTCTGCCCTGACGGCACGGAAGTGAAGGCTCATTCTGGAGGAGATTGTACAAAGTCTGCTGGAAACGAGGGGTTTTCAAGTGGACTTGATACGGAGGCTTGGGTTATGGCAGGACTTTTATGTGCCGCGGCAGTCGTTGCAGTTGTGCGTTGCCGGTGAATATTTAGTAGACACTTTTTGAAGAAGAATCTCTTATTCAAAAAATCTCTGAAATCGGAATCGAACCAATGACTTGGGGAGATCCATTGCTGAGTGAATTCACACTACAATCCCCCGCTCTACCAACTGAGCTATTCAGAGGGTGGGACTTGCCCGAAGTGTCTTCTATGGTTTACTTTAAGCAAGCGCACGGGACGCCAACGGAGTTGGCTAACTAAGAGCCCTATGCAAGGGCTCTGAACACATAGACCGCCGCCGCACCACCCAGGCACTGGGAGACAACATAGCCAGCCAGGTCACTCGCAGAGAGCGCACCATTCACGAACATTGCGAGAGAGACCGCGGGATTCACGTGGCCGCCGCTGAGGGCGCCGATGCAGAAGATGATGAGGGCGAGCGTCAGACCAATGACCAGCGCATTGCCCGTGGCCAGAATGCTTATTAAGAGAAGAAAGGTTCCGAGAAATTCGGCAAGAAGGTTCAGGAAGTTCATGGTTTCTACTAAGGGACTGAAAAATTTGATACGCCTTTTATTTGTAAGCAAAAGTACATACAGTCATGGCCCTCCGCCGTATCAAGAAAGAAATTGACGATCTCACGAAGGACCCACCCGCTAATTGCAGTGCTGGACCCACAGGCGATGATCTCTTCAAATGGAGTGGTGCTATCTTTGGCCCGGCCGATAGTCCATATGCCGGAGGTTATTTCAAGATGCAAATCCAATTCCCTGTAGACTATCCCTTCAAGCCCCCGGTCGTAACCTTTCTTACGAAGATTTATCATCCCAATATCAATTCTGCGGGTGGCATCTGTCTTGACATTCTGAAGAATCAGTGGTCGCCTGCGCTTACAGTTGGCAAGGTTCTTCTCAGTATCCTGAGCCTGCTCACAGATGCAAATCCAAATGATCCCCTCGTACCGGAAATTGCTCATATTTACAAGACCAATCGGCAGGAGTTTGATGAAAAGGCTCGCGCCTATACTCTCAAGTATGCTATGCCTTAGTAGAGAGGGAGAATGAAAAGAGATATTGTATTTATCCTTAGCGCAATTGTGCTTGGTCTTTTTTTCTATATCATTAAGTATAAACGACCTGCGCAAGTAAGTGGATTCCAGGATATGCGCCCTGCGTCTGTAGGGGATAAGCCAATTAACTATGTCACTGGGCCTGCCGATTCAATGCTAAATCCGCGTATTCCGTATCATCTACTCCAAGGTGTTCTAGAAGATGCGGCCGTGGATGACCAGCCAAATACAGCGTTCAATGCACAGGCGTGCTACGAGAGTGATTTTGCAAATCGGATACAACTCACTAGAAATTACAGCCAGTTGACAAATAACTATCGCCGCAAAAATCCCGATTCATGCTCGGCTCCGACACACGAACTCGTAAATAACTTTTACAAGCCGAGTATGCTCTAATCAGTAATCGCACACGCGGTTGACTTACGCTTTACAGATGATTCAGGTAGGGCAAATTCACCACGCTTTGCCTTCTCCACATCACGCCAGAAATCATCCAGTAGAGGAATAACCGATTGGAACCATGCTGTATCACGATATACAGGATGAATCCACGACTTCTCTAGAAACCACGGAATACGCTCCAGAACATGCCACGGCGCTTCAGGCTGTGGGTTCCATTTCATATCACCAATAGGCCCATACACATACTTTGTCTCAAGAGTGTCATGATTCTGTAGAAGATAAATCAGACCCTCTGTTGCATTCAGTGGTGCCTCCTCCATCCACCCGCGTGCCGTCGCGGATTTGAAAGTGAATTCACAATACTGACAGACAGGCACTTCCGCAACCTCCATTTGCAGCTGCATCTGATACCAGTAATTCGGTGGAACTCCACCACCGACAACTCGTGAAGAGGGGCACTTAATCTCCACTAGATTTCCAAGCAGGGCCTGATGCTTCGTATCAGTTGCAGTGATAAGACCATCGGGTGACGCGGCGAGTGATGCAATTGTAGGATGTCTGAGGCGACCGAGGTCCACAATCGTCGCTCCCCACTTTGCTTCAAGAATCTGCTTCGCCACTGGTTCAAATCGAGTACCCCAATCAAAGGGTGTCATTTCCGCCGTCATACACGACTTCTTTGGTGCAGGCGCTGGACTTAGAGTCTCACGAGGCACCTTACACATCACTAGCTGTCCGCGAGCCCTTGGAGACCCGAAGAGATTATAGAGTTCACTTGCCGTGAGAAGGCTCATCGCTTCACGATACCATTCGTCTGATCGCTGTACGCTCTGCGGCTTTGCCTGCAGGTCCTGAATCCGAGCCAGCCTATCAAATTCAACCTTTACAAGAGCATTTGAAAGACACTTATATCCAATTTTAAAACAATCGAAAACCTCATAGGTCTGCTCGGTAAAGGTAGCACTCACTTCGCTCTCCTTCATGAGTGCTGCAAGTTCCCGCTCCATAGTGGTCCACCATGTATCTCCAAGCGTCGGATGCAATGGAGGAGGTTGAACCTCTTCGATTGCATTCAGAAACTGTCCTGTACATTCAAACATGGTTGTATATTGTTCCATTGTTTGAGCGTGATTCTCGTTAAAATTTATAGGCTGGCTATTCTTAGACCGTCGCCTCCTCCTTAGCTTCTGTAGGTGGCGTAGTAGCCTTCCTACGAAACGTCACTGCATTTCGTTTTTCAAGAACCTGAAACATCACTTTTCCATCGGCTCCGCGGTGCATAACAAGACCCTTAATCTCCTTGATCTTCTGCTCATCCTGGTCGTAAATAACAGCATTCTTGCTATTGAGCAGCTTCTTTTCATTCGCCTTCATAATCTGCGCATCCAGAGCGGTCTTTTCGACGGCTGTCAGGGTAAGGCGCACGGCCTCCTCGTCGACAAACTTGCGTAGACGATTTAGACGAAGACCGCGCTCAAGACGATGCCACGGGCGCTTGTATGCATCATCCGCCTCCTGGTTCAGGAAATTCACGAATGTATTCGTGCTCGCATGTAGATTTGCGGCAAAGGTCGAGCCGCTCAAATCTGTAGCACCAGAGCGCTTCTGAGTTTTTGAGCGATTCGAATTCATTCTATTACTACTATGCGTCTCGCCTTAAGGCACACACCGTTTCTGAATGGTGGCCAGTGGCTCTACAAAGACTTCGTCAATACAATCATTCCATTGATTTGTACTCGAGGGAGTTTCACCCTGGCCGGCCTTTAGCAGATAAAAAGTGCGCCAGCACTCCTCCGTGCCCTTCTGCTGAGTACGCGTCACCTCCTCGAAACTGTAGAAGTTTTTTAGATTCATTTGAGAAAGGTCAACTTCTACATAGAGAATCTTTCCTTCACGCCACTTTGACTTCACGGCAAACTCATTTTCAGTCAGCCACTGGTCAGGCTCATCCGTTTCACATATCTGTTTGCCGCGATTGTCTAAAAAGAGTGTTATCGGAACAAGTGACCATTTAATGAGGCTCGGTAGCTGTGATTTCGTATAAAAGGGGACAACAAACATCTACTTGTAGTAGTAAAGGGTTCTTAAGATGGAGTCAATTGAACTCACACCAGCCCAACTACGTATGCCTATAATCCCCCTACCACAAATGAGTCTCCGAAGTCGCCGCGAAGTCAGTGCGCTTGACCAGATTAACAGTCTTCATGTAGAACAATGGCAGACGGATGGACCGCAACTTCAAAATGACCGCCCTGATATAAGCAACGCTGAAATTAAAGAGAGAAATAAATGGTTAAATAAGTCTCTTGCCGAGAATTTGGGTGCTGCGAATGGAAATGATGCGGCTGCACAAAATGCTATGGCGTATCGCTATTCACTCGGCATTGGCGGTGTTGACCAAGATTTAAAAATGGCGCAGTCATGGAAAGATAAGTCAACTGAACGGGGATTTGCTCTTCACAGGCGCGGTGCCTATACATTTATGGATATGAATCCTATTAATACACGCACAACTGACCGAAATTATCTGCAGAATCAGCAATATGTTGCGGGGAATGGAGGTAGCAGCGGGGGATCTGATCAACTCGGCCAAAATCCGTATTTTGATCGGTTTGATGTTGTAACGGACCCATTTAATGTGGCGCGTGAACTTCGTGCAACGGTCTATGAAGATAAAGTGGATAGGGGACTTTTGGAATCAAAGCGGCTTCTGAATCGCACCTATACAACACGATATGTTGAACCAGACTATGTCGCCAAAAATTCACTTGATACTCTTAACTCCTATGAAGACCTCCGACCTCGTCTGAATACGATGGAGAAGACATATCGAAAGTACAATGACTAAGTCAGTCAACGCCTGCGGCTAGTCAAATCGCAGCTCAATCGCCATTAAATGTTTCTGCATCTGCTTTGCAGCCGGCGGCTCCTTCTCCGTCTGACGGCGCCGAGTGGACCGCGCAGATGAAGTGGTCGATGTAGTGGCCGTTGTCACTGTAGTGATAGTGGAATCTGTAGAGTTTGCCGTTGAATTACGCACCTTATTCTGCTCCTTCATGGCCTTATTCATGTCGGCCTCAATGGTCGGGGCATGGAGACTCAAATAGGTCAGAACATTCTTCTCAATGGCCCACCGAAAGAAGTTCAGTTTACCAACTGTTGTTAAGAATGGCTCCTCTCCAGGAATCTGAAACAGGATTCGTTCCCGACGACAGAAGGGGTCAAAGAGTTTCTTGGAGTACGCCTTGAGTTGCGACTTGTAGTTCGTGTAGACGAGGAACTCCTGGCCATCCAGAATATAGACTGTATTGTGACGCTTGGAATAGTTGGTCACAAACCAGTCTACAAGGCGTAGAGAGAGGTCCGAGGTGCCCTTTAGCATCGGCAGCACCTCCTTCATATCGGTGCGACCGGTATAGAACTTTTGTAGACTATTGACAATAAGTTCCTGCTTGCAGTGAATCTTCTTCTTACGAGTACCTGATTCCCCCGAATCAGGACGAAAAACGGGCGGGGACGGAAGGGGCTGTAGGATCTCCATGTGCTACTTGGCTACGCGCTGATATTTCTTAAGCCGGTGAATTTCTACTCAAGTAGGAGAGGGATGGGAGATCCAAATCATAGTTTATTAGGAGACGCCCTACAAAGTGCAGGGCATCAAAATGTTCCTATTACACCTATGATGGGAGGCGGCATGATAGGTGGAGGTCCTGAGGATAGTCTATTGGCCCAGCCGGCGACGCCAGTTCCTATTGAACCTGTTCGTGGTGGCGGACAGGTCGGTGGTGCAAATATACCAACATTTACTTTGAAACCGCTCAAACAGGTACAAATCGTAGCCGAAGAGCCTACACTCTTAACTGTAGATTTACTGAATGCGTATAGGGAGAAACGAAAGGGAATCTGGGGCACACCACCTTCAAATTATGAAGAATCTCGTACGAAACTTTTTCATTATGAAATTAAGACAAAAGAACCGGTGAAAATTTTTTATATTTATTCCTGGGACAATTTTCTACGATTTGTAAAAACAATTGCAAATGATAAAATTAAGAAAAAGAATTTTATTTATATCTTTTTTTCTAAACTTGACAATATTACACTTTTTAGTTTAATTTTTAAAAAATATATACGGCTTGTTACCGAAACACCCGCAGAAGTCTATTTTATCTATGAACGCACGGGTCCTAAAAATCAGATTGTCTGGGATTCAAAACATCGCGAAGATAGAGCCGAAAAGAAATTTCTCTTTCTTGAACCGGCATCGATTTCCATTCCATATATAAAAGAGGGAAAGGAGTATAGGCTTCTTTTATCAGCCACAGGAGTTCCTCCTACCGAAGTTCCAAAGGACTATATTGGCCTAACACCACGCGATACAGGCAGTGATCTTTTAAAATTCGAAGAGAAGGATGGTGAATACAAACCAAAATCACTCTTCAAACTAACTCCTGATACATTCTACGCAGTTGATACTCCTAAAACAGTTACAAATGCAAAAGAGTATTTACGACGAAAGTATGTATTATTTACATTTGAAGATACGGAAGAGGAAGAGGAGAAGGAAGAAGAGGAACCTGTTACTACAGTGCCTCCTGCAGTGGCGACAGAGCCTCCTGAGGCTGTTACGCCTGTTGCACCTCCTGAACCTGCGGCCGCGCCACCTCCTCTCAAACCTGACCCCTATGTACTAAAACTGAAGGGCACAGTGGCCGTACGCATAGGTGTAAATGTCTTTGAAATTCGTAAACCAACTCTTGCTATTCAGAAAGAGTGGGATGCTGGAACCTTTTCAGATTCTGAAAAAGCCATTTTTGCCGATATTGGAATTACAGATAAGTTTATCAAGTCTGCAGAAGGCTCTTCTCCTTTATCTGAACTCCAAACTCGCAAGGAGAGTCTCTTAAAGAAGCGCAGTGAGTTTTTAATGCGATTAGTTATGAATCGCTGTTTCAAGGATCAAAATCTACTTTTAGCCTATGAATGTGAACCTGTAAGAGAATTTTTACAAGAACTCTACGAACTTATACAGATTGACCGTGCAAATCTGTTCAGAAAAACCTTTGCTGGAATTGCACCAGCCATTATAAATCTTCAAAAACAGAAAATTGGACAGGTTGTCTTTACACGAAAAGATATTATGAGTCTATTGGATGGTCTTTTGCCTATATCAAAGAAGCCGAAGGGTTCGCTCATGTTTGATATACAGTTTCTTCGTACAGCGGGTACTTTAACAGCTCCTGGTCTTCCTGGTCCTGCTGCACCTCCTCCTGGCCCTCCTGGTCCTGCTGCACCTCCTCCTGGCCCTCCTGGTCCTGCTGCACCTCCTCCTGGCCCTCCTGGTCCTGCTGCACCTCCTCCTGGCCCTCCTGGCCCTCCTGGTCCTGCTGCACCTCCTCCTGGCCCTGCTGCACCTGCTGGATTAGCAGCAATTACCAAACCAGGTGTAGGAAGTCTACCTACAGTATTAGATCCAATTGGCATTTCAGCATTATATCTTAAATAAGACGAATTCTAGCAGCCTGACGTGACACAATATCCATTGAAAAGAGTACAAAGAGTCCAGACATAACAAACAGTAAAATTTCTGTTTGAGTATTCTCGCCCCGTCGTGATTCTAAATCATCGAGACGAGCAAATAGTAAATCGAGTTTCTTACTTACAGTTTCATCAATAGTCACCGCACCCTTCGGCATCTGTCCTCCAGGAGGTGGCAGTTCATCATAAAAGGCCGTATTTGCACCTGATTTTGTCATCGGCTTCCAGAAATCGCTCACAGAAGGTGTCGGTGCAAGTGCGCTCGCCTTGGCAACACCACCACCCTGCTTGAAGGCACTGTTCAGGTCAGAATAGGCCGGGTCCTGCCCAATGACATTCGTAAAGGGTGGCGGAGGCATTGTCAGATTCTGATTCTCAAATCCCTCATCGCTGTACTTTGTACCAAAGTACTTTGGAGCTCCCGTAGAAGTGCCAACCAGTTGTGTATTCTTTGGAATCTTAGGAAATGTATTCCTTGCAACTTGGCCGGCATCATCAGGTTGCCGTTCACTTGTCAAATCATACGGAACATCGCCCGTAAACGGTTCAGCATGAGGAGCATCATCGGGTGTGTGTTCCCGGAGTCCAGTCTCTTTATTTAGCGGCGGAACAGACGGCACACGCTGAACAGCCGGACGATCAGGATCTAAATCAAGAAAAGTCATCGGCGGACCCTTGCATCGCTTTGCCTTCTTTCTCTCCTCTTTGCGAGCCGACTCGCTGCCTTTTTGATCCCTACAGCCAGGGGCTGTGGGTCCGATTTGTGGGAAGGCGTCATCGAAGGAACAGTAGTTCATCTGACCCACTCTCTGTGGTCAGCAAAGAAAAGTGTTTAGACAATAGGAATGACCACACTTCAAGAGGCAGTGTTGGACTTTATACAAAAATCAAAGTCTTCCATCATGTTATTATTATATATCGCCACTGTACTTGTGATTGTCTTCAAGGACACTATTCCTGAGACAATTCATCACCAGGCCGATTCATTCCTAGGCCGTTGCCTTGGACTCGGTCTTGTTGTCTTTATCACTGGTGAATACGGCTGGATACTTGGACTTTTAACAGCCATTTCAATCAGTCTCTTAATTGGCTCCCGTATGGCCGCCATCGAGGAGGGATTTGGAAGTGGGGGTGAAACCTCTAAAATCACGATACCGAAAACAAAGCGGTGGTTTGTTGAACGGGCCCTAAATGAGAATCCAACAGCAATTGAAGAAGAGAAGGTGACCAGCAATAGTCAGATTGACGATACCCGAGGCGGCTACAGTTCAGGAGGTGGTGTCCAGAATTCAAGTGTCTCGAGATAATCGGCGATACAGGTAGATGGAGGCATGGGAAAGTGCTCTCAGTCCTGGAGGAGTTGCCGATGCAGCTGCCAGACTTCTTGTAACAGTTGCATTTTTCTCTTGGAATCTTTTTGAAGGTTCACTGTTTCACACACCGTACCCGGTTGAGTGGGTCTATTTATATAAGTTTCCGTACTGGCGTCTTTTTCTTGTACTCACTCTTATTGCTGCACTTGTCTGGTGCCCCACAGTTGGAATTATGGCAGCACTTGCGCTCTTTTTCTATCTGAATGACCTTTCACGCTTGACGAAACCTTGGTTGGAAGTCGCGCCGCCCCAGGCGCCCTCCAAAAACTAATGAATCAGTAGATGAGTGTAGCAAATGCCGCACCCGCAGTTGCTGCCATAACAGCCGCTGTAGAAGTTACAAATCCAATTGATGCAATTGTAAATAGTCTGAATACAAATCCGTATTTTATCGGAACGATGATGTTAATGCTGAATCTCGGTGGGCGTTTTCTCCAACTTGAGGTTTCGAAGGGTCAGGAGAAGTTTTTTCAACAAGTCTGGGTTCGCCGCATTTTAGTGTTTACAGTTATTTTCGTCGCTACACGCAATGTACTTGTTGCGCTCTTTATGAGCATTATTGTGCTCGCGCTTCTCTCTTTCTTGTTCAATGAGAATAGCAGCCTCTATTTGGGAGGTAGTGAAGATAAAGAGGACTTTACAAGCCCTACTCCAGGTGGTCTCACACCCGAAGAGGGTGAAATTCTGCGCCGCCTTAGTGAGAAGCAAGCGCGTGTGGCTCCACCTGCGGCTGAAGGTAAACAGGAGAAACCGGCACCTGTCGAGATTTACGGACAGAATTTGGCACTTCTCCAGACATTTTCATAATAGCATTTTACAAATGCGCATATGAAATTATACATTGATACTCAGTTCATTGCCCAGAATCGGGGCATTACGCTTCCTGCGACGACCTCCTGAGGTGCGAACAGACTCCGTCTGGCTGCGAATCTCCTCAGAGTGGACACTCTGCATCTCAGCGGCGGCTGTGGCAGAACCCATCTGGGCCATATTCATGTTCGAAACCTCGCTCATAGCCTCCGCCTGGCGAACCTCCGCAAAGGTCTTCAGGATGTCATCAACTCCACTGGGTCCACGCATCTCCCTACGGGCTACACGAGGAGGCTCAACGGACGCAACCGGTTGCGGCATGTTGGGAACACGGGCAGAGTTATTGAACGGTCCTGCTTGAGGAATCTGCTGGGGCATTTGGGGCGCCATGGGCGGCATAGGCGGCATCGGCATCCCACCGAACTGCTGGGGCTGCGACGGCTGAACGCCCATCGCCATGCCCATGAAATTACCGAAGCCCGGACCCGCCTGTGCAGCCGCCGCAGCGGCCATCTGCTTTGCCAGTTCAGGATTCTTCTTCAGGATATCATCCATACTCGGCATCTTCTGACGGAAGAAGGAGTTGCTCATGTGGCACATGAAGCCACTGCCCGCAAGCGCCATGACAAAACGCACTTCAGGCGCCACCTTTCCGCGGTCCTTGTACTTATCATAGAGTTCCTCGAAGATTTCATCGAAATCCTCAACATTCTCGTGAACGGACTCAGACCAGCCCTCAAGCTTCAGATCAAACGGGTCGAACTTATTGTTCATCCACTCCATGCCCGTAACGAGGCCCATCATCATCTGACGCTGAAAACGGAGACTGCTCTCCAGATTTCTGGCATCAACGAGGCGGAGATACTCCTGCTTAATCTCCTCGAGACTGTTGTCCATCGTAAAGTGACGAGTCACAGGGAAACCCTTGGCCTCCAGGCGCTGCAGCTTGTTGATCAGTTCAACCTTCTCCTTCTTCTCAGCATCAGGGTCACGGCTCGCAGGCAGTGAAAAGACCGGTCCCGTGGCCGTCTGTGAGTTGGAAAAGAGATTGGCACCTACATCACCACTCTGCTCCTTGCGAATCTCGATATTCACAGGAGCACTTCCAAAATCAGAGCCGAGATTCAGGGGCTCAAGCGGCGCAATATCAACCTCCTGGAGGCCAATGCCGCCACTGCTCCCACCCTGTGAAAAACTGATTGTGGGCGGCTCAGAACGACTCGTAGGAATATTTACTGTTTGGCCGGAGTTTGAGTTACCCGAGTTCACTTTGCTCGGATTGGCGAGCAGACTCATTCCAAAGTCGTCGCCCATGTCGTTCAGGTTAATTACATTACCGATCTCATCGCTTAACCCTAAATCGGGCGGGGCCATTTGCCGAGAGACCTCTTCCATTTGGTGAATGGTTGCCATTCCTTCTTTTGAATTTCCAAGGACTTTTTAAGCAGGCTTTACCGCGGCTGGTGCCACGGCAAGGGCCGCGGCTGGTGCCACGGTCGCCGGCATAGAATCCAGACACATGCAAAAAGCATCGGCAAGATCGGACCGCTTCTTATTTCCCTTGAAAAAGGCCAACCACTCCGCTCCTCGGACGACCGTTGTCTTCGCAAGTGCGGCTTCCGTACGGTCCTCTGAACCCTTCTTACGATCTGCATATCCCGCCGTGCCTGTTGCCTTTCCCTTTACCTTCATGCCTGCGTGAACCAGTTTGAAAGGAATGGTCGGATGACCCGCATTCAGAAAGGCATCCCGTAGAGTTGCATAGAGAAGCATCTGAACCGTTTTCATCACCGGATTTTTCAGAACGGGCTGATTTTCCAGACGAACTTCTCCAAGTTGTGGAAAAAATGGCTTGAGTTCCTTTGTAACAAAAGTCCGAATCGCATCGTGAATCTGCGCAACATCAATCGCCGCTGCATGCGGCACCTTGACTTTTACCACCGGTAGTGAAGCAAAGGCCTGAACGGCAGTCACCATGGCCTCCTTTGTCTTCGGCATCGGTTTGATACCCTTTTCAGTGAGAATCGCACGAAGTTGAGGTGCCCCAGGAATCTTTGTAAAGAGATTGCCGCTTGCATCCTTCAGAAGTGGAGCGGAGGCCGGTACATGACGGGCACAAGAGAGACCAACAGCCGAACTGAATCGCGCCTTTGCTGAGCATGATGCACATGAGGGCGCCTTTGCACCAGCCTCATCTGAGGCACGCTCCTCCAGTAGATTATAGTTTCCCCATCCGTTGATAGTTATCTGCTCACCTGCTACAGTGGTAATACACCACGCAAGATTCTTAATTCCAATATCAAAACAGAGTGTACCTTTGTTCATTCTGTTTTAGTATTTAATGATTGCTTAAGCAGCGCGTATAAAGGTGCCAGCAAGATTTGCAGAGCCAACGCCACCTGAGCCGAGTGTCTCGAAGGAACGGCCGCGAGCGGAGTTGCGCCCTCCCTCAAAGCGACGAGTCACAGGAGGCATTTGCTGAGTCTGTTGAGGAACATTCGTATTGAAGGTTCCAAACAGTGTCGGCAAATGCTCCTGGCGCTCCTGGCCGATGCCATTTCGGAGATTTGTCTGGTATCCTGAGCAACCAAAGGCATCACATTGCACTACACTTGCAGGAGGCGGAACAACTGTGTTATCAAAACCTAGATTAGCGCCCGTATTGACACTATACCGTTCGCGCGATAGATTAATAATTGCATCCGTATTTCTTTGTGACCAGAGATGCACTGAATACTGCATTCCAGCAGGAATATTTTCACTACAGTGAGTCCTGTAGTCAGTTAATATGGCAGCATCCTGCATAGGTGCAGCCCAACCGGGGTACCGTGCATCAGGTACAGGTGCAATTGCATAGACGCCCTTGGGTGTCAGTCTTTGAACAAAGGCCTGCTTCGATTGACTTTCAGAAAGATTTGTATATAAAAAGGGTTCCGTTGGAAGGCGGAAGAGTTTCGCGTCCATCTATATCTCCTTAAGATGTGAGTTCGGCATCCTCCTCGAGAAGAGCACCCTCGACCGCAGGCGGTGCACCCTCAGGTACTGCAGGAAGGGGCGTCTCCGCCTTACGAAGAGCCTCGGTCAGCTCCTTACGACCCGCTCCACTCGGTACCTTCAGATTGCGCTTCTTGGCAAGGTCCTTGAGTTCCTTCACTGACATGGACTCGTAGGTCGGGCTGACCTTTGTCACCTGAACAGGATCCGCCTTTGGAGTAACCTTTGAATCCGTCACCTCGAACGCCTTCATCTCGGGCTGACGATCGGCCTGCTGAAGGACATCCTTGTAGAGTTCCTCCTCAGAGCTATCTACATCCATCTGGTTCAGCGGCTCGGGTGCAGACACCGCCTCAACCTGTTCAACGGCCATTTCATCATGGTCATCGTGACTATGGTCGCCACGCCCCTGGCCAACCATCTCCATTGACATCTTTACATCAAGCAGAATGCTCTCAATGAGCGAAACCCGCTTTTCATTCTGAACTAGGCGGCTGTAGAGATAGAAACAGACGGCGCCGAAGACGAGTGTGAGCGTAATACCAATCGTCAGAGATTCCGTAAAACCACTAGAGTTCATTATTCTGCTAAGGAATCTCAACTTAAGGTGCTTGAATTGCCCGCAGGAGGTGCCCGTTCGGACGCCGCACCAGGGAACCCAAATTTCTTATAGAGTTCTTCGACGCTGCTTACTTTACAAATACCGGGTACGAGTGTAAACGAAAAACGGATGCCACTGTCTGAAACACTTGCGGGGACACAGAGACGCTGTATGTATTTGGGCGAAGTCTCTACAAGTTCAAACACATGTGTACTGACAACACTCAATACAGAAGTAGATGTCCATAAATGATCCAAGAATCTCTTGGCGGTTTTTGTTCCATCGGGAGGATTTGTGCTGTGGAAAAGTTCATCATAGAGAAGAAGTCCTCTCTCAGATAAAGTACTGCGCCGTAGGACTTTCGATGCAAAGGAGAGTTCGCGCTCAAAAAGACTCTGTGCGCCAGGTTGGTCAACAAGGCGAAGGCCTGATTCTATCCATGTAAATGGAGTGAGTGTTGCCGCAGTGGCAAATGCAACACCATATGTCTGCGAAAGCCAGACATTTAGCAGGAGAGCCCGTAGGATAGAGGATTTTCCGCCCTTATTCGGTCCAGTCAAGACCGTGTGCCCGCGAGAAACGAAGGAAGAAGTGACTCGTTTCTCGACCGGTATACTCGGATCGAAAAAGTTCACCAATTTACAAGAGGGACCACGGGTGCGAGTGAGTTTCACAAAACAGAGTTCGGGGCATATAGCAAGACACCATTCAATTTCGTGTTTTGCAAGCGTATGTGTAATCCATGACAAGTCTGTAGGATGGTCGCGAACATAGGCGTAGAGTTGGCGCGGCTCTTCGGTTGGCCAGACATGAAGATGAGGACATGAAATTGTGCGACCTGTGACTGCGCTATAGGTTGTGAAAAATTCCTTGAGTTTGGCTGAATACGCCTGAAAGAACTGACCACGCTCAAGAATCTGGTCGTCTATCTTCTTCATATGGAATGCTTGTTGAACAGGTTGAATAATGCCCTGAATGAGACCGAAGGCGGTCCAACAGGTTTGAAAGAGAATACGCGCTCGTTCGCCCAAATTCATTGTTGACCAGAGTTTTCCACCGAGCCACATCGACGATAAAGTTGTTATGTATGTATTAAATGGCATAGGAATCTTGAAGATGAATCTGAGAATGATAAACGGTAGAATCCATGCAATGAGTGGAATTAATACGGCGAAAAAGGGCACCACATAGATTTTGAAAATGGAGAGAGCGGGAAGTAGAAAGGGTACTTCATTTAGTGGCCGAGACCATTCCTGTGTAAAAACGAGTTGGGAAAGACTCTCCGCCTCCCAGTCTTTCGGTTGTGTACGAAACTCAGTGAGTTTCTCTTCAAATCCCTTGAGTTCAAAAAAAAGACGATTCACCTTTTCAACATTTGTAACAAGCACTGTTTCCCTGAGCCTATGAATAGGTTCTTGTACGCTACGAATAGCTTCAGGCGTTGTTTTTAGAGTTTGAATCGTTTTTAGGAAAAGTGTACGAGTCTCGTCAAGTTGAAACCCAAGGGGCTTGAGCCACTCGTCAGAACCCATTTCAGATCTGAGGTCCATTTTTGAAGAGAGAGGAGTTAAATTTGATAAAGGACCGCGTGCGCATGATTTAAAAGAAAGAAAATGAAGTATACACTAGCGATGGCTTCAGCAAGAAGCACCGAAGAGACCATTCAGGCGATTCTTACTTTAAGACATCGCGCCCCTCAAGTTCCCGAGGAGATTCTGTATAGAATACGAGCAATTGAATCCCTGCTTCACGACAACGAGGCTGTTGTTCCGAATTGGCGGCGTGGAATATCCGGAAATAACTCTCAAGTGCGAGGACGGCAACAGGGACATGCACCTCAACCTCCTCCGAATGCTCGTTGGAAGAATACTCCGCTTCCTGAAAATCAGGTGGCTAATGGAGGACAGGGCCAAGTCATACAGAATCAAAAATACCAGAGTCGTTTCAAGAATACAGATGCTGGTATTGATGATACGATTCTCAACACAATTATCTTAAATAAGTTGAATAAATTCAGTGCATCGACCTATACAGATGTACGCGACTTTCTCTATCAGATTCTTGATAGTGGCCAGACTGATTTTACAAAGGAGTTCATGCGCCTTGTATTCAAGAAGGCGGCAGCTGAAGATATGTATTGCCCCCTCTATGCGCGTCTACTCAGTGAACTCCGAACGACCTATCCCGTAATTCAGACGGAGATGAGCGAACTCTTTCATGCATATTTGACAATTTTCCATGATGTAGATGAATCGGACTCTGTCAACTACAAGGCATTTGTTGAGCGCAATCTTGAAAAGAAGTATCGTCTCGGGTATAGTCAATTCTTGGCAGAGCTTGTAATTTTAGAAACAGTTGATCTAGCATCGCTAGAAAAGACATTTGAAATCCTCATTTGTAATATTTCACGACTTGGATGGGTAGAAGGAAAGGTGCACGAAGTTCAGGAATATGCAGATTGTCTTCTAAGAATGTCAAAGGTGGTTCATAAGAAAAATACAGGATTCTTTGTAAATCTCCGTAAACAACTCTATGAAGTTCTCCGAGTGCGTCTAGAAGAAATACTTAATTCACCCAAAGAAGACTTTCCGAGTCTGGTTCCGAAAAGTCGGTTTGCCCTGATGGATATTCGTGATAATCTTCAAAAGTAGACGAATAAAAACATTTTTACTATGTAGAAAATGCCTCGTACTCGCAAGAATCGCTCAAGTGGATTAATGGGACGTCTCTGGAGCCCCTTTGGACACACAGCGATGGCCGCGTCCAACACGGCGGGTGCGGTTGCAAATACCGCAAAGGGCCTCGTAAGTGTAACGGCGCGCGGCGTGAACCGTGTTGGTCGCCGTGTTACGGCTCACTTCAATGCGGCAGTGGGTGACCTGATCAAGGGTCGCAAGAGCCGCCGCAACCGCAAGCAGGCGGGTGGCAAGAGCCGTCGTAATCGCAAGAACCGCAGCCGTCGCAACCGTAGAAACTAAATGCGCGAACCAAAAACTTGAATCCAACTAGCCACCCTTTTTGCGTTTAGGGAAAAGCAAAAATGAAGGAAAAGCATAGGATGCCCACCAACAAGAATCGTAGTACTAAGGATTCGTCCGAGAAGAATGACAAGCCTTCTCGAAAGGATGCTACTGGTCAACGGACCCGTCCGGCTTCGCAGATGCAGCGTCGCCGCAAGGGTCGGGCAGACGACGATGACGAGAGTGTAGATAGTAAGGGTAATATCCGTGACCTTATTGTGTCTACAGAGGATGAAGAGCTGGAGGATGATACTTCTTCCTTTGAAGAGGATACCTCTCCGAGTGAAGAGATTGCGCCTGTTTCCTCCATTGCGCGTCGTCTAGGTAAGAAGGCTCCTCGCAAGGCGGCTGAAAAGGCGCGTGAGACAATTCGTCATCGTCTTGCAAAGAAGAAGTCGACTGCTAAGTCAAGTTCTCGTGATTCCAATGACCGCGAGGAGTCGGAGGAAGAGGAGGAGCCCAAGAAGAAGTCAAAGTCACTCTCGCGTAAGAAGAAGATTGTTGAGGAGTCTGAGGAGTCTGAGGAAGAGGAGGAAGAAGAGGAGGAGGATGATATGGAAGAGGATGACGACGATGAGGATGACGATGATGAGGAGACCGAAGACGCAGAGGGCGATGGACATATCTTCAAGAAGGGCGGATTCAGCATCACGCTCGGTGCGCTAGAGGAGGATGACGAGCGTATGATCCCGAAGCGTCACAATATGAAGAAGGAGTCTGATATCGTAAAGCGCTTTGTAAAGTTGGTCACAGAACCTGTTGAAGAGAATACGATTGACGACCAGATTGACCAGTTCAAGTCACTCACGGAGGTCAAGCAGAAGCAGATGATTGAGGCGCTTGAGAAGAAGTCAACTGCCGCAGCAGCAGAGCAGCCGCTCATGTTCAAGATTCTCTCCATGAGTCTGCCCACGGAGACTCAGGCCATGGTACTCAATAAGTACAATAATCTTCAGGGCCTGGATCCCGGTAGTGGTGAATACTTCAAGCTCCGTGCTTGGCTCGAGAAGCTGACGAGTGTACCGTTTGGCCTCTATAAGGATATTCCAGTGAAGCTGGAGGATGGTACGGATGCATGCGGCGCATTCATGGACCGTGCCCGTCGCTGCATGGTGGACGCCATCTACGGGCAGGAGGAGGCGAAGCTCCAGATTCTCCAGTTCATCGCAAGCAAGATTGCGAACCCTGGAGCGCGTGGCATGAGTCTTCTGCTCGTAGGCCCTCCAGGCATTGGTAAGACGAGTCTCATTAAGAATGGAATTGCCAAGGCGCTCGACTGGCCCTTCCAGTTTATTAGTCTTGGCGGCGATTCAGATGCCACGACCTATACGGGTCACCAGCTCGTCTATGAGAGCAGTCACTGTGGCAAGATTGTCAACTCCTTCGTAGCGGCAAAGTCCATGTCCATGGTGCTGATGTTCGATGAGCTCGACAAGATTAGTGGCACACCGAAGGGTGAGGAGGTTCAGAATATGCTGATTCACCTCACGGACCCTGTGCAGAATGGTGACTTTGAGGACAAGTACCTCTCAGGTGTGCCGATTGACCTGAGCAAGGTGATGTTCGTCTTCAGTGGCAATGACATCACGAAGATTGACCGGGTACTCCTTGACCGCATGATTGTCATCGAACTCCAGGGATACTCTTCAAAGGAGAAGTTGGCCATTGCAGAGCAGTACCTTGTGCCTGCGGCCCTCAAGGAGGTCAACCTCACGGAGAAGGTGGGCATCTCAAGTGAGGTGCTCCAGCATGTCATCGAGGAGTATGCCAAGGAGGAGAAGGGTGTCCGTCAGCTCAAGCGCTGCGTGGAGGGCATCATTCAGAAGATTAATATGCTGCGCATCTTTAACAGCAAGGATCTCCCCTTCCACATCAAGGACTTCAGTCTACCGTTTGTAGTGAAGAAGGAGCACATCCAGCTGTTCCTGAAGAAGAAGGAGTCTGGCGATGAGAGTTTCCGCGCTCTCTATGCGTAGACATAAAGGATATGTCTAATAACTAACAAACAACTAAATGGATCTATCGGGTGCTCTTTTTTGTACGCTATGTCAAGAACCAATTGAACTAGCGCAGAAAAAAACAGAACTTGAATGCAATCATACATTTCATACACGGTGTTTTATAATCTATGTGACTAGAGCACCTGTTCAATGTAGTGAATGCCGAATAGATTTAATAACAGATGAACTTGCAGATATTGGTCGAGTCCATCACCGTCAACGAGAAGAGCAACGGAAACAAGAAGTCTATTCAGAACTTATGGCAGTTCCTGGATTTACAGATGATCTGAAGAAAATAAAAAAACAGGTTGCGAATGTTCGTAAGACAACAAGAGATTTTTTTAAGATAGGAAGAATCTCTAGACGAGAATTTCGGACTGAATCCTTGGCAATACATGGAATCTTAAAACGAATGATTATCGATAGAAGGAAAAGACTTATGGAATCTGAGGAGATTCGAAAGATGAAGCATGAAAAACGGGTCTATTCTCGAATTGTTAGAGAATTTAATATAAAATATGAGCCTCATACACTAAATCTAGTAAGTTCAATTCCGCAGTTTAAAATTGGCAGAGAAGCGGGGTATTATTGGTTTGCACGATTTCCGATTTGGAAGATGCGCAGATGGTTTTCTCTGAAGTTGTTGTAGTTTGCCACATCTGGTCTTGACGACCGCGCTCGGCCTGCATCTGAGCAAGGCGCGCAGCCATTTCGGCGGAGGCGCCCGTGGTAGGTCTCGGCTCGCATGTTCCACTCGAGGACATCATTCTCATTTTACGAATGTGACAGGACATCTTCTACCAGAGAATAGAGATTTTCCAGAGAGTCTCCTGGATTCTGTATATGCGCGTCTGCATTGTATGTATCGAGGATATGTTCAGAGATATCATCTACAGGTGAAGTGGTTTGACCTGTGTGAGTAATTCGCCATACAGAAAACTCATGTTTCTCCTCAATTGCAAAGTTGAGAATGACCCTGATTTCATTCAAATATCTCGTATCTGAAATGACGATATTTGAATCCGGTGATTCCTTGGCAATTTCTGCGGCAATTGTATTTGCATAGATATCATTTCCAAATCGCGACTTATCGAAAAGGGCCAAGTCGAGAAGAATCTGTCGGATGGTTTTCTTAGAATAGCCTACGCGCCAGAGTTCCCGTTTTCCTTCCTGAGAATCGGCGAGTTCTCGTGGAAATTTGTAGAGTTCTGAGGCGAGATCCTTGAGCGGAGTTGCAAAGGCGAACTTCTTAAATCCGTGCGTCTTTACAAGATAATCTGCGACCGTATCTTTTCCGGACCCCGCCCAACCTGAAAGTAGAATAATCTTCATTGCCTGTCAAAAAAAATTTGATTTGCTTACTTCAAATTTCAATAGCAAGTTAAAATGTCTGAGCTCTATTGTGTTTGCTACAGTTATTCGCATAACAATACTATCCATCGCGGAGGGGCAATTTCGCATGAACTCGCGCATGCATGGGTAGAGCATCTTATTGTAAAATATCCTGATATGCATCATTGGGTTGAGAAGGTCTAACTCTTTGCACGGTAAATCATTACATAGGTGCTCGGAGTTAGAATCGGTTTTTCAGTGTGGTGAGTTGTTTCATCATCGTAGATATACCACTTTCCATCGAGAGGACTCAGACCCTGGGCAGTGTAATGTCCACCACGCGCACTACCATGATGGTCCACTAGAGACTGAAGTCCATACTCGAACTTTTTTGACTTCTCGGGACTCGCTTCTGAGAAGAACTCGCTGAGACAGAGCGGCTCCTCTTCATGCTTCCACTGCGTGTGAATCTTTCGGCCATCGGGGAGAAATCGCTTCTGGACGACAATGAGGCAGCGAGGAAGACGCCAGATTGCCATCTTACGCTTTGCCAGCGTACGAGCAGGGCACTTGTCACAGTGATAGCCTTCAATCTCCTCCTCCTTCCAATCAGCATTGAGCATCTCCTTCAGAGTTAGTGGACCTGATGCAAGCGTCGTGGGAACCGTGATTTTTAGACTATTGAAGGTCTCGTAGCGATAGGTCTTATTCTTGCACTCTTGGCATTCGGTCTGGTACTCCATGAGCCCAAACCAAATATCAACAATCGGAGTATACTGCTTCTCAAAGTTCTGCTTCCAGGATTCAAGGGCAGCCTGAATTCGGCGGTCCGTATCATTCAGACTCGGGCCGCGCTGGATAATATAATTTACGGACTCCTTGGTTCCCTCCAGAAACTGGTCGAGGAGAAACATCATGAATTCATGGGCATCCTGGGGCTGACGGCCACGGAAATGCTCATAACCTGCATTTGTGGCGGCAGTAATCATATCCTTCCAGAAGGCATCTGGAGAGATATAGGCAGGTGCATGAGTGGTCCACATTGTGCGAATCAGATCTCGATAGGAATCAAAGAGTATTCCAGAATGATTCTCGTGCTTCTTCTTGAGGTCGGATGTCTCGGACATACAGAGATAGGTCATCTCCGTAATTTGGCGAAGAGCCTGGACGGCAGAGTTCGCATAGCAAGTGTTTCCTAGATTTCGGAGACCTACAATTCCAACAGGACCCTTGGGCTGTTCAGTTGGCTGAGTTGTTGGGTCCATTGCGTTATACAAATGGTTGTAGGAAAGCCGCCGTTCAAATTTGAAGTTGCTTTTTCACGAGAGGATATATAGACATGTCTGAACCTGCGCCCCGCCCATCCTATGAAACTCTCTATGGCGTAGGACTTCTTGATGATATTCACAACTATTATCCCGCTGTACTCTATGAGCCTACGCGATTCAACTCAGTCGGCGCGCTCCTTCACTATTTCCAGATGCAGACTCGTGAACGATTTGACCTCTTTACATTTGGACAACGGGGCTATCTGGCTACACAATTGGCAGCGGAGCCTGAGGCCGCAGAGACAAGTGATTTGAGTGGTGTACGGACACCACCTCTTCGCCCAAGACTGGCGTATGCGCCGTATCCTATGTATCGGACGGCTCATTTGGTTATGGATGATCAACTGGATACAAGTGAGAATGCAGCACGCAATCTTCTATCAACTCTTATTGGTGCACTTGGAGGTGGTGGCGGTTTGGCTCCGCCTAACTTTGAAGATGTAGAAGTGGCTCCTACGGCTGAACAGATAAATCTGGCAACTACACGGATGCATGTAGATGAGTCGATAGTCTGCTCGGTGTGTCAGGATACAATTACTGTAGAGGATGATGTGCGCAGAATTAATCACTGCGAGCACTCCTTTCATGTAGGATGTATTGATACTTGGTTTGTACGAAATGTCCATTGTCCCGTGTGTCGTCACGATATTCGTGAAACGACAAATGGGTCTACAGGGTCAACTGAATAAAAAACTTTAGACATTGGCAGCGGCAGGCGCTTGGCTTCTTCCACGCGCGGCTGTGACAGGGCGGGCAGCACGGCTTCTGCCTCTTGCAGGAGCCGCAGCAGCAGCGGCAGGCGCGGCATTTGCAGACTTATTTGCATTCGCGCCATTTTTTGCGCCATTCTTGGCACCATTCTTGCGAGTGCTGTGGCAGAACTTTGAGCAGAATCTGCAGCGGCCGATATAATCATTCGCCTTGATGTTCTTCAGGGTCGCATTGTTTCTCTTCAGGCCAGTTGCACGCGCCTTCGCCAGGCCAGGCTTATAGGCTTCAGGAAGAGCCTTACCCTTGCCTGCCTCCTTCCAGGCCTCATCAATATTCTTGGACGCCTGCTCCATAAGAGTTTCAGCGAGTTCCTTGACCGCCGCTGAGTTGGCCCGTGCAACCTCATCCGCAGCCTTTCTTACACCCTTTGCTGCAGCAGCATCTTTAAGATCAGCAAGTTCCTTTGCCAGTTTCTCATTCGCCTTTCTGGTAATTTCTTCAGCGCGCTCCTTTGCCGCAGCCGCTGCAGCCCTGAGTTCAGCTTCACGCTGCTCTACTGTCTTAGCAGGGCCTCTAGATACAGAGCGTGACCTCGGTCTACCCTCATCCTCCTGACCAATTTTAAACTCCTTTTTGTAATCCTTAATAATCTCGGCCTTCTTTGCCTCAATTTCCTCCTCAGGTCTGTCCTTACCCTTCAGAATAACAAGTTTATTTGCGGAAACCGTTAAACTCGTTTTTGCATCTGCCCACTGAGCCGCCGTTAGCTCGGGTAATGCAGCCTTGATTTCCGCCTTATATTTAGCCATTAATGCTTCCTTCTGCGCTTTCTTTTCAGCAGCCATTTCTATCTTAGACTCAGTTTTTTATTAGATTCGCGAGATCATCGGGGAGTTGCTTGATTAGTGTCTGATAATGAGACTCAATCTCCTTCAGTGCATTTACTTCGTCGCCGGCGACCAGATTAATCGCAGTTCCCTTACGGCCATAGCGACCACTGCGACCAATACGGTGAATATAGTTCTCACGCTGCGGTGGCAGTTCAAAGTTAATTACAAGACTCACCTGCTGAACATCAATGCCGCGAGCAAGAAGGTCGGTGCTGATGAGCACCCGGACATTTCCAGAACGGAACGCCTGCATACGGTTTCGCCGCTCCTCGACATCCATTTCACCGTGGATATAGGACAGAGGGAATCCCTCCGCCATCATCTTCTCAGCAAGCCACTCGGCACGCTGGCGCTTGTTACAGTAGATAATTGCCTGGTTCACGGTGAGTTGTTTATAGATATCACAGAGTGCATCAAACTTCCACTCCTCCTTCTGCAAAGCAACATAGTACTGTGAGATACCCTCAAGTGTCACCTCCTCAGGAGGAATCAGAATACGCACCGGGTCACGAAGAAGCTTATTGGCAACATCAATCACTTCCGCAGGCATGGTTGCACTGAAGAGAGCAACCTGAGTCTGCTTCGGAAAACCCATTTGCAGAATACAGAGGATCTGCTCCTTGAAGCGGTCCTCGAGCATCTGGTCCGCCTCATCAAGAACAAGTACACGAATATACTGGCGATTGAGTTGGCCGCGATTCATTAGGTCGAAAATGCGGCCGGGAGTTCCCACGACAAAATGGAGGCCCCGCTCAAGGGCGCGCAGATCATCGCGAATCGGAGTGCCTCCAGTTGCAGAATAGGTCTTCAGTTCCATGTAAGAACCGAGTGCCTGCGCAACCTTCTCAATCTGCTGAGCGAGTTCGCGTGTAGGCACAATCACAAGCACCTGCGGCTTCATAAGACTTGTATCAATCTTTGTAAGAGCCCCTACACAGAAAGTGCCCGTCTTACCCGTGCCTGACTGAGCCTGAGCCATCAGGTCGCTGCCACTCTTAATAGGAACAATTCCGCGCTTCTGGATTTCAGAGGGCTTCTCAAATCCATGAGCGTAAATACCGCGCAACAGATTCGTCGGTAAGTCCATATCATCAAATGTATTGAAAATCTTCACTTCCGTCAATGGTAAATCAATGGGAATAGTCGTCATGTTTGAAATTCTCTTTATTAAAAACTTCATTCAAGTTTAAACCCACGCCTTAGGATAAATTTGAGCGCGAGTTAAAGCAGAAATACAAAGTAGGAATAATGGCGGATGAAAATGATGATTTTCCCGATGAGGTAGACGTGGAGACAGGCGAGGATGCCGATGTGGAAGTTGCAGCTTCTGGTGAGCGTGTTGAAGTGAAGTCGAGCGACCCTCTACAGTTGCTCTTTCGTCATCATCCCGAGTGCCGTGTATATTATGCTGCGGCAGTGACTCCTAAACTCGCTCTTCTCGCCGCCCCACCTGATTTTCCTACGCGAACAGGTGCCCCTGACCCGAATCATAGGAGTCAGCCGTGGCTGTCACAATTTGAGCGAACAAAGATTATAGGATTCAGATCAAATCAACTTGCACAGGGTGCCAAGGCGTATGTTGACCTTACAAAGCACAAGCACATTGTAAATACGGGTGATATCGCTCGCCTCGAACTCAGTGAAGGGTCCCTACCGTTTATTGTAGCACGGCTGATGCCCGATGGACAGTTTGAATTCTGGTCTCTTGCTGACCTATTAATTCTGTGAGGAGGCTTAGAGCATACTTGAAAAAAGAAGAGTAATGGAGAGTTGCTTTTCTTTTTTAAAAAAGGATTTGGTAAAACTATTCGATGTACGCCAGGTCTACAATGATCCACATGCGTTACATTTTATTCGAACAAATATTCAAAAAAACTATCTTCATGAAATAACCTACGAGACAGATTTACCCAAACGAATTGAACTTGGAGATGCAATCGATGAAAATCCGTATCATTTATATTTTTATATGATTTCGCGTTTCTATTATTTTGACCACGGAGATAACATAATTCCCTATTACTATGTAAGTCGTAGTAATAGTTATTTTGCAAATGCCGCCTTAGCCGCTCTACCACCGCGATTTCAGCGTGAAACACTAAAGAGAGAGGAGTATGAATATATTGAGATGCCTGGATGTAATTGGTATCCAGATACAATTGATGAACCATGGATGAATAACTATGTGCGTGGTCTCTATAAATATATCTGGGATGATTGCCGTCAAGAAAAGGGTAAATTCTCTTTTATTTCAAGAAAACAGGGGAAAAAGAAAGCGCGACGAATTGTTAATGAGGCTGAACTCTACGAACCATTAAAATTACTGGGATTCAGTATATATCATCTTGAAGATTTGACATTTGCACAGCAAGTGCGACTATTTGCTACCTCTGAAATTATTACAGGTGGACATGGTGCAGGATTGGCTCATATTATTTTTTGTGCGGCCAATACAATCATTTGTGAAATAAATCATGGCCGGACACCTGCTAAAAATCACTATGTAAATCTGGCACTTCAATGTGGTCTTCGCCATTATATGTATAATGGTGCGGAGGCAATACCTGATGGTGAAACAGATGGAACTGAAGACTTACGGGTTGATGTTATAAAATATATTGCAGCCTTAGCGCATATAAAGACTGTTTGTTAAAAAGAAGTAATGGATTTTATTTTCGTCGAGCGATGGGGTGGTTTAGGAAATCAATTATTTCAATATGCAGCAGCCGTTGCGGTTGCTCTAAAATATCAGTCTGTTATGTTAATTAGTAAAGAAAAAAATAATACCCATAATATATTTAAACATAATTATGCATTACTCTTTGAATTTGGAATTGAAACAGAGTATACATCCTCTGATATTTTAAAAATTCCAGGTGCTATACTTTTTTCACCCTATGGATTTCAGCCATGGAATCCGTGTGAACTTACACTTCCAGTAGTACTACAGGGATACTTTCAATATTATCCAGCAATTCAACATATACTTCCAGTACTCTGTAAAAGCCTTTCAACAAAACTAGAGGATCGCAGAACAAGAGTAAAAGAAAAATATTCTATTTCTGATAAAGATATATTTATACATGTGCGGCGCGGAGATTATGTAGAAAAATCACATATTCATTATCTACAAGAACAGGAGTATTATGAAAATGCATATAGACTACTTGTAGAGAAACTCGGATATCAACCCACACAGATTCTTATTATATCTGATGATATTGAGTGGTGTAAAGCTCAAGAATGGTTATCGTCTTTACATTTTGCAGTTTTTATCGATGAACCAGATGAATTAAATGCTCTTGCACTAATGTCTCTTATAAAGGCTGGGGCCATTATAGCAAACAGTACATTTAGTTGGTGGGGGGCAATATTTAATCCCTCTTCATGTGTAGTCTATCCAAAAAAGTGGATTCACCCAATGCTCGGCAAAGAGATTGAACTTTTTCCGCCGCAGTGGCACGGTCTTTAGAAAATCCGAATCCGCTCTTCTGGAGGCAGATAGAGTTCATCGGCGACTTGAACTTCAAAGGTCTCGTACCATTCATCAAATTGATTCACAACATAATTTACACGCAGTGGCGTTGGTGCATGCACATCCATAAAAAGTCTTTGTAAGGCTCTCTCTGGATTGTCTTTTACACGCCAACTCACTGCATAGGAGAGGAAAAAATTCCGATACGCCTTTTTCTCTTCGGTGGGGCTCACCTTATGTTGAATGAGTTCTAACTTAAGCGCATCAAGTGCAATTGCAAGGCCACCAAGGTCACTGATATTTTCATCGAGTGTGAGTGAACCATTTACAGGATGTCCAAGAACGCGCGCTTTACCAAATCGTTCTACGAGACGATTCGCCATTTTCTTGTATTTTTTAAGGTCGCCACTTGTCCACCAATTCTTCTTTTCGCCGATTGCACTGTATTTCATTCCGTCCATATCAAATGCATGCGTCATTTCGTGACTTATTACAGCGCCGAGACCGCCGTAATTCCAGCCAAGTGGGGCGCTCTCATGGTAAAATGGCCATGTAAATGAGCCCGCGGGGAGAATCATCTGGTTTGTTTCGGTGTAATAGTGTGCATTTGTAGAATAGACAACATCGTCCCAGTACTTATCTACATTAACCTCTTTTCCTACTGTCCGTAAATCAAGTAGTGTGTATTCCTCGCCTAACAGAAAAATATTCTGTAGAAGTGTATCTGTATGTAAATTCACCTTGGGAAGAGTTGGAAACGAGTCAGGTGAACCTATATCTAGGCGCAGTGCCTTCACTTTTTCAATGGCTTTTTTCTGTGTAGGAGGTGACATCCATTCAGATGTATGAATACGATCAATCGCCGCAGTTTGAATTTTCTCTACAAATGCGTGAATTTCGGATTTTAGAGATTTCGGTATGTAGAGTTCTGCATAGAGGTAGGAGATTGAACTTGGGGCCCACTCTTTTAAGAGATCAATTGTAAGTTCAAGACGCGTTGGACTTCTCTTTTGACCACGGAGCCGTTTCTCAAAGAAATCGAAGTAGAGTGTATCAAAAGGATGCGGTAAAACACGCAGGCTATGAAGAATTACATGCGTTGTAAAAAGTGTCTTCCAGTCCTCAAGTGAAAAGTGTTTGAACGCGTTATTTATCTGTTTGAGCCACTCTCTTGAATATATTTTAATATCGAGTGTTTTCCAGTTAGGGACTTCCAGACTTTTCCAGAAAATATCCCACTCTATATTTGGACAGAGTTCGGATAGTTCGGTTCCGCGCACAATAACTTCGTGAGAATCCATTTTTTCTGAAAGAAATGTTTCAAATGGAATCACAGCCGAGAGTTTTTCGGTACCGAGTTCACTTGAAAGTCGGTCAAGTAATTTTCCATAGTGCGAAAGAATCTTTGATTTTCCTGACGCCTCTTGTTTATAATAAGAGGCATTCGGCAAGCCAAGACCACCTTGACAGAGATAGGGTTTTGCACGCGGTTTTTTACCAGGTTCATAATACACAGTCACTGAAAAAAGAGAGGTTATGCGATAGCGTGCAAACTCGGCGAGTGTATTCGAAACATCATTTGTATCGCGAATACAGCCAAATGCTCTGCAGAGTTTTTTGAGATATGCCGTGTTTTCTGCTTGAACGCGGGGACGAAGTGCACTTAGTCCAAGACGACCCACCAGGTCCATGGAGATTTCATGCGTACCGTGTGGAGCCTTACCTAGTTTAGCAAATTGAACCGATTTTTTCAGGATTTTCTCAATCTGTTTTTCAATTGCTGCGTCGAGTTCTTCACTTATCCCAAATGATGAGGAGTTTCCTGGTATTTTCGTCTTTTTTAACCATGCTCCATTGACATATTCAAAGAAATCACGGCCGGGTTTCTTCGAAGTCAAAGGAGAGGGTACTTGAGGAGTTGCTGGCAGGGCTCCCTGGCGCTTCTTTATTGTCTGCGCACGGGCTCGATGCCGTTTTATGAACTTTTTGCGTGTGGTTCGTACCATGACGACACCCTCTCTTTTCAGACGGTATATTTCGTTTTCTTGCTAGAAGTGTTTCCGTACACGCACGGCGTCCGCGCAAACTCTTTTGAATTTGAATTTTTAAAAGTCTCTGTTCCATAAGAACAGAGGGGCTGGCCACCTCCATCTATTTATTTACTTTTTTTATTGGGAAGGTGTATCGGCGCCTACACTACTCGCTACAGAACGAGACTCCTCAACATACTTTATGCCATTTACAAAACCCATGCCCGCAATATACTTGGAAAGCGGGTTCTGGCATGTTGTTGTGCGCCAGGAGCAGGAATCATAGAAGCATGTATCTTCAAAGATGTAGAGAAACCACGGGCCAGTGCATTCAACCAGGCGATATCCCATCATTTGAAGGTGGCCGGCAACAAGCATACTCGGAACATTTTCATCAGGATCATAGGTGTACCGCACAAGAACCACGCCAGGGCGGAAACCACCATCCATGAGACTATACAGGAGAACACGCTCCTCCTCCTGAGAGCCCTCTACCTTTAGCATATCAACACGATTACCATCAAGAGCAGCGGCCTCCGTTGCAAGAGTAGACCATTGAAGTTCTGTGCGCTTTACAACCAGATTGCGCGGTAGAATCCAGCGCTTCTGGATACCCTCAAGCCAAGTGAGGCTCGCGTTTTCAGGCGCAATTGTACGCGCCTTGAGTGTAGAGGCAATAATGGACCACTTTGTCTCAATTGCCGCACTGTTTGTCAGAACACGAACAGGGCAGCCCAGGCTTTCACAAATATCCAGGTCGAGCATAAAAGATGCATCAGGGTTTACACTAAAGAAGTTTGTCTTTACACCCTTTGAACTAAAAAAAGACCAGAGATCCTTCAGAAAAGGAACCTCTTCACCATTTGCAAGCTTTACAGACTTGAGGTGCTGGGCATACGGGTTTGTAGTTTGCTCGACAGGAGCAGTATTTACAGACTGAACCGTATCAAGCGGAGTGGTCATTTGTATGGAACCGGAATTATTGCCTCCATCTCTTTCCGCAGTTTAGACACTGAATAAAGATAGTCATCGGTTCATCCGCAGAACGCGTCTGGAGTTCATAGTAGGTACACTCACGCTTCTTGCAACCTTTACAGAGGAACTGATCCGTCGCCATCGCACGATTACCCTCAAGCTGGCGCTTCTCGCGCTCAAATTGCCGGATAAGAGAATCCTTCCAGATTTCAGGATATAGATCTGTATGGCCAAAACTAGCAATCTCTTCAAGGCTCAGTTCACCATCCTCAAAACGCTTGAAGAGATTCTTGTTCTGAATATAAGTATTCGGATTTAGATTTCCAACAATTGTACGGGCCATTGAGGAGTAGAGTTGTGTAAAGAGTGGATAGGTCCATACTTTAGAGATATGCCGCTTTTCAGCGGAATGAAGTGTTGAAAGGAAGATGGCCGCCTCAAGGTTAGTAATCTCCTCTTCAGAAAGCAGGCTGCTCATAGAATCACTGATCGCCTTCACAACCTTTACCCTATGAGGTGTCATTGTACCTAGATCTGATTCTGTGAGTTCAACGCCTTGTGATAGAAGTGATAGCTGTAGTTCCCTATTACGAGCGATACTCGCCTTGGTAGCCTTGGCACGCTTTGGCTTTGGAATTGGTGCAGCGGCAGCTGGCTCTTCCGTATCCACTGCAGCTATCTCTTCTGCAGCCTCACCCTCTTCTTCGGCGCCATCTGCGCCTTCCTCCTCGTACTCATCTTCTGCGTCATCAATAATAGACTCATCATCTACATGGGCTTCGTCTACAAGTTCATCCTGAATCACCTCTTCCTCAGCCTCAGCCTCATCTGCCTCCTCTTCTTCATCAAGTGACTCAAACCCTTCAAAGACCTGCGTATAGAAGGCTTCATAGTCATCCTGCTTGATAGGGAGCGGCTTTGCAAAGGAGCGCTTATCCTTTGACATCATGACGACAATATCGCCAAAGATAAGCTGAGTATCATGCGGAGGAGGAAGTTCGTGCTTATTTTCAGTTCCCGCCTTTCCATCGGTATATCCGAAGAGGAAGAGGGTATTTGACTTCCATGCATAGGTGCCAATCTGAGTCGGCGCCTTCTTCTTCTTCAAATAGGTCTGAATGTCTGAGAGCTGGCAGCCGGTGGTTTCACTCTTAATTGTGAGTTTTCCACTTTTCATGTCACCCGTACTTGTAAGAAGTAGGATTGGAGCTGTTGTTGGCATATCTCTCTTTTTGTATCGAAGAGCGCTTAAATAGCGAAATCAAATTTACTATAGGATGATTGTACGCACTTGGAAATCTGTTGCGGCGTCTGCAGCCGCGCTACCCTTAAAAGGCCTGCGATATGATGCTGGTTCATGGATTGCAGAAATTCTAGACAATTCATGGACCAGTTATGATGTAGTTAAACGGAGAAAGCTCTCTGAAACGGCTTGGGAAGAATGGCTCATCCCGCACACGGTTCCGCGGCTTCCTCGGGAGTCATTTGGAGTGGATGAATTTAACTATGCACTGACAAATGGACTTCTTACGATGAAGGAGTGGTCGTTTCAGGAGCAGCGGGTGCAGGAGCCTCAACAGGCACAGGTACTGCAGCCACTTCAGCCGTCACCTGCGCAACAACCACCTTCGCATCCTCAACAGCTGCCGTCGAGGCCGCAGCAACACCGGCAGCAACAACATCCTTCACAGAAGCACCCGCAGCAACAGAAGTCTCCGCAGCCTTTACAAACTTCTCCGCAACATCCCAGGCAGGGCCACGGAGTTGATGCGCAACCACGGGTACACACGACTTACAATCGGCCCATCCAACCTTTGCAACCTTCTTCAGATTCAGCTGACCGTTTGCGGCCGATACCAACAGGTCAACAGATGCAGGAATCACATTCTTCGCAACATAGGTCAAGGCCACCTCCTCCTCCGCCGCAACTGCCGGTGATCCCAGGCCAACCTTGGACGCCGTTAGTGCAGTCTGTAGGGCCTGAGTCACAATATCACACACCAGTTGCTTCTTCTCCGCACCCGAAAGATTCTGAAGTGTATTCACCTCAGCTGAAAGGGCGGCGGCGAGGGACATCAGGACAGGGGCACTCAAGGCCTTTCCTGCAAGGTAATGTGACGCGAGCGCCTGTAACATGCCAAATTCTTGACTAACGGCTGCACTTTGAACAACAGGGGGAACTACCAGCGCTGACATTTCTACTTAGACTAGGAGATTTTTGTTTAGCCCCCGCTTAAATTACTACGTTCACGCCACACCTTTTTTCCCATCTTGCGCCAGATGAAAGCGAAGATCGCTCTTGTTCTTTCGCTAGCCGTCATTCTTTTTGTAGCCTACTTAATGTATTTTAGAGGTGGTGAGGCATTTGCCTCAAGTACACCTGCTGAGCTTGAGGCGGATATTGTTCAGCCCACCCAGCCCCTGCCTCGCCGCCAGGTAGCCTCTGCTGGACCAAATTCACCCGCAATGCGTGCACCTCCTGACCCTACAGAGACTCCGGTAGTTCTGCCTGGCCCCGTGGACAGGGATCCTTATGCGCAAAGTGAACAAGTCAGCAACTTTGGAGATGATGCACGGTCTCCTGAGCGCATGTTTGGACCTGCTCCTCTACCGACCATTACGGATGTTGGCTCAGCGAGTGGAGCCATGTCACGAATGTTATCCAATCAGCCGAATGTACAAGAGTTCTCTGTAGAGGGTGCTCAGAATGGCGGTGAATTCATTCCTGGCGGTGTCTTTGCCAATGATACGGATGTCCCTACAAACTTTTCGGCGTTTTAAAGTCGGTCTTAAGAATTCACACAAACTATAAATAGAACTATGGACGCCAGCCCCAGCATCCGCTCAAGTTATCGCCCCGCACAGGGAGTTCAGTATCAACATCCCAAACCAGCTGCTCACGAGGCTCTTCAGAAACTCGTGAACAACTGTCTACAAGGCCTACGAATCTATCAGCCGTTTCAGGGTGATAAAGCCCTTGTACCTCTTTCAAAGGGGGTCTTCTATGCGCTCGTTCACACAAATCCCGTAGAGAGTGGGTTCCTTGTTTTCAGTCCCAATCACACTCCCATTTATATGCACGAGAGTCTACGTAGGTCAATTGTTGTTCGCATGCGTCTCAGCAGCACAATGCACGCACAGACAGCCATTTTTGCTGTTTCGCTCGATAAGTCGGATGGATTTCTCTGGCTCGAGGATGTTCTCGCCTGGAGTGGCCAGTCGATTCACGGGTCAAAGACCTTTACGGAGCGCAGGGCCTTGCTGAAACAGTTTCTCGACCATCACTGGATGCCCGATGCTCGATGTGCAGGCGGCCTCACCATTCGCATCGCCAACTACAAGCCGCTTGAGTATGTAAAGGAGATTGCAAATGAACTGAGTTGGTCAGCTATTGATCTCTGTCCTGAACTACCTGACCGCCGACGCTTTCGTATCAAGGCCGCTGGAGGCGTGGCCTCATCACTTGTTGCAGAGCTGCGTGCAGTTTCAGGTCTACCTGATGTCTATGAACTGTGGTCGGCTGAAGATGTCTGTGTAGGTCGTGCAGCCGTTCAAGAACTTGCATTGAGTCGCACCATTCGGGAACGGATTGCGAAGGAGAAGGTCTATGTCGAAGTTGTCTGGAATCAGGAGTTTGAGCGCTTCCGTATTCAGACAGTTGTGAGCTCTGCAACACCGCGTTCACCGACCGCACGGTTTGGGCAGGCGAAGCCGGCTGTTAAGGCTTCAGAGGTGGTAACCGAATAAAAAGGACGGCTCAAGTAGAATGGCTATGGACAGAACACGCAGAAACAAAAAGCGCAGCCGCCGCGGATGCTCACGCAAGCAGGTCGGCGGAAATGTCGGTGCGGGATATTCCATTGGTGGACCCATTCTACCTGGCCTCCCGACTGTCAATAACTACGCAGCCTCTGTAAATTCCATTGGAAACTGTCGCGCTGTGACACCGAGTTATGCGATTACGCCGCCGCCTGCCACAGGTCTTCCGGGCATGAGCATGAGTGGTGGTCGTCGTCGCCGTGGCAGAAAGCAGTCAGGTGGCCGCTATGGATTTGACCTGGGTTCAATGCCGGCGCCTGCGGGTGCTGCGCTGGCACAGGGTGGATACCCCGAAGTCGTAAAGATCGGCTGCCAGGCGAATCTACAGAATCCTCTGAACCCGACACACACGGCCCCGAACTCTACGCCTGGTGCGGTCAGTTCAGCGGGTCTGGGTGAGTCCATTGCTCGGGCGTTTGGACAGACCGGTGGCTACTCACCTCTTGGACAGGCGGCGGTCAGCGAGGCGTATGTTGCGCCTACGGCCGGCTATGATAATAAGCCGAGCACATGGCTTGACTCTGTAGGTGCACCAGTTCAACTCCAGATTCCATATGAGGCGCGCATGATGAACCCGGCCTGCCTGAAGACGGGTGGCAGCCGCCGTCGTATGCGCCGCCATAGACGTAAGGGCAGAAAGACACGCAGTCGTCGTCAGCGTGGTGGTGATAAGACTCCGATGGAAGTGTATAATGAGAAGGTTAGAGAAATAGAAAAAAAAACTGGTAAAACTAGAGAAAGTGCAGAGTATACGTTTTTTGATAACCTTCGTATGGGAATTACGGTGATTGATGGAATTTCTTTTAAAAAGGAGGGACAAAACAGAAACTTTACTCTTTACGGAAAAAAGAAGAGTGATGGAGATGATAAATATGTAGTAATCACTACTCAACATGATTAATCCTGCATCTGGCAGACGCTGAGGTCAAGTGCCTTCTTAGGACCGGTGTCCATAACAGTGGCTGTATCATCTTCACCTAGACGAAAGACTTTATAGCCGCACTGTTTGTAATAACTTAGGCGCTTTCGCCACTGCCCCATATACATTGAATGTTGGTCAATGACATCCAGAATACGATGTTCTAGATTTCTTTGCTCAGGACGAATCCTCAGAATACGCCCCGTACTCTGCTCCACCTTCTTACGAGGGCTCACTAAGGCTACCGCATTAAGAGTCTTAATATTCATGGCCTCAGACGCCATTGCATAGGTTGCCAGAATCACTCGACACTTTGTCGCCGACTCCTCTCGGGCTTCATCGGTCATTCCTCCAATATAATATCCAATCGGAACCTTCATGACTTCCAGAAGTTCTTCAAATCGGCGCAGATGCTCCTTCCGTTCACTCAGAATGAGAATACGGCGTTCAACAGATTCCGCCAACCACTTTTTTAGAAGTGCGGCGACACGCTCTGTTCTCGGCATATAGTCCACGACTTTTCCGAGCATGCGCGCCATGACCACATCACCCTTCCAATCAACCGGCTCCTCCGCATAGGCAGGGTCGTTGTAGGCGCATGAAATCGTATAGACGGCCACTGTTTCATCGGCTTCACGAATCTTCTCCCAGTACACAGGCTCACCCAAATACCATTCGAAGACTTTGGTCAGGCCGTCATCGCGTGTAGGTGTCGCAGAGAGTCCCAGCATCCAGCGGGTCTGAATCTTTGCAAGTACCCGGCTAAAATGCGCCGCACCGAGGTGATGACACTCATCGAAGATTGTAAATCCGTAGGATTTGAAGGAATCGTCAGCCATGTCGCGCTGTACAATGGTCTGAATCATACAGATTGTGACATCGTAGGTGATTGTCTTGGACTTTGGTGTCATATCAATCCCTGCCGCGGCTAAGCGTTTAAGAAGGTCATCCTTCGATCCACTGAGTTTGAGTCCTTCAAGACGGCAGCGCTCCTTGAGCTCTGTGGCCGTCGCCTCCTTCTGATAGATCACTTCGGAGCCCGTCTGTTTCTTATCCCCTTGATAAATGCCGATTGTCAGGCCAGGAAAGAAGGCCTCAATTTCACCCTTCCACTGATTCAAGAGGAACTCCTTGTCTACGACAATACAGAATCTGCGACCGAGGCGAGCAGCAATGGCGAGTGCCATGAACGTTTTACCTTTTCCACACGGTACACAAATGAGTCCATTTGCTCCCGCATCGATGAATTTATTGATGATATTAATCTGATAGTCGAATGGTTTACCACCGAAGGTGACATGGGCCGGTAGAGCCTCACCCTCCGATACAATATTCGCCTGCGGAACACCAAATCGCCGCATCGCCCATGCACGCGGCATGTAGATTCGAGTCGCCGATTCAGAGAAAATGGGAAAGGAGTCTCCGCCCTTTCCGAATTTATCATTGACAATCGGAGCAACTGTGAGTTCCTTTCGAATCTCTTCAAGTTCTTTGGCTTCAATACTGGCTTTCTTTACAGCATATCCCCGACATGTGATAACACGGTCAAGTGTTTGAGGGTCCATTTAGTACTATTGAGTTCAACAGAAGTCAATCATCAAATTTACACATGCTTGTTTAGAATGGTCAACAAACAGTCAGTCGTTTCAGGTCTAAGTGTATTCATTTTTCTGCTGGCAGCCTTCTTCCCTTCGGCTCCTGTCAGGTCTTTTGTTGACTCACTCGTGGGTCGCCTAGTTCTTCTCGGATTTCTGCTCTATGCAATTCGCCTTGGAAGTATGACAGGAATCCTAGCATTCCTTGCCGTCGCCGCACTCTTTGTTGAGCGCAATCGTTATTCGATTTTCCAGGCGAAGAACTACATTGTCAGCCGTGGATCTGCACCGACCTTGGGAGAGATGTCTCCTCATGATGCGCCTGCACCGGTTGATGGACAAGTAAAGGATCCGTCATGGGTTGGCCATGGCCCCATGGAGGATGTAGAATCGTGGACAGAAGTGGAGCACGGGCAGTCAGAGGATCACAAAGAAGTAATTCAGTCTCAGCTGTTTCCTAATAACCGTATTAATGCGTTCTATGAGGACCACGGCCTTGCGCCGCGAAACGATTAAAGATTTAAAACGGAGTTCTAACTAAATGAAGGCACTAATTGCTTTTTCCCTCCCATTTCTCACAGTATCAACTATTGTTAGTGACACGGGTTGTTACTGTGCCTTAAAAAAGAATGCGATTTCGACCCCTTGGGTAAATGCATCGGTGTCTCTTGGATGCTCCTATAGGGTGGATTGGACTGGTAGCACTTCAAAGTGGTGTTTAACTGACCAGACTGCGGCCACATGTGGTAGAAATGAGACCGGATTCGGCATGGTCGATTCGTGTGCAGGTGCTGGATTTACGAATTTTTCCTTGGCTCCATCGATTTCGCTTGATGCGACCCAGGGAAATCGAACGTTCTACACTGGACAGACGCTGAGTATGAATTGGACGACTCAGAATATTCTACCGGATGAAAATCTGACGATCACTTTTATGACACGAACATTGAGTCCAACACTGGGAGTTCCTAGTGCTACAGGTTTCTATCAGGCGAGAATCAGTGATTCAGGCACAAGTGTTACGAGCGGTGCCGCCGTGATTCTCCAGACAGTCTCCAGTCCGCAAGTAAATCTATCAAGTCCAGCCATTGCAGTGATTCAGAGTAAAATCGCCAATTTAGTACTCTACAATAATGTTACTCTTATGTCGAGTGGAACAAGTGTAGTCTGTGATGGTCGAAATATAACTGTAGTTTGGCAGGGAATTGGTGAGGCGGGTATTGGCATAGCATCTGTAACTCTGCGGTCAACTGGTGGTGGAGGTGGTGGTGGAGGTGGTACAACTGTAGGTGCGGCAACTACAGGTCTCACAGCACAGGCAAATATGAGTGTAGACTATCCGTGCCCCCGTGGACAGACGATTCCTGGTTTTGGAAATACATTTGCCGCCTATATAAGTGTACAGAGTCCAGGCGTTGGTGTGGCCCCATATATGCTCACATCCCCTACAACCTTTTCACTTGTAGCGGCGGCAACACCGAGCCCAACTGGAACTGCGACACCCTCCTCAACGCCCACTCCAACGCCCTCTCTTTCAACCGGCGCAACGGCGTCAAATACACCATCGAGTACACCAACATCAAGCAGTACACCTACACCTAGTACAACGGCTACAGGAAGCGCTACACCCACGATAAGTATTACATCAAGTGCATCTGTAACGGCAAGTTCAAGTAAAACTCCTGCAGCGAGTATTGATCTGGCAGCAGTCGCGGCGCAAGCACAGGCTGCATCTATGAGCGCACTTGGCCAGATTTTAGGGGGAATCTTCGGATCAATAGGAGCAATTTGCGTGGCTAGCTTCGGATATTATGTATATCAGCGAAGGCAACTTCGTGTGCAGAGGCTCAGGCGAAATCAAATCTCAGTAAAACGACTCGAGCAGTCGCGCTCCGTCTACGGTGTACAGAATAATCAACCAAATCATATACAGACGGTTGTTATGTATCAACAGGGTCGGACTCGTAGATAGATTACTTGGCCGCCTGAATCCACTGCGTGCCATCCCAGTTATAGTTTTTCAGTTCTACATCGGATAGTGATTTATCAAGATAGTATTTCTTAGCTACAGAGCAGAATCCGAGTCGATTCGAATTCATATTCGAATAGGCGCCCGTGGGTATTTTACCACCGTATGCCCATTTGTAGAAATTGAGATATGTATCATCTGTAAAACAGGTTTTTGGGGATGGATCCTTTAAAACTGTAAATCCACATTGGATAAGTGCAGGAGCATCTGGAGGATTTCCTTGCGCAAAGGAGGCCTTTCCTCCGCCAGGACAGACAACAGATGAAAGTGTCTTGATATTTTGACAACTGTCAGCTTTGCTATCATTATCCTTTCGGTTTTGGTAGATTGTGCACCGAGGAATAGGTGTTGTACTTACGGCGGGTGCAGTTCCATCGGGTAGACGAGCTCCAGCCGTGCATCCTTGGATATTGGGCTGAACCTTGATATTTTCAAAATAATTCGGAATCGACTTTGGACAGAACTGTGCTGCTTTTGACGCAAATTTCTTTCGCATAAGATTCACACAACTCGGTAACTTGGCCGTATCGGTTGAAAGACTGCAGACAGTCGAGCCGTTGCATAGCCCATCTACAATAGTTCCATCGCAACAGGAGACAGTGCCCTGTGTCATATCATTCAGGCCTTCGGTCCCGGGAGGACATGCTTGGAGTTGAATGTCGGCATTATCGGCCGTTACATCAAAGAAAGGCTCTTCTGTTTTTGTCTGTTCCATCATGAAATAACATCCGAGCACAACGGAAATGCCCAGGAGAACAAGGCAAAACAGTAGACTTTGTAAAGGAATTGTTATCTTCATCCCTCTCTCTGCTAGTTAGACTCTTTCTTTGTCTATCCACCACGAGCCACAATGCCGAGGAGGAAGCCGATTGCGAAGAAAAGTCCCGAACAGATGGCAAGTACAGGAAGTCCACGCACGGCCTCTGGAAGTGAAAAGGCTGCAAATCCGTACTTTCTGAAATTGAGCACAAGATTGAAGGCCATAACACCGAGTATAATCAGCAGAGAAATGACAACAATGGAGATAAAAACGTCCTCCATTGTCTTCATGCTGACGGCATCTTTCTTAGGTGCAGATGCGGCCTGTTGAGTCTCCGCCTCCTTTTTAAAGTCTGTAAGGGGAACTGAAGAGCCTGCTGCTTGAAACTGCACTTGGCCGTTGTCATTTACATTTTTGAGTAAATCAAGCGGAACACATTTGTATTTTGAAATATCAATTGGGTCTGTACTTATTCCTGCCATCTATCGCATACAGGGATTTTAGAGAACCCCAGGAATATACATGGGTCCATCGTACTGGTAGATATTCACCTTACCTTCGTTTCCATTGACGGTGCGAACATGTTCTCCGTTGAAGAGTTCATCGCAGCCGATTGAATCCTGGCAATCGCGTCCCTTGTAGCGAATCGGGATGGGAATTGGATTGTAACTATCCGTTCGCGTGTAGTAATTGTAGCGGTCGGAGCGACCGGCTGTGCGGCGGCCATAGAGCGGTAATGTCTGGCCATCCGATGTTGTGATAAATCCGTACGACTGGTATTGCTCAGGGAGGCCTTGTGTGGGAACACCAAAGAGGGCACCGCGGACCGGCATCTGAGCAGGGGCGTTCCAGAATCGAAGGGGCTCGGGTGCACGGGTGTAGCGATCATCACCACCGGCATTGACAACGACTGTGGGAGATGGCTCGGGGATACGGGGTTTACGAACATAGACAGGGGCCTCCTGTTGCGTACTATTCATGTAGACAAGTGCTCCTAGACAACCGACTAAAACAAATATAACGAAGAGGAATACTTCTGGTGTAAAACAAAATACACCGGGAGGACACCGTGAAGCCTTCATGACTATCTACCAAATGAGCGCGTTTTAAGAACAACGGGTGCGATTCTTACGGCTCTTACGGCTCTTGTTTTTACGATTCTTGCGGCTCTTATTTTTTAAACCCATTCCAAGCATTCTTTTCCAGAAGGGTTTTGCAGCGTTTGCAGCTTGTCTCTGCCGTAAATTTGCCATGGCATTGCCAAAAATTAAATTTCTTTGACCCATTTGTCTTTTAAGAGGGTTCTTAGCAAATAAGCCAGCGAGACCAGGGATATATCCTTTCTTTGGCTTCATGTTTACTAAATTTGCATTCGCGTTTTGCCTTGCTTCAAAAAAAGCATTTAGAGATTGCGGCGGAGCAGATACATTCATAGCCGCAGGGCTATTCGGCATATACTCATTTGTAGCTGCAGGGCTATTCGGTACATTTGTAGCTGCAGGGCTATTCGGTACATTTGTAGCTGCAGGGCTATTCGGTACATTTGTGGGCGCAGGGCTATTCGGTCCATTACCACGAGGCGCTGTGGGTGCGGGTTGTTGCTTTTCAAAAAAGGCGCGCATATTTCTCTTCGGTGGAGGACCACGGTTGTTCATTTTCTACTTTATAAAGATAAATATATCTTCATAGAGTATTTTAAAAGATACGCACTTAGACCGGAGCAGGTGCACCAGGGGCTCCAGCGGCACCAGGGCCAAACATTGTCTGGAATGTATCAATGAGTTGCTTTCCATCTGAAAGCATCGGCTTCATGGTTCCAAGCATCATCATCAACGACTTCTGTGTATCAATCAGTTTCTGCGTATCCTCAGACATTCTCTTCACCTGGTCAGGCTGTAATGCATTGAGCGCATTCAGTACAGTGGTTCCCTGGTCAATGTGAAACCCACCCTTTGTATCCTGCGGAATGGAGCCGAGTTTGAAGAGACCCTCTGTGCTCGGTGCATTCGCGTCCTGAAAGCCAGACTTCGTAACAGCGGCCGGTTGACTGCTTGAGGAGGTCGTCGCACTTGTTGACGGCGCAGTCGCGGCCGTGGCAGCGGCAACCGTCTTCGCAACTGCGTTGGCACCAGGGGTAGATGCAGCGGGTGCAGCAGGCGCGGCAGGAGCAGCCTCAGGCTTGGTCTCCGTAGGGACAGGGTTATCACTCAGGTCAGAGAAACCCTCAACAAATCCACTTGCATACACTCCAATCGGCGCCTTCGCCTGCGGCCGGCGAATACTCTCAACACGCTTGGAGATCATCGCACCACCATCTACAAATCCTTCAGGGCGACGAGCCTGTGATATAAGTACAGTCATAACACCCGTTAGGAGAACAGCAACAACAGTGTATTCAATTGAATCCGATGTGCTGTAGACAATTAAGCCAATCGCGAGGGAGAGCATAAAATAGACAAATGGAATTGCAAAGATTCCATATACGGCATACAGAGCAAGGATACCTAGAGAGATTTTATCAGTCTTCACCTTCATTCTATTACGACTTTAGAAGTGGTGCTACAATGCGTAAAAGAAACCAAAATGAGGCTCCTACAATAAGAGACTTTGCTGCCATACCCATCGTGCTGAGTTGACCTGTAGTCTGGATAAGTGAGGGCAGATACTGCGAAATGACAACATTGATTGCCGGTAGACTGAAAATAAAGAAGAGCATCGCCACGACTAAAGGAATCTTCGCATCATCGAGGATACGGGCGTACCAATTCTTCTTCGGCTCATCGTATTCGCTGCTGCGCGGTGCAGCACCACCAGACCATGAATCACCTTCAGCGGAGCGGGGAACACCGTGCATCGCCGCGGCAAAATCACCGGGTGTGGGGTGGTCGCGTCCAATTACATGTGCCTGCGCCGTCATCGGATCAGCGGCCATCGGAAATGTAGTGTTTCCCTGAGGAACGCCCGGAGGTGCTTGCATTGGAAGAGGAGGAGGTGGCTGCGCCATACCACGAGCAGGCATTTGAACTGAGTTCCCGCTGCCGCTCCCACCACCTCCGTTCATATCGGCCAGAATCTTCTCGACAAGGTCACTATCGTTTGACGACGAGCGTGAGTCTAGGTCGGACAAAAGAGTCCCCGCACTTGACATTTATTTACACCTTAAAAAAAACAGATTGAATTTCCAGCGCAACTCACTTATATCCAACTTGAAACGCCTCGACTACACCCTGGCTCGGGCATTCCGTTGTATGTGTCTTAAACTGATAGCATTTGGAGCCGATTTTGTAGGTTGTCTTCTCCACTTCATGGACCGGCGGCGCCTTTACAATCTGGCACTCGGAGCCCTTGCAGAGCGGGCGAAAGAGTGACATAATCGCAACTCCGATGATGAAACTGAAAAAGAAGTGAAACTGTGGTGTTTCAAAGAACTTGAACATCCTCTACCGCTACAATAGAAGTATGTTTGACTACTTTGAAATCAAACCGTTTCTACTTGGACTTGCGGTAGGGGGTCTACTCCTGCTCTTTTTCAGGCCACCGAAGGATACTGTATACAAATATCCTCATCCGAAGACAGTGGAGCAACTCGTCTATCGTGATACAAATAAGGCGTGTTACACATATTCAGCCAGTGAGGTGAACTGTGATTCAAATGAGGGTACTCTGAAGGATTACCCTCTTCAATAAGCACTACTAAGCACGCTTAGCAGCAATAATGGCTCCCTTACGAGCCGCTTCCTGCTGTTGTTGAGTCTTCGCAGCGAGGTCCACTGCGACCTTAGATAAATCTTGAGCCTGGTGTTCATTACCACCCGAATTAGTGTCACGCCATCGTGCACGGGCTGCCTGAAGCGCACTACCCCAGCGATTGAGACCCTTCCACTTTGTAGGATTCTCTTGATTGGCCTCAGTTGCAATGAATTCTCCTTTTTCATTGACCGATGGCTTGCCAGGTAAAAGACCTGTGCCGAAGAGACTCAGCAATTTATCGTCCTTTGTTTTCTGTTTGGGTGCCACATAGACAATTGTCTTATCGCCCGTTTCCTCAAGAGCATCCATGAAATTCTCCTCATCACTCCATTCATCAATTGCGGCGTCGATCACTTTCGCCAAAACATCATCCTTCAAATCACCTACAGTTAAATTAAATGTCTCGGCAATACGGCGAACTGCTCCAGGTGTACCTGCCTTAATAAGTTGGTCAATCTGCGCGGGTGTAAATTTCACCGGATTTGCCTTCATGAGTTCCACAAGAACGGCTTGTAGAAGGCCATTATAGACATTTTTCTTCTTGTTGGCACCGAGTACTGAAAGCGGCTTTGGTTTGTAGAGACCCAGCAGAGGAAGTTCCTTTGGATTGGATATAACATCTGGGTCGTCAAAAATAATCGCATACTCTTCTGTTTGTTCGCCGAGCGCTTCGCTCTCTCCAGACACGGGTACAAGGAGCGCAGAATGGGAGAGAATAGAGTGACCTTTGACTACATCAACAGTTTGCTGGACCTTGCGTTTTTCATACTGATTTTCAAGAAGAACATCGCGAATTTCGACGCTGTAATACTCACTCATTGCCTGCATAGGAGACATAATTGCGGTTATAGCCTTTTGCATTGTTTGTACTTTACGATTTGCATCAATGACATCCTTGATATCTCCTCCGGCCTCCTTATATTGTTTGAGTGCCTCGCGCAGGACCTTCTTTGCATCCTCAAGTTCTGCAATAGTAGTATCAAGTTCCTCTTTGCGCGCTGCGTAGAGTGACTCAATCTCTTCAGCCGTTGCAGATTGAAATTTCTGTAATGGAAACTGTTTTGTTGGCTGAGCATCCAAGCTGGGTTTAAATATTGCGTTTCCAGTTGCGTCAAATGTGAAGAGATCGGGGCGTATACGCCTACCTGCAAAGAAACTCTGTATATTTGTAGGTTCTACCACTTTTCTCGGTCTCTTTCCTTTGGGCGGCATTCTGTGTTTCTACGAAGTAGTTTTTTTTTAATGGAAGACCAGAATGGACGCCCCCAAACCCAAATCAAAGGCGCTCGACAGTACTCTTCGATTTGTGTTTAGTTTAACCCACGGAGTCCTACTTTTGTTCTGTATGGTCATTGTCTATGCTGTCTATCCAGGCGGTTATCTGCCTCCACTCTGGCTGCTGCTAATCACGATTCCCTGGGTCTCCTTCGTAATTGGGCTACTACTCAATGCACTCATTCAGTATTTAGCCTGTTCAAAACTCAATGGATCTCAAATCGCCCTGGACAGTCTGTTCGGTCCGGCACTCACAAGTGTAGTCTTATTTCTTCTCTGGCTCATTCCTGCTTTAGAGTCACCGGTACTCACAGTTCTGCCTCTGACACTCAGTACTACCTACAAGAAGGCGATTAGTGGGGGATTTTATATCTTCTGGGCGGGAATCTATGCGCAAGTGATTGCGTCAGGTTTCGTACAGGTCTGCTAATCGGTCTCAGGGGCCGCACCAATGTAGATGTATTTAGGCACACCATCTGCGGTGGTACCCTCCGTATTTAGCATGTAATATCCAGGTTTCAGATCATTGTTTGCCTTTTTGGCCACTTCCAGTGGACTATTGCGCTTGGCTCGGGAGATCGGCTTGACGGGCTCCACAGTTTCAATCTGCGTCCATTCCGTCCCAGGTAAAAATCCAAAACTTGCAATCAGTTGAATAAGAAAAAAGGAGACAACCGCCCAGAGAACTGTAAAAAGCCAAAAGGGGAACCATGTAAAGCGTTCAGGATTACGGCCAATCCCAAACTCTTTCCATCCTCCATCGGATGTGAACATTAGACTCGGTTTTATCGCCAGGACAATACCGATTCCAATTAAATATAGGAGTCCACTGAACAACAGGATCCTCATTCTATCGTAGATAGGCTATTTTAAAAATCATCAGAACCTTCTTGCCCTTGGTCATAGTCGCCTGCCGCATCATTTAAGGCCTCGCCTTGAGGATTCCACTCATCACCTTCGCCACCACCTCCAAATCGCTCACCTTCGGTATTGCGCCAGTTATCAATTCCAGCTGCTTCATCTTTTTCGCGCTCAAGGTCGTAGAAATCCTTGTTGTATTTGTAAATGAGTTTTGTACCGCCAACGGCCCATTCTCCAAGTCCAAGACGCTTCTTCATCATCTCCACTCGTTTTTCATCCGGATTCAGTTTTGAAAGTTTCTTGAGATAGGACTGACGCTCAATTTCATCACGCGCCGCAATTCCGTCGCGAATCTGTTCATCCGTGTACTTCAGTGCCTCCTTGCTATATCTTCGGATACAGGTTTGGATGGCTAAAATGGACTCTGTCACATTGCCTTGAGCAGCGCCACCTTCTAGACTCACATAATTTCCAATAGCAGAGAGAACCATGATACGATTGAGTGCAATCCTGAAATACTCATTCGTGAGACCAAGAGCAGAGAGTTGGAAATCTGAAAGAAGGGAGGAGATCGCATGGAGTTGCTTGACAAAGAGTTTTGCGCGATCTACTAAGTCCTTATTCTTCTCATTGAAGATTTCTTCAAACTTCATCTCCTTTGGTCTAGTAATTGAATAATCAAAATGCGGTTGAAGAATTTCTATTATCACCTGATCTTTGTGCTGTTCACTCATCGGCTCATAATCCTTTAGAACAAAGGAGAGGTCATCAGACTTTGAATCCTGCAGACCACGGTTAATAGGTACAATAAAATAAGTGTATAGTTGGGTCTTGAGTTCAACAGATGATAATTTACACATCTCCTCAACTGCCTTACAATAGTCTTCGCCAATGCGCACCTTGACTGCATTGCGATATATGTCGCGTGTCTTTTGAAGAGGTTCCAAACTCGCTGATTGTGCATCGGATGTGGGATTTGGTGGAAAGTTTCCGAAGTTTTCATTTACCTTGGCAATCTCTTGAGGCCATGACGTATAAAGATTGAGTTGTTCCAGTTTTCTGAAAAAAGCTATCTTTGTCTGTTCAAGCGTCGGCTTAGTTGGTGCTGTAAACTTGACTTCATAGTGCGTATGTGTAGTGTCAAGAAGACCCTGAAAGAGTTCCTTGCTTATATCACCATTGATTCGTAGAGATGTCTTCACCGCCTTTTCAAGAGTTGCATTCATGGCCTCATTGCGTTTTGCTATCCACTCTTCGTAGGCCTTTGGCTTAATTGGTGGATCAGGAAGTGCCTGGTCATCAGGCAAAGGTGGGAATGTAAATTCGCAATGCGGGCATTCACCGGTCAAGCCAGGCTCGTGAGGGAGACCTGTCCTTTCTCCACGGAAGCAGACCTTCAAGAAGACGCGCGGATAGAGTGTTGGCGGCACTTCAGGATTGATGGATTGCGCCGGTCGCGGAACATAAGGAAAGGCGAAGCGAGAGCCGTGCGGTCCACGAGGCGGCTTTGTACCTGTGCCAAGTATCTTCTTGGCCTGCCAGTAGGTCTCCTCACGAATATTCACTAGGCAGCAAGTCGTTTCACTGAAAGGGGACTTCTTAAAGATATTATGCGTCGCCGCCTCCTGGTGAATCTGGCGAATGAGTGCTTGCGCCGTGCCAGCATCCGCTGCGCCAGCCGCGGCTTTGACCTTGTCACCACCACCAATCTGTTCGGGTAGGAAATAGGAAGGCAGTGTCTCCTCAACATCGCCAATTCTGCGGCCGCTATTTGACTCAAGGAACGCCTCCTTATCTTGAATCATTGTCTTCACAAGTGCCGTTTCACGCATCTCTTCAAAAAGTGATAGGAGGCACTGCTCGATGTATTCGCGGCGCTTGGGTAGATACTCAATATAGTGCCACTGTGTCAGACTCCACGGCTCTTCGTCGGTGATAATTCCACCTAGCACATAGGCCAGATACTTGACACCATCAAGATTCGATTCCTCTTTACCCTCTCGTAGAGGATATCCTTCAAAAGAGGTCTTTTCACTATACTGAATGAGATAACTGGGGCGATGAGTCTGAATATCAACGAAGATAAATGCGGCGGTGTAGAGAATAATACGGCGATTCAGATACACATAGTAATCGACTCGAGCAACACCGAGTTTTCTATCCTTTGCGAGGCCGCCTGCACACGGGTCATCTTTACCAGCATCTTCGCGTACACGGCGAGCCAGATTATATGCTTCACGATTCGGCATCTGTAGAATAAATCCGTTGACTGTTTTTACTACCATTTCGTATGTGGCTCTGGGCGGATTTACGCCGAGTGCAGAATAAATTCTGCGTGCACATTCGTAGATTTTCTTGCCCACCGCAACCGCAGTCAGATTGTCTTCAAGGCCAATCAGTAGACCTGTCTTAAACTTCTTGTAGGCACTATCCTCTGTTTCGAGGTCAAACTCCTCCGTATCGTTTGAAGTACCGAGTGCAAGATCTACTGCCTTGTCAAAAAGCGCTGTTACAGGGTCCTGACCGTCTTTGAGTACCGCGCGTCCCATCATCGGCCGGCCATTGTCATCAAACTCCATGCTTGTGTCGTATTCGATGGATTGAATGGACTGTCCACAATAGCGGCAGATAAATTGTCCATAGAATTGGCCACCCATAAAATTCAGGAGAATCTCCTTGTGTAACATGCGAGAATCTCGAGGATTGAGAAACTCGTAGAGTAGTTTGTATTCGTGGTCGCAGATGAGGGTTTTCTTACAGCGGCGGCAGCGGTGCTGTTTTGTTTTGGGGAAGTCGCGTTGCTCCTGGCCCTTATTCTTCATGATAAATCCATAGAGCAGTTTCATGCGTTCCGATTTATCACGGACACGGCGAATCTTCTCGAGTTCATCTACATGCGGGCAGGGATTGGGCTGCGGCGGCTTCCCCTTTGTCTTCTCTCTGAGTTGTTCCAAAACAAATTCATTCTGATAGACCTGAAATTCATTTCGAACATAGCGATTTGATTCGCGTGTGATAGAGATATCATTTCCGCCGAGAATTGCATCAATTAAATCTTGGTGATTCTGTACAAGATAATTGAGTCGCACAAAATCGATTTGGCGATACTTTGCAGGTAGGCGTGCAAAATTCTTAATTGAAGTACCCTGTATAAGTGTCTTAAAGAGGTCCATGAGTTTCGCAATCAATTCTTGTTCTGTTTCAAAAGAGCGATTGATAACGGGCGGTCTATCTTGAATACGCACTTCTGTTGCCAATGTACGCACCTGCTCATTGTGGAGTACAATTGATTCTGTAAGCATTTTCTTAATTGTCTCAAGTTGTTCTGTATTCAGTTCATACTTGTTGAGGCCAAGTGAAACAATGGCATCCTCAAAGTCAGCAAATTCTCGGATATTCCATACAGGCAGAGTTTTTAAATACGCGTCAATTTGAATATTTTCACAGCTATCCTTCTTTCCAATTGCAATAATTGTATCGGCAGTTGGTACAACCTGAACGCCGTCCTTTTCAATAAGGACATCTCGGATTGATTTGGCAACTATTTGGGAACGGAGCATATCCTTCAGGAGTTGTCCAGAGCGAATAGGGCCGAGGGAATCCGCAACACTGTAGGGAAAGAGTATGTAGTTGTGTATAGCCGCAGACTCGGCGTTTAGAATCGGCTCGAGTTCACCTGTTGTCGGTCGACCCATGAGTGTCGCGAGGCCGCGGCCAATACTCATGGAAATTACACTAAGTTTCTCAATTGAAAGCGGTATATTCTTATCAGATGCCCCTTTCTTGAATCGCGGCAGACCAGCTTCAAATCCAGGAATATCAACCTCGCACTGACCACATCCAGTCACTTCGTTCACTTCAAAACTCACTTCAGGTGAGCAGAGACGGAAGAACTCAGAATCGCGCTTGAAGGAGATTTGATTCATGGCAGTTGAGTACCATGAACGCATAAAACGGTTTACATAGTCTTGCCATTCTGTAATATAGTTATAGCGTTCAGCAGTAAACTTGTGCTTATTAATTTCACTGAGTGTCTTAAATTTCGGATCAACCACGGTAGAGAGTTTTCTATAATGAATGAATTCGTCACGAATACCTGATTCTTCCGCATCTACATAGACATTCTTAATGGCATCAATAACCGGTTTTACGAGTGGAGAATGCAGGAGGTCCGATAAGAAAGTTGCAGATGTCTCCTTCGGCACCTTATCGGGTTTGCCGAGACTATCATATTTGACAATCTCGTCACGCATATTGAGGAGGAGTTCAACAAATCGGTGGAGGTCGACAAGAACCGCCTCGCGTTTCTGGCGTTCAGGTGTCTCAAGGCTGAGGAGGTCACGCATCATCTCTTGGCGCTGGTCATCACTCTCATAGATAATTTCACGCTCTTCAAGCTCTACGAGAACTCTGTGCTGTTTCGGTGGAGGAATCTCGCCGAGATGCTTAAGAATAGGCTCGGCAACCTCCTCGAAGCTTTCTCCAGAGTTATTACCTGAAGCTGCCGATACAGGCTCTCCTTGCGCCTTTTCCTCAGGGTTCTCAGGGTTCTCCAGCTGTACCTTCTTAATGACATCGTAGTCAAATCCATCGGCAATTGGAATTCCTGTAAAATTAAAGTTGACTTCACGCGCCTCGTCAATTTCTTTCTTATAGGAATCCACTTGTTGAAGAATACCGATATCGTCATTATAATTTACTGAAATGAAGCGGTAGGTAGGGCCGGCCTTTCCATCTTTGAACGCCTGAATTATATCACCCTCTTTGAAATCGAAGATTTTCAGGAAACTGTCCTCCTCTGTTAAGTCAAAGTCATCCTCTTTGCCTCGCCAATCTGCCTTCTTAAATTGGATACGGTTAATACCAAGTTCTTTCTTGATATCTCCAGATTCATCAAGCGGAAGTGTGACAACTGTATCACCTTTTAGATATTTTATGAAATTGGCGTCTCTATAGTAGACATAGCCCTCGCCAGCAACAGCGGCTTCGCCTCGTTCAACAACATTAGTATAGACTTTCAGGAAATCTCCAAGTTCAATAAGATTGCTGCGTTTAAGGGGTTCTTCTTCGGGGACAGGGGCTGCTATCTGGATACTATCATCTTGAACGGGTGTTTTTTCATCTGGTTTGAGTGGTTGTTCTTCCATGCCACCGCTCTACTGAAGTCAAGGTGGAAAAAATTTGATTTGGTGGCGCTGCCACAGTAAAAGTAGAGCAATATACAGTTCCATAATGGTTTATACTCATAGTATCTTCGCAAATCTCGTATCAAAGTACAATGACTGGAAGAGCCTCTCGGCCTTTCTTCAGAGTGAGGCGGGCGGTGCAATTCGAGTTGTTCAGAAGGAGGGTGAGCGATATGCCGTTCTGCGGTATGTGAAGGGAGCGTCGGATATCTTGAATAAGGAGTGGGTTCCCTGGATGCGTTCGGTTGTGTGGGACACCCAGACAAATCGTCCTGTCTGCATGGCACCGTGTAAGGCGGCCTCTGGTGATATTCCTCATGAGCGCGTTGCAGCGGTAGAGGAGTTTGCAGAGGGTGTGATGGTGAACTGTTTCTGGGATGAGAGCACTGGAGCAGTGCGGTGGACGACTCGCACTGCTCTGGATGCGAATAGTGGATTCTATGGTGTAAAGACCTTTGCGGAGATGATTCAGGATGCTCTGACTGCGAAGGGTATGCTGCCGACGAACATTGTTGGAAAGGGATTCGCATCCTTTGTTCTCCAGCATCCTGCGCATCGCATTGTACAGTGGCACGAGGCGCCGAATCTGCTTCTCATTCACACCGGCCTTGTAAACGACGATGGCACGGTAAAGATTCTGGATGAGCCTGCTGATTGGGATGCGGATACGCGATGCCTGGCTGTAAAGCAGTATGAGCCGCTTGGTGCCGCGGAGTTGCCGATGGATAGGATGAATAAGATGACGCAGTCTCAGGACTCAAAGTGGCAGGGTGTCGTATTCCGGGGACATAATGGTCAGCGCTGGCGCCTCCGCTCAGTGTCGTACAAGATTCTGCGTAACCTGCGTGGACCTGAGGCGCGTATTGAGGACCGCTTTGCAAGGCTGCGTCGTGAGAACATGATTAACACCTATCTCACGACCTGGTCTGAGGAGCGGACAAGGTTCTGGGAACTGGAGAAGCGCCTCCGTGATCTGACGGTGATGATTTACGCGGAGTACTGCGCCGTTCACAAGGAGCACAGTAAGGTCTTCATGGATGTACCGGTTGCACTGCGCACTCCAGTCTACCATCTCCATGGCCTCTATCTCAAGGACCTGCGGGCGAATAAGCAAACGCTCAAGATGCCGATTGTCATTCAGTATGTGAACAATCTGGCGCCCGAGCATGTGAGCTCCATGCTGCGTTCGCAGATTGTTACGGTGCCTGCTGCCTAGTGAGGTACTTAAGCATATTTACAAATTTTTTTGCCGCTAAACTGGTCTAAAACCCTTCCACTACATCACTTTAGAAATGAGCACTCCTTCTAAGCCCACTGGACCCGCCATTGGAATCGACCTCGGAACCACATATTCATGTGTTGGTATCTGGCAAAATGACCGTGTTGAGATTATCGCAAATGATCAGGGAAATCGTACGACTCCGTCCTATGTAGCCTTCACTGATGATGAGCGCCTCGTGGGCGATGCTGCAAAGGGACAGGCGGCGGCGAATCCGGCAAATACGGTGTTCGACGCAAAGCGTCTAATTGGCCGTAAGTTTACTGACCCCACGGTCCAGTCTGATAAGAAGCACTGGCCGTTTGCTGTAAAGGAGGGTAAGGGTGGCAAGCCGACCATTGGAGTCAACTGGAAGGGTGAGGCCAAGGAGTTTCTTCCTGAAGAGATTAGTGCCGCTGTTCTCACCAAGATGAAGGTGACGGCGGAGGCGTATCTCGGCCAGGAGATTAAGCATGCGGTCATCACGGTGCCGGCGTATTTCAATGACTCCCAGCGCCAGGCCACAAAGGATGCCGGTGCAATTGCTGGCCTCAATGTACTGCGCATCATCAATGAGCCGACGGCGGCGGCACTCGCCTACGGCCTTGATAAGATGGGCAAGAAGGGTGAGCAGAATGTTCTGATTTTTGACTGCGGTGGTGGCACTCACGATCTGAGCATCCTGACTCTCGATGATGGTGTCTTCGAGGTCAAGTCAACGGCGGGTGATACGCACCTGGGTGGCGAGGACTTCGACAACATCCTCGTCGACTTCTGTGTACAGGAGTTCAAGAAGAAGACGCGCATCGATGTGAGTGGAAATGCGAAGGCCCTTCGCCGCCTCCGCACGGCCTGCGAGCGTGCGAAGCGTACTCTCTCCGCGGCAACGCAGTCTACAGTAGAGGTGGACAGCCTGTCCGATGGCAATGACTTTAGTGTTGCACTCACTCGTGCAAAGTTCGAGAGCCTGTGCGAGGCTGTATTCCGCAGGACGGTGGCTCCTCTGGATGGACTCCTGCGCGATGCCAAGCTTTCTAAGGAGGATATTCATGAAATTGTCATGGTGGGCGGCAGCACGCGCATTCCCCGTATCCGCCAGCTTCTGCAGGAGTATTTTGGAGGCAAGAAGCTCAATGACAGTGTTAACCCCGATGAGGCTGTTGCCTATGGTGCAGCGGTTCAGGCTCACATTCTGACGGGCGGCAGTGAGAAGACGAATGATATCATCCTTCTCGATGTGGCTCCTCTCAGCCTCGGCCTGGAGACGGCGGGTGGTGTCATGACTCCGCTGATCAAGCGCAACACGACGATTCCTACGAAGAAGTCGCAGACTTTCAGTACCTATGCGGACAATCAGCCTGGTGTGAGTATCCAGGTGTTTGAGGGTGAGCGTCCTCTGACTCGTGACAACAACTGCCTGGGCAAGTTCCAGCTTGATGGTATTCCGCCAATGCCGCGCGGTGTGCCGCAGATTGAGGTGACCTTCGATATTGATGCAAACGGCATCCTGAATGTATCGGCGGCTGAGAAGTCAACGGGCAAGTCGCAGAAGATCACAATTACGAATGACAAGGGCCGCCTGAGCAAGGAGGAGGTCGAGCGCCTAGTGGCCGAGTCTGAGAAGTACGCGGAGGAGGACAAGGCGACGATGGCGAAGGTGGAGGCGCGCAATGAGCTGGAGTCCTATCTCTACAATGCTCGTAACTCTCTACAGGATGAGAAGGTGAAGGAGAAGCTGGGTGAGGATGCAACGGGGGCACTCAAGAATGTAGATGAGGGCCTCGCATGGCTTGCGGACAACCAGGATGCGACTACGGAGGAGTTCAAAGATGCAATGAAGAAATACGAGGGTCTGATTCGGCCGGTACTGACGAAGATGTATGCTGGTGCGGAGGGCTCACCTGAGGGAAACATGCCTGGAATGCACGGAATGCCTTCTGATATGCCGAAGCCCGATAGCCACTATGTGAATCCTGATGCCAAGGGCCCGAAGGTAGAGGAAGTCGACTAGGGTCGACTAACCCCCCTTGCGGGGAAGTGGACTAAGGTCCACTAACCTCTTCGAGGGAAGTCGACTAGGGTCGAGTAACCCCCCTTGCGGGGGAGGTTGACTAAAAAAAATACACAAGATAAATGCCGTGCCCGTATGCAAATCTATTTGGAGTTCCAGGCGAAGGCGTTCATGCTACTCGTATTTTTGGACTTGCATTTGCCGATATTTTCCTCACAATTCTACTTTCAATTGCGACGGCTTGGGCCACAAAGACATCCTTTGTAGGTAATCTTCTATTTTGGTTTATTGCAGGGGAAGTTCTTCATTATGTCGCTGGTACACAAACTGCCTTTCTTACAATGGCAGGTATTCAAGTAAATTGTAAATAAAAATAAATCTGTGACATTTTAAATGTCTATAATTTATTTTTACCGCCCTACAGGTCTATTTCTTGCTCCAATCACTACATCTTTTAACTCACGAAGCATTCTTGCATATTCTCCTATGTAACGAGCCCATTCCCAAACTTCAGCAGACGGGCGTATAACTTCAGGGGGTCCAGGAGCAGCAGGAGGCACTTGCGCACGTCTTTCCATACCAGTTGTATCATAGATCATGTCCATAAAAGTAGCAGCAAGTCCTTGAAAGAAAAGTGCTGCACGATCGCGAAACTCTGCAACACCAGGAAATCTAGAATCAAACACATCACGACCAATTCGTATTTCTCTTGCGAGTTCTTCTACATTTGTAACATTTGCATATGCTGCTAAGAATAATCCTACAATACCTAGACCACCAGCAAGAAGAGAATAAAATGCTCTAGCACCAAACCAACCCATACCCTTTGCCTGTGCGAGTCCACGTGCTGCGCCCTCTTCAAGTACTGTTGCAGCAAGAGCACTAGAAGTTCTTACAAGTTCAGCAAGAGCCCTTGCCGGCTGTAAATTTAGATTTGATATAAGAGTATCAATAACTTCTGCACTATATTGTGCTCCATTTCGTTGTGCGCGAGGAATGATAGCAATGAGTTCATCAAGAATTAAACGCGCATCATACGGATTTCGTAAAAAGTATGAACCAAGTGCAGCTTTTAGGCGTGTAAGACGGTCAAGTGTAAATACTCTTTGAAAGTCTCGTGCTTGCTGTGCAGGTATATGATGTAATGAAACTTCTGCTAGCTCTCTTATTTCCTGATTGTATTGTTGTACATTTCGCGCGGGCATACTTCCACGATATACACGTTCCATTCGTTGAAGATTTTGGGGACCCAGCTCCAGTGACCTAGCAACTACACGACCAGGGAACATAGAATCCAAAATTGCCTCCGCTTCAGCACCAGTTACAAAATCCCCACTACTTGGAGGTAATTCGCTAATCGCTTGCCGTGCAGTACGACCTCCCATTGCAGGGAGACCTTCCGCTTCAGCGATAGGTGTTAATAGATTTCTTCCACTTAACGGGATGACTTCTTCAACCAATGCTGCACTATCTTCTGTTGCCTGTGCGAATAATCGTTCTGCATCAGCTGCAGCGACTCCACTATTTTGTGCGGCTAATCTTTCTGCAGAGGTGCGAACCTTGCTACTAATAGGCGTGGGTGTTTGTATATTTGCTGGAGTAGCAAGTTCGGGTGCGATGCGTGGAATTGTTTGATTTAATGCGGCACGTTGTGCATTTCGAACGGCAACAGGAACTTCATGCAGTCTATTGGCCGCACGTAATGCTTCTCTTAATACTGGAAGCATTGTTATTGCGCGTGTTCCAGGAGGATATGTTCTTCCTCCTAACTCTTCAAGCAAAGCACGTATTTCTTTCGGAGTAAGACTTTGAATAGTATCTTCTGTATATCTAGCTCCAGGACGAGGAGCTGCTCGTGGTCCTTGTGCTGGAAGAGCACCTCTTGGTAACTCACCTACTCGTGTTCCTTGTCCCGTTGTTCTCACTCCTTGAGCAACTCCATGTGTAGCAGAATCCGCAGCAGCTACAGCAGCACGACCAGTAGGACCAGCAGGCCCTATGTATGGACCACCGGAAACAGGGGCGAGAGAAGGGCCGCGACCAAATGGTAGCGCGGAACTAGAGGCTGTCGCAGCAGTACGACCAGCAGCAGCTTCACCAGCAGCAGCACGACCAGCAGCAGCTTCACCAGCAGCAGCACGACCAGCAGCAGCTTCACCAGCAGCAGCACGACCAGCAGCAGCTTCACCAGCAGCAGCACGACCAGCAGTAGCTTCACCAGCAGCAGCACGACCAGCAGCACCTTCAGCAGCAGGACCTGCCACAGATGAAGAACCCCTACTACCAAATATAGAACTTAGTGCAGATCTTGCTACTCCTACTAATCTTGATGCTGCTGCTGAACCTGCCTCTCCAACTACTGCTACAGCTTGACGACCAGCAGGTACCATCCCCCCTTTATGAGTTCTTTTCCGATGCAACTTCTGTTTTTTATTTTTGCGTTTACTAAGTTTTATTGTTCTAGAACGCTTCATTCTGTAGTCTGTTTAGAAAGAAATGTCCGCAGTTCCAAATGTAAATACTGAAATTCAGACAATTTTTGAGGTGAACAAACTGAATGATTTGAAAGCGTTCATGCAGAAACGCAAATGTCTGAATGAGTGGAACATGGCACTCATTTATCTATTTCATATTGTTCAGTCTGCCGGTATCTTAACTACGACAATCGCCGCAGGCTACGATATGAAACTTCTTGTATGGGTTGGAGTTGGATTTAATATACTTGCCAGTCTGATTAATGTCTTTGAAAAAACGAACAACGGCATTTCAAAGCATTTATTGAAGGATATTAATGCGATTAAGGATGGAACGTATGTGGATGAAGGTACCATGGTTGAGATGGCTCCGACAAAAGAGGGCGCCCAGGGACAAGCAAAAGAACCACTCTTGGCCGGTGCTGAAAAATCCGCAGACTAAGGAGAATGTCATCTGTTGAAGTAGAAGAACTTGAACGATTACTAGCCTCTGCAACTCTTCCAGGAGTGCAGGCTGCCCTTCGTGCTCTTCTTGAGAAAGAAAGAGAAAAAGTGCGCCCCATAGACGATGCAACGACTGCCTATGATTTTTTAACAAACTATGTACTCGTTGATAAAAAAACAATTGCTGAACTCTATACGATTGAACCACACGCTGATATCAGAAAAATGTTAATTTTGCTCTTTTGTCTTCTAAATAAAAAGAGAACAACTATTGTCCTTGATGAATATAATACTCTTATATCAAGTTCAATAATAGAAATTTTAAAGGCTATCACTTTTAATAAATTAAAGGGGCACTTGGAGTTTAGACAATTTACCAATACAGATGCTCCTTATTGTGAATTTACTGGCGGTAATACCAGAATATATCTTGACTTTGATAATTTAGATACAATTATTGATGAATCGGGAGTTATGATGTTTGTGGAGAATCCAGATGATGAAATACACTATAAAAATGAAGATGACCGTGACGCAGAACCAGAAATCTATAGTGTGACTGAAGATGTTCTACCTTTCTTAGAATCATTTCGTGCAAATATTTTAGGATACGCAGGCCAAAATAATATAGTACCTATACAAGAGTTTGAAAATCAATATGAAGGGGCACTGGCAAAACCGAAACTGAATCTTCAACTTCACCAGGAGATTATTGTAACTGGAGTCTGTAATAAAATTGCGGAGGCTCTTGCTCCTGGTGGCGCAGGTGCTGCCGCAGCAGTCTCTACTAAATTCTTAGTGGGTGTATTACCGCGTGGAGGAAAGACCTACATTGCAGGTGGAATCATTCGTGACTATATGAAACAGACTCTTCGTGCAAATCCTGAGAAATCTCTAAATATTATCTGGATTACTGCCACACCGAATGAGACAAAATCACAGGTCGGCAAGGATTTAATTGAAAAATTTCAAGATTTAAATGAGTTTGTCTTTATTGGCTATCCGTTTGCACCTAGTGCGACTTGTTTTACAGAGGAGGTGTGTCGCTCAACAAAGAAGCATTCTGTTATCTTCTGCTCCACTCAACTCCTCATCAATCCGAGTTCAACTGGCAAGGCATTTCTACAAGGAATGATTACAAATGCGGATATGTTTTTCTTTGATGAGGCGCATAAAACAGGCAGTGGCAAACAGACCAAGGCGAAGATTGAGAGTATAATAGGAGTAAAACCGACTGTTTTTCTCACGGCGACCTATTATTCAACAATTGAGGACTATGGACTTACGCGTGACAATACATTTATTTGGGATTATACGGATGTGAAACAGACGAGAAAACTGGATGAACTTCCAGAAAATATAACAGGTATACACGAGGAACATGTACTCGAAGAGAGTATAAGTCATTCATCGCCTGAAGAGTTTCAGCAATTAGAAAAAGCACAAGATGCCTGGACTGCCGCGAAACAAACAATTAATGAAAATGCCGCAGTTCTGAATCTGAAGAAACGCTTTGGTGAAGGGCTTGTAGGACCTATTATACTAGACAGAATTAAGAATGATGAAACGCCTCGTGCAATGGCACGAGATTATCATAATTTTCCTAATCTGAATTTTATTTCACATGATATGCCTGCAGGGATGATACCAATCAAAGATATGTTTGAAAAGATGGATAAAGTTCGCATCGAAGGGCTTGTAAATATAGTAACTAACACACTTGAGTATATTACTGTATTTTGTCATCAGGAAACTACAGAGAGCCGTTTTAGTTTTGAAAATCATGATACTATCCTTATGTTTGTACCTACCTGTACAAAAATAGGTATTGAGAAGGTCATGAAGACTTGGGCAACTATGCTCTTAGAAAATCGCAAGTTTGATTCATATGAGGTTGCATGTATTTTAGATGAAGGTGGTGAAGATGAGGTGTGCGAAGTTGGCCCTGCGGCTGCGGCTGCGGCAGTCCCTGAAAATACTCGTGCCATGAATTTATTTGGAAATCAGCCGGCTCTTGCTAGCAAAGCAGAAAAATCTATTATGGAAAATTATAAATATGGTGAACAGCCAGATATTCCCTTGCGTATTCGTTTTCTTCAAAACACCAAGGAGAAAGATATCAAACAGCAGATTCAAGAAATAGAGGACGATCTTCAACTCCACTATAAAGGATTAATTGTTCTTGCGGGTTCAAAACTCAGTACAGGAGTCAGTTTACCGTGTACAGATGTTGTTTTCTTACTTAACGATGATAAGTCAGAAGATACAGTCATACAGAAAATGTATCGTGCACTCACGCCGAGCCGTGGAAAAAATGAGACCTTTGTAGTTGATTACAATCCTGTACGCTCGTTTGCGGCCATCTATGGATATACTCTTCTTGCAAGTGGTGAAGAACAGAAATTTAAGAAGGGAAAAAAGAATGAACGATCTGATGCAAATAAAGCGACAGCAGCGGTTACGGAAGGAAAAATAAAAGCATTGCTTGCGGATACATACAGCTGGCACAAGGTGGGTGATGCTGGTGTCAAAACGCCCGAACAGAAGAGTGCATATGTAGATGAACTCTATGCGGCTGCTCTAAAAGATGCCGACTTCAGGTGTCACTTAAATAAACAGTTGTGTGCACTGCCTGCTCCTGTGGCTGCTGCCGCGCCCCCTGCGGGGCAAGGCGGTGCCCGCGCGAGGCGCACAACCCTTCGTACAACGCGTAGTAAACGCAAGATTTCAAAGGGTCGCACAAAGCACCATATGAAACGGACAAACTGAGTTTTTGCTACGCCTTAGAAATAATATCATAGGTTGAATATTTAGCTAATGGATCTGTATCTTCATTATAGGAATTAAGAAACGTAAGACCATTTTGTAAATATATATGTACTTTATTTACAAGTAGATGATCACATGGACTTGAAGTAATCATGTTGGTTAACATTAAAATCATATCATTATATTTTAATGTTAAATGAACTTCTGGATAATGGTAGATTCCATGTCCATCAATTTCTTTACAACGATTAATTGCGTAATGCGAAAGTGTTTCATTTTCATTAATTTTATTCTTAAAACAGAAATAATTAAAATACGGTTGATCGTAACAGATTGGAATTTTATTTCCAGGAACAGATATTTTCTGGAAAACAAATTGAGTAAATTCTGCAAAATACAGGCGAGTTGTTAAATTATTTTTAAAGAGAAAAACACCCGAACAGATTCCTGAACTTCTTGAATTTATTTCGGAATCGCTACCGGTAAAATCAAATATATCATGTCCGCCCCAAAAGTCTTCATTAAGATAGCCCTCCTTAAGCGTATAGATTTTTGTAGGGTCTTGAATACACGTAAATATATTTTTTAATGGAGTATGAAAAAGTATATCTGTATCACAATAGAGAATTGTATCATAATTATTAATGTCAGGCCAATCAAAAATATAATATCTCATTAAAGTTGAAATAAATATTTTATGTTTAAAATCATGAATAAAGCTTGGCGGATAAATCCAGAGTTTTATCTGGAGGCCCAGATTTGCAGAAAGTTGATTTAAATCATCTACAAAAGTTTCATCTGTAATAATACAAATATCAGTTATTTCATGACAATCCGTGCAAAAAAGTGCGTAAGAACTGAGAAAAAGTTCAATGAGTTGGATATATTTTTTATTATAAAAGACACAGAGATAAATGAGATTTTTCATTATATCTCTTCTTGTAAAACAAGATTTAATAAATAATATTTTTTAAACGCAAAGTTCCCAAGCTGAAATATAATTTAAGGGGTCAAATTCTTGGGTATATTTAATTAGTATAGATAGTACAGAATTTGGTATATATTGTTTAAATTCAGTGATGTCAAGTAAGACTGAGATAGAGAATAGTTTTTCAACAAGTATATGATCACTTGTTGCGCCTACTGTACAGAGACATTGTATAAGAATAGTCTCATGGATAATCTCTTCATTCATATTTGATTGAACAAATTCTGGAAGTGAAAAAAGTCCGTGTGATCCAGGGAATGAGGGGAGTTCTTCATTTAGAATCATCTGGTCGTGGCCATTTTCTTCTTTAATTCGCCTTGTAATGTTAGAAAAAAAGTCGGCTGTAGATTCTGTACTTTTAAGAAACATAAATCCCATATTATATGTATCCGTATCAACTGTATCTTTCATACAGGTTATCTCATTTTGTTCGTACTCCTTGAGATACTCTGCAATTTTATCTTTTTGTAGGATAATTAAATCTGCGTCGGATACAATAATATGTTCGCCCTTGTGTTCGCGAAGCGCCTTTTCAATGACAAATTGTTTAATTGTGAGTCCTGAGAAAAAATGCCCGTCTTTGGAGGTGGGTGTAAAATACGACTGTTTGGCAAAAATTGGATGTAGAATAATCCCTGATGCATCTACGAGAGTCGATGAGAGAATCTGATGAAAAATCTCATATTTTGGACTCCAGATGTAATACCAGTGATACATAGTTACTGCGTGTTTTTTTCTTTGTAGTTAAGTACGCGGAAGCTATTCAAACAGTCTGAGTACAGAATCTTGCTATTTTATACATCCGCTGTAGCCCCACGACGCCGACCTACAATTTCACGCGATCTGAGGACCATTCTGGATGAATCGGGTGGAGCCCCAATGATGAGCGGCTGCTGATACGGCTGTGCCTCAGGTGCTTCTATAGGTACACGCCGCCAAGGGCAACAGCAGACTACACGGTTACAGCAGCATGTACAACAGAGTGCAGTGAAGAGCGCAAAGATGCCCGCACCAAGCGCAATGAAGGTATAGAGAGGCACCGTGATAGGCTTCTCTAGAGAAATTTCAATCTGGCTGATGGTGTTATTCATGATTTGTGGTAGGATTGGGTTAGTGGATATTTCAAATTTAGTCTAATTGTGGTTCGGGTAGATTCTCTAATCCTCGCATCATAACACCCAGTTTCCACAATTCATGTTTTAGACGAATAACACGATTCTTTGAAACGCCGTATTTATCTGCAATGGCTTGGTTTGGTGATGGACGAAGATTGCGTGTGAGATTATTCGCCCAATTGTCCTCCCCGTATTGATTTTTATATGCTTGGACCAGGTCTTCAAGAATAAGACGATTGGTTTCTTCCATGGAACTTTATAGTGTATTTTTTTAGACTGGTTTAAAAATTTGAACTTTATTTGCATTTTTTTATCAAACAAAAAAATGTCTACAAATATCTATATTCTGAAGTTGCGTTCTGGAAAGTATTATGTTGGAAAATCAGCAAATCCAATGGAGCGATATCAGCAACATCTGGATGGGAAAGGTTCCGCTTGGACGAAAAAGTATAAGCCTGTTTCTTTGGAGAAGGTAATTCCTAATGCAAGCCCATTTGATGAAGATAAGTATACAAAGGAATATATGAAGAAACACGGCATTGAAAATGTGCGCGGCGGAGCCTATGTGACTGAGGAACTTGATGAAGTTCAGGAGGAATCACTAAAACGAGAACTCTGGGCAGCCACAGATAAATGTACACGGTGTGGTCGTGGGGGGCACTTTGTATCGGCTTGTCATGCACGAACAGATGTAAGTGGAAATGAGTTTGATGAAGAGGAGGAAGAAGAGGAAGATATCTGGGGGTGTGACCACTGTGATGCTGAGTTTTCAGATGAAGAGGAATGTGAAAAGCATGAACGGCGTTGTGGTAAAAAGAGCCAGCCAAAAAAGAAGTCTGGTGCTTGTTATCGTTGTGGCCGCACAGGGCATTATTCTCCAGATTGCTATGCGCGAACGGATACAGATGGAAATGAACTTGATTCAGAAGAGGATTAAGATTCAAACAGCCTGAGAACGGAGTCTTTCTGTGCAACACCTTCATTCGTGAGCCGGTCCGCATGCGCATTTTTTTCACGCGGAATGTGTTTAATAGCCACAAAATCGAAATGGGAGAGGAGGGCTCGGGCCTTTTTATGCAGGCTGGCTAGATTTTGTGCCTTGATTTTCCAGGTGCCGGCGAACTGGTTGATAATCAGATTACTGTCCCCTTCAATCAGAAGATTTTTAATCCCTGCATCGGCAGCCTCTTGGAGACCAATAATGAGTCCGTTATATTCGGCTTCATTATTTGTCGCGTGGGGGATAAATTCGTAGCGTTCGAAAACGGGGTCGGTCGTTCCTGGATGAAAGAGAACGGCGCCGCCGGCTGATGGGCCTGGATTCGGATCGGACGCGCCGTCAAATTGGAGGAGATGCGGTGGCGCCGTTTGTTTGCCTTTTACATGGAGATAGCCATCTGGATTTATTTCAATAACTGGTTTTTCTTCTTTGGGTTTCTTTACAGGTGGATTCTCTAGTTTGATTGTACAATCTTCAATAAATTTTTCTGCTTCTTTCTTTGTTTTAAATTTCTTATACACAGAACCTCCATAACCCTGTGTGTAGGAAGCACACTCTGCCCAAGTATTAAATATACCTATTTTTACACCTTTGGCTACAGCATAGAATGACATTTAAAATAAATATATATAAATATAAAGTTCAAATTTATCTATCAAAAAATTTGAACTTATACTGTTGTTTTTGTATAAGTAGCAAATGCAAACTACCATTCGCGGACTAGATAAGAGCAAATATCCAGGTCGTATGGGAAAGACATGGTATGATGAAGAAGTCTTAAAACTTCTGACTTCTATCCGTAATAAGAAATCAATAAGTGAAATTGCTACAGAACATGAGAGAACTCTTGGAGGAATTACATCTAAGTTGCGTGGTATTGCCGCAGAGTATTATCTTAATGATAAGAAGCCTATTAGTGAAATTATTCAACTTACTGGTCTTGATCGAGATGTCATTATTGATGCAATTGAAAAGAGGGAATATAGAGCCGAATTGAAAGACAAGAAAAAAATGTTAAAAATTGATGCTGAAGAGGAAAGGGTTATTCTATCTCCTCCTAAAGTAGATCCTATTCTAGAAATTCTTAAAGATATAAATGAAAGATTGCAGAAACTTGAAGCAAAAGTGGATTGCCTGAATGAGAAGATGAATAAACCAAAAATTATTATTAAGAAAAAAGCGGTGGTAAATGAACCATATGAGTTTGTTGATTAGCCCCGTTCACGCAACTCTTCCAAACAATCCATAAACTCCCTCGATTCCTCTATAGACCAACTATTCAAATCATATCTCTCCCATGCCGCCGTCAAAGGATTCAAGAGAAAGGCCCATCGAGTTTTTAATGGAATGACCCCATGCCGGCCCATTGCAACATATGCAAGAACCTGTAGAAGATTTTTACAGTTTCCTGTATCACGCAAATCTGCAACTTCTTTTGCCGTACCGCACTTGATTTCTAATAGAACACCGCCACACTCTTGAGTCCACATATCAGCCTCGCCAATAATTAGTGACTCAGTTTCCAGAGCAATATCACCCTCAAGGTGTCCCATTCCTGAACCAACACTTCTCAAACAATCAACTACAACATCACAGATTCCATCTTGATTGAGTGCCACAAACTCTTCAAATCCATTGGGTAGACCAGAATAATAGTTTTTCGGCATTGTCACCGCCTCAATCTCCTGTGTATTTCCTCGTAGATAGAAATCAGTAGATTGTGAAAGAATATATTCATCCTCAATACTTTTATCCTTTTTATCGGAAGTTTCAATCAAGAGCCTTTCCGTTTTCCAGTAAATCTCCTTAACCGCAGGTACACACATAAACTGTTTTGTTTGATACATTCCAAGCCACCTCGATGCAGATACAAATCGGTCTAGTGCCAGACACGGTTCATTATTACTATTCATAAAGAGAACATCCAGTTTTGCACGCCTCATTGAAATCTCTTCAAGAGAATCATGTCGATTTGTTTTCCAATTAATTGATTTCACACATCGCAGAATTTCCATAAGAATATCTTGGAAAGTCTTCAATTTCCCAGAACAGAGCATTTGCTTAAGTTTCCAGTCAATATAAGTTCCAAATGCAAGTTCACGGTTCCGCATTTTCATTTCTTTGTAGACATGTTCAAAGAGAATATTCCAACCAGACTTACCTGAAGAAATAATATTTTCACTACATTTATGAACACGCTTATTTAAATCAGGATATGATGCAAATCTCCCTAGAAGTGATTTAACACCAATTGGTTTTTTTGTTTTCTTTTCAAACTCCTTCTCTTCAGTCCCCCATTGGGTAATATCAACGACTTTACTCAAATTATCTCCATGTCTTGCAAGAAGTCGGATACGACCACCCATATTTGCGTTTGCAAAGATATATATTTCTTCAATTGCGCGTGTTGTTCCAACATAGAAGAGGTTTGTTTTCTCTGCATAATGTGCCTCTGATTCAACTTCTCCATCACGAAGTTCAAACATACTATCTGTTGCATTTATCATAGCCACAATATCCCATTCAAGCCCTTTTGAAGCGTGAAAGGAAGAGAATTGAATTGGAGAACTAGGATCACGAGGATTGTAGCCAAACGCTACAGTTGTAGAGGTTTCATCCTCTTTTGCAATCTGATGAAGGTCAAAGGCAAATTCGTGTTTTCTGCTATACTGGCGTAGAAGAGCAGTAATCAATTGGAAGGATGAACATTTAATAATTGGAAAGATGAAGACAACTGATTTGAACTCTTTTTTTGCTCTGAGAATCACAGGAATCAGTTCATTTGCCACTTTTTCTTCATATTCACCCATACCTTTTCCAGGATTCACGGCAAACTCAAAATACTTCGGTTTTGTGCCTTCATTGCCGTTAAATGGGGCTTCCATAGGGAGAATATGACCATCTTTTATTTCAGGCTGAAAGACAAAGTTTACAAATCGAAGAATTGCCTTAGAACTTCGAAAATTCGTAGTTAGATTAAATGAGCGAATATTTGGAATCACTTCCCGCTGAAGAAGAGTTCGGAGAAATTCATTTGAAGTTCCGCGAAATCTGTAAATATTTTGCGCGAGATCTCCAATTGCAATAATTTGGAGATTTGGTTGAAGTTCTTTAAAACGTTTTACAAAGATAAATTGAAGTTCATCCAAATCTTGAAATTCATCTACAATTAGAAGTCTATATTGTTGAAGGACTTTTACAAGTGCAGGAGTTCCCTTTCGTAGATGAGTATGAAAGAATTTAACAGATTCTTCCATACAATTATCATAAAGAAACTCACCTTCATGTTGTTTCAGACCTGCTTGTTTGAGAAGTTTAAACATTGTAGCGTGAAATGTTCCAGTTAGAATATATGTGTGACGCCCAAGAATAATTCGTACCTTTTTTCTGATTTCTTCAGCCGCGAAACGAGTAAAGGTAATAAAGCAGATTGCCTCTTCACGAGTACGTCCAGACGTAATCTGTTTTTTCACATAGTGAGCCATTGTTGTCGTTTTTCCAGAGCCTGCTCCAGCCAGAATTTTAATACTTGAGCAGTCATCGGCTAAAATAGCCTCTTGCTCTATTGTAAAATCCATTATAAGATTGCAAGTACAAATGCTTTAAGTAAAATTCAAATTTTGCAAACCATAAAATTTGAATGGTCTAAAATATAATAGTGTATATTCAGTATAAAATGGCTACAGTGGTTTGCAGAGGTGAAGACATTAAATTTACAATTCTACCCTATTCACTCACTACACCAATCCAGCAGGAACTACTTGCTCATCCTAATGACTACGTTCTTGGATATGTCACGCATACTCAAGAGACTTGTGAACGTACATTTACGTATACAGAGTCTGGAAAGTTAACTGATGTTAAGGACCATTGGTCATTGAATATTCTTAAGGAGCTTCCCTATCTTGAGGAGAGCGGACCGTGGATCGTCTACAATTGCTCGCCTGAAAAAACAAAACATGCGTTTGGCAAGATTCTTTCAGGTGAATCTCTACATATTGATAACTGGGATACCTGGTCTGTAAAGGGCAAGGATGCCAAAGTAGCAGTTATCACTTCATGGGAAATATACTAAAAGTGATGTCAGATAATACTTTAATATTACCTGGCATTCTATACTTTTTACCCAGAAATTTATAAGACAGGGATTCAGTGCTTTCTGCGCGTTGAACGGCGACGGTGCTTACGCGCACGACGGGTCTTTCTTTGTACTTTATGATATGTGTGACGAAAACCACCCGTTGGTATACTCTTAATTCGTTTAATACGCCCATTTGTATACATATTATAAGAAACTTGATAAACTGGATCTCCTTCAAAGACTATTCGTGAGAAAAGTGTATGAGCATCATAAGGAGATCCAAAAGTACTAGTATTATCAAATATACTATTAGGAAGTATTAGGAGGTATTCTCCTGATTCAGGCTCACGCAAAATACGAGCATTTGGAATATGGTATGTTTTCTGATCTCGACCAATAAGTACTATGCTTAGTTCTTCTAAATTTGTTGGGTCTGAAATAATACGAAAAACTCCATCATTCTCTGGTAATATATAAAAATTCGTATTGTTAAATTCGGGCTCCATTATATACTTCTATTCTAATAAAAAGAAAAGAATAGATAGAGTCGGATGGCCGTCTTCAATGACCCCAAACATCCGCCAAAATTCAGAGCCGGATATGGAACCGCGAAAAAGGCGCGTGCCACTCTGAAACGGCTGGCCCGTGCAACCCGTAAAAAGGCGCGCCAAGTTGCGCGCACAATGTATTACCGAGCAAAATATCATAAGTACCAAACGCCCGGTATGAAAGCCGCCATGAAGGTCTATGGAGACTATCTAGAATAATAGTGTCTAGCCATTGGTCTAAAAGATGAAAAATAAGCAATAAAAATGGAATCGGTATTTACATACTATTTTCAAAATAATTGTTGGGGAAACTCTGAATCACTATCAGGCGGTGGTTCATCACAAGAACAAACCAGGCAAATTAAAGAATCTATACTTTTTATAGTAAAAAAATATAAAATTACTGTATTTTTTGATGTTCCGTGTGGTGATTTTAATTGGTTTAAAACAATAGTTCAACACATCCCAACATATATTGGCGCTGATATTGTATTGCCACTTATTAATAAAAATAAAGAGAATTTTAATACACATACATTTATACACTTTGATCTTACAAAAGATACTTTTCCAGAAAAAATAGATATTATTTTTTGCAGAGATTTATTTGTTCATTTTTCATTTGATAAAATTATAGAGGCTTTGCGAAATATTAAAAAGAGTAAAGCTGTATATTTATTAACAACTACATTTATTAATAGACAATTTACAGATATTGATGTTGGCGGATGGCGCCCTGTATCACTTTTTAATGCACCTTTTAATTTTCCTCCTCCTCTTGAATTACTAAGTGAAAACTGCACAGAATCTTTTCCCAATTTAATGGATAAATCGCTGGGTTTATGGTATATAAAAGATATACCAGATTTTTAACAGATCATAAATTTGAAGCCTTTTCCATTCTATAGAATTTTAAAGAATGAGCCAACTTGAAGCTGAACTTAGACTTCTACGCCAGCGAATGGCCTATCTCGAAGCGCAGAAAATTGCTGAACTTGAGAAGGAACTTCAAAAGAAGGCGCATTCCCTCCAGATTCTGGAGAATTTCATTAGTGAAAAGAAGCAGCGGATTCAGGAGAATCGCTATAGTCGCAGTGTTCCACTCGCAGCCTACTACGATAGCGAAAAAGTCGCCTTTCTTGAGCCAATTCTGAATGTTCTCAAGGATTTTCAGACACGCCTGGAGGCTCTTGAGGCTGCAAAGTCTACTCAATAAATTTCTTCTCCGAATAAATTTTTGATTTATTTAATAGAGGGAATGTCTGAGAAGTTAGTATCAAGGGCAGTTCTACTAAAAAAATATAAAGAAGAAATTATGGTTGCCCTACCCTTATCTGCTGAGCAATGGAAAGATGCAAAACCTAGTTTAATTATTTCAGCAAATGAACTTGCAAAATTAGAGGTAAAGGGTGAGATGGATAAGATTAATGCAAAGAAGACTGAGATTATTAAGAACTACAAGATTCAATTTAAGATTGATGAGGTATTATCTCAGGCTGTTCCTGCAGTAGCTCCTAAGGCTGTTCCTGCAGTAGCTCCTAAGGCTGTTCCTGCAGTAGCTCCTAAGGCTGTTCCTGCAGTAGCTCCTAAGGCTGTTCCTGCAGTAGCTCCTAAGGCTGTTCCTGCAGTTGCTAGCGATGAATTATTAGACAATAGTAATACTGAAGAAGACAATAGTAATACTGAAGAAGAAAACGTAGATGAATGCCAAAAACTATTTGATCCTTGTACAAAAGAGCCTATTGCAAGTTTAGAACTAATTGAAAAACGAGTAAGAGAATTAAAAAAGAAGAGAAATTCAGTCCCGGTAGGTCTTTATGGTCTTTCAAATAATACTACAAATTATGAATTTTTAAATTCTGTATTTATTAATCCTGAAATCTCTATTGATGATATGGTTTCATTTAAATTATCAGAAGGAAGAGCAAAGGCAGGAACTGATATATTTGAAGTTTTAGCACGTCTTTTTGTTTTTTTTGGTGGAATAAAAGATGTTAATCCAACAAATGGAGGAAACTATAGATTTATGGATAGAATCGAAGGAGGTAAAAGATATAATGATACAAAACAAGCACTACAAAGTATGAAATGTATTGCATCAAAAGGCTCAGGTGTGAGTGATATAACACTTGTAAAATTTAATGAATCTAGTAAAGATGTAAAACCAGATGCTCCTTATTGTGAGGTTGAATGCAATATTGATAAAAATATTATTGATATTAAAACTTATCTTATGAGTGTAAAATGGTATAAAGATGAAAAAAATGCTGAACACTATGATTTGGAAAAACTATATACAATTTCAAAGTCACAAATAACATCTGCTGAACAAAAGCCATTTGGTATTATTGTATTTTTAAAAAGTAAAAGAGATTTTGAGATTGCTCATAATAGATCATATCGTCAATATGTGCGCGAAATTGCAAATACTTTTTTTGGATATGAAGAAGATGTAAAACCTTTTTTGGAAGAAATAAGAAGAAGTATCTTTGAACTTGCTAGTCTTAAAAATATTACACCAAAAGAAGCACTTGAATCACAGTATTTTATTGAAGGAGCAAAACCAATTTTATCTTTACAACTTCATCAAGATATTATTGTTAAAGGGTTATGTGATTCTATTGAAAAAAACACTAATAACTTATATCTTATTGGAGTTTTGCCACGAGGAGGAAAAACGTATATTGCAGGTGGAATTATTCGAGAATATCTTGCAAGAACAAAAATACCTAAATTAAATATATTCTGGCTAACAGCAGCACCTAATGAAACTAAACCTCAAATAGAAGAAGAATTATTAAATAAATTTCAAGATTTTAATAACTTTGATTTTATTGAGGTAAAAACTACTTCTGATTTAAGGAAAAATAAGGATCATTCAGTATTTTTTTGTTCCTCCCAACTACTTCTTCAAACTCAAAAAACATCTGCATCAAAAAAAAGAGATTTCTTATTTGATTTAGTAAGTGGAAAAGATCAACTTGGCTTATTATTTTTTGATGAAGCACATAAAACAGGTGTGGGTGAACAAACTAAACTACAAATAGAAAAACTAATAGAAACATATTCATTTTATAAACTACCATTTATATTTTTAACTGCGACATATTATAATATTCTATTTGAATATCAAATACAAAAAGAGAATACATTTATTTGGGATTATACAGATGTTTTATCAACAAGGGCTTTAGCAACTTCTGATGAGCAAGAATCTTCTATAATAAATCTTGAAAATAGATTTGGAAAGGAATTAGTAACAAATATTGTAGAAAAAAGGAAGAAGAATGGCGAAACTCTTGAAACAATGGCTAAAGCATATATTGGATTTCCTGATTTGTATTTTATTTCAGCAGATTTTCAAGAAGAAACAATAAATCGGTTTGAAGAACAAAATAAATATAGACCTGATTCAGGCTTTGATTTAAAATCAATTTTTGCAATAAAAGAAACAAGTACAATAAATGATATTAAAACATCTGAAAATAAAATTAGAAATGATGCTTATAAAATATTTGTGGATATTGTAAATCCTCGTAATATGATAAGTTTATTTACTCCAAAAGAAAGATTTATAGAAGAAGGAGAAGGAGGAGAACCTCTTAAAAAAGAAGAAGGCTTTTCACTTGAACCTAGTTTATTAGCACGAATTGATAATATTAGTAGAGATTCTCAAAGTAGATTTAGGATTGATGAAAATCCAAGCCTACTTATGTTTATGCCTACAGGAGGTACAGGTTCTAATATATTTTTATTACTTTGTGCATGGGCTTCTTTATTAATGAATCATTCTTGGTGGAATAAAAGATATGAAGTTGTATGTGTTGTTGATGAAAAAACATTAGCACCTGAAGAAAAAAGTGAAATTAATAGTTTAGCACAATCAAATAATTCAATTCATATAATAAATAAAAACTTAAAATCAAATATTTTTGCATTAGAAAGAAAACTTCATTGTGAAAAAAATAAGGGGTTAGTTATATTGGCTGGTGAAAAACTAAGTATGGGAATAAGTTTACCATGCGTAGATGTTGTCTTTTTATTGAATGAAAAGAAATCACCAGATGATATTATTCAAAAAATGTATCGTGCATTAACACCTAGTGTAGGAAAAAAATCAGCATTTGTAGTTGATTTAAATCCAGTTAGAACATTGGCTGCGTTATATGGTTATACTCGTGCATCACATATAGATACAAATACAACATCTGAATTATTGGGAATATTATATGATACATATTCATGGGATACAGATGTATTTGAATTTAATCTTCAAAAGGGTCAAGAATCAAACGTACTTACTTTTCAAGATAAATTAAAGCAAATGTTTGATTTAGCCGAAAATGATAAATCTGGAGTATATAAATTAAATGAAGATATTGGAGGTGTTGAAAAAAAACTTGCTGAAAATATTAAAAAAGGAATAGATCCTGAGTTTGTTGCAAAACTTCGTGGTACATTTAGTAATAAAAAAATACAAGCAAGTTTATCTCGAATTGGGCTAAAAGAGGGAAGTAAGATTACTTTACAAAGTGGCAAACTTGTAATACGATCTGCCAGAGTAGAAAAAAATAGTAATAATGAAAACAATGATGATAATAATAATGATAATAATAATGAAAGTCCTGAGATAATAATTGATAATTTTATTGAAACTGTCGCAGATTTTATAAAATATCTGGCAGTGACAAGTACAAAATCAAACTTTGAAGAAGCACTCCAAGAGTATGAAAGTGATATAAAAAATCAAGAAGGAAGCAGCCTCCGGCGTAATATACTAAAACTAGTGCGTTCGCGAATAGAATTAAAAGGTCTTGATGACGATAAGTTATTATCAAATATTTTATTATCCGCTGTAAAAGATTTCGCAAGGGATAGTAGCGAACGCGTCTTCCGTCAGATGAAGGGCAAGATAGATGAAAAATCACTACGTAAGGATAAAATTCTTGCTATTATAAATAAGCGTTTGACACCAAGACAGAAGCAAAAGAAGGAATTAGGGGAAGTTTTTACACCTATAGAACTAATTGAAGATATGCTTTCCCATTTACCTAAATCAGATTGGTCTAATCCTGACTTAAAATGGTTAGATCCAGCAAATGGTATTGGAAATTTTCCAGTAGTAATATTCTACAAGTTAGATGAAGGGTTAAAAGGATGGGAGCCAAATGAAAATAAACGCAGAAAACACATCATAGAAAATATGATTTATATGATGGAAATACAATCAAATAATAATCGTATAGCACGGAATATATTTACAAGTTTGTGTAAATCTTGCACTCCTAATATTTGGACGATTGATACATTGAAGATTTCAAATGAAAAAATAAAGGAGCATTTTCATATAGATAATTTTGATAGAGTTATAGGAAATCCCCCATTTCAAGCATTTCAAGAAGCCCAAGGCAAAAGAGGTGGTGGCGATGAACTTTATATGAAGTTTGTTAAAAAATCCATTGAACTACTAAAATCTGACGGGTTCTTAGTATTTGTTCATCCTCCCTCTTGGCGTAAACCTCAATTTAATGAGGGTAGAAAGAAAAGTAAAAATGCTGGTATGTTTGACTTGATGGCACACGAAAATCAAATAGTATATCTTGAAATACACGATAGCAAAGATGGTATGAAGATCTTTAAAGCAGGAACAAGGTATGATTTTTATGTAATGAAAAAGGCATTAGCAAATGTGGATACCAAAATAAAAGATATGCACGGGTATATATCTGATGTTGATTTGCGTGATTTTGAATTTTTACCAAATTTTAACATAAAGAATGTTCTAAAGTTATTTCCTAAAAAAAGAGAAGACATATGCGAGTTAGGAAAGTTTAATGAAGAAACTAATAAATATGAAAATAGCCCTTGTATTTTATATGAGCGTTCAGCATATGGTGGTGATAAAGCGTGGGTTTCTCAAGAAGAAACCTCTCAATATAAATACCCATTGGTACATGCAACATTAAAAGATGGTACTAAATTTTTCTACTCAAATACAAAAGATAAGGGGTTTTTTGGAATACCAAAAGTTATATTTGGAGATGGTGGCATAAATGAACCATTCATAGATATGGAAGGAAAATATGGTATGACGCAACACGCTATTGGAATAGTTATAAAAGATAAGAAAGAAGCCGATAAGTTAAAGAAATTTTTACAATCTAACTTCTTTAAAAATATACTATCTGCGTGTATGTATAGTGGGTTTCAAATAGACTGGCGTCTTTTTACATATTTCAAGAGAAATTTTTGGGATTTAGATGTAAATTTAGACGAACTTATAATACAGGGATCAAATGACGAACAAGCACAAGGTGGCGGAAAGCAACGCAGATTTACACGCAAAGTAAGACGCGTATAACCTCCTTATAAATATAACATACCTTTATTCACATAATAAAGATATAATATACAAGGCTGTAAAATTTGATGAGTGCCTTCCTCATATATTAATCAACAAAAATGAATACTCCTTCTTTCAAGTTTAAGAAGATGATTTGTGCGCATAGCAGGGATGATAGGGATAAAATTCTATATCCTATCAAGAACTGGTTGATACAACAGATTTCAGTTGATCCAAAGGCTTCTGCATGTTATTCTTCTATCCAAGAGATTTATCAAGTGAATACTTGGGCTGATAATAAGGCTTTCAAGGAGCATTATATGTGGGCGATTATGTCTAATCACGATTCGTGTGTATCTTTCCAGGAAATTGTTAAGGCAAAGGGTGTACCAATAAAGAATATTGCGGTAGCAATTAACGATGCAAACTCAGAGCCACGTAAGGCAATCCCTAAGAAGATTCGAGGAGAGGCTTGGAAAATACAGTTTGGTAACTCTATAAAGGGGTTCTGTTTCTGCTGTAAAAAGGAGTTAGATGTATTCGATGACTGGCACGCAGGTCATATTGTATCTCATTCAAATAATGGAACAGATACTGCAGATAATCTAAGACCTGTATGTGGCTCTTGTAATCTCTCAATGGGGACTGAAAATATGGATGCTTTTAAGGCAAGATGTTATCCAAATTGAGTAGTTTATCAAATAGGATAAAATCTTTTTTGTAGGCGATTTAAAATACACTCTTTTTAATTTCATATGGGTCTAATAAAAAGAAGGAGGCTGCGAAGAGAACACTTACTGTATAAATGCCGGTCGAGCCCGTCGTGTATAAGTTAAGAGCCCCTTTTCCTTTTTCGCAGTCAAATAATAGTGACGATAACATTCAATGGCATCATCACTAATTTTGTATTCATTGTCCATGGCGACCGCGAAAGGCAAACGCCCAAGCGCAGCCAGTGCAGGAGGATTCTCCTTCAGCCAGAGCGCATGCTCCATACAACTATGGACTTTTCCGTAGCGAAAGGCATATTCCTCTCCAATCGCAATTGCGAGATCACAGGCGAACAGATAGTTTCCGCGCGAGACGCGAATCCACTTCGTACACGGATGATTAATATGCGCCGGTGCATATCCACGGATATCCGAGTTTTTCTTACATGGGGCAGTGGCCATACTTGCAGGCAACTCCTTCGGCTTCTTCTTGTGAATCAATTCAGGATAGGCCGCCGTCCAATGCGCCGTGTAGAGCATCTGGCACGCCTCCAGAATCATTTTCACAACATGCTTATCTCCATGAGCCTGTGCTGCCTCCTTCGGGTCTGCGTAGAGAATGAAGAGATTCATAGTGTTACAATAAAAAGGCACCGCCACTGAATTCAATTTTTTACCTACTAATAACTCCACTCAACCTGAAATACCTGCTTTGAACTGAGCCACAAGAGAGCACTTTTAAAACCATCATGGTCCTTTTCCGTCCAACCATAGTCTGTGTCTTCCATCGAAGCTACAACATCCTGCCACTTTGGATATTCATTCAAGAACTCTTCAACATCTATACTCGTTCGATCAGTAAAGCTCTCAATATAGAAATGGAAATGATGCCCGCGCTGCCGCAAATAAGGGCAATGCTCCTCAGGAACTTCATACTCTGATGGAACATATGGAATCATAGTATAGTCTTTTTCAGTAGGGTGATTAATTGCATAGACAAAGGGCAAGCCAGTCTTGGGGTCAATGCTAAGGTGTAGTGTGATTGTCAAATCAAATCCCATGGTATTTTTTTACGATGTAAAAAGGGTATATTTAGGTTCATTTTTTTCCCCCGCCACTTAATAGAATGCCATCAACTCCGCCTCCATTAAAACACGGCTCTCTTCTATCGAATACATTTTTCATGTCTTATTTAATTCTTCTCGGCTACACGACAATTACACTCATCGAGGCCATCCGCACTCCAAGCATCAATGTTCGCCACATTATGAATCTTGAAACTACGGTCAGTATTGTTGCGTCCATTGTCTATGGCATTTTTAATGAAAGAATAAAGACACCCGACTATAAACTAAGTGAGTTCACACAGTTTCGTTATCTCGATTGGATTGTGACGACACCGCTGATTATTCTGGGCCTCCTTCTCTTCTATAATCATAACCTCTCCTCCATTCCCTATACGACCTTCTTTACAGCTGTAGTGTTTGATTGGTTAATGCTCTATGCGGGTTATTTGGGCGAAACAGGAGCCATCAAGAAGATCACAGGCACTCTCGTCGGATTTGGGTTTCTCATCGCACTTCTCTATACGATGGCAAACTGCTGTATTCCTAAGGGCTCAAACCTCTCTGCATTCATTGTGTTTGCCATTCTCTGGTCACTCTATGGAGTTGCCTACCAATTAGAGGAGGAGGACAAGAATATTGCCTACAATATACTGGACGTCTTTTCGAAGGCACTCTTTGGTGTTGGACTCTGGTTCTATTATGGAAAAGTCCTGAAGTTTTAGCTTGTGATGCATGATAAAATTTGAAATTTATACTATACATAATTTAAGGTAAATAATATGTTCTACATTTACTGCGTCCATAGTGAATATACAGATAAACAGGGTCTTAAGAAGTTGGGGCTCACAATTCATCCAGTACATCGTATGCGTCAATATGATATTGGTGACGCACCAGGTGTAGGTCTTGAGAAGCGGTATGAAGGCCTCTGGCAAGTAAATGCAAAAGATCGCCAAGAACTTCATGAAATTGAGGCAGAACTACATGCTCACTTTGCAGATTGTCGTCAACCTCGTGAAAATGGAAGAAGTTCTGAATGGTTTCGCCTAAGTTTTGAAGATGTTGAAGCCTATATGTCCCGTAATCCTCGAGTTACTCGGCGCATTCCTGTAGATGAAATTGCTACGATTGAGCAACAGGTAAAGGCACCTCGTACTCGTGAGGATCGAGTTGCTGAGCGAGAAGAACGTGAACTAAGGGAAGATCAGGAGGATCGCCTGTTGGAGCCTGAGATTCTTACACTCAAACAAAGGTTCCTCAATACATTTCTTCCTGGAAAGCAGTTTCGTAGAAATCAAGAAGAACTTTGGATAGAACTGGAAAAACTTGCTATAAGAGAATTAACTGAGATGTATCATGGTATTGTTCAGTGGCCAACAGGTACTGGAAAGACATTTGCTCTACTCATGATCATTGTAATTCTTTCCGATAAGTATACTAAGCAAGGTCATATTTTCCGAGGACTTCTAGTTGCACCTAAGAATGATATCTTCAATACAATCATTCATCATATTCGTAAACTCAATGAGTTTGGAATCACTGTTTGTGAGGGACATAATGCCCTTCTCTCTTCTCTTCATATTCCTCATAATCTATCAGTCCTTGTAACAGCATGTCATGCTGGCCTTACAAGCACAGATATAATGATGAAGTTGCCCAAGATGAATCTTGTTCACTATGATGAGGTTCATCGAATTGGCGGAGATGAATTCTTTAACATCTTGAAAGAGCGTATGAGAGCATGGGGTACAGAATTTCTTACTGGTACAAGTGCTACACCTAGGACATCAAATCCTGTCCAGCATAAGAAAATCAGTGAACTCTTTGGAGATCCTTATAGTCTACTACATAAATGTGATATCGATGTGGCAGTTACAGAAGGATGGATTGCACAGCCTCGGTATAGTATTCATATTGTCTCAAAGAATCAAGAGCGCTCTGATCTTATCAATCAATTTCTCGGTGCAGTTCGCCAATGTATTGAAGCAAAGCGAGAACTTGGAAATTGGCAAGGTGGGAAAGTCATTGTTTACCTTCCACTACGCGAAGAGGTTCGTGATGCAGCACGCCTTGCCTTAACAGTGTTTCCCGATGAATGGAAGATCTTTGTAGCTGTTGAAGATACAAATATGGCAGATGATGATAAGTTCGTTCAAGAGCCCGCAGATGGCACTCCTCGTATTCTCTTTGCCTGTGAACGGTATCGTGAAGGATCTGATATTCCTGGACTTGAGATGACAGCAATTCTTATGGGAAATACAATTGCCGCCAATATCCTCATCCAAATTATTGGTCGGGCTCTCCGTGCAGATTACACTGGAAAAGAGGGATGGTGCTGTATCTTCCGCCCAAGTGAGGAAGGTACCACTGAAGAGGATGTTCTTGATAAGATTCTTCTTGAAATTACAGAGATTCTTGGTCGCAATGATATGCCAATGACTCCAAGTGATATTCGCCGTATGGTTGAGACTTTCTTTGGAACCACAACAGTTCATAACAGGCTCTTTAGTATTGAGGAGACAGTTGCTCGTGTTCAGGCTATTTATGAAAGGCGTGTATTTCAGAGGGGGGATCCCCGTGAAAAATATGAATGTGTACGAGAGGTAAATAAAAATCTACAACTTATTTCTCGTGAACAGTATCAAGAATCAGTAAATCGGCGTATAACCTACATTGAAGATCCACGCACATATTTCAGTGCATCATGGATCTCATGGTATCACTTTCTTGGAGTAAATACAAGTAGGTTTCCTGCAACAAAAGCAGATTGGGTTCGTATTTGTAGGGAAAGGGGTCTGCTAACTTGGCATGACTATACTAATCCATATGTGCATGATGATCTTCCTCCAAATCCAGGTGAACTTTATGAAAACTATACAAACTGGGACAGTGAAATTGGTGTTGAAGATGAAATTATTTGGTAATCATCGTAGATCATTCTGAGGAAGATCTCCATTCATAAAAAATCCAACGAGTTTCTGAAAAGAGATAGACTTAGAAAGATTTCCATACAAATCATCCCAAATGTGAGCATTTGTAATCTGAGTCTTTTTTGATGTCTCGTCGTCATTCTGATAGATATTATGTGCACTCTGAAACTACATAAAAAGACGATTGTTTTCATCAGACTTTTCCTTCTGAATTTCAACTTCGAACCATCTCTTACAGTAATCTAGCACGAAACGCCTAGACTGTAAATCTAATGATAAAATAAAATTCTTAAACTGAATGGCAAGTCTGATTCCACGAAGAGTTAATTCAAGTTCTGCCTGCGGATCTAGGTTATTCATCTATGAATAGGAATAGATGGGTCTTCTTAAGTCGCACCAGGAATCAGACGCTGAATCGCCTCCTGTGCCTTTGCCTTGTAGGTGGCAATCTTTGCATGCTTGTGCCGAATCTCATCAAAGTCTGACTGGAGCGTCTGTTGTTCGGTTAGAGGGGGGAGTTGTAGTTCTACACCACGAAGTACATCACGGTTCATATTCTTTTGAACAGTACCCTCAGGAAGTGTCTTAACATATTCCTCCTCATTCTTCAATATGAAATATAGATAATCAGCAATAATCTTATCGCTTTTTGTTAGGCATATGAAAGCAAAACTACCAGCCGATGCCTTAGTAGGATATCTGCTGATGTGTCCAGCACTTCCACTTCGTGAAACAATAGGTGTATATGCCTCAATATTCCAGTTAGGAACATACGATGATGGAGCAACACCACCTCCAATACCTGGATAGAGTTCAGTTGTGTTATGTATTGTGTTTTTGTCTCCATACTTAATTTCACAAACCTCCCCCAACTTCACACGAGCCTGTCCTTTACCCATTTCCTTCACCTGAAACATCATCTGCTTCTCAAGCATCTTCAGTGAGGCCTCCTCGTTCTGTGCAAGATTCGTCCAGCCGTCAATGGCTTCTACGATTTGTTGCTGGCGTTCAAGGGAGGGGATAGCAATATCAATATTCCGCAGGTCTCCTTGACCAATAACTCCAAGCCCAGTTGTATATTTTGCCAAATCCATAATCTTTGGTCGGATAGTCTTCAGGTAATAATATAGATACATCAGAATAACCTTATCATTCTTCTTATGAAGCGCTGCGTTATGTGATGTACCGGCAGACTTTCCCTTAACATAGAAGACTTTCCCCATTCCTACACTATCACTATAGTTACCAACTCCACTACCTCCATCTTTAATCAAGACCAAGTATTCATCACCATCAAAGCAGAAATCCTTACACGTTCCGTCTGGCTGTAATGTCTTTCCACTAAAGAATGGATAGGTACCTGGATTTTCCTTAGAATACCCTGTAGTGAATTTGCCTCCACTGAAGTTTACTAGATCCCCCAACTTCACCATCTCAAACCCCTCCACCTCCACCGCAGACTGCGGCAGATACTGCTTGTAGTTGAGCGAATAGTGCTTCGCCCTGAGTTCCGCCAGCGTAGCCTCCACGAGCACCGTCTCATCAAGCCCAATGAAGGACACCTTTTCCGTAGAACCCACGCCCCGCTGAAACACCATCATAGATGTCTTTGTCCCTGTGTTGATAAAGGAACCAGATGCAATATCCACAACATACCAAATCTTGTACTCCTCAGCAATCTTCTTGCGCAACTCAACGCACTTTTTGGACGCACCGAAGAAGAAGCCCTGAGGAAGAACGATAGAGCAAACGCCACCATCGGCTGAAAGCGTAGCCATTGCTAATTGAACGCCAGCAGAGACCTTATCATCATCCTCAATGCCAATAGTCTGAATTTCGGCGTTTACAAAGAACTTCTTGCTGGTAGTTCCATCTTCTGCCTTGACCTTCTTGGAGTAGGCAAACTTATACTCCTTGCCCTTGCTCTTGTCGCCGCCATAAGGCGGATTCATAAAGCAATAGTCCACCGTCAGACCATGAAAGGGAGCACCAGCGCCAGTGGTAATCGCATCTGAGAAGGAGTTCGAGCCGCGGATCTTATCACCACTGAATGGGATGCCTGTCAGAATGAGCATATTCAGAAGTGTCGTGGTAACACTACTCAAGTTCATATCTTGGCAGTAGACTGCGCCGCACTCTTTCTTCCAATCAACATCCGCCAAATGATTCTTAACACCCTTAACAAACTCCGCAGGGAAGCCACCTGTGCCGCAGAACCAGTCAGCAAATGTACACAGAGACCCATCGGCACGACGAAGAGTCTTCTTGATGTCATAGGCAAGCTTGAATGCAAGGCGGCAGATAGTTCGGTTTGTGAAGTACTGTCCCTCATCAGACATTGTGCTCATACCGCGACCCAGCATATATTCAAAGATATTGCCGAGTGTATCTGATTCTTGAAGGGCCTTGAGTGGAATGCGATTAATCTGACGAACAATTTCAAAGACAATATCAGCCTTCTGAATCTCATGCGGCTTGAAGAACGGCTTTGTCTTCGGCTTTGCCCTGAAAGAAGAGACCCCCTTCTTGATTGCCTCAAAGAGATCATTCTCATTCTTCAGTCCAGCAATGTATGACCATCGGCACTCCTGTGGAAGAGCTAATACATCTGCCTGCGCCTCAATAAGTCGATAGGCAAAGAAGAATGTCATGTGCTCGAGGGCTCGCTCAGGATTGAGACCAGCACGATTCCATAGGAGATTATGAAGATCTTCAAAGAACTTCTGGAGTACTGCCTCCTGCTGTATCTTATCCTGAGGTAGAACAATCTCGGCTAGAGGATTTATTTCACGGACAGCCTCCTTTACCTTTTCAGCCACTTTTGTTTCGATGACAGCATTCAAAACAGTATTCTGTGAACAATCAGTCTTCTTATTCATATGATCAGTATAACCGCTCTTCTGCTTGAAAACTCGTGCGCATTTCTCACAAGTATAGGTGGGCATTTCTTTTTATATTTATATATTAGAAAATATAAATCAAATTTTTTACCGAAATTCGGTAAAAAGGGTAAACCGGGGAATTCTTTCCCTTTTTCTTTTGAATTTTTGCCTAGGCCGCCCAAACAAATCGAACCCATAACTAAGTAATGGCCGAGTCGCCTCAGAGCCAACAATGTCTTTTTTGTCTTGAAGAATCAACATCTGACAACACACTCGTCGAAATTATGTTTCAACAATACTATCCTCCACCAACGTGTACATGCAGAATCACTACCCATACAGGCTGTTATATACAGTATTCAATACATAAAGGTCGCTCTGAATGCCCCATCTGTCACACAATCTATGAAAATGAACAACCTCTCGCTTCGCAACTCCCACCACAGCCGCAAGAATATATTATAATAGAAAATAGACTCTATCAGCATCAACCAACCCTACCCATCGTTATACCTGAACAACCTGTACAACTGTGCCAACGACCTTCTCAACAGGTGCGCATAACACTTCTCTGTATACTTATTATTATGGCTGCATTAATACTTTTTCTTCGTAAATAAAACTATTTTCTCCATGTAGAAAATGAATTCTGAAACAGGAGGCATCCTGGGTGTGTTCGGATTTTTAGCATCCGTGGGTGGCCTTATTTACACAGCAATAAATCATAAGAAAATACGATGTCGTTGCTGTGGTAAAGATCTTGATATGTCAGTCGACATTGATGAAACGGACGCTGCAAAATCAACAGCGAAGGTCAAACCGGCCGAGCCCGAAATACCCATTGAAGAGGAGTCGGCCGAACAGCCTGAAGAGTCCGAAGAGCAACCTGAACTTAGGCATCACAAACACTCAAAAGTCGCACCTACTGATTGTCCTTAGACTTCAACAGAGTCCACGCCCGAGCCAGCCGAGTGAGGCCAATTCCCGCACCGAACCGAGGGAAAAAGTCGAACTTCAGGAACTCATCGAGCTCCGCCTCCACCCGCTCCTTTCCAAAGAGTTCAAACAGTTTCGCCGCATAGCCACCCTCCGTGATGGAATAGAACATCTTGCGCATTCCATCAGGGTCACATGACCGCTCCGCCGAACCAATTGTCTCCTGGCCGCATATGATCACATCAATCTTACTGAACAGATCACCACTGCCAGGCTTCATATTCCAGAATGGGCTCGTCCGCAGAGGAAAATTCTGCAGGCTGACACAGGCCCCCTTCTCCCGCCACATACGGCCCTCGTGTTCATCCTCCAAGATGTCTACCCCTCCATACTCCGCACACACCGTATTGTAATCGACTACAACCGGTGCAGGGAAACCGAGATGAGCCAATAGCGCAGCCTCCAGCGCCTCCAACTCCTTCATGCCTCCACGGCTCTCGAACTCGAACATCGGAAATATCTTTTCATGACGGCCGGGTATCGGCGTCTTCTCGTCCCTATACGAAGTGCTCACGCAGAATACACCCGGCCACTCAGGATTTTTGAGAAGTTCATACTCGAGCCACATCTGACCTGTCTGTGGTAAAGGCCAAACAAGTCCATTATACATAAATGTCGCAACCGAATGAGGATTCTCACACGCCGCCAAAATGGAGAGACGCGACTGTGTCGGAACCTCCTTGAATCCCCGCGCAACAAAAAATTCACGAAGAAGGGAAACGAGCTGGTGGTAATTCTCAGTGTCGAACATTTTGTATGACTATACGTGGGGAGAATTAAATTTGCCAAATAAATCGCATCCAAGTAGATGAGGCGGACCACTCGAAAAAATAGACAGCGCGGTGGGGCTGCGGATATTGTTGTAAATCTGGAACATAGTAGATATTACTCTCCATTTACACCTGAATGTCTAAAAGGCTCATCCGGCGCTCAGATACGCGATATAAATAAGAATTTTATTTTTGAATATGACGATGATACTCTGAAAGAAATAATGGCGGAAACTCCTGCACGCACACGATTAATGGCTCTTCTAAATAGACTCTCCGCGCAACTTCCGTTCGATTTCAAACTAATTATTTCAGAATCAAGTCAATGTACTCCAAATCATTGGGAAACTGAAGAGGCTGCACCTGCAACCCGCCCTCGTATTATTATTTTTGTAGCCTGCAGGAGTCAAGTTGTATTAATGAGAAATAATTTCGGGCCGCCGCCAAAAAGAGGAGTACACAGATTTACTGCGGGAAATGCACTGCCGCGCAAGGGCGGTGTTTTTAAAAATATCTACTATTTTGGTTTCACAGATTTAGTTCATTTATACAATGGCGATATCTATGTGTGCGAAAATGGCTATACAGGGGAATATCCGAAGTTATCCTGTGATCTTCCTCGCATAAAAGGAGCGTTACGCGAAGACTGTTGCTCTGCAAAAAAGAATCATTTCACTTCTCTCTTTATTGAAGGTCTGAAAACTCGCAACTGTTTCAAACTAACAGAGGAGATTCTTCTACAGAAATTTGCTGAATTGGCCACAACCTACATCGGTGAAGAGAATCTGAGAAATGGTACACAGCTGACACTTGAAGCCTACAACAGAATGGTAGAAAATAATGCCTTCTTTAAAATTACTCAAGGTCTTTCATGCAATGGACCTGGTAATCCATGCCAAATTATCAATCCTCATAGAGAAGAATCCGCTACAGCAAGTGAAAAATATAATTCGATGGTTAATCCCAATGTCCCTGCAAATGTGGCGCGAAGGGATGCAAGAAGAGGATTAACACCGTGGTATAAGGCGATTACCGAAAAGGCAAGAAATCCAAATACAAAAAATGCTGAAGGCTCTACTCTTATTGAACTTGTATATGCAGAAAAAAATCTACTCTGGTTCACAGAACTTCTCAAAAAAGGAGCAAAACTTACGGATATTTATCTGCTTATGATTTTAACTACACCAGGAGATAAGGAGTTTTTAAAGTCATACTATACTGTGAATCCGCATTTAATAAATAAAGATTTTCTAGTTCCTCCAGAATTTATTGAAGGTGACTATAATGAACCGTATTTAAGACCACTCAGTATAGTTGTTTTATCTGGAGATCCTACAGTGATTGATTTTATGATTAGTAAAGGGGCAAAAATTTCGGAGGATGATATTATGTCGATTAAACACAATCCTGTACTCAAAGAAAAACTAGAGGCAGTTAAAACACGAGCAAATTCATATGTACCCGTTCCCTCGCCCCCCCCTCAGCCATATATGATTTCTCCATCAAGACAGAAAGAACTCAAACGGCGCAGAAATCTTAAACTCCTGCGATTTGGTCTAACAAAAAAGAGACGCTAAAGAGGCGCTAAAGAAGTTTTTTAATAAACTCCAACATTTTTGTATATTTATTTACAAATCCTCCAGGTCCTCCAGGAAAATGGTAGATAATTTTATTTTCAGGAGCCTCTGCATTATTTACAACATAGTCTTTCAGCAATTGAGTATCGTACTTATTCTGCGTGTACGCATGATAAATAAGATACGGCTGTTCAAGAGCACTCGGGACAAATTTCTTTTTTACGATACAATCTGCATGAATATGTTCAATAACCGAGCGAAATAGATCCTGAATCTCCGTAGTATTTTTAAATAAAAGCACTCCACTCGTAAACCCAGGCATTTCACGGTCCCAGACAGAAAAATCAAAGAGATCGCCGCCCCAGAATGAATGTCCAATAGTTCCCTCTTCAAGTGCATAGAGTTTTCCAGATTCAATCGGTAACTCGAACATGCGGGATAGCACTCCATTAATCAGAAGATCCGTATCGAGATAGAGCACTGTATCATAGTTCCAAATTGGAACCCATTCATAGAGGAAAAGTCGCGCCATTGCAGAATGAAAAAGAGAATTAAATTCAATGAAAAAGAATCGCACGGTCAGAGTTGATTCGATTGCAGCCTTTTCAATTTCAGCATGAAAGGTCGGATGTGTAAAAATGACTATGTCTGTAGTGTCATCAAGTCCTCCACAACGATCAATTGACCGAAAGACCTCTTGTAGAAGAAGTATATAATCTGTATTGTAAAAAACACAGAGATATATGAGATTTCTTGACATCTACTTCTAGTAAGCGGCCGTATTTAGACCAACGGGCGTTTCAAACGAGCATATTAACAATAAATATCTGCTTCTAAACAAACAATAAATTTGAAAATACATCACTAAGTCTAAATAAATACAACTGGTAAAATGAGCCTCATTGATGAGTATAAATCTAACTCGTCGGAACTACATGGGTTTACACTCGGATACTGCACTTTCTTCTCACAATTTACACTCGAGTATAATAGCAGGTTTGGTGGTAGCGAACCGAATACATTCTGCTGGAATAAAAAGATGCTTATGTGGCATAACTATGGACATCTAGTCGACTTTGTTAGAGAACAGTTAATTTGGATATATTCAGAAGAGGTTCAGAATCGCGTAAAAGGGGGCGGTGCGGGACCACGCACTACAAGAGAAGAATGTCAACGACGCATCAACTTCTTTGTTTTGAAACTTCAAGAAAAGGTTGGATCTGGGTGGGGGGATGGAAAGGCGCATTTCATCCTACGAGATATACGCAATCTAGCCTTTCTGTGTTTGAAAACATGAGGAGTGTCCATTTAAAATGTTTGGGGGTCTAAACGCTGCCTTCACTGCTGAGGACAGGCATTATTCTTCGCACACGGTATAATTTTGGCAACCGAACTGCTCTCCAGGAGAAATTCCATTTCTTCGGTTTATATTTTTTTATAATTTCAAGAACAATCTCTTTTGGGTCCTCTCCAAGATAAAATGTCTGTTCATATTCAGATTCATAATATACATGAAATCCAGGTAATTTAATTACTTCGTCGCGGTCCTCTTTTGTTGTTGTATCAAATGGACGAATATTAAATCCGATTCTGTACTCTTTACAGAATTGATGCACTTGGTCAAATACCTCTTCTTTAATGGGCTTCTCCCAATCATAAAGAGCAGTTATTCTGAGTGCGTGTGCAACTCGGTTAATTTCAATCCGATGACCCGTTTCTGTAAATATACTTTCAATAACAGGATTTGTAATTGCTTCCATTTCTATGGCTAAACAATTCATTTCCTATTCAATTCCTTCAATTTTACTCACGGGCGGAGTTTTAAGAACTCGCACAGTCAACTACTAAATGCTCTTTCCGCTGTCCTACTCAATACCTGCCGAAGTGATTGTGCCGTATGTACCGTTCAAAACAGCGCATACTGCATCGCACGAGTATCAGTTTGATGATGTGGCACCCTACATGGAGAACTACCGAAAGGCATTTTTTGGACATACTTCTATGAAATGTGGCTGGGACTGTATGCGGCATTATGAGATTCTCAGCCAGGGTACCATAACAGAGTTTACAAATCTTCAGGCTCTTCCACGCAAGACAATGACCAATTTTCCAAAGGCGCTTATCTTTGATTTGAACGCAAAATACTACAGTCTAACCTTTGAAGAGATTCTGAAGTGTTCTTCGTCCGTGCTCTACGAAGACCTTGATAGCCTTCTACGCTATACGCGGGATAATCTAACAACGGAATCGGCCGCGCGATATGTACTGCGTAAATCTGGGCATGCTGCCGCAAAAAAGATTCTCTATCTGTCAAATGCAGACAAATGCGGGAATTATATGGTGGAGATGCTTGCGCACGGATTTTCACGCATTACTGGTGGCGAGGCTGATATGTGGCCGGATTTCGAGGAGCGATATGATACTTATCCTGTAGAGCCTACAAAGAAACTCTATGGAAAGGGATTCAATTATACGCGGTTTCTGCCCGCGGCGTGGCGTAGAGCGCCAAGTGCGGAATTCATTCAGCAGCGAATCAAGGAGAGATACTATGATGTGATCGTTCACTGTACATCCGAACAGTCCGATTTACAATATCCGTTTCTAACGGGTGAAGGCAATGCAAAAGAGTACTATGACTTGTCGGACATTGTACTGATTTGTGGAAATGATTGTGATAATTATTGGTCACCTGAAAAACTCTGGTATATTCGCGATTCGCACGACTGTCCAATTAAATGCCTGGCCGATAAAGCGCCAATTTTTATTCGGGAACTTGGGAATTAGGGGGTAGGAACTAAAGATACGGATTTCCTTTTACAGAATTCACAAGTTCAACTAGAATTACTACAAAGATTGTCGCGGATGCCGCAACACAGAAAACAACACCCGCGATTTTACAACGCTGTGTTTCATGCCATTGAACTCTAGGAGTCTCTTTGCTAAGAGGCCGTAATTGCACTGTAATTTCTTCATAGTTATTGGTTGGTTCTTCAGATAAATGAACGGTTTCCATACTTGTACTTAGATCGTCTGCTCTTCTTTCCTTTACGCCGAATTCTGCGTGTCGTTTTTCTTCTAAATCCACCAAGAGGATGATAGTTATTATAACTTCCTGAGAGCGCCTTTGCCTTAATCGCAGCCTTTCGTTCCTTATACTCTTTATAAAGTGGAAAGGGATCCAAGATACTATTGTAAAAAAGCCGTCGAAGAAAGCAATATTTACCGTTTTCAAACTCTATCTTGTTAGGTATCATCTTAGATAATTCTGTGCATTTACCCTTAAGATCTATTGGCTTATTATCTTTACATACATCAATACCCAATAAAACACGAGTATCGGCATTTAGTTCATTCTGTGCTGTACTACAAAAACTTTTCTGTCTTTCCGTTAACCATTCTGGAATAGCAAATGGAGGCCATTCATCACTATTCGTAGAATGACCCTCCTTTTTTCGGAGCATTATCTCCTTTTTTCGGAGCATTATATCAAGTGTTTGCCCACGATCACCTGCAGCATACGCAATAAGTGGATTTAGTCGTATATTAAATGCCGGAATATCAGCGGGTCTGTTTAAATCCATATCTCCAAGAAGATCTTCTTGACCTTTAAAAAGATCCAATACACCTTTTAATATAAACCCCATAATTTTTGAATCGGATGATCCGTAAATAACAATATTTTGTGTAATTCCTCCGTTACCCTGTAATGATTTTAAGATAGGTTCATTATCGATTTTACGTGAATGAAATGCTTCCGTAGAAAACTTCATCTCAAGAAGATTATCAGGATATTTTTCTTTTACAACCTCTCCCATAAACTTGTCAAGTTTTAGTAGAACATAAAATAAATAGTCATCTTTTGGAAGAAGATGTATTTTATTAAGTGAAAAACCAGGTAGTGAGGGTGAATGTGGTGAATCGATTGAGGGAGCATACGCGGTATCAAGTTTTTTATCATACATAAAAACGATGTTCATGGGGCCACTACTCTTATTTCCAACAAGTGAAAGGCTAAAATGAAAATAAGGTCTAATTTCTCTATTTTCAATATAATGTTTTCGTATAAGAGTTGAAATATTCTGATGATCACTAAATACTACACATGATTTTGGTGGAATTTCCAAGATATCGTAAATATTAAAAGGTTTTACTTTTAGAGAAGACAAACTATTGCCTGAATATTTCATCACATATTGTTTGAAGTATTCTATTTTTTCAGGGCTTGTTATAACATCAAAGTTTTGCTTTTTACTGAGATGAGGTTTAGAACAATTCCAATCAAGTACTTGATACTCTGGTTCAACGTATGTAAACTCTGTTGGCATTTGCTGCCCACGTATACCGGCCATTTATAAGATATTAGATGTTATTTTAACATTTACTATCTGCCAGTTTAAAATTTGCATGAGTCTATACTATAGATGTTTGGGCCCATCTGTTCTAATTGTGGTGCTCACGGACACACTCTTATGCGCTGCACGGATCTCGTTGATCCTCTCAAGCCTGGATTTCACTCAGGCGGTAATGGTGGCGGAGGACACGGAGGAGATGACGAGGACGAGCATTACACGCTTCCCCGCAAAGAGCGCTTTCTTGAGACCACGCTGACATTCTTCGGCAGCAGTTCAACCGCAGTGCGGTCAGAAAACTCGTTAATATCATTGATCCAGGAGACATTACCCGAAGCGAGTGTCTTCAGATTTGTAGTGTAAATCGTCTCACGGTAGTCGCGCTCCGTAGGTGCATACGACTTATTATACATGACCGACCACTGGTTAAAGTTGGGCACCAAACTACACATCGGCTGAATAACCCTCAACGCAGAAAAAACAACAAGGGCGAGCATCATTTTGTAATATTGTAAGTATCAGATTTTTTAACCCAGCACCTTCTTGAACATCGGAGCCCAATCGTACATATCGACCAGATAGTACTTTGTGAGTAGGCCCTCAAGTTCGGACATCTTATCGCCCGTCAAGAAGCCGAGGCGCTGCAGAACAGGCGCAATTTCGCCAAACTTGCCGTGAAGCACCTCCATAATCTCTTCAGGGCGGGCGGTATCACCGTACCACATACAGTGATTCAGAACAGATTCACCCTTCACGCGTCTGCGATAGTTTACAAAGTGGAATTCAACGAGCATGATGCACTTTGACCGATAGAACTTTACAATATGCGCATCAACACCTGAATCCACACCAATCACCTTCTGCATTTCATCACCGGTCATCAGTGTCAGATTGATAAAGTCCCCTTGCCTCGTATAGTAGGGGCGATACTTCGTCAAATCTGTCATACAACCCGTGTCATCTCCGTAGCTCATATCAAAGAGAATCTTTGACTTGAAGAGTCCCTTGTAGGTGCTCGCCTCATAGAGCTTCTGGAACCAGGTTACAACCTCCTGCCCAGTATACTCTTGAAGAACAAAGAGCGTCTTCTCCTCCAGACTCTGGCTAACTAGACTCTCAACAATCCAGTCATCCTTAACTTCATTGTATTGACCGCAATGCTTGAACTCCTTTGGAAAGAGAATAACTTCGAGGTCGCCAAGAACAAAGCGCCAGCCATCGGCAAACTCGGTGAACTTGGCATCCTTGAAATACTCCATGAGCCACGGCAGTTTGAAGGACGGGTCATAATGAATTGCACGCTTCGGGCTCTTGACTTCTTTCAGAAAGACAGGGACAATCTGGTCCCACTTGGGAGTCATACTACTTACAGAATGATGGGGCGCACTCCCAATGGCAAAGTAGGTGTAGGGGCGAGGATTCTCACGGCAGTAGTCGAGTAGGGGCGAGTCCATTGTAGATAGCTATGTAATGACTGGCCGCCGGTTTCAAATTTTTTCAGGGGGTCTAAATCGCCCCACTATACTCAGACAGATGTCTCTACCGCTTACAGTGGCAATTCCCACAATGAGGCGCTGGGAGCCTTTTTTAAAAATGTTTCTACCGACATATCTGAATTCTCCGCAGGTTCGTCATGTTCTCATTTCAGATGAAACGGGTGAAGACATTGCAGCAATTCTCGCGTCTGAATGGGCTTTGCATCCGAAGCTGATTCTTAACCAAAATCCGGTCCGTCTCGGAATCTACCACAATAAGCGGAGATGTATTGAACTCGCACCTACAGAATGGGTCGGTGTCTTCGACAGCGATAATTTTTTTCCTCCAGAATATTTTCAGAAACTCGAGGAGATCTGGAACAAAGGATTCAATCCGATGCATTTTTACGCCTGTGGTCGCGGCTTCTTCGTAAATGAAAATGGTGGAGATGTAACAAGACCCCTGGATCTCTTTTCAGGACATGTCCTAGACCGGTCAAACTGGAATTCTATCTTTAATCTACAAGGCTGGAATTACCTCCTTAATGACGGAAACTGGGTCGTTAATCGGTCAGTCTTAGCCCATCTACCAATAGATGTTCTCGACAAGGATATTCTCGCAGCAGATGCAATTTACATGGTTCATAAGTTTGTCCGCGCTGGCTACTCCTTTAATATTGTAGATGGCCTCTCTTATATACATACTGTTCATAAGGGGAGTACATGGGCTGCAACATCAGAAGATTCTACTCGTATTTTCAATGATACTAATTGGACGATTGAGCCTCATAGTACTTCTTCGTCTCCGTAAATCCTCCCAGGAAACGACCTTCATGAAAGACCATGGGAAATGTCTTATGCGGCTTGCCAGCAAGTCCCTCTACATGAGTAAGAAATGCCTCCTTCTGGTCTGTCAGAAACTCATCACAGTTCACAGAAGTAAACTTCTCCTCTTTAAGAAGCTCCTTTACAAATTCACAATAGGTGCATCCTGTCTTCGTAAAGACAGTATATCCAACACTTGACGGAGTGGGAAACATCTATACTAAACCCATGGAAATCTTTAGATTGACTTTAGAACCAGATATAAACTAATGGCAAAGAGCGTAAGTCCTATTACGATAACAATACCTGCAAACTGTCCAATTGCAGTATGTGGATGATAATATATAATGCGATGGGTGAGTTCTGAAAAAAGAATCGGCCGATTTATTCCGTAACAGCTTCTACAGACAGGGCAGAGCAATCTAGGATCAGTCTGTTCATTCCATCGTGTCAGACATGGTTCACAGACACTCATTTTACAGGTGCAGTATGTGAAGTCAGTTAGGGGAACTTTATGACAACAAATAAAACAAGGTTCGACCTTCATCCCGTTCTACTACGAAGGTCGTAAGGATTCATATTCATCGTAATTAATGGTACACCCTTCTCCTTTGAAGGAACCACCTTAGAGATTTTAAAACCGTGCCTCATGTACCAGTGAATAACTTTAGTGTTATTGACGGGTACAAGACAAAGACCGATTCTCTTCGCTTTTGAACGCTCAATCACTTCTTGAAGAAGGCGACTTCCATATCCTCCCGCTTGACAGTCAGGGTCAATGCCGATATAGAAGAGTTTATTCTCCTTTACAAGTGTAAATCCAATGAGCATATCCTCAATGAAGAGGCCGAGGCTTCTCTCAGTGTCACGGCGCCTCCATGCGACCTGAAACTGGGGGTATTCCTCCCTATCAAAGATACTCTGAAATAATGCGCGTACATCGCGATAGTCGGTAGCAAGAAGAGAACGCATATCAGCGAGCACAGGCATGGTAAACTTCCTTTCTACCTTCGGTTGATTCAAATTTTTTAGTTGGCCTCGGCGCCTTCGGCGTGGCGTTTTGCAACATCGAGCAGGAATCCATCTAGACGCTCATACTCATCTTCAGAGTCAAGTTCCATGATTCTCTCCTTCGATAGAACAGACGCCTCGTGGTACGCCTTGTCATCCGTCATTAACTTCTCAATCTTCTCAATCCAGCACGATAAATCGCTGCGGTCGCAACTATTCTCCGCTTTTCCAACGCATTCAAGAAGACCGGGAGACCGACTTACAATAACCGGTGTTCCACTCGCCATGGCCTCCACTGCTGTGCGGCCCCATGTCTCTGACTTGCTCGGCATGATGAGAACCTTTGTCTTTTTGTAAATACTTACCATATCGGTCTGTGTATCCAGATATGTGAGATTTGCAGGTTTATTCTCATCCTTCATATTCTGTTTTGCATAACTTCCCTTAATACCGAGAAACTGGATTTCGGGTAGCGCCTTTGCAATTTGCGGTAAGAGTGGCCCACCCTTGTTTTCATTACAGTTAATCAGTGTAACATATTTGGGATTCTGTTTCTCAACCTTGAATTTCTCCGTATCGACCTTCGGATGAACAACAATACTCGGATGCGCATTTGTGCCTTCCAGTTTAATAAAATTCACATTGTAAACAACATAGGTCGGTGAACCCATGCGGAAAGAGAGAGTGTTGCGATTGTCATTTTGCGTATGAAGGAAAACCACAACAGGCTTCTTAAATTCATCAACCGTTAAGAATAAATCGTTGATATGATAATTCTGAACAGCAATGATGTCAGCCGATTGAAAAAGTCTGCGGATTCCATCAGGTGCCTCGCCAAGTTTATCCTTCTTAATGGGAAAAATCTGTACACCCTTGTGCTCAGGTACGACCCAACGATTCACCAGTACATAGATAGTCCAGCCCTTTTTCTTTAAAAAGGCGATCTGGTCCTCCGCCGTGATTTCGGAGCCTGCCAGCACATTAGGAACATAGGAGTGCATGACCCAGACAATACGCTTCTCTCCAGGACGCTTCGGAGGAACATTCGCCGCAGCCTTTGCATAGGCCTCCTCAGAGAGCTCAGGATCCTCTTCACCATGAGTCCAGATGCCCGCCTTTGAAATGCGCTTTTTGAGATCCTTTATGAAATAGAGACTTGCGAGTACAGCCAAAAAAAGTATAAGAGCGCCATACAGTGCGCTAAACCCCGCCATCTACCTTACACTCGAAAGATTTCCTACGCCTTGAGGGCTCGCTTTGACTTAACAGGCGCTGCCACCGCTGCCGCGACAGGCTTTGCCACCTGTAGACCCGCTGCATGCTGCCAATCCGCAAGCCAATCGGTAAACATCTTTACACAACCTGCTGCTGCCTGCTCAATTGTCTTACGTGCATTCATCTCTTCGCCTTCATGAATACCAATGCGAAGAACCATCTCATTTCTGAGCGGATGCGGAACATTATAGCCAATATAGGTCACATTATTCTGTCCGAAGAGATACTCATCTACATAGGTCTGGAGCAGATTACCAAGTGTATGGTCACAACTCAGTAGGTCCAGAATATGCTCTCGCAGAACATCCTCCTTTGTCGCTGTGCTATCTACATATCGCTCGGGTACGCTGAAGGTGTAGTCCCAGCCCTCAAGTCGATTGGAGGAAGCGACAGGCGGCTTCAGATTACGCGGCATCTCGCGCGTAAAATTCGTGTACCGCTGACAGACTTCGCGCGCCTTCTTGACCGCCTCCTCAATAATCTGCCGCGCATCAACTGTTCCAATCGTCTCCACCGTAAAGTCGAAACTATTGGCCTCACCCGTCTTCGGATCTGTCAGATAGCAGCGGTCAATCTCCATGGTCACATACTCCTTACGGAGCAAAGCACGCTTCTCCTCCGAAATATCGGCAGGCTTGGCCGCCTCATCACCAGTAATCTTATTCATGGACTTTGCCCACTTCAACATCAGTTCATCCTGACGCTGCGGATTTGGATCACGCGTATAGCGATAGGTGCACTGTGAAACAGGAATAAACCGTGCGTGCTCCTTTCCAATACCAATCGACGCCTTCGCCGTGAACTCGATTTCCTGGGGCTCGTGATTCGCACGGTAGGGCTTCAGAACAGTCAGGAGAATATCCTTATCAAAGAAGTCCATGCTGTCCCTAGGAACTTCTTCCTCCTTACCATCCTTACCAACCAGGCGGACTGCGGTAATATCACTCGAAGTGACATCAAGAAGACGGTCCGTGGTATTCTTTACATTCAGCTTGAATACATAATCTGACGGCGCACCGTGCTTTGCACTGTTCCAGCGAATAGGAATCAGGCCAATACGGTCGGCAAGCATCTCATTTGTCATAGAGGTGCTATTCTTGATAATACTTACATCCGTTGAAGTCCCCATATCATTCATATCACTACGAAAGGCAATACTTTCAACGCCCGTGAGAACAAGCCTACGAAGAGTGTTTGCATAGGCGACATTTGTGTTCTGTAGTGTGAAGGTGAGAACTTGAGTTCCATCCCTCTGAACCACCTTATTGAACTTGGTAAAGTATGGGGTCGTCATTTGCTACTTGCTTTCTACTTGGATGAAGCTTTCAATTTTAGGCCTAGTTGCGGTTCGCAGCCGTGAATCAGTTCTGAAGAGAAGATAATGGAGTCTGCGTCCCCTCCTCACATCTGCTTCTACAGCAACAAGTGTCCTTGGTCAAAGGCTTTTATTGAGGAGTTGGCGAAAACACCCTGGAAGAGAGAATTTCGTTATATCTGTGTTGACCCCGGCCCCCAGAGACCACAGCTTCCAAAGTGGCTGGAGAAGACACCGACGCTGGTGATTCGTGGAGAGAAGGAGCCGCGCACAGATGCAGATGTTATGAACTGGATTTATGAACGAAAGATGCGTGAAACCGCAGCTACCGCACCACCGGCTCAACGACCCGCAGACCCTGCCGCTGCGACTGAACCTGAGGCGTGGAATATGCTCGAACTCGGCTCGGGCCTCGCTTCAGGAGATTCTGTCTACAGTTTTATTGGCTCAGATACATCAACGAACGGAAATGGAGGGGCTTCTCTTCCTGGAACCTTTGCTTTTCTGAGTGGACAGGCTGCTCCTGGCTCGAAGGGACCCGACATGTATCCCGGCGGTAGTGGAGGTGGTGAGAAGAAGACAAAGCGTGAGCAGGCATTTGATTCGCAAATGGAGGAGTTTATGCGCCATCGTGATAATGGAATGCCGAAAGGCCCTGGTCGTGTGTAAATATCTAAAGATACCAGTCTATTTATGAATAAGAATGTCCCAACCCAAGTCACGCCTCGGGTTTTTCAATGATAAACTCACCGAGTTCTTTCGTGACCTCGCATACGCCTTTCCTGAGGAGCGGGATCTTCAGAAGGCGAGTGAATACATTGATATGGCAAAGAAGTCAAATCCGAGGCTGATTCTCGATATGTTTTATGAGCATGTATATCTAGGCGCACATGAAATGGTTGAGAAGGATGATGAGGAGGGTGTAATTGCATTTGCAAAGCAGAAGATTGAGACGCAGTACAATGAAATCTCTTCGGCGCTTGCAATCTTCGATAAGCACTGGTCAACACTTGATGATACGAATCGGACTGCAATCTGGAAGTATCTTAAGGTGCTTTGTGTACTCTGCGAAAAGGCAAAGGCGAGCGCGTAAGTGCAGGGCGAAAAGCGAGTGCAAAAAGCGAGCGCGTAAGTGCAGGGCGTAAAGGATTCTACATCTTTCTCAAATAGATGCAATCCGTGTTTGTCAAGAAGTATGATGAGTTTTGTACAGACCTCCTTGGTGCCTGCCCAGAACTCACGGCGGAGATTACGGCCGCCAAGGCACTCGCACCCGAGATGAAGGTGAAGCGCTTCAAGGCCGAAGTGAACGCATCGCCGCAACGCAAGGCCGAGAACTGTCCGAACTTTGTTCTGCCTGGTGTGAAAATCACCAAGGCGATTTGGGCTGAGTTATCCGAGAAGACAAAGAGCTCCATTCAGGAGTATCTGACACTTCTCTCCATGTGTGCACTCTACGAGGGTATGCACGACCTGAGTGGCGCTGATCAGAAAGAGTTTCTGAAGGGATTCATGGAGAATATGAAAGAGAAATTAGCGGGCACGGACTTCAAGAAACTCGCTGAGAAGTTCACGGAGTTCCTTGGTGCTGCTGGCATGGGTGCCGGTGCCGCGGGTGCAGCCGCAGGTCTTGGAGGTATGCCGAATCTTCCCGAGCGATTTCTAAAGGGGAAGATTGCCAAATTCGCAGAGGAGCTCGTCCGCGAATTTTCCCCCGAGGATTTTGGCATGTCTGAGGCCGATATCCGTGCCTGTGAAACGAATCCCATGCGCGCCTTTGAGGTGCTCATGGAAGCCTATACATCGAAGCCTGACATTCTACAGGGTGCGATTAAGAAGATTGCACACCGCATGCAGGAGAAGATTCAGCGCGGTGAACTCCGCCCTCAGGACCTGGCCGCGGAGGCAGAGGAGATCATGAAGGAGTGCACGGATAACCCGCAGTTCACCGAAATGATGGAGGGTTTCCGTAACGCCTTCGGATTTGCTGATATGGATACGGCTCGTGAGGCTGGTCGCGAGGGAAATGCCCGACTTGCTGCGGCGCGTGCTCGTCTTCGTGCAAAGCTTGAAAAGAGAAAGGGACAGAAGTAAAACCTAGTAAGCACTAGAGAGGGACATGAAAGTCACACTTTGTGATCCATATGCCTGGGAAGACCCTTTGAATTTTCTCAGAAATGCATGGGGAAAGTCATTTCAATGTGCGCAGGGTCGTGCACCGTGCTACAGTGAAGTTACGAATCAAATCATCTTTATCTATCTCTTTGCCTTTCTTGCGACGACGATTGTGGCAATCTTTCTGCAATACGGAATGGCCATACCGATTGGCCTGATTTTTACGACACTCTACTTAATTCCCGCCTTCCGAACTCTACAGACGATTCAGGCACAAGGTGATCCTGGTTCAAGTCAAATAGAGAACTTTGACGATGTTGCCCCCACACAGGCAGCATCTCCGGATGCAATGGAATATACCCGTCCTACGGCATCAAATCCGTTCATGAATGTCTTAGTCAATGAGATTAAGTACAACCCTACGAAGCCGGCTGCACAGGATATAACCAATCCGAGTGTTTCGGGTATGCTCGACGATGTATTCCGTGTTCAGTTCACGAGTGACCCTACGGATGTCTTTGGAAAGACGCAGAGCCAGCGCCAGTTCGTAGCTATGCCGTCGACGACTGTACCGAACGACCAGGGCTCATTCGCTGATTGGCTCTATCGCATTCCTGGAAAGACATGCAAGGAGGGCGGTCGCGAAGCCTGCTTACCTGGCACCGACGGAAGCCCTGTTACATGGCTCAATGCCGATAGGTGAGGGGCTTCTGTGTAACGAGTTTTGCACCTTTCTTACAACTGAATCGTTTCAATGTTCTGCCCCGAGTCTGTAGTACTGACTTGGTACAGATTGCAATCGCGGCCGACTCACGAGCGGCTGCACCTTTAGCGCCCGGCCGCAGCTTCAGTGTCTTCCGCACGGCTTTCACACATCGGCAGAAACGAATGGCCTGCTTCTCTTTCATCCTAGTTTCACATCCTATTTTTTCCCTTGTCTCAGTCAGAATGCAGATCAACCGGCTTACACACACTCGTGACGACCTCTGCGGAATAGAGTCCTACTATAAGCAGTCCGTAGGTGTTGGTGCCTATTACACTCGCAACCTTGTTCCCGACGCTCGTGTGGTAAATCCCCTCTCCGTCGACCAGCTCCAGATCTACCCGAAGGAGGGATACGGCTACAACAACAAGTCAATTGATGTTGACTCCGTGCTTCGCAATCAGCCCGAGTTCAAGAATAACCGCTGCAACATCCGTCCGCAGGCGCGTCCGTTCCTGACGGTGCCTTTTATGGGCACGGGCCGCGGAAATCCGGATGTAGAGACGAATCTCCAGCACAGCGAGATGGTTCGTCAGGGTAAGGAGTGCGGTACAGTTACGGAGCAGGAGTTTGAGGGACAATATACGCCGCTCATCCCGACGCTTCAGAAGAACATCCAGAACCCGAGGAACCTGGTCCCCGAGGTGGCTGCGAATGGTTGGATCCGCGGCGGTGTTCCCAGCCGCAATTATATCCGTGATGTAAATTGTTAAGCAGGAAAAGAATGGCCGGATATCCGCTCAGTGGCCCCTTTGAACAGCCTCCTTCTTGGGAAAAAAAGGAGAATCCGCAGGCATATGACCAGTCACCGTTTTACTATGTGAGTGCAAAGCCTGGTCGCAATATGCTTGGCGTCGTGGGAGGAAACGATGCTAGTCTTATAGTAGGGAATCAAGTGGACCTGGAATCAGACCTACGGAGGATTAACATTCCGAACACTTTTTGCCCCTCACGACAATATCAACCTCCAAAGGAAGGACAGACAAAGATACAGCGTGATAATGTAAAAACAAAACAGAGCGTTGATACAACGCTGAAACACATACCTGCCATTCAGATGTGGGCATACCCTGTCACCTTTGGCCCCGAGCCCCTGAAGACAGATGCATGTGGAACACCCGAGCGCTATTGATTCACTTCAAGAACGCATATGAAGGTACCATATCTGGCGGTTTCTAAGAAAAGCCCCGTGGCTTTGTCAATTGTAGTGATTTTCAAAATCCCTACATTTGAATAGTAGAATGCTGGCTCCTAAACAACAGGCTCTAACACACCTCCGAAACGACGACTTTCGTCAGGCCGATGACCAGAGAATCACAAGTTATGCACTGAGATATTACTTAGGTAAGCCGAATCATCAGTGCGGTGTGACATTTCCCGTGGATGCAACAACTCGCATTCAATTCGCAGGCGACAGTTTCCCTGAAGGCAAGTGGCGTACAGATGTTGAGTCTGACCTGAAGAATATCAATCGTATGGGCACGCGTGTGCGCTGTGATGATAAGCAGTATAACCCCGATACGAATGATTTCAACAATACCTATTACAAATCTGCGCCTGACATGTCATTTCCGATGACATTCAACAAACTGATAAATCCTCCGTGTACTCTCCGGGCCACGGGATGGAATCGTTGGATTGATGTACCTCATCAACCTCAAGCGACCTTCGAGACGCCGTTCGATTTCTACATACCGAGCCGTGACCTCGACAAGGAGCGAAATAAAACGCATTAAAGTTGTCTAGAGTTAGAAGCCATGGAGGTCGCAACTATTTTGGCCCTAGCAGGCCTAGGGTATCTCGTTACCAAAACCACTGAAACTCCTAAAAAGAGAAAGGAGGGCTTTCAGTCGTATGCTTATCCGTCACCTCCCACAAGTGCCCTTTCTCAGACCCCCTCGGGTCAATCTCCTAGAACATCCCCTGCACAACTCGATATGATGTATGAAACAAGTTACGGAAAGACCTACCCTTCACAGCCGAATCCGGCAACTGCATCAGGCCTGCTTCCCACCGACTACGCTCGTACATCGCCGCAGTTTGTGAATCTAGCCGCGAATCCTGCAATGGAACCGAATCAGGATGGAGGCTCACGCCTCTTTAATCCTGTACCGCAGTCGATTGATGCTGCAAAGCCCTCTGTAGCGATGAATGCACCTGGAATTGAAGAGAATCCGAACTATCTGAGTGGCGACACTGTTGTCAGCCCACTCAGTGGTCAGGTGATGTCAACAAAGGACTTTGTTCACAACAACATGCAGCCCTTCTATGGAGGACGCGTAAAGCAGAATGTGAATGTTGATACGAATGTGAGCATCCTCGATTCCTACAATGGAACTGGAAGCACGCAAATTGCTAAGCGGGAAGTTGAATCCATGTTCGACAGCAATAAGTCACCTTTCGGTAATCCCTTCGGTATGGAGGATAACACGGACTTCTTCCAAAGCCGCATGGAGGATCCTGCGATGCGTCGTCGCGATGGTGAGCGGCCCTTTGAGCCTGTAAAGGTCGGTGCGGCCATTGGAGAGAAGTTTGGTGCCACGGGCAAGGGTGGTTTCCAGCAGTATGAGGTGAATGAGCACATGATCAATAATATCCGTCGCACAGATGACCTCCGTACAGCGGATAATCCGAAACTCTCCTACAAGGGCACCGTGGTTCGTGGACAGCAGTTCATCGGCAAGTCCATGGAGAATCCTGGTGAGGTTCGCAAGTACCGCCCTGATGGATTCTTCGTGGACCAGGAGGGTGAGCGTTTTGTTGGAGCCTTCTCTGAGGAGTCCCAGCGTGAGACGGCGCGGCCTGTTCAAGTGATGCCGTACACAACGCGTACAGATACAACAACTGAACTCATTGGTCCCGCGGCCAGTCAGGAATTCGGCGAGAACTATGTGACAGGCTCCTACCGTACACCGATGCACCAGCAGTTTGGTGGTGCAGGTATGCGTAATGCTGACATGACAACCTACACGAGCGCCGATACAGATGCTGCGGAGAATGACTATGGTAAGTCTGGCTACGAAGTGCGTCCTAACGAGCGCTACTACACGAGCGACCGTGTTATGGGTCTGAACGTAACACCTGCAGATACACAGGCCAACACGGTCCACTACGCAGATGACTCTCGTCCTACGCGTCGCGAGGAGACAAGTGGAAACATCCGTCAGACGGGTACACCTGTAGGGTATGCGGGTGGTGCACCGGCGATTACGGTCTGGGACCCGACGGATGTTGCGCGTACGACGGTCAAGGAGACGACGGTGAAGTGGGATTATCGCGGTATTGCGGCACCGGCCGATGGACCGACGCGCCTCACGGTCTACGACCCTGATGATATCGCCCGCCCCACGCAGAAGGCTCAGATTTCAGCGAAGTCTGAGTACTATGGCGGTGTCAAGGCGGCCACGGAGAAATTCACCAGCCACCAGCAGGCGTACAATATGCGCCTCAATCCGAATAAGGAGGCCGTCGCGAAACTGCCGAAGCCGTTTGCGGGCAATGGTGGCCTGGGTACATTCAATTCGAATGTTCTGCAGACTTCAAAGAAACTCGATGTTGATATCATTGATGACCGTGCCCTGGCCGTGAACAATGTGGTTGGCCTGCCTCCTGGAGCGGGTGACATTGGTCAGGTGAAGTACCGTGCTCCTCTCAAGCTCGATGTGAGCACGGAGCGCAATATGCAGGTGATGGTCGATGCAGTCAATAACAACCCTCTACAGCAGAGCCTACAGAAGAATGCGGAGCACGATGAGGCACTTCTGATGCAGTATCTCAATTCACGCGCGTAGGCGTAAAGCGAGTTAACAAAGTAAAGTTAAATGCCACAGCCCGCTTGGCTTGTTGCAGGACCCCCAGGTTCAGGTAAATCCACGTTTATTCGCTCTGAAGCGCAAAGACGTGGAGTCAATCTTCTTCATTGGAACGCGCGCGTGGACCGTTCTCTGCGCGATGGTCGTGACCGTCTTCATATTCAAGTGCGGTCGCGTGAAGCGTCGATTCTCTGGATTGAAGGTGTAGAGGACCTTACACAGGAGGCACAGGCTTTCCTGCGCCGTATTCTTGAAACGGCGATGCCGCAGGTACTCTGTATTCTGGAATCAACGGAGCCGTGGCGTATCTCACCACCCGTGCTTTCACGCTGTATCTACAAGGAGGTGCGTTCATGGAAGAATTCTCTAAAGGCGGAGGCCCAGCCACCGAGCCTCGAAGGAGTTCTGGAGGCGTGGAATAAGGGCGAAGATCCGATTACACTTCTACAGAAAGTCTTGGAGACCAAAGGATTTGTTCCGCAGGAACTTGTTCTTGAAGCATATCGGCGGTGGGGGAATGGAATGAGTCCATGGCTACTTTTATCCTGGCTTGTGGCGGAGAACAAGGCCGCGTTTAATGGCGTACGATACGAAACTGCTTCTCTTTAGAGAAATATGAACCACGGCGGAGATTCTATCAATGTCTATGCCGAGGCAAAGACGGAGTACACTCGTCAGCTCTGCCAGATTCTATCACCGGCTTTTCAAATCTACTTTCTTGATTTACTGAAAGTTGCAAAGGACAAGGAGCCCGAAACAAAACGGCTCCTCTGGAACTTCCAGGCGCTCCTTCAGGAGATTCCGGACTGGAATCAGGATAAGGTTCTCAGGGAGACGGAGAAGATTCAGCGGGATTCGAATTGTGATTACCTGGAGGAACTGTTGACGGCGGTCTTTATTGCACACACGAAGGTGCTGTCGGCCATTCGAATCACTACGAAGCAGAAGAAGCTGCAGATTACAATTCCGAAGCTCGACCATTTTATCCACCGCACACTCAGGGAAACGGGTCGTCTTCTATGGAACAATGCCTTCCTATTTGCTGAGCAAGGCTCCTCCATGGACCGTCAGAAGAATATGCGCCAGGTCGAGGCGCTGATTGTAGAGGGTATTCAGCAGTCGATTCGTAGTCTCCTACCGGTCAAGACAATCCTCCGCGAGTATCTCAATGACGATGAAGGTGCTGAAGGCGAAGGGGAGGATGAGGAGGCCGAGACGGAGGTTGTAGCCACAAAGGAGGCGGAGGTTGAGACAAAGCCTGAGGAGAAGCCCGTTGAGGAGAAGCCCGTTGAACCTGTTCCTACAGTGAAGCCTGAGGCCACTACGCAATCTGTACAGGCTCCGAAGAGTTCTATGAAGTCCATGGTGACTGTGAGCAAGGAGGCTGCACCTGAGGCCCCTCAAGAGCAAGAAGGGCAACAGACACTTGTAGTTGACACAGAGCCTACAGTGAGTTTCACAAATATGGATACAATCTTTGATAGCAATGATGTGGAGGGAAATGAAATTGCAACTCACTCTATGTTTGAGGGTGGTGAGGTTGATCGCATTGAAACAATTGATGCACCTCCGGAACCACTAGATGACTTTGAAGACTTAGATGCTTCGTCAAACGCGATTGAGTTTGAGGAAATAATAGCGTAAAAGTTTTCTAGGGGAGGGCAGTAAATGTTTGGCACGAGCACGCCCCTTTTTCTTACAGTTCTGCTTGGCGGTTTAATTCTATCGGCACTTGGAACTGCGCAGACAATCTATTACCAGAAGGAGCCGTTTCAGATGAAGGGTGCTATTCGTGATTTCTGCATTGGGGCCATTATGGTCACTTTCTTATATCAGATGGTTCCTGATTCAGTTGTGTCTGTTGGAACCTTTTTATCAGGATTTAAGATGCCTGAACTACCAAAGATGTCGGGTGGATCTCCTGCATCTGCGATGATGGTGGGCTCAGAGACCGACTTTGACCTTCAAACTGGAGTTCCGAGGTTTTAAATCTGTGATTATTTTATAGAAAATGAACGTAAACATGTCTACTGGCAGCGCTAACAGCAATGCGAATATGTCTACTGGAAATGTTAGTAATGTAAATATGTCTACTGGAAGTGCTGCAATGAATGCAAATAACTATGCTAATTCTATGCAGAAGATGTTTGGTAATACAAATATGACGGGTGGCCGCCGCCGCAACCGTAAGAACCGTGGCACGCGTAAGAATCGCAAGAACCGTAGCACGCGTAAGAATCGCAAGAGCCGTGCGAACCGCCGTTAGATATGATTAGATAGAGTTCAACTCTATTAAATCAAGTCTAAGTAGAAATGACGCACAAGTATGAAGCTACGGCACATGGTGTTATGATGTGGGCAACGGGTGAACTTGAGCATGTTGGTCGTATTGCCAGTATCAAAGATAAGGACATTCAATATAACTATGCAATGAGCACCCTTTTTGGTATGGCCCACCTCAAGGATGCCCTCTTTGAACTGGTTGAAGACCCGGATTATGAACACCAGAAAAAGGATTTACTAAAGACACATGACAAAGTCATACGTGTCATGAAGCATCTCTGTAAGGAGTATGACCTGGATCTTGGAGCAATAAAGAGATTTAATACAAAAAAGGTTCTCAGCAATCTCAAGTATCTAAATTCGAATAACAATAACAATAACTATAATAACAATAATATGAATAATATCAATAATAATAACAGCCAATCAAATAATTCCAGTAGTAAGAGTCGCACACGTAAGAATCGCAAGTAAATAATTGATTTAGTTTCGTAACACGATACATAATAAAAAAATACTTATCTCTGTATAGAGTAATGTCAACCGTTGAAAGAGATGGAATAAAAGATTCGCGATATCTACCAAGAACACCTTTACCAGAAGTAAAATTAGCACCTAGTGAACGATTTCTGCGATTACTTGGACTTCTACCCGTTAAAACAATTATTGCTGGAAATACACAGAATATTGCAGATCGTGTATATAAAGCTCGCGGGCCTGCCGCAATGGAAGCACACCATGTCACAACAAATGCTTATTATGACGAATTAGCAAGGCAGGGTACGGGTAACCCAATACTATCTGTAATACAAGAGAAAGGAACAGCAATACAACAGGAAGGAACAGCAATACAACAGGAAGGAACAGCAATACAACAGGAAGGACAAACAGTTGGTGCACCAGCCGCTAGGATTACCGCCGCAGATATCTATCGGGGTTATCATCAGCCAAGTAAACCAGAGGAAATTATATGGGGTGGTCGTATTTTTTTAAGTTTACCAATACAGCAACGAGAAACTATATCTAGATTATGTAATATAATACATTCAGGAGATTCAAGTGTAGTTAATGTAAATGACTATAAAATAATTCTTGATAATTTAATTTCGCGCAATGATCGTACTTATACTACTCTAGATACTTTAGTATCTAACAAATCAATGTTATTTAATCCTGATTTAATAAAAGGATATTGGAATAGATATTATCGTTTTGATTATTCCATAGAGCCCGATGAAATTTATTTCTTTATATTTGATTGGATTAGTAAAAATACTATTTTTACAGAAGAACCATATATAATTTTTCCCTCAGCTATCTCACATTTTATAAGAAAAATACTTGAAGAGAGTAGAATATCACCTCCTAAAGATGATACTTATCCCTTTAATCAAAGAAAAAGAGAATTTATAAGAAGATTATATTATTCTCCTCGCGGCGAACCACAGCTTATATTAAATGAACTTATGACGGTAGAAGAACAAGATATATTTAAACCCAGGTTGATGGGTGAATTAGATTTTAGAGAAACTAGCATCAATAGAATTTATGAGTTTGCAAATGGAAACTTCGCTCGTCGTATATATCCAGATATTGTACTAGAAGATTGTAAATTACTATGGTATCAACTTACTAGAATTACGCAAAGAATGCGCAAATTATATCCAATATATAGAGAAGAAGAAGTATATGCAGCAAATCAATCGCGTAGTATTATTGATTTCTTTTTACAAAATAAACTATTTAGTGAATTTGATAAAAAAAATAGTAAGATGACAAAACAAGCAAGAAGACGCTCATACTGTATCAATTCACGACTTTTTTATGAAAATAGTGGACAAGGTAATTGTGGTCTAGATGTAATTGCTCAAATTTATGAACCATATGATTATGATACAGAACGAGATAATTTTTTGCAGTTTACTGCTCCTATTTCTATTCGATTAAGAGAATTATTAACAAGAGCATATGCTAAAGCACAGAATGAAGAAGGATTTAGGATTATTGTTGGAAATGGATTTCGCAGAAATGGTGTAATACAAGATGGGAGGAGAGTTAGAACATATGGAGAATATTCACAACATATTTCATATGATGGAACCTGGCTTGGAGATAATGATATACAAATATTAATGTGGTTATTAGGAAAACTTCCTTATAAATATATTGCACCAAGTATTGAAAACCAACAAGCTATTAGCATTGAGTTTGGAAAGAATAGAACTGACTATACTATATGTAATATAGGTGGAATGCATTGGAGATTAAAGAGAGGAGGCGAGCCTCGTATTTGGGATAATGATTTACTTCATGCGGAACGTATCTTACGTTTATCAGCAAGAGATATAATATTAGAACAAGAATTACCCCCATTACCATTATCACCAGATGTAGCAGAACAACAAGAATCACCCCAGTTACCATTATCACCAGAAGCATCCGCAGCAGAATCAGCAATTGCAGCATCAGGAATACTAGGAATAGAGAGACAAGCGTCAGCAGTAGCATCTGTAATTGCAGCACCCGCAGTAGCATCTGTAGCACCTGTAATTGCAGCACCCGCAGTAGCATCTGTAATTGCAGCACCCGCAGTAGCATCTGTAGCACCTGTAATTGCAGCACCCGCAGTAGCATCTGTAATTGCAGCACCAGAAGAAGAATTTGAACTAGAAGAAGAAGCAGGAGTAGCACCGACAGTTGCTGAAGAAGGCTCTACGCAAATGGAATTTGATTTTCTCACGCAACAAATGAAAAAACTAGCCATAACCTATAGAACTGCTGAATTTGAATGTTTTACAGTAATTGAATATTTACATAAAAACCACGCTAAATCTAGCGAAAATAAATTACAAGGAGGTGGTAAAACAAGAAAAAACAAGCGTAAACAGTAAATGTTTTTTTGATCTAAAATCGTTTTACGATTACTAATCAAAAAAAGAGGCTATATACCTTCTCATTCTTCGGCACCCGCTTCACCTTAAATCCACTAAACGGCTTCTTCTCCACCTGGTCCCGTGGCCGTGCCATATGGCAGTCCTCGGCAATAACCTTATAGAGGTCAAAGCTCGGATACTTTTCATTTCCATCCGCGTCAATCAGCACATTTTCTCGTGAATCTGTCACCATCCATGTCCACATTGTATTGAATAAATCCGACCCCGTTTCGCGCATCTCAATACCCTCCTCAGAGGACATGACACGCCCGCCCTTCTTCGGCTCCATCTTATGGGGAAATACAGCCTCAAAAAGGCTCACTGCGAGTCGACACAGGTCAAATGACGGATTCGGCGTGACAATCGCCTCCTTTTTCACAGCAAACTCTCCAAAATTATACTGTGTTGCTGCATCATTTCCTGGACGGAAATCATCACTGTAGACTACCTTATCACCTAACTTGAATACAGCACGGCCGAAATCAATAATCTGGAAAATCTTTCCATAGGTCGGTACTCTCCATGTGGTTCCATCACGCTTGGCGTAGTACAAAAACTCCTTATCGGTCGATGACCAGACAATATTATTAGAGTGAAGGTCGTTGTGCGTCATCGAAAGTGTGTGCTGCATGGCACAGAGACCCGCAATCACCTGAAATAGCCAGGCTGACCAACGTGCCTCCCATTCAGGCTCTCCAGGCTCCGCACCTACGAGGCTATGATTCTCAAGAAGAGTATCCATGACACCCTCTGACCGTTCAAGGTACATGAGCATTACAGGAAAATCATTAAATTCGGCAAAGAAATGCGGGTCATCCTCTTCAGATTCTTCCTCCTCAGATTTATCCGATTCCTCAGACTGGCTGTGAAAACTCAGATTATCGGCCGTATGAATACTTCCTGTTTCACCAGGAACCGAATCCGCCTTCAAAGATTCATCCGCAGATGTCTCGGCATCCGAATCCTCTTCAGAATTTGTCGAGTCCCCGCTATCATTGATAAAGGATGGTCGCCGAGTCCAAAATGCCCTGTCTGAGTCCGTTTCAAAATCCGCCTGCACGGCAAATCGCCTTGCATCCAGCCCCCGCCAGAACCAGCGAGTATTACGAAAACTATCATACTCTTCGCTGATATTGAACATATACTTATCAGCAATGGCCGTCATGGAGCCATAATAAAAAGGAAAATGGGGGGATGCATCGAGTTCACGAAGGCGTGAGAGACTAAAGTAACTCAGTGCCTCCACATACGCCTGATTCATTGGGTCCTTCAGTTTCTCCTGAGCCCGAGCCCATCCCTTTGTGCGACTCGCATTAGCAGGCTCCATTGCAAATTCATAGCGACCCTTCATCCAACGAACGGGGTCAAGAAGATGAGTTACTTTACAATATGCCTTCTGTTTCTCAATCTGTTTTCCATTTCCGAGAGTAATCTCACAGTTACCCTTCCCCGCCTCACTGCTCTGCCCCTGCCAGCGCCACTTATGGTCGAGCCAGGCCTGGGTCTTTGAATCAAGTCCGAGAAGTGAATACGCCGGATGAGATAAACTAAGTTTCCGAAAGCCAGACATTTGTGCCATATGTTCGGCCGTTAGAGTCTGTTCTATTAGAACCACTGGCGGAGGAGGCACACTTTTCATTGCAGTGTCCCATTGTTCTACAGGCATTCTTTCTGGTCGGGGTTAAGGATTCGAGTTAATTTCTAAAACGCGGAAAATAAATATATAGAGATAATTAGGATGGCTAGTCTTGTACCATTTGGAGTAAGAATAACAGCAGCAGAAGCAGCAGCAGCAGCAGAACGAATAGCAGCAGCAGCACGAAAAGCAGCAGCAGAACGAAAAGCAGCAGCAGAACGAATAGCAGCAGCAGCACGAAAAGCAGCAGCACAAAAAAAAGCAGCAGAAGTAGCAGCACGAAAAGCAGCATCTTTACGTTGGCAACTTACTGCTGTAGGTAAAGATGGTGCTATTCGTGCTGGACTTAGGCCGCCTGCGGCGTTAGCCCCACTCCCTACTGCTCAAGCTCAAGCTGCTTATGCTGCTCAAGCTCAAGCACTACAAGCTGTATCAGGAATACATGATCATCGATATGCGAACCATCTTATTAAGCTAGTACGCCCAGGATTAAGACCTCCACGCATATCTCAAGGTTCGCGTGTATCAGGTTTTCCACCTAATGCTAGGCCTCATCCGCGTGCTGGTCCTGCTCCACTAACAGTAGGAAGACTGGCGCAACAAGTAGGTCGACAACCACGTGGAGCTAGAGGTTTTCAGTCGTTACAGCAACGACCTATACCAGGTTTAACAGCAGTAGAACGGAATGCCGCAAGAGCAGAGGAAGCAAATAGAGTTGTTGAAGATGCTTTTAATAGAGGAGTCTTTCAATTTGAGGTAGGGACGAATCAAGGACAACTATTTGTAGATATAGTTTATCGTATGCACTATGGTAGTACTACTAAAGGAATAACTGATATTTTACTACAGGATACTTGGCGAAGCGGTGCTATACAAGGAATTCAAGGAGTTGGAATGGCAGTTGAACATATTACTGCAAGAATTATAGCTGCACGTATTTTTATGGGATGTAGGCAAGTAAATTCAACTCCAGATGCCAGGAAAAGATTATTTATAATTCTGGGACGTTTATGGAATACTGGTGGTAATCTTAAATACGAATCAGAACGAATAAATAATATTCTTTCAGCATTAGATAAAATAGTTCATCAACGCCGCATATCATTTCAAGATGCATTTATTGCATATACAAAACCTAAAAGAAATGGAACTATACAAAGTGTGCCGCCAGGATTTAATGTTGAAGAATACATAGTCAGGAATAGAGACGCTATAAATGGCATAATAGAAGCACTTAGAATAGAGGCTAGAGAGAAACCTGCTGATAGAGCTCTTATTGAGTATGCAATTTGGTATCTTGAAAGACTTCGAAATGTAGCATATCCTCTTCCAGCTGGTGGAGGAATTGTAGATTTTTCAAAGTACCCAGAGGAAATAGAACAATTAATAACAGATGCATGTTTTGATGCACTTGTATATAGTGATAAAGTACCCGTCGAATCTAACTCTTCTAATAAAAAGATAACAACAGAAAAAGAAGCAGGAGTCGTTATAGATAAACTTATTAATAATATTGATAAAATATGGGAAATATTTAATACTGAGATTCTTGATAAAATTACATATAAAGAAATAAATGATATGATGACTAAAGCAAAGTTAATTACACCTGTAAATAATACAGGAAATAAACTATCAACCATAGAAAATGTAGATGGCGGATTCAGAAAAAACAAAACTCTAAATAGAAAGAAAAATATGCTAAGGAAAAGAAGTACAAGAAGAAAATTAGGAGGTGGTCCATTAAATATGGTAGGAAAAAGAGTAGGGAGTGCTGCATTAACAGCAGTAAAACAAGCAGAACGCGGTCTCTTACGGTCACAATCATTTGGCCATACTGCGCTTGGAATGGCCCCGATGGCATTTTCTACACAAGCAATGAATCCTAGACTATTACAAATTCCTGCATCTTTTAGATCGACTGTAAACGAGCGTGCGTTTCCTACGTCTAAAAATGCAAAAAAGGCCGGATTTAAGTGGAACAATATATTAAATAGTAATGCAGAAAAAACTGCGCAGGAGGTGGCTACTGGAGAAGAATGGGCAAAAAATAATCCAGGAAAGGCAAAAAAAATGAAGAATGAATATAATGCATTAATGAGGGAAAGAAGTGGTGCACAAACACATGGTAATTCAAAAATGAGTAATTTTAATGATATATTACAGAATTCAGACCCTAATATGGAAAATTATCATAAAAAATTAGGTGCTGCTGGATTAGGAGCTTTAGCATATAGCATATATGACCAGCGCCAAAAATTAAAAAATAAATCGCAAAAAAATAAAAAGACTCACGAAAATACTTTTAAGGGTGGTAGAAAATATAGAAAAGTCTATACATACAAAGTTAAAAAGCGTAGCAACTAAAAATCTCGTTTGCCGTCCCTATACAGAATGGCAGCCGCCTCCGCTATGAATGTATCCCTCCGAAAGTTCGATATGAAAAAGATTCCTCAAGACGCCGTGGCCGTTTTCATTGGTCGTCGTCGTACGGGTAAGAGTACCCTTGTTCGTGACCTGCTCTACCATCACCAGAATATGCCGCTCGGCACAGTCATCAGTGGTACAGAGGAGTCCAACAGTTTCTACGGACAAATGATTCCGCCGCTCTTCATCCATGGAGAGTTCAGTCCCGTCATTCTGGCAAATTTCTGTAAACGCCAGAAACTCGTGATGCACAAAATTCAGCAGGACCTCGCCGTTGGAAAGCAGAGCAAGATTGATCCCCGATCCTTTATGATTCTCGACGACTGTATGTACGACGACTCCTGGACACACGACAAGAATATTAAGTATCTCTTCATGAACGGTCGTTGGCTCAAGGTCTTCTTCTTGATTACGATGCAGTACCCTCTCGGTATTCAGCCGGCACTCCGAACCAATGTAGACTATGTTTTCATTCTCCGTGAGCCCTACGCCTCCAACCGCAAGCGCATCTATGATAACTACGGGTCGGCCTTTCCCTCCTTTGAATTCTTCTGTCAGGTCATGGACCAGTGTACGCAGAACTACGAGTGTCTCGTGATTGACAATACATCACAGAGCAACAAACTCGAAGACTGTATTTTCTGGTACAAGGCCGAGATGCATCCTGAGAAATTCCGTATTGGAGCACCCGAGTTCTGGCAACACAGTGAGCAGCACTATCGCGACAAGGATGAGGAGGATATTAACCAGTATGACCCGAGCGCGGCACGGAAACTCAAGGGACCTCCTATTAATATCCGCAAGATGTAGATGAAGAGCGACACAATAGCAATTTTATGTATACTTCTCTTTGCATGCGTACTGATGGGCTGGTATGCAGTTGAAGGGCGCGTCGAGGGATTTGAAGCAGGTGAAGGTCAGATGTGCGGCGTTGATAAGCCTACTTGCGTACATGGCACTCGTTGCATGAATGGATACTGTAGTTCTTACAATACTCCGATGTTACCGGCCTTTTCTACTTTACCCGTTGAGCCTTCCGATCCTGGAAATCCTGGCGGCTTTCTCCACACTGAATAGAATGGCTAAGATGATGCGTTTAGGAGTTGCGGGCTGTGCCCTTGTTATCTTATTTGCGGTACTCATGTTCATGCCTATGCTACGCAGCATGTTCCCCGGCCTTGTACAGGGCTTTTCCAACTACGATTGCAAGCGCGAGACGCAGTGTCCCGAGGGAACCTTCTGCCAGAGCGACCAGTGCATCCCCATTGTGACGCGTGAAATGACGAGTTCTGCAGGTGCGACTGGTTATTACGCGTAAATATCTGTTCTATGTTTTTTCAAAAAACTGTAAACAGACTAGTCCTTCTTGTCATCCTTCTCCTCCTTCTTCTCCTTCCTGCGCTCCATGGCGAGGTCAGCGGGGCCACTGAACATGCTCGCATAGGAGCCGACACCCGCTGTGAAAGGAGAGGCATCCGCGGCCTCAGGCTCAGGCCGCTCCACCTGTAGTTGCTGACCCGCCATGCCCTTCACGCCCTTCTTGCGCTGCTCTGAGTAAAAGGTATCACGAGCATTCTCATTCTCCTTGTACTTCTTCATGAGCGTATTGAGCTGGTCCTCCGCATACTCCTGCTCAGCGACCGCATTGGGATTCGGGTCCCACGGCAGCCACTTGCCAACTTCACCCACAAAGACATTGTGAATCGTGTCATTGCGCTGGAGCTTCTTGGAGCGGGCAACGGCCTCACCTTGAGTTCCATAGACTCCGCGTATCTTGAGACCACGCACGGATGTCCTGAAGTTGTTCTTTGCATAGAACTCCTCCTCCAGACGGCTGCCATTCTTATAGAGAAAGTCCTCATAGGCCTCCTGGATTGTCGTCTCCTGAATCTCCTTCTGGTTCTTGCGCACATAGCCCTCAAGGTCAGCAAGCACCGTCTCCATCTTTACCTGGCTTGTACGGCAAATGAGTGCAACACCCGAGAGATCGGTCTTCTCCGCCTTAACCGCCTCCTCCTCGAGCTTTGAGTTCACGGAGCGAACCGTGTCAGCAAGAAAGGCCTCGAGCTTCTTTGTCTTGTACTGAATCTCAAAGTCCTTTACAAAAGACGAAAAGAGAAATGAATCCTTACTTGCCAGAACCTTCTCCGGACTCAGGAAACTCAGCAGACAGAACTTCTGGCCAGGAATCTCCTGGTCCTCCTCAAGAAAGTCCTCCTTCTCCGTATAGTTCACCTCCTTTGACATTCTAAGGGCTTACTGGTATATTTCTTTAGGGGGTTTCCACGCAGCCGGCTGCGCCCAAAAATTTTCTCACTAACCAATATAAATAATGGATCTCGCTGAAGTTCTCAATCGCGCCATCAAGTATCTCATTGAGGGTATCGCCGTCGGTCTCGCGGCCGTGCTCGTTCCCCGGAAGGGCATTGACTTCCAGGAGGTCGTCGCCATCGCCATCGTCGCCGCGGCCGTTTTCGCCGTGCTCGACCTCGTCTCCCCTTCCATCGGCGTGACGGCTCGCCAGGGTGCTGGCTTCGGCATTGGTGCGAACCTCGTAGGCTTCCCGCGGTAAGCGCAGCGACCCTTCAGGGTAAGCTTACGAAGTAAGAGCATAGACCAAGCAATAAGACTATCAACAAATCTACTATTTTTCTATGCCATAGATAAATAGTAAATGCGTATGTCAACAACAACTCTTGCACTTATCGTGCTGATGTGTACACTTCTCTTTGGAGGAGTAATCGTATCGCGTTCATATTTTGAAGGATTTGAGGTGGATGCGAGTGGAAATCAGATTCCGAGCCCCAATACCCCGACAAATCAACCGCCTGTTCAAGTATCCGCGAAGCCTATCTCGGACATTATGGTACCCTCTATGCAAATGCCAATGCAGAATTATGGAATGACAGGAGTTGGAATGGCAAGCCCAATGCAGAATTATGGAATGACAGGAGTTGGAATGGCAAGCCCAATGCAGAATTATGGAACGACACCCCCAATGTCTTTACCAATTGATGCACAAATTCTCCTGCCAATTCAGTCACCTACATTCAATCGTTACCGTGCAGCTTCTGCCATGCAACTCCAAGGGGCCCCCTACGGCCAAATGGGCCAAATGGCACCAATGGCGCAAATAGGCCCAATGGTTCCTAATTTGTCACCTGAAGCAATGAATCAACAAGCGATGCTTTTAGATAAATCCAATCAGGCCGCCGCAATGGGTGATATGGCTGCGGCAGCATCTCTCAAACAGGCCGCCTCACAAATTGGTAGGGGTTAAGTAGAATGCGTCTTTCCAATACAGCGCTTATCCTTGTGATTTTTGCCTCTGCCATCCTTCTCTCTGTTATAAGCCCACTGCGTGAATTCTTCACATCTCCTGGAACCATGGTGCAGCTGACAACGAGTCATGTACCCAATGCGGAAGATTACAATTACTACAATAATGTCTACCCGAAGATGGTGCGCCGTGAAATTGCCGATATGACAGGCGAGGACCCTGGTCAACTCCGTCCCTGGGTCTTTCCGTATGCCGGCGGATATTACTTAAATTGAGCGGATAAAGCCCCAATTTAAATCTTCACAAATCTTCTGCCAGATTTTATCCTGAGTATAGAGTTTGTCCCGATTTTTCAGTAAAGGAAAATTCGGGAGATAGTCATCCAGTTCGAGCAGTTCACAGAATTTATACAGAACATAGGAATACGAAAGGAAGTTGCTGCGTCCCTTAGGGCAGTGCTTCTGGAAATGCGGCTGAATCTCCTTGAACATATACCGAAGTTTCTCCTCAATCTCACGATTCATCACAGGGGCATTTTTGCCATTGAGACGATTTGTAATGTGGGGTACATGCTCGTAGTATTTATTCGCCTTGATTTTCTTCAGAATCTCGCGAATCTTCGCCGGCTTCAGACCCTCAAGTTGTGTAATACGCTCCTTCTTGAGTTCCAGTAAAATCTGGTCATAGATCTCCTGAGGAATATCGGTGCACTCCTTGGCCTGGAACTGTGCGAGCCATTCATTAAAATGATTAATACGCTTGTATGCATAATAACTCACTTCACGCGGTGGATCCTTGTAACTCGGTTTATCACTGTCCATAAGCACAAACTCCTGGTGACCACAGATTGCACAACTAAACATGGCCTCATTGGCACTGAAAATCATTTCGGATGAGCACTCATCACAGAGTCCAAAGCCACTCTCCGCCTCGACGGATGTATTTCTCGCATGACCAGGATCCACCTTCTGGAGATATTTATCGAGGAGTTTATCTCGTTGTAAATTCTCACCCTTCATCTCCTTTTTCAGATCCGTTGTGACCTCGCTGCTCTCGCCCGCCGCATCGTGAAGGGCCGCGAGGACACTCCCCGGCTTCACATAATTCCTGGTTTTCTGAAGACTCTCTACTCCATTCTGAATCTTCTCCTGGATATCGTAATACTTGTAGAGTATATCACCCGTCTCCAAAAAATAATTTAGTAAATCATCCTCCTTATCAATTGAATCAATCTCACGCTTCACTTCTCGCAGGCGATTCTCCTTCAAGTTCCTTTCAATAATGTTTTCACATACCTCTATTTCTTGGGTTAACTGTTTTTCCTGTGCCTTTAGTGAGTCGACTCCCTGTTTCTGTTCAAGAAGCTGGGACATTTTCACCTGGTGAATTGCATCCAGCGTAGTACGAGCCTCCGGATTAGACCGCTTTGTTGGCCTTATCTTGAAGTAGGGTTCACCCATACTAAATTCTATTGAGTTTTCCTGAATCCGTTTAGGCATTCCAGAAGACTTTTTTCTCTTGCGCCAAAATTTTTTTCTAAGTGAAGGTTATAAACTAAAATGACTGGAGGGGGCCTCATGCAGCTTGTAGCGTATGGTGCACAGGACGTCTATCTCACGGGTAATCCCCAGATCACCTTCTTTAAGGTGGTCTACCGCCGCCACACGAACTTTGCGATGGAGGCCATCGAGAACCCGTGGAACGGCGCGCCGAACTTCGGCAAGCAGGTCACCTGCACGATCCAGCGCAACGGTGACTTAATCTACCGTATGTACCTCCAGGCCACGCTCCCCAGCGTGTCCCTCCTGGCCTCTGACGGCTCAGGCGCGCAGTTCCGTTGGCTCAACTGGGTTGGCCACAACCTCATCGACTGGGTCGAGCTCCAGATCGGCGGCCAGCGCATCGACAAGCACTATGGCCAGTGGCTGCACATCTGGAATGAGCTCACGCAGGAGCCGGGCAAGCAGGCTGGCTACGCCAAGATGGTGGGCAACATCCCGCAGCTCACGAACCTGCTGGTTCAGGGCGGCGAGTCTTGCGACAACTACTGCTCAGGTGGCGAGCCGAACTCCTCCAACGAGGTCCTCAACTGCTCCCCTGAGTACACGCTGTATGTACCGCTGCAGTTCTGGTTCTGCCGCAACCCTGGCCTGGCGCTCCCGCTCATCGCGCTCCAGTACCACGAGGTCCGCATCAACCTCCAGTTTAACGACCTCACGAACCTCTGCTGGGCGTACACGCCCCAGGCGTCTAGCTCAACGGCGATCCAGACCCGTGTTGGCAATGCCGGCCTCGTCGCGTGCTCGCTGTATGTTGACTACATCTACCTCGACACGGATGAGCGCCGCAAGTTCGCGCAGGTGTCCCACGAGTACCTGATCGAGGTTCTGCAGTTCACGGGCGGTGAGTCCATCACGTCCAGCTCCAACAAGCTGAAGCTGAACTTCAACCACCCGTGCAAGGAGCTCATCTGGGTGGTCCAGCGCGACTCCTTCACGAGCTGCGACACGAACGTCATCAACCCGTGGAAGGGCCAGCAGCCGTTCAACTTCTCTGACTGGTGGGACCGGTCAGTCCTGGAGTCTGGCTACTCCGTCACGCGCGTTGAGGGCATGGCCGGCGGCAACCCGTGCGTCACGGCGCTCATCCAGCTCAACGGCCACGACCGATTCCAGGTGCGTGAGGGCCGCTATTTCAACGAGGTCCAGCCGTACCAGCACCACACCAACATCCCGTCTGTTGGCATCAACGTCTACTCCTTCGCCCTCCAGCCGGAGCAGCACCAGCCGAGCGGCACGTGCAACTTATCACGCATTGATAACACGACGCTGCTCCTCACGGTCTCCAATAACGCCGTCGGCACGGCCACGAGCTCCACGGTCTATGTCTATGCGACGAACTACAACGTTCTCCGCGTGATGAGCGGAATGGGTGGTTTAGGTTATTCGAACTGATGACATTAATCATGTCATGTTTGAAAAAACTTTGGCTGCTAAGAGTACTTCAAAAAAGGAAGTGCTAGTTTGATAACACTTGTTTCTAAGAGAAACATGGAGCAACACCATCAAATTGCGGGAAACTCCTGCTAGGTTATGACTACCGCCCTGGAACCGAAAGGTCAGTCCAGTGGCACCAAGGGGAAACTCGTGGGTAGGGTAAGAAGGTCATAAATAGGGACAATCCGCAGCCAAGTTCTAAGGTCAGTGAGTGACTAAGAATGCAGTTCAGAGACTCAATGTTGGTGGACCGAAAGGTCTAAGATAGAGTCCGTCCCCACAGAAATGTGGTTTACCAGAGGATCTCAATACACTTGTTATCGTGTATAGGGGGAGAGTTGGTAGAGTTCCTGTGCCAAAAGGCAAGGAATGGAAGGCATGCTCGCCTACTCCAACTAGACGCAAAGTCATTTGTGTTTGGTTTTTTTATACTCTGCAAAATTGAATAGCCGCCGGTTGGGTGGTAAGTCTAAAAGTTATTTGTGATACTCCGGTAGAATGTCACATATACCTTGTACTCATTGTTCTAAAACATACGAACCCTTCAAAACAGTTCATGGAAAAGTTAGTAAACTATGCCCACACTGTCGTGAAACTCAACAACGAGCGGATGAAAAACGAAAAAATCGTGTGCGAAACTATCAAGCCGAAGCAAAACGAAATCTAGATACAGCATGGAGTACATTTCTTAAAAAATCAGTTGAGCGGCGTGAAAAAGAGAATAGCCTTACTAAAGAGGAGTTTCTTCAATATATTCAGACTCCTTGTTACTATTGTAATTATTATGATGAAAATGAAATAAATGGTATAGACCGCATAGATAACTCAAATGGATATTCAAAAAAGAATTGTGTAACTGCATGTAAAACATGTAATCGAATGAAACATATCTTTCATCCAGTTTTCTTTATCGAGAAGGCAAAACTAATTATGAAGTTTGCGGATAAAATACTAACCGATTCTGAACGAGATGCCTTTTATCTAAAATGGAAAGAATATGTACATAAATCACCAGTACCTTATATTTATGTAAAACGCAATACAGAAGAGAAGCGAGAAATACCTTACCAGATAACAAAAGAGGAATATGAAGAACTTATTTATAAGCCCTGTTATCTATGTGGATTCAAATGCCGCGCTGGAAATGGCCTTGACCGAGTTGATAATACAAAACGAGAATATACTTATGATAATGTACAACCATGCTGTTCAACTTGTAATATGATGAAAGCTCTCTTTACAAAAGAGGAGTTTCTACAGAAAATAAAAGAGATATCAGCATTCAGGATAGAGTATCCAATTGAATGGTTAACAATTCCTCGCCATGGATTTCAAATGGGTGGAGCAAAAACAGAAAGTCTTGCAGAGCCTGAAAAAGAAAAACAATGGCGTGCAAAAACAATTTATAAAGCTATTCGGTCAGGAACAACGGTAGAGTTTATAGAACATATAAAACAAGCAGGTCTTGAAGAGAAATGGAAACTAGTTGAAACAGATGCCGGTGAAAAAACATTTGAAGATATGGAAGCATCGCTAAAAAAACTTGTTACAGAAATTCGTTATAAACGTAATGGGCGATAATCACTTCTTTGAAGCAATAATACCTCCAAGTACCATACAGCCAAATACAATCGCTGCCAAAACAAACACAATATACCATTTTGTGGATAGGGGCGAAAATTCAGGAGGTGGAGGTGGAACCGGATTCTGTGAAGTTTTACGACAAATTGGACAGAATGGAAAATCTAGATTACTGACCGTATGTTTTTCGCGTATCCATTGCTTCCAACAGGTCGGATGCACATGAAAATGACAACCGCATGTGATATACTTACTACTCTCTACAAGAGCTGTGCCACTTTCATGAGTGACTTCAAGGCAGACAAAACATTCATTATCAGGAGTCACTGCAGTGAGTTCTGTTAGTGAAGTTGTAGAGGTCGATGGCTTCATTAAATATAAATACAAAAAATACTTTATACTCGATTTTACGCGGTAATCGCCTTTCGCCTACGAAGAATAGGGCCCTGAATTTCCGTTGGAATATCCATCTCTTCGCCGCTCATCCAGCTCGCAACCTTAGTAAGACTAGCTACAACTCCAAACAAGAAGGCCACGAGCATCGCCTTATACATACCCTGTGAATGGAGCATGAGGCCCATTAGAACCTGACAGAAACTACTATCCATGACAACAAGACTCTGTACGAAACCCCAGGCACCCTTTGGCGCACAGAAACACATATAGACATGAGTCGACGACCATGCCACAAATCCAATTCCTACTGCGGTCAGAAGACCCCAGCCCCCAATCTGCTTGCATATACTGGAACAACACTCCTTGGATGGCATGAACACTTTGACAGTAGTCCGGTCAGCCTTATGCCTCAAATTTTTCCCAGCGCTCATGTAGGATGGATATATCAAACACAACAGATTCAGAAGATCTGGTATTTATTGGCACCGCGGCCCTGTTCGTAGAACTTATCACTCTTTTTCTTGTTAAATATGCCGGATCCAAACCCACAGTGGGTACTATGGCACTTAATGATTGGTATGAACGCTTTGGCATTTTTGCGGTGGGTGCAGATGTTCTGAGTCTGATGATTGGTGTGGTGGCCGCTCGTTTCCTCTACACCTATTTCTTCAAGTCTGTAATGGACTGGTCCCCGCTCTATTTTATGCTCTGTGTAGTGCTATTCCAGCTTTTCCATGACCTCTTCTTCTATTTTACGACCATCAAGAATCTTCCTCGCGGCTACAATGAAATGATTGATGTCTTCCAGGATTACGCCAAAGAAAACGGCGCGAAGATTCTCGTTGCGGATGCACTTATGCTAATTGCCACGGCAGGAGCTGCAATGTATCTGAAGTCGGTCCCGCTCCATTTTGTACTGATAGGTCTACTTGGTATACTCTATGCACTCTGTTTTATCCTCTTTACGGCTCCTACACCGACCGTGGCCCAGGCCTATCAGGCATCTACACCGATTTCTAAGGCACCACAGGGCCAAGAGGCGCAGCCCTCGCCGAAACAGAATTTCCAGGAGGATCGTCGACAGGGACTCCTAGACCCTGGAAGTTTTGATCCTCGACAACTACACACTCCATTTGATTCCAATACATTTTAAAATATACGTAGTATTTATAAATGCCCCTGCTTGATATTATTCATCCAGATGATAACGATGGAGAAACTTTACAGTTTAAAACAAACGCAGGAGATATGGGATTTGAATTTAAGGTCAGTGGAGAAAATGTTCAATTTGATGCGGATAATAATATGTATACATTTATGCCTTCTGGAATAACTGTTAGTTTAAGTCCTAATGATGGATTAAATGGTGTACATGTTAGTATTCCAGGTAATATTCCAGGTGAACCACTAGCTAATTTTGTAGAGCGCTGGGAGGATGATGCTGTGGGAGATAGAATAGTAGCTGTTCTTAATCAATTAAGAGATCATCCTATACATGCAAATAACAATGGAAATGGAAATAATAATGCACCTGGAAATAATGCACCTGGAAATAATGCACATGCACCTATTAATTTAGACAACATTAGTAATGAAAATATGGATGGAGGCAGATATAAAAAACGTAAGTCTCGTAAGTCTCGTAAGTCTCGTAAGGCACGTAAAGGGCGTAAGGCTCGTAAAACACACCGCAAATATTAATCAAATACCACCGAAGCCTCTGAGTTCTCTAATAAAACTCCGAGCGCGGCTTCGCGCCGCTCCAACGCTCCACCACGCTGTTTCTTCGACACATGCTTCCAATGCCATTCAAATGATAATGCATCATGTTTGTTAAACGGTCCTACATAGCAGTGCCGACGCCATGTCTCTCCAGCCGCCACTTTTGCTCGTGTAGCCCTCGCACCACCTGACAGTTCCCCCTTATGTTGACGCAACCGGCGATCTACATCGACAGTTGCACCAATATATGTCGCTCCACCTGAAGACACTAGGCAATAACAGTACCACGGTGCCTCCATTCTACACTACTCTAGGCATTTCTCTTTAGAAGTGCCACGCCATTTCTCTCCGCATTGTGAAAGACCAGAGTGAATCCATTTTTCTGTGCATGTTCGAGCACTTTATCCGTCTTCATCGTATCTGTGTCATCTAGAAAGAGATACTTCGGATTTAACTTACACGCCTCCTGATAATCGGAGAATCCACAATATTCTCCACCATCGAGAATCACTAGATCCATTGTCTGTCCCACCTGAACATGTGGAACCTCCGCAAAGGCCCTCTTATCTGATTCATACCAGAGGTCATAGTGCGGTTTATTCTTCAGAAAAGTCGGGTGTGCATGAATCTCTTCATCGGACATCAGGCTCGTAGCAATGCGCCCATTTACAAAATCAACCATTTCACGCCCAGGCCTCGTAGCCCAATTCTCCTTTGCACACTGGAGATTTTCGCCATTTGTCTCGAGTGAGAGAATTTTCACAGGTGCGTACTCGGGGCGGCTGAGTGCACCGAGTACACAACAGAGAGTCGTTCCAAGACCATTCCAGCAGCCAATATCGAGAATCGTTTTGATGCTCATATCATGCTGAATGAGACCCATGAGAATACGCCCAGCCACCGTATCTGAGTGAATCTGACCAAGCGTCGCCTTCATAGTTGGACGAGAGGGTTTAGTTTCAAAGAAACCCCGCGATACCATAAATTCATGGTGATACTGCGGATTGATAATATGAACTAGATTATCCGATTCACTTCGGATAAGATATCCGTTAGAATCCGTATACTTGTCATAGATATCAAAAAACCCGTAGCCATATGACCGACAGTTAATTGCAATGCATTCATTAAAATAGCGGGCGTAGTTCTTTCGGTCCTTATTTGTTCCGAGAAATGGATACTCAGGATTATTCCACACAGTGGAATCGACTTCAATCGGCGGAATTACATTGTAGACATAGACATTGAGATTCTTAATCTGCGAGACAATGTCCCGAAGTCCCTCAAAATAGGAATCGACAATATTCTTAATAACTGTTTTGTACGGCATCATCTCCTTAGAGACATACTTATGAACATGACAGCGACAATCAATCTCTCCAAAAGAGAAAATAACTGTATCTCCTTCGACCACAGGAAAAGTGCGCAGGTCAAGGCGAGCAAGTCGATCACGACCAATTGAAAACGCGAGAGTAGGCCCAATACTATTCCGATTTACATATGCTAGTTTATCAAATGGGTGAACAGAATGGCTGTCGCCAAATGTAAAAATTGTCATCTAGCCTATTTACTATAAGTGTCTTTAACCGTGTTGAAAAAAAAAATTTGAATGGGTTGCGCCGCAGTATATATATAGTAGAAAAAAAATGGCCCCCATCTCTGCAGATACTCTCATCATTGGAACTCTGTATATCAAGGTTCATAAGAAGAACGGGCATTGCTTTCCTGCGAGAAAGTTTCTTGGAATGAGTGAATTTGGATATGCGCTATTTGAGATGAGTAGCGAGAGCTATAGGAGTGAAAGTCCCGAACTCTGGGACTTCTATGCGCCCGAAGATTCTCTCATACCAACTCCCGTGTATCCGCCCGATGATTGGGTAGAGGGCGCAGATGGATATCACGCACCTACAAAGCCTCACGAAGAGACTCCAGTACACTGAAGATAGTGCATCCTACAGAGTGGCTCATAAATCTCCTCCCCTCCAATCTCCACTTGGTCATCCTTTGACTTTTTTTCGCTGTGAGTGAAGAGTGCAGCCACAGGAGTTTGACAACGCTTACAGAAGGCGTGGCGCTTTTCTACACTGTCGCAGTAGGGAATTAGTTCCAGAAGTTCACCGAACGGCTGCCGCTTCGTATCGCCATCGAGTCCAACGCAGATGACATCCTTCTTATCCTTTTCAACTGCATTTATGACAAACTCCTTGAGTCCAGTAAAGAATTGCGCCTCCTCGATAATTATTAAGCGCGCATCGATATAGGCAAGTGTAGTTAGAACAGTATCGAGATAACGCACTGCAAGCGCAGGATGTCTCTCCTTGTCATGACTTACAATTTCAGGTTTCTCACTGTAACGAGTATCGCTACTGTGAGTAATCACAAAGATGGGCCAGCCAATCGCAGAATACTTACGAATAGTGCCGAGAAGCTCAGACGACTTTCCTGCAAACATGGGACCGAGGATAATTCTGAGACTCATTGTATAGTGTATACTTTCTTACAGGGGGCACTTCAAATTTAACATCCTTGTCTATCAAGTGGAATCACATCAAAATAGGTCATTCCATACTGAGTGCCCTTGGGAGGAACAGTGATGCGTACAAAGGCCCATTCACGGCCAAAGGAGGGAACAAAGACCTTTGAATGACTAATGAACCAGTCAGGAATATCAAGATTACTGTAGAGAATCTTAATTGCATCCACTCCTGACATATCCCATGGATAGCAGCCACCTGCATTAATTGTAATGACACCTCCAGCAGGCATCCAGCCAAGTAACTTCTCAAAAAGACTCGTCCACATTGGGTCATTCATATCAGGATCGACTAGGTCTACATAGATACAATCGTAGACACGCGGCTCCTCGAGAATCTTGAAAATATCACTGTGCTCCACTGTCAGGCGCGGGTCATCAAAGACATTTCCTCCAAGAAACACAGTCGTCCAACGCGGCTCCTTCTCACGAAAATGTGTAACGAGTTCGGTATCCCAGTCAATCATCGTTACATGTGCATCCGTGCGCTCTCCAAGACGCGCTAGAACAGCCCGTGCCGTTGCACCTTCGCCCCCTCCAAGAATACAGATGCGCGACTTTGTGTTAAGACATTCATGAACTCCTGAGACAAGATTCATATGGTAGAGATGTTCATCCGCTACAGATGATTGTAGAACACCATTCACAAAGAGGGTCCGTCCAAAAAGAACTGTATTCAGAATATCAATCTTTTGTTTGGCCGTCTGAAAACTTAGGGAACCCTCAGGATAATAGCGCAAAATCCGGATGAACTCACCATCACGCTCCTCAAACTCTTTGATTTCAGACATTTCTATGTCTATATCAAATAGTTTCTTTAAGGCGCAGCAACCGCGGGCTCATCAGCCACTTCAGCCTTCACATCCTCTACAGTCGCAGCAGGCTTAGCAGCATCAAACTCGGCAAGTACCTTTGAACCAGCATCAACCTCCTCCAGAGTCTTACCACCCGTCTCACGCACAAAAAGTGCCGTCATCAGATTTCCAGCAAGACTTACGCCCGCACAAACAGCCATAATCGCCATAGCTCCAGCCGCCGCCTCATTCTGCGCCGTCTGTGAAGAGCTACTCGAAACTGTACTACAATCATTTGCTGTGGGTGCCGAATTGCAGTATCCGTACCACATGGACAGGAGACCATAAGAACCCGCTGTGGCACCCAGTTTACCCATTGCCGCGCTAATACCGTGTCCAGTTGTGCGCATGCGAGTAGGAAACACTTCTACAGGCATGAGGAAGGTGGTACTATTCGGACCAAAATTCGCAAAGAAATAGGTGAGTCCATAGACAATTACAAATCCAGCACCACCAGCAGAAAGACGAAGGTCGCTATTATAGGCGCCTGATAGAATAGCAAAGCAGATTGCCGACATCAGGAATCCCATATGTGTCATCCAATAGCGCCCCATCCGCTCAATCAGGCCAATAGCAAACCAATAGCCAGGCAGAGCAATTAGCATAATGTAGACGGTGCTCAGTAAGGAGAGCCGTAACTTATCAATTGAATTAACGCCTGTCGTATTTGAAACGGCACCATTTACGAAACTTGTGTTCATCAGACTTTGGCCGTAGAAAGTGACATCAATCAGGAACCAGGTAGATGCAGTACCTACAAGCACAAAGGCATATTCACGCAGGCACTTTAGAGTTATCCAGATATCAAGAACTGCGAGCTTCTTATGCGCCTCCTTGTCAACAACGACTAATGTCTCACCGTCTACACCAAGTTCCTTCTTCTTTACCTCATTGTAAATCTTACTCTCAACAATGGCCAAGCGGAAGTAGATTGTCAGAAGATTCAGCACACAACCGAAGGCAAGGGCAAAACGCCAGGTTCCATCGGCAACCCAGGGACCACCATAGTAGCGCAGAGTTGAGATAGTACTAAAGTTGACAATTGCCGCAGTGAGTTTACCCCAGCCCTGCATGCTGAAAATCGAGAGGACTGACATTCCACGCAGAGCAGATGTCGCGGCTTCACTCGTAATTGTAGAGGCCAATGGGTATTCACCACCTACACCAAATCCAAGGATACCGCGCCAGATAGCCAGTTGGATATACACATCATTCATGGATGATGTGGGTTGGAATGTATTTGCAGACCATAGACCCCACTGCGTCGTTGTCGCCGGCACAGTTTGACCTGCTGACGAGGTTGCTGAGCCCAGTGCACCGAGAATAATCAGGGCGGAGGTAAGAACGAAGTTCCACTTGCGACCCAGGAGGTCACCCATGAAACCAAAGAAGAGTTGGCCTAGGATAGAGCCGATTAAAGCAGCGTTATTCACACTGTTCTTTAATGCGACTGTCTGAACTTGATAGCGAGGAATTACTTCGGTATCAAAAGCAGAATTTGTCACTAGACTACATACGGAATTGTCCCATGTGTACTGAAGGCACTTATTATCCTTTGTTGCACAGATAAAGTTCGCGTAACCTGCAGTTCCTGTCATGGTTTGGAATGCGGGATTTGAAATATTGTAAGCAGAGCCGAAAACGGCGTAGGCGTTCGGAGAGCAAGCAGGGTCGACCGAGAATGAGTAGGCCACCTTGTTCACTGGCGCGAGGTTCTTCAGGATGTTTGTGACACCATCCGTAATAAAAAGATCATAGGAGTCAGCGAAAAATCCACTGCCAGCGATAAATGTCCGAAACAACCAGGAAGCGAGCATTATACTTAGTAGGGCGGAGTTAACCTTTAGACATCAGCATCCACCATCTCCTTTACTAATGACGCAAATGTTGCCTCTCGAGTCCATCCAAGCTCCTTCTCAGCACGGCTCGGGTCACCAATGAGTGTATGCAGCTCATTTGGACGAAAAAGAGAAGGATTAATCTTCACACGAATATCTCCTGTGAGGCCATCATATCCCTTCTCATCGACACCCTCGCCGCGCCACACAATCTGGATTCCAATGTGGCTAAAGGCAATCTCTAGGAATTCGCGAACGCTGTGCTGCTCACCTGTGGCCAGTACCCAATCATCAGGTGTATCGTGTTGTAAAATACGCCACATACCCTCTACATAATCGCGTGCATGCCCCCAATCACGCTTAGCATCTAGATTGCCGAGTTCAACACAGGTCTCTTCGCCGCGCTTAATCTTTCCAACGGCTATTGTAATCTTGCGCGTCACAAAATCGGCTCCGCGACGAGGCGATTCATGATTGAAGAGAATTCCATTACATGCATATAGACCATACCCGCTACGGTAATTGCGCACAGACCAATACGCAAAGAGTTTTGCTACAGCGTACGGCGAGCACGGCTCAAATCCTGTCGTTTCAGAGAGAACCGTCACGCCATTTCCAATACGATTACCATAGAGTTCACTTGTACTCGCCTGATAAAAGCGAATACGCTCCTTGATAGGGGAGCGACGCGCACACTCTAGAAAACGCAGGACGCCCAGAGCATCTACATCAGCAGTGTATTCAGGAATGTCAAAAGAGTGACGAACATGACTCTGTGCAGCAAGATTATAAATCTCAACACGCTCAAAGTTTAGTCCAGCAAACTCTTCAAAGATAGTCTGAATACTGTATGTATCACGAAGGTCGCCTCGCTTCACCTTAAAGGCAGGATTCTTGAGAATATGATTGATACGCTCAAAAAAATGGTTGGAGGAGGTGCGCATCATCCCCCACACCTCATAGTCCTTGGAAAGAAGTAACTCGGCAAGATAAGAACCATCTTGTCCAGTGACCCCTGTAATTAGAGCTAACTTTACCATTGTGCTTTTTTAGATTTAGTTGTTTAGACCTCAGATAGAATCATTGAGATCAAGTGCATCAAAACTATCTCCTGAATGGCGCGGGGTTAGGGGAGGTGTATTTGTCGCCTTTTCTACATAGCGAATCTGTAGACGAGCCGAACTTTCCTTTACAAGAGGATTCTCACGAACAACTGGTGTAGACTCTTCAATGCGCTTGAGCTTCAGCTTGTAACTCTTATAGAGATGAGCAAGCCCTACAAGGGTACCTACAAACGCGACAGTAGAGCCGACGCCGATTCCAATATAGCCATTCTGTCCAATTGGGTCTGTGGTTGTCGGTGGGGGTTGATTATAGAAGGCGTGCGTGATATTCAGATAGGATGTATTTGTTGTAGTGCCTGTTGCAGTTGAAGTTGGAGAGGTCGTTGAGCTTAGAGTGGGACGAGCCGTTCCAGAAGTGGATGCTGTAGGTGAGAGAGTTGCGCTGCTTGATGAACTTGCGCTTGGACTCAGTGTTGACATGGGTGAAACGGAAGGAGGCGCAGTGGATGTAGGGGTGGTAGTTGCTGCACTTGAGGTACTTGCAGATGCAGATGCACTTGATGATCCGGTTGCAGTAGAAGTGGCTGTGGCACTTGAGGATGCAGTTGCGGTTGCACTTGTGGTTGATGTGGCTGTTGCGGTTGATGTGGCTGTTGCGGTTGATGTGGCTGTTGCGGTTGATGTGGCTGTTGCGGTTGATGTTGTGGTTGCTGTTGTGGTTGCTGTTGTGGTTGCTGTAGGTGTTGAGGTTGCAGTTGCTGTAGGTGTTGAGGTTGCAGTTGCTGTTGATGTACTTTTGCTAGTTAGAGTTACTGCTGCACTACTTGAGGGAAGAGCCGATGTAGAGGCTAGTGCACTACTTGAGGGGAGGGTCGAAGCAGAGGCTACTGCACTATTTGAGGGGAGGGTCGAAGCAGAGGGAAGAGCCGAAGTAGAGGCTACTGCACTAGTTGAGGGGAGGGTCGAGGCAGAGGTGACTGCACTACTTGAGGGAAGAGCTGAAGCAGAGGCTAATGCACTAGTTGAGGGAAGAGCCGAAGTAGAGGCTACTGCACTACTTGAGGGAAGAGCTGAAGTAGAGGCTACTGCACTACTTGAGGGAAGAGCTGAAGTAGAGGCTACTGCACTATTTGAGGGGAGGGTCGAAGTAGAGGCTACTGCACTACTTGAGGGAAGAGCTGAAGTAGAGGCTACTGCACTACTTGAGGGAAGAGCCGAAGTAGAGGCTACTGCACTACTTGAGGGAAGAGCCGAAGTAGAGGCTACTGCACTACTTGAGGGAAGAGCCGACACAGAGGGATTTACTGATACAGATACAAATGCAGTAGCAGAAGGACTTGCCGTTGCGCTTGTGCTTACTGTAGCCGCAGGACTCTCAGAAGGCCATGAACTGCTTGTAGCCGCAGGACTCTCAGAAGGCCATGAACTGCTTGTAGCCGCAGGACTCTCAGAAGGCCATGAACTGCTTGTAGCCGCAGGACTATATGAAGGCCATGAACTGCGTGTAGGATTAATTGATACAGATACATGCGCGCTGGCCGATGGAGAGGCAGAGGCGGAAGAACTAGGAGATGCACTTGTACTTAGCGTAGGAATCGCAGTAAACGAGGTAAACGCCGAAGAAGACGGAAAGGGTGATACTGTTGCGGATGCTGAGCCTGAGCCTGAACCTGAAGCGGATGCTGACGCAGAAGCCGATGCAGATGCTGAATTACTTTGACAATCTACGCTGCCAAGAATGAGTGCCCCAATGATAAAGAGGAGATTCATTTGATGTATTTTTCTTTATAACTTTAAACAACCCAACGCCACTTCAAATTTAGAAGTTGTGTTCAATAAGTTCCTCGCAGACATTTTTGTAGGAACGACCTCCACGAACCCACGCTTCAGGCTGAAGTCCTAGGCAGAGACTCATACAGAAAAAGGAACTATCTACAAGAAGACACTTCTCTGCCCGCTTCATAATGTCGCAGTACTCAAGAATAGGTCGCCCAACCCAGCGTTCTGCGGTGGCCCACCACTTGTGTCCCTCTGGATATAGATTCTCACTGGGACAGATGATAAGCATACTCTCAGGATCCACTTGAATAGGTGCCCGTGCGTCCGATGCCTTCGCATGAACAAAGAGATACGGCTCACCAATAGTCTCTGTTACATTGGAGTAAATATGCGACCAGGACTTCAGAATCTCATCCTTGAGTTCCATGTCCTTGTAGAAACAGTAGGGAAAGTTTGCCACATTTCCACGGCCGTGATAGCCGAGCATACACACGCGGTCAAACCCCTTCACAGCCTCCATGAGCACATCTTCACGACCTCCAAATGCAGGAGAGATATCAGAATCTTCATTGATTTCATGAAAGGTCACAGACGGTTCGTCGGCATAGAGTGCCTGCACATTCTTAAGATTCTGCTTTTTAACAACAAGACGAACCTCATCATAGCAACTCGCCATGTAACGAACCGCTCCATTTATAAAAAAGTGGTCGCCAAGTCCCTGGTGACCGCAGATAAAGACACGCTTTCCAGCGTATCCCTTCTGCTCCTTAAGAACACTTCCAGTGTTCACATTGAGTGTGCGCTTGATGCGAAAGCGGCGCTCATTTACATGGTTAATCTCCTTCATAAGATTGTACTCGCGCATCGGGTCCGCAAAAATAGTTGGTGAATGAAGTTCATCTTGAATGACCCACATAATGCGATTCACTTCAAGAAGTTTGGAATAGTGGTATTGGACCGTGTGCAGACGGTGAGAGACAATCGCCTTTAAGGAATTATACTCAAGCTCGACATCGGCGCGACGCTTAGCATCCTTGATAAATTCCATCTTGAGTTCAAGAATAGTGAGTTTATCAAGCACCTCTCCAATGGAGCAGGGAACCATCAACGCATCAGACATTCTTTACAGAGATTTGTAAAGCATGTTTAGACCCCGCCAGCACCCGCACCAGGACCAGCAGGAGTTACACCAGTACCGCCTTGAATAGGTGCAGGCTGACTCGCCATTGAGTTAGCCCACATCGTGTTGGTTGCCGCAGTCAGAACCATTGTGCCTCCAGGAACAGTGACACCACCACTGCTAGAACTAATGCTGGGACCACCAGGAGCAACTCCAGCCGTAGTAGGACCCGCAGCCGCACGAGCTGCTGCATTCGGACCAGGGCCAGTAGCACCAGCCCCAGCCCCAGCCCCAGCACCAGCCCCAGCACCAGCCCCAGCACCAGCAGCAGCCCCAGCACCAGCCCCAGCACCAGAACTAGGAACCTGCCATGCAGGACCATTTTGCCAGTTCGGTTTACAGACAGCAAGATTTGTAATTACATAACTAGATTCACTATTGAGGGATGTTACTGTAGATGCTACAGGTGCAGTCGCATCCGCAACATATCCACTTCGCAATGAATACCCTCCTACTCCACCTCTTCCTGTAGCATTATATGTTATACCTTTACATCCCAAATCAGCATTACATGCGATCTGTGCAGTTGCTAGGTCAGGAAATGAATTGCAAATAAAAGAAGCTTGTGTACCGGAGCAGTTAGGTATATATGCATTAGGAATTGCGACTGCGGTATATGTGCAGGTCGGAACAGTTCCATCAAATCCTTCCGTTTTAACAAAATACTCCTTCAGATATGACACAATAAAGACAACTGTAAGTGCAGCGACAACTATACCTACAAGAGTTTGCAACTTCATTTTATCTACTAAATACCCTTAAATTTGAATTCGTCGCCGGCTTAGAAACTTCATTAAGAAGAAAGAGAAGATGCCCGCAGGTTTCTACAGACCAAGTTCCGAAATTGAACCCATTGTTGGAATCCAGTTCGGTATTTTCAGCCCCGAGGAGATTGAGCGTCGTTCAGTCGTCGAAATCACTTCAAAGGACACGTATGAGGGCAATGAACCGAAAATCGGCGGCCTCTTTGACCCCCGCATGGGCGTTCTCGATAATGGAAAGACATGCCGCTCCTGCGGCCAGACCAACCATGGATGCCCCGGCCACTTCGGCCACTACCGTCTCGCCCGCCCCGTCTATTTCTACCAGTTCCACCCCACGATTCTCAATATCCTGAGTTGTGTCTGTATCCGCTGTAGTAAACTGCTCATCGACAAGGAGAATCATAAGTCAGTTCTGAAGAAGTCTGGTGAGGCCCGCTGGCGTGATGTACTCAACCTCTGCAGTAACATCAAGCGATGCGGTCAGGACACCGAGGACGGCTGCGGTTCTCGTCAGCCCATGAAGTATGTTCGCGATGGAATTGCCCGGATTATCGCCGAGTGGGAGAGTCTCGATGACCCCACAAAGTCAGGAGGAAAGACCCTACAGCCCCTTGAGGTTGAGTATGTACTCCACCTTTTCCGTCGTATCACCGACGAGGATGTCGATTTCATGGGCTACAGCCGCTTCTGGTGCCGCCCTGACTGGATGATCTGCACGGTTCTCCCCATCCCTCCTCCTCAGGTGCGTCCCTCCGTCGTTCAGGAGAACAACCAGCGTTCTGAGGATGACCTGACTCACAAGCTGTTCGATATCATCAAGCAGAACAAGATTCTTCAGCAGAAGATTGAGCAGAATGCTAACAAGAATGTAATCGATGAGATGACGAACGTCGTACAGTATCACATTGCTACTCTTGTAGACAACCAGATTCCTGGTGTAGCGCCCTCTGCGCAGCGCAGTGGCCGTGCTCTGAAGTCGATTCAGCAGCGCCTCGGCTCCAAGGAGGGTCGCATCCGCTACAATATTCAGGGTAAGCGCGTAGAGTTCAGTGCTCGCTCAGTTATCACACCTGATCCTAATATCAGTATCGCAGAGATTGGTGTTCCAACCAAGATTGCGATGAATCTTACGAAGCCTGAGGTCGTCACTCAGTACAATCGTGACCAACTCTACCGCCTCGTCCAGAATGGCCCCGATAAGTGGCCTGGTGCGAAGACGATCGTGAGGCGCGATGGCCGCATGATTAGCCTGAAGCATGTGAAGACGACGGAAATCACCCTCTATTTCGGCGATACGGTCAATCGCCATCTCATGGATGGTGATACCATCCTCTTCAACCGTCAGCCGACACTCCACCGCATGTCGATGATGGGTCACCGTGTAAAGGTGCTCCCTTACAACACCTTCCGTCTGAATGTTATGGTCACCAGTCCGTACAATGCAGATTTTGATGGTGATGAGATGAATGCGCACATCCCACAGTCCTATGAGGCCTCCACGGAGCTCGAGGAGATTGCTGCGGTGCCTCACCAGATCATCACGCCCCGTGATGGTAAGCCAGTCATTGGTGTAGTTCAGGACACTCTCGTCGGTTCCTTCCGTATTACACGCCCAGGTGTGAAACTCAATCGCCGTGAGTTCATGAATCTCATGATGTGGAACAAGCGCTTTGGTGCAATGGATTATCCTGACCCTGAAAATCCTGAGAGCCTGGACAAGTTCTCTGTACTTCCTCCTGGCGCAGTTGATGACAAGCATTGGTCAGGTCACCAGGTTGTGAGTAGTCTTCTGCCGCCCATCAATCTGACGATGAAGAACAAGCGCGACATGAAGGTTGATATTAAGGAGGGTGTTCTCAAGGAGGGACAGTTGGATAAGGATGTATTCTCTAAGGCGAGCAAGGGCATCGTCCATGTGACCTACAACGACTATGGTCCTGAGCCAACTGTAAACATGCTGGATGCCTTCCAGAACACAATTGAACAGTTCCTCATCTACGATGGTTTCAGCGTAGGTATCAGTGACTTGGTAGCCGATGAAGGCACTCGCGTCGAGATGAACAAGGTGATTCAGAAACACAAGAAGACCATTGAGGAACTTCTCCTTCAGGTGCATCTTGATCTCTTTGATAACAATACAGGCAAGTCGAACCAGGATGAGTTTGAAGGCAAGGTCTTCAGTACGCTCAATAAGGCGACTACAGAGGCAGGTACGGTCGGTCAGAAGTCACTCGCCGATGAAAATCGTCTGCTCGCCATGGTGAGGTGTGGCAGTAAGGGCAATGAAATTAACGTAGCCCAGATGATCGCCTGTGTGGGACAGCAGAACATTGATGGTAAGCGCATTCCCTACGGATTCACGGACCGCACTCTGCCTCACTACAAGAAGTACGATGATGGTGCAGAGGCGCGTGGATTCATTGAGTCATCCTTTATCCGTGGACTGACTCCGCAGGAGTTCTTCTTCCACGCGATGTCAGGTCGTGAAGGTCTGATTGATACGGCCGTTAAGACGGCCGATACAGGCTACATTCAGCGTCAGCTCGTAAAGGCCATGGAGGATCTTGTGACGCAGAATGACGGCACGGTTCGTGACTCCAAGATGAACATTCTCCAGTTTCACTACGGTGAGGATGGAATCAACAGCACAAAGATTGAGAATCAGTCACTTGACTACAAGCTCAGTGCAACCGAGATTCGTAAACTCTATGGGCTACAGGGGGTTGATCTATCAACCATCCTTACAGTGGCTACTGAACAGGAGACAGATGAACAACTTCTCGCCTTCGTAGAGGGTGAGGGGCCTGCAAAGCGTTACAAGGGCGGTATTCTTGGTGATAGGATTCTATTAACCGAGACTGTCTTCAAGAAGGCAGCCTCCATTGCTCTCTTCTCACCTGTCAATCTTGAGCGTATGATTCTCAATGCAGAGAGTCAGGGAACCTTCAAGGGAAAGCAGACTGACCTGACACCTGTTCATGTACTCAAGGGCATTGAGAAGGTGATTGCACGCACGCAGCCCTACAATCAAATCTGGAAGGCGCTCCTGCGTTTCCACCTGGCCCCGCACAAGATGATTGTTGACCAGCGCTTTCCTCAGGTCGTCTTTGACGCGCTCTGTGAGCGCATTATTATGCGGAACTGGAAGAGCCAGGCCCAGCCTGGTGAGCAGGTCGGCATCATTGCAGCACAGAGTATTGGTGAGCCGTCGACTCAGATGACGCTCAACACCTTCCACTTGGCAGGTGTAGCCGCGAAGTCGAATGTAACTCGTGGTGTACCCCGTCTGAAGGAGTTGCTCAAGGTGACGCAGAATCCGAAGGCGACATCGCTCACAATCTATCTGAAGCCTGAGTACCGCACCTCCAAGGAGCGCGCCCGTGAGGTTGCACAGGACCTGGAACTCACGCTTCTGCGTGATATTGTGACCAAGACGGCCATCTACTATGACCCGAAGGACAATTCCACGGTCATTGAAGAGGATAAGGACCTCATCAAATTCTTCAAGGCGTTTGAATTTGAGCCAGTAGAAGAGAGCAGCGAAGAGACGGGTAAGAGCAAGTGGATGCTGCGCCTTGAGTTTGACCGAGAGAAGATGTTTAACAAGAACATCTCTATGGATGATATCAACTTTGCCCTCGAGAAGCAGACACAGATGGCGTCAATCAGCAAGATTTACAGTGACTACAACAGTCCTCGTCAGATTATGCGTATCCGCGTAGAGAAGGATGCCGATCTGGCTGGATTTGCCGATGGCCTGGATGACCTGGCCACAATGAAGAAGCTGCAGAACAACCTTCTCAATAATATCATTATCCGCGGTGTGCCTGCTATCAAGGCAGTCACCTATCGTAAGATTAATGACTTCAAGGAGGCGGAAGGCGAAGACTATAAGCCGGTTGAGGAGTATGTTCTCGATACGGATGGCTCAAATATACTCGAAGTGATTACGCACCCCATGGTGGATGCACACCGCGTCTACACAACGGATGTATACGATGTACTCAGTCTACTGGGCATTGAAGCCGCGCGCAGTATTCTGCTGTCAGAAATCACAGGCCTGTTTGAAGAGGTGGGCTTGAATTTCAGGCACCTTGGCCTGCTCTGCGATGTAATGACGCGTGGCGGCCGCCTCATGTCCATCGACCGCTATGGCATCAACAAGAATGACATTGGTCCTCTGGCGAAGGCATCCTTTGAGGAGACGGAGAAGATTCTCCTCAAGGCTGCGCTTTTCAGTGAGGTTGACCCTGTCACGGGTGTAAGTGCGAACATCATGACGGGTCAACCGATTCGTGGCGGCACGGCCTTCTCGCAAATCATGCTCGATGAGTCGGCGCTGATGCGAGTGCAGAAGGGCATGCCGCAGAGTGTTGTAGAGGGCGAGGAGGACGAGTTGACAGAGGAGGAGATTAATGCAATGCTCCACAAGGGCGAGTCGAATGAACTCTGTAACGACACGGCCCTTCGTGCAAATATGATTGTACCAAAGGTAGAGGAGCGCGATGATGAAGAGGAACTCGATATGGTCCTCAATGTCTACTAGGCACCCAAAGCCCAAACAATAATTCTATACTATGGAAGCGGGACCCCTTAGAGTGAGGCCGCCGTGGGAGTGTGTGAAGTGGATTACAGAACCCAAATCACACAGTCTTTTTGAATATAAGCCTTCATGGTCAGGATGGAAAGAGGAACCTCATACAGAGCTCAATGACCTGAAACGCCAGATTGATGTTCTTGAAGAGAATGGCACATGGGAATTTCGTAAGAAGTTGGCAAACCCGTATGAACTTGTCTATACGCACGAAGATCGGAATATGCCAATTTGTCTTGCAAAGGCGAAGCCGCTGAGTCGCTCCTATTTCAAGATGATTGAAATTCTGAATCTGGTTGATTTTTTCAACCGGTTTGCCAAGGCCGGTCCGATTCGTTCTGCACACGCTTGTGAGGGGCCTGGAGGGTTTATTCAGGCTCTTACAGAACGGTGTCAACAGGAGTATGTGACCCATGAATTTGCGCTAGCAATGTCACTGCGCCCGACAAATTCTCAGATTCCAGGATGGAAGCGCGCCATTCCGTTCTTGAAGAAGAATCCGCAAGTGAAGATTCTCTATGGAGCCGATGACACAGGCGATATCTACAATCTTGAAAATCAGGCATTTCTTGCACGAGCCATTGGTACAAAGAAAGTTCATCTCTTTACTGCGGATGGCGGATTTGACTTTAAGATGGACTATATGCGACAGGAGCAGATTGCTTTCCGTCTGATTGTCGCCTCATTTGCAACCGGTTTTAAACTGCTTGCAACCAAGGGTATTATTGTTATTAAACTCTTTGATGTCTATTCTCGCGCCTCAATGGAACTTCTCTCCTATGTCGGCTCCTTCTTCAAGGAATGGACGCTATATAAACCGGCAATCAGTAGACCGTGTAATGCTGAGCGTTATTTTATCGGTATTGGATTTCGCGGCTATACAGATGCAGCACAGGCTTTTTTTGATGGATTGCAGCGCGATCTTGCAACGAAGTCAATTGCCGATTTGGAGAGCCTTATCAGTGAACAGGCACCAGAATCCTTCGACTATATTCAGGTCTTTCAGAATGAAACAGAGACTCTCCAGATAAATACAATTAAGAAGGCGATTTCACTAAATATGGAGGACCGCCACAGCTATTGGCGCGACTCCTACTTAGCTGCCGAAGAGTGGTGTCGACAGTTCAAGGTTCGCTGGCGCGAAAGTCTTCGAGTTATGACGAACCCGAATTACTAACATCGGGCTTCACAAAGGCATCAAAGACGCGCTGACCAACAATGACAGAGGCTTCGTGCTGGTTCAATTGTCCAGTGCCCATACGATCCAACATCGCAAGCATAGTCGTTAAACTCTGCTTATGATATCCACCGGGCCTCATCACCATTTCGTAGAGTTTAGGGTAATCGCGCTTAAATTCAGGTACTGCCACCTCAATCTCTGTAGGTGTCTTACCCTCCTTCTGAAGGGCCTCAACCTGTGTAACTAGATACCGTACATAACGACCACGGTCGCGTGCAACATCGGCTGTAATGGGCGTAGCAGGTCCCTCATCAGGAAACTGCGGAGGAGCCTGTCCTTGGGGCAGGATAAAGGGTTGACCAACTTCAGGGAGTGGGGCACGAGGCGGCTGCGAAGGGGGCTGTGACATCTATCTGGAAGGATTCTCTTTTCTTAAGTAGAATGTCCGCGGTCGCCCCCGTTCAACCCTCAACGGCACAAACCTCCAATGATCCGAACTCGATTGTAAATCTTCTGAAGAAGTCGCAACAGCAGACGAAACAGGCAAATTCAGACACGCAGTTTGATACGAAAAAAGATATCTATGAGAAATTTCTGGATATGGAGGACAAAACGCAGTCCATTATCACCTCGTTCCTTCTTGCAGCCGGTGTTTTAATGCTTGTAGGTGCCCTTCTACCTAAGAAAAAGTAGATGTAGACTAGAATGGAGGAGAGAGTGCAGCAGTTTCGTGATAAATTAGCTGAGTGGAGAAATGCGGCTCTTTTTAAGAATCTTCCCAATGAAACAAGGGAGGGCTCCTTTCAAGAGGGACTCAAACGGGCGCGTGAAGAATACTATCCAAAGTTCATTGAGCGTCTTGAAGAATTGAAGACAGCGACCCCAACAAACTCTGAATATGATATAGTACTTGCAGCACTCGGTCCAGCGACCACCTGGACTCTCAGCATGCTTGATGATGCTCGTAGCGTTCTCTATAGCGATCTCTTTCAATTTCCCTATACCATTAATACTGCATTGATTGAACAGTTCAAGAAAGAAAATATTCCACTACTTGAATAGAAATGCCCTCAGTCACCTATAAATCGGGCAAACCGTGTCCATCGGGCTATCACAGGCGTACGGGATACACTCGTCGCACAGGCACACATGTGGGCTCTGCGTGCGTTCGTTCTACGACAACCTACAAGGAGTCCTCTAAACAGTTCAAAAACCGTGTGACAAAGAGCCAGAAGGCCTCCCGAAAGCGCCACCATCTGAGTGCACATCGCACAATCAAGTGTCCGCCTGGAATGATTCCTCGCGCTGACTATGAGCGTCACTATTCAACGGCTGTGCGGGAGCAGGGGTACTTAGTAACTCGTAGAGGAAAGACAATCCGTATCTTTCCCAAAAAGGCCAACTATACGCATGTAAAACAGAAGTGTATCAAGGATTTAGGACTTCCTGGCTCTCCTGCACCCGGCGAAAGATTCACTCCGCTGCGTGAAGGGGAGCTCAAAAAACACGGATATGTCTATCGTGAAAAGGATTCCGCGCGCCGCGATGCTCTTAAAAAGGCTGTAAAGGAGTTTGGACCTCTCGGTGTCTATCACAAACTCAACGCAGTAGCAAAACTCTCCAAGCGTACGGCACCTGATGCAAGTCGTGTGTTCAAGCGTGATAGAGATTGGATTAGAAAGACCTATTCTTCAAAGGGAGTCAAAGGTCACCTCTCGGCTATTTGAAGCCACCATTTGGTCTGAGACCTGAATAGGTGATGCTTCTGTTTCTCATTATTCTAAGCATCTTTTTTACAGGTTTTGTACTACTTCTTGGAAGCAGTAGCACAAAAGAAATTGCTGACGACTGGCCCAAATATCGTTGTGCACCCACTGTGATGCCGTTTGCCGGTTTTTACGGACATGACACGGCTGAAAATTTTCAGTTTTGTCTGAAGAACATTTTCCAGGGCCAGGCCGATTCGATGTTAGGACCCTTTACAGGAATACTTGGAACGTTCATTGGAACTCTAGCGACACTCATTCAGTCAGCGAACTCAATGCGTATGCAGATGGCGACACTCGTTGGTGGTGTCACCAATATTACAAAAGACTTTCAGGACCGTATTACGCAAATCATGTTTCGTATTCAAATCACGACAACTCGCATGAAAATGCTGATGAGCCGCATGTTTGCCACCTTCTATTCCATTATCTACATGGGTATGTCAGGTATAACCGCCGTGACGAACTTTGGTGATACATTTCTCTTCGGTTTTCTCGATACTTTCTGCTTTCCTCCTGAGACACTTATGGAAATTCAAGAGTCCGAAGTTCCAGTGCCCATTCGCGAAGTGAAAATTGGTCACCATTTGAAGACATCGGGTGCAGAGGTCACTTCTGTACTTAAGTTCTATTCAGACGGTCAAGCCATGGTGCGATTCGCCGATGGAACCGAAGTGAGTACCAATCATTTTATGCTACATGATGGTAAATTCATCAAGGCGGGCGAGCATCCACTTGCTGTAGCCAGCAAGCCTTGGTCAGGCGGGCTTGAGAGACCTCTTTTCTGTCTGAATACGGCCGACCACAAACTCTATATAGGCAAGCATATCTTTCTTGACTATGATGAAACTGAAGAGGGAGACCATGAAACGATGACGGCTGTTGAAAGACAACTTAATGGTAAGGTCACCGAGCAACTGCTTAATAGTCTCGAATACAGCCCATCCGTATCAGGAGACTGTCGTATTCGTCTCTCAGATAAGTCTACTTGTGCCGCGAGCGATATTACGCTCGGTACACAACTCTCTACAGGAAAAGTTGTAGGTGTGATAAAAAAGTGCGTGAAGCGAATCTGCAAACATGACACTGAATGGATTCATGAGAGTACCTTATGCTGGGCTCAAGGACACTGGATGCGCGCAGCTCAACTCTACCCTGTTCATGAGGCGGATACCATCTTCTATGCATTTGTTGTTGCACCTACGGCCACACTCGAACTCGAATCGGGTCTAATGATTCGTGATTATGTTGAAATCCTAAGTCCGGAAACGGAAGCGATTTATGCCGATAAAATAGCATCCACTTCCTAAACAGAGGGGTTAGGCTCCAATGGTACCCGTTATCTTTTTCGTACTTGTTTTCATATTACTTTTCATACTTGGCCTGCTCTTTGCATCGGTTGATAGAGAGGATGTTATGGCAAACTGGGACCAGAAGCGCTGTGATCTACCCGTTATGATGGCTGCCAATTTCTATCTTCCTGCGGGGGATACACGGACAGGAAGCGAATTTGCCACAGAGAACTTTCAATTCTGTATGAATCAGATTGTTCGTGAAGTCTTCACTGCGGCTCTTGCGCCCTTTCTCACACTGTTTGGTGGACAAATGGATGCTGCAGAAGTCGTTCGTGAGATTCAAACGAGCCTCCGTGGAATGTTAGGCACCTTTCAGAAGAAATTTTCAAGTCTTCTTGATGGAGTCTTTCAGCGATTTATGAATGTCGGTTTCCAATTAAGACAAATCTATGCGCGATTTCTTGCACTCATGCAAAAGGCCCATGCAATTGCACTGAGCGCTGTCTTTACAGGTATGTCAATGATTGTAGGTATTGATAATAGCATCCAGTTTATCGAGAAGGTTGTGCTAATCATTATGGGAATTATTATAGGATTGATTATTCTTCTATTTGCAATTCTAATACCATTTATTCCTACAATTATCCTACCTACAATTGCAATTCTAGCAGTAGCGGGAGGAGGTGCCATTGGAGGTATGGCAGATGCCTTCTGTTTTGCTGCAGATACTCAAATTAAGAAAAAGGACGGCACTTCTGTGCGCATTGATACAGTTACAATAGGAGATATTCTGGAGGATGGTAGTGAAGTTGAAGGTGTTCTCTTCTTTGATGGACATACTGTAGACCTCTATCAACTCGGTACAGTGAAAGTCTCAGCAGACCATCTTGTCTATTATGAAGGACTTGCCGCTTGGATTTCCGTTCAAGAACACCCGAATGCCACACGAGTTTTACCTGAGCCTCTACTCGTCTGCTTGAATACGAGTACACGCCATATTCCCATTGATGGATATCAGTTCCGTGATTGGGAAGAGATTCCGCCTAATCGACCTGACCTCGATACACAATGGAACCGAATGATTGCGGCTAAACTCGGTACAACAAATCAATATGATGCGCATGAGTATCCGATTCTTGCTCCGTATTGGTCGGTGAAACATAAGGAGAATGGACTCATCTTTCTTTCAGATGTACAGTTGGGTGATGAAATTATGGTAGGTGACACCTATACACGCGTCCGCGGTATCTTTCATGGTGAAGAGGATACCTCGGCTGAAACATTCTGGACTTCAGACTCCATTTGGTGGCGAGTTGCAAATCGTTGGCAACAGAAGCCGCCCTCTATAAAGAAAGTCTCCAGGACAGGCATTCATTTAATTACGGAGTCCGGCACTTTTAGTATATTTAATAACAATGCAATGTTTGAAGTTCGCGATTTTACAGAGATTGGTCATAAGAGAATTTCTGAAACCTATGACTGGATGAAAAAAAACATAGGATACTAGAAATGAACACGCGCCTATTAATCTGCGGTCTGGTGATCCTCCTGGTTGCAAATATCTTAATGCTTTTCGTTACCCCGTCACAACTCTCGCCGAGCCGCGAGGGCTTTGCTGACTACTACCTCCAGAACGGTGCGGGCGCGGGCGCTGGCCGTGATTCCTACCAGCCGATTGGCGCGTTTGATGGCGTTCGCCTTGAGACGGGCAACAATGTCAGCCAGTGGAAGTACAATACTCCGAATGAGCCTCTGAATGGTCCCGAGTTCAAGCCCGGTCCCGACTCCCTCTTCCTGTTCAAGAACAACCAGTGCAAGCCTGAGTGCTGCGGCGGCTCATTCAGCTGTGACGGTGGTTGTGTCTGCACATCACCTCAGCAGCGTGCACTGATTGCTGGTCGTGGTGGCAATCGTACTACTCCTACTGATATTTAACATGTCATGAACTATTCATAATAGAGTTAATTGCTCCTATCCATGCTTTAAAATCTTCTATTGATAAATCTTGTTTTATGTTATTGGCAGTCCAACAACACCAGACAACATTAGATTTTGTATAACCAAGAGAACTATCTCTTCTATCTAATGATAGCCTTTCTTGACTATTGATATCAAATGACATCTTTCTTCCAGAATATGCACAGATACCATTTTGGTCATTGTACAGATTCACTAAGTAAGTAGTATCAATATCCATTTCTTTTTCTGTTTTATTTGAACGCACATGTACTCCTCGAAGTATTTGATTTATATTCCATTCAAGCCCCTTTTCTAAAGCTCTTTTCTTATAGTATGTCTCTTATCATTTATTTTGGAATAATGTATTAATTCTTTTTCGCAATCACACACTTTACATATCATTTTATTATTCGTTTTAATTGTAGTCCATTTCATTTTAGCAGCTTCTTTTTGTTTTTCTTTAGAATTAATCAACGCTTGCAATGAGTTTTCAGAAAGTTTAGTAAATGTATATTTTCTTTTTTGTATTTCTTCCATACTATCTATAAATAAACACTATATTTTAAAAATTTATCCCGGTTCTTTCAAAAATAGAACAGAGGTTTAAGTATAGAATACATGTCAGTCGCTATTATTGGTTGCGGTGCTTCTGGAAGCCTCTGTTTACTTGAACTTGCGCGTAAGGGACGTGATCTGTCAACGATTACAGTAATTGACCCGTATTTTGATGGCGGTGATCTTGGTCGGCGTTGGGGTGCTGTTAAAAGCAATACAAAGTGGCAACAGATTGTCGATTCTCTGTCACAGTATCCTAGCGCGGCTGCCCCCATTGCTGAACTCGGCAAGGCCTATGGTCCTGAAGATATCTGCCTTCTGTCAGACTTGGCGAATCTACTTCAGCAGGCCGTGCGTCCCTTATTACAGTCAGTAAATCTACATGTAGATACATGCAAGAAACTGAAGAAGACAGAGGCGGGCTGTTCTATTGACCTTGTTGCTGGGGGTGAAGTGCCCGAGACATTTGGACGTGTCTTCTTATGCCAGGGCGGCGTTGAGAAACAGCTCGATTATGGAAAGCCTGTCATTCCTCTCGATATTGCACTCGATCCTGTTCGGCTCCGTCGCCTCATTCGCCCTGGACAGACAGTGACCGTTGTTGGACTCTCTCACAGCGGTACGCTTGTTCTGCGCAATTTAAATGACCTCGGTATCTCTCTACAAGGAGTGTATGATACGGAGAAGCCGTTCTATTTTGCCCGCGATGGATGCTACGACGGTATTAAGGAGGAGGCCGCAACAATTGCCGACATGATTGTCGCAAAGACACTGCCGGTCAAACTTGTATCAACGAAGGATATGAAGAATTTAGTGAAGGTTCTAACGAAGACAGACTGGATTGTTCTTTCAATTGGATTTACTGCGCGTTCTCTTCCTATCACCGCCGTTGATGGAACACAACTCAATGAGGTTGACTATTCTCCGACGACTGCGCTTGTTGCTGGACAGCCTGATCTGTATGGATTTGGCCTTTCATATCCCGGTGTTTCAGAGATTGAGGGGAAGGCCTATAAGGATATAAGTATTCCTTCATTTGTTCAGCAGATTCAACGGTGCCTTGCTGAAATCTAATCGTTCTGCCTATCAGAGAAGATGTCCCAAAACGCAGGCATCAAATCAATGAATAGCATTTTACCGCTTGGGGTGGCAAACTCCATAAATACGATGGCAACAAATGTATCGAGGAATGCAAGCAAGATGATGACAAATATGCCGGCGATCAATCTGTCTACAATGTCTGCAATGCCTAACATGCCTGCAATGCCTACAGTATCTTCCATACCGTGGCTTGCGCTCGCTAGTTTTGTAGCACTTGTCTCTATTATTATAGTGCTTCTCTATTATTTTAACCAGCAGGTCAATGACGGTATGAATAAGATTATTGCCTCCACGCGGACGGCCTTTGGTATGCAGACTCAGCCGCCTCCACCGCCTGCTCCAATGACAGCGGTCACTACACCTCCACCGGATATTGGAGCGAGTAATACTCCGCCGAACTCAGTTGTTGAGAAAATTCTGCCCCAAGGTGGGTCACAAGTTTTCAACGTAAGTAAGAATACGTTTACTTATTACGATGCCGAGCCGCTCTGTAAGGCACTCGGTGCTGAATTGGCCACCTACGATCAAGTGAAGCAGTCGTGGGAGCAGGGTGCCGATTGGTGCAACTATGGCTGGGTAAAGGGACAGATGGCGGTCTACCCGACTCAGAAGGATACCTATGAGAAGTTACAGGCAGGCCCTGAGGACCAGCGTATGGCATGTGGAAATCCCGGATTAAATGGAGGATTTTTCGATAATCCTGAAATGAAGTTTGGTGTGAACTGCTATGGACAGAAGCCTTCACAAAGTGCGCACGATGCGAATGCAGTGGCAAAGGGTACGCCGCAGAGTCCCGATGCCGTACAATTTGATAAGAAGGTAGCTCACTATAAGTCAGAGGCTGACAACATTGGTGTAATGCCGTTTAGCACCAATAAGTGGAGCAATTAAGTATTTACTCCCAGCGACCCGCCTTCGTAGTTCCACTACGATTCATCTGGTCGAGTACATATGGATCAATCTCCTTCTTTCTCTGAAATCCCTCCTCCTCTACTTCTGAATCATCACCCATTGAAGTTGCTCTTGAATTGGCGATGTTTACGAAAGTCCACATAAATAATGGCAGCACCCCTCGAATCTTAGCAGAAAAGAGCGGATTCTCATAAAAATCTCCCAGTGACTCCCATCTGCTCCACTGGTTATCCCACCATTCATCTCCAAGTATATGCGAATACCAATCAAAATCTTCATAATACCCCTCCTCATTTTCAGGAATCGTATAGCCCTTCTTTTCATGAGTGTAAAAGACAAGCCTGAAAAAACTGTGTGCAAGTTCATTTGTTCCAAGACGAAATGAATAGCCCTCCTTTGTCATATTGGCCAGAATTGTCTCAATCAGCCTTCGTAGAAAAAGGTGTCGTTTTACATGCTCTATTCCATGATTCAAATAGACATCTGAATTTAACCAACGCGTGAACTTCTGTTGGAACTTAGACATGAACGACCATACTAGAGTATACTCGTCGACTATATTTAGGCTGTCTGCTTTTTAAGCTTCTTGCTCGTGGTCGACCCACGCTCCGCCTTGAGAAACTTCATAATCTCCGCCGTCTCATCTGCAGCCTTTCGCCCTGTCCGTTCATAGTATTCGTGTAGGAGTTCCTCAATACGAGAATTTGTGAGCGGATTCGAGTGTTTCTCTTCGGCAATACTGAGTTTTCCACCGGCCACCTGAATAATCGCATTTTCCATTTTATACTCTTTAAGGGCATTCATAATCTTCACTTCAAACTCCTCCTTCACTTTCCGGGCATTTTGAATTTGACGATTTAGATTCTGGGATAGATTATCATAGTGAACCCAATTGCGAACCAGGTCGCCAAATTGATTTCTATCGAGCGCCATCTCCTACCATAGGAGCAAAGACATTTGGTAGGCTAGACGCATTTTTCATCTGTAAGACAACGGCAGCAAATGTACACATTGCCAAGATAAGCAGTAGCCCAAACAGCACACAGGTGAGAACAATATACGGAAAGACTCTCTCTAGAATGTGATTTAGAAGCGGATCCATGACATAATGGTGCAATTTCTTCAGACTCTCCTCCTTTTGAAGATACATAATCATACGCTCAATCATCGGTTGTTTTTCGGCCGGCATCTATCCCACCTGTGGTTTCTTTGGATTCCATTTTTATCTACTTCCCGCAGAAATGAAGCTTTTACTGGATGGACCGGTTTTCTATTCAAAGGACTCTATGTATGTTGCGAATGTGAAGGAGAGTGACTTTACTATTGTCACAGACCCTGTAGATATTTCAAAGGCTGGACAGGAACTTTCTCCCGCCGTTCAAAAAGTGGAGGCATTTCGTGATGTAGTTGTAAACACTCTACAGCCGCAAATTGTATCATGGTTTACGACGACAATCTCAGTTGAGAAGTTACGGAAGAATCTGAAGTTTGAGTTTGCACCGTTTGACTATACACCCGAGTCGCGTTGGGTCTCTGTTCGTTGGCTACCCAAACATTTTAAAATCCAGACAAAAGGATTTGTTCTGCTCTTTGCAGTTCAGTCATTTGTTGAGAGTAATCCCCGGATACCGATAAGTTTTCTTGAATCCACGACTCCGAGGGCCACAACTCCTGAGGAGGCGCCGCTGGTCCGAAATATCGTAATCCAGCCTGGGTCAACCCAAGCAAACGACTTAATTGAATCTACGGATATCCCTCTGTCCGAATCCCATGCATCTCTGGAGATTGAAATGGATGATAAGCGGTCTACAGAACGCCAGCGCCTGCGCCGTGCAAAGTTACGGTCAGCAATTGCCCGGCTAAAGGTGGAGGAGTTGAAGGAGCGGTATCTTCGTGAATACGGCGACGTAGAGGATGAGGACGAGGATTCCGATGATTCGGATATGGAATCAGATTGAACATAATTTTCCCGATTCTCCGAAAAATATAGGATTGTCCTATAACAGAATCAGAATGGCCATGGGTCTCAATACACGCACGGTTGTAACTTCTGCAATCTTAGTTGTTCTTGTTGTGGCTGGACTCTATATCCTTGACCCGACACTGGCGGGTCTGCTCGGTAGACGTGAGGGCTTTGATGGCACACTCAGTGTGGCCTCCAATTATGCGGAGGAGCCTGGGCAAAATGATGTGCCTGGTGAGAGACGCAAGAAGGCCACGACGGATGTTCCGACGAATGCGAGTGGTCCTTCGGATGCTGTGGCTAATGTGACGCAGGGCTTTGCTGATCTGGGCACGGCGGAGGGCCCTGCTGGTTTTGGTGATGCGCAGGCGCCTGCTGGCTGCTACCCGCGTGACCAGCTGACGCCGAGTGAGCTCCTCCCGAAGGACCCGAACTCCGTCTGGGCGCAGCAGAACCCGATGGGCACGGGCTCCCTCAAGGGCAAGAACTTCCTCAGTGCAGGTGCGCTCATCGGCATCAACACGGTCGGCCAGTCCCTCCGCAATGCCAACTACCAGCTCCGCAGCGAGCCCCCGAATCCGCAGGTTCCGGTCTCCGTTTTCTATCAGACGACGATTGACCCCGATGTGAACCGTCGCACGCTGGAGATCAACTGATGAGACATCAGTTATTCATGGCGAGTAAATGCGTAAATTATTTATAAATTCTCATTTGATTTTCTACAAAAAAATCACATGAGACTATAGAATGAACAATAATAATAGTACGAATCTGTCTAAGATAAATACTAGTTTATTTCAAAATAATAATGCAGTTAGTAACATTAGTTCTAACAATGGTTCCAACAACAGTGCTGCAAATGAGTATGGTAATGGATACAACAGAAATGCCATGGAGAGGGGACTTGAACTGTTAGAAGAGAAAATGGGTGGCCGTCGTCGCCGTCGCCATGCACGCAAGACGCACCGTCGCCGTCATGGCAAGCATCACACCAACAAGAAGTCCCGTAAAAATCGGAAGCACTAGTAAGTGATATGTCCGACTCATCATGGCTCCAGAACATATCAAAAAATATGTTTAGTGCCCTGTCAAATATACAGACCAGTGCCTATCCAACGGTCTCTGTAAAGAGTTCAGTGGACGGAAACACCTACCAGGTCCGTGACATGCCCGATAAACAGGAGGCCGCCGATCTTCTTGCTCGTGTCCGCCAGCGCATGCAGAAACTCTACAATTATCTGATTGCCACTTATCCTGAGAAACTCCAGGTCAAGCAACTCAGACAGAACTTCAAGCCTGACCCCTCGCGAATCAGCGAATCAACTCCGGATGCTGAGCACACCTCGTACAGTGTCAATAAAGGTGAATCCGTTCACCTCTGTCTCCGACAGCGCCAGGGCAATAATGAATCCCTTGTCAAGGAGAATGTCATGACATTCGTCGCGCTCCATGAAATGTCTCATATGATTACGCCAACAGTTGGCCACGGCCCCGATTTCTGGAATAATTTCGGCTGGCTTCTGAAAATTGCAGAAGACCAAGGAATCTACACCTACGAAGACTTCTCTGCGCACCCTGTTTCTTACTGTGGTGTAAAAATCACCGACTCTCCGAAATATGACTCTAAAAAAGACGCGTCGAGTTTTGTCATAGGGACAATATCCGAATAACAGATAGATGGGTGATAGTCAGAACTCCAATCAAGAGAGTATGGCCGGCTCTATTGCCGATGAAATTGACCTCTGGAAAACACTCTTTGAGCCAGAGTTCTACACGAGTCTATCCGACCCCTTTGGTCCAATCACTCTTACAATCCAATATTTTACGGAGAGCCCTCTTGAAACGGGCGAAGAGCCCACAGAAGTGATTGAAGTCTCCATTTTTCCTTTCTATACAATCAATGATATCAAACTGGCGATTTATAATAAAAAAAATCAGGCCAAGTTTGCCCCGCAATTCCAGTTTCTTGCAGAATACAATGAAGAGACGGAAAAATACCAGGCGCTCGATGCATATTACTTAGAGCCTGGCTCCAAGAAGCCGCTCTCCTTTGATGACCCGTTGGCCGCTGGTAAGAACAAGGCGTTCGTAGATGATGGCGGAAATAAAAAGACAATGAATTTTGTCTCGCGTAGCCGAACTCTCTATGAGGATACCTATCTCTACGCCAAAAAGGAGCCGATTCTTCGACTCTTTCTACTTTCTGATATTGTCACAACTAAGAATTCGTTTGGTAATGAGGCGCGCTATCTTGGATTCATCAAACCGTATTTCAACTCAGAGTATACATCCAATACAACAAAGGGTGACACAGTTCCCGCTGAACAGGCCGTCGAACTTAAACGTGCCAGCACCTATTTCACCGCGCGTGAAGCACTCTTGAAGAAAACAATTGGACCGAGTGTGGCTAACTTCTCAGGTGATGTGAATCTACGCATTGAAGGTATTAAGTCGCTACGTCTTGTATGGCTTCATAGAACCGACAGTAAAACGGTTGATACACTCTTCTACGAGCAGTCGGTTGACCAGGTTCGCCCCTTTCTACGACTACTTCCCAAGGACTCGACGCCCGTGACAAAACTTCATGTGGTGAAGGGTGCCGTGCCTGCGCCTGCTCTTGCAGATCCGTGCCTTGTCCTTCAATGGGCGCGTGAAAAGAATCCCGCGCCCAAAAATGATTTTCTCTTTGGCAAGATTGACATCGGCGATGAGTATGCCACTCTACAAGTACTCGACGACGGGACAGCCGCAGTGGTCGTTCAGCCTCGTAAAGGGCAGCGCCAGTTTGAGGCCGAGAGTGCCGAACTTTTCAGAGAGCGTATTCAACAGGGAATTAAAGGGTTCCCCTTTGCGGACGAGGACCCTCAACTGAACGAGATGTCATTTCAGGCCAGTATCACAATCAAAGGCGATAAAATTGAGCGCCGCGAACTGTCAAAACGCCTTGAGGCGTTTGGTAGTTTCTTCCAGGAGATTCCACCACCTGCTAACTCACCATCACTCATGTCGCTTCGCTACAAGGCAATCAGTAATTTCTACGCACAGGACCGTGTTCAACTCTACATGTCACAACTTGTTGCCATGAAAACTCCGCCTGACACAATCATAACAAAAACGGCAGAGGCGTTTGAAATCACCATACAGCAAGCACGCATGGAATACCAAGAATTTGCAGAGCGGTCTGAGGAGATTATACCTGTTGTACCTAAATACAGTGTATTCCGCCTCAAGTACAATCCAGGAATTGACATTACTATCACAGCGCACCATCCGACGTATACATTTCAGATTGAGCGCGTAGATTCCATTACAAATCTCCAGAGAGTTCTAACACTTTTATCTGTTATGATGACCTATCCTGTAGCAAAACCGGTTGATAAGGCAGCAGTTGCAACGCTTGCCAAGGCTGTCGCATTTGAAGAGGCCGGCCAGGAGGCTCCTAAGGCTGCACCCGCACCTGTGGATGAATCTAAGTCAAAACTCTCCATTGCAAACTACTTTATTAGACGCCTACAACAGGCCGACCCAACACTCTTTGGATTTGGAGAGGGACAGACAACTCAAAATGGATACGGTCAGATGTGCCAATTTGCTCAGATGAGACAACCTGCTGTTCTCAATGAAAAGCAGTACCAGCGTATGCTTGAACTCTATGCCAACAATATTACAGAAAATGAAGTTGAATTTATCGAAGTCTCCTACAAAAATCCGGTTCCTTCTGGAGAGTCAAAACTTACTGATACATATGGAAAAGAAAAGGAGATTGATAATAACACCTTTACAGTGCTCAAATACGGAACAACTCTAAAGGACCAGAGGTATTATATCTGCTCCGAGTATTTCTGTATTGAAGATGAAATACCTCTCAGGCCGAGCGAATTTGAAGAAGAAGGCGTCTTTCGCCCTGAAGCCGATGAAGAATTTCAGGGTAAGCCGAAACTTGCCTATCACTGTCCCTTCTGTAATGGTCGCTTAATTGATACAAAGAAGAAGAAGGACGCAGGTGCAACAGTCTACAAGCGTGAGAAAATGAAGTATGTTGGCTTTATGAATAAGGATGCTCACCCTGCGCATTGGGGTCTACCGTGCTGTTTCACGAAGAAAAAGTTTACATCCAAAGGAAAGTTCATTGAATTCTTCAAGAAGCAGCGTGAAGAGGAGAAGAAATCTGGACCCGTTGCTCCAGAGCCTGATGTAGAGGCTGCCGAGGCACCACAAGAAGAGGAAGATGCGTATGATGAGGATGCAGATATTGAAGATATCAACTACGAAGATGTTCTGAACCGCACGCATGAGCGCACGGTGGTCAAGGATACAAAGTTTCCTCTTGAACTAAAAGGCGGCGAGCCGCAACTCGGTCTTGTCCCAAGTGTTCTTGACACCTATTTTCATCAGAATTCAGAGGCACTTGTTACAAAAGGTATGACAATGAGAATGAAGCCGATCTCAGAAGGATTTTTCCGTATTGCGGCCGATAATCGCCTTTCGCGTCGCCCTGAATCCTTCTTCGCGGCCATTGCACCCTTCTTCAAGAAGAATTCAGCAACCGATGTGCGCCTTCGTCTTCGTGAACTTTTTGGTGGCCCTGCAGGCGTAAAACTCTTTACATCCATTAATTTTGGAAATCTCATGCTCGAATTCTATACACCCGCCTTATCCAATGAGCAATATACCGCGGCTGAACTGACGCGCTTTGCGGTGAGAAACTTAAATCCAAAACGGTCCCAGCAATATCCCTACATTGCGCGCATCAAGAAGTCCTATGATAATTTCATGAATTTTCTGAATAATCCTAAAAAACTGAAAGAGTATCGTCAGTTTGCACATCTCTTGGCACAGCCGAATATTTTCATGCCTGCTCTTGTTGATAAGAAAGGAAACAGAACAGAACGACCTGGTATTCTCTTCGTAGTGATTGAGATGACAGATGATAAAAACTACACCATTCGCTGCCCTCCGTTTGGCGTAACGGAAGCAATGGAGTCGTGTGACATTGGATTTTTAATTCATAGGGAGGAGATTTGGGAGCCGCTCTTCTTCTTGAAGAATTCAGTGGAGGCCCATGGATTTGCCAGACATATTCATACAATGCGAGTAAATAATACGAATACACAGTCTCCTCGGTTGCCCGCTCCCGTAGTAGAAGCCATCCAAACATTTCGTACAAAGTGTGCAAATGAACAGCCCACGGTCTATACTGGAATTCAACAATTAGCGAGCCCTGAAAATACACTTCCCACATTGACGGCATTAATAGGACTTCTGAGCGAGGTTGGAACCTTTGTAGGTGTTATTCGCGATGTCTATAATCATGTTGTGGCGGTGACATTGAAAATAGATGATGACAATGAAGTCGCATTTCCTGTAATTGATGATGGATTCATGCAGAGTCAAAATAGCCTTGTTATTTACTTCGGATGGGAGGGATTTACACCTGCACCGGTTGAGATTGCCTGGTCCTTTTACGAGGAGAATCAAGAGAAGTTCGCCGACTATCCTGGATATAAGCCGCATCGAATTATTCGTCTTCCCTACGGAAGAACAAAGGCCATTAAAGCCATACAGTTAGAAAATGGTATCTTTATTCCTGTCTCAGATGCCAATGTGGGCGAGGATGAGATTCCAGGAAAAATCGATGATTTGAAGGAGATTGAATTTGAGTGGACCATTAATGAGGAAATAGGACGGCCGACTGAGACAGCAAGTGACAAAAAAACAGGTGAAAAGAAGACAGTCTCCATTACAAAGGAGATTGAAACGGAGAATGAAGTCGAGGAGATTTTCCAGCATTTCCGCCTCTCAGTCAGCAATTGGCTTTTATCAAAGGAGGGCACTCCTTGGAAGAATAAGATTCAGGAGATTATTATGCCTCCTTCGCAAAAACTCGGGTATACTCTATCGGTGGGGAGGAAACGCGAGCTTCTACAGCTGTTACTGGGTGAGCGGATGAAACGGTTCATTGATACGGAGCATGAGCCTGAAAGTAAAGTGCCTTCTGTCGTTCGTGTTGACTGTAGAAAGTTAACACAGGGCGACTGCACGGCCTCCAATCGATGCGTCTGGCGACCGGATGAAAAACGATGCCTGCTCCATGTGAAGGCGCTTCCCGATGTGGATAAGATGGATATGAGCAGAGTCTTCTTACTACGGCTCATTGAGGAACTCATACGATTCCCTCGTCGCCGTGCGCAGATTCTACAGGAGCGGAACCGTCGTATTGGAACACTCTCCAAACTCAGCGGAGCTGTGCGAATGATTGACCAATATATTGTACCTGAAGATACATCTGAGTGGGCCGAGCTAATGAACATGGATTGTAAAAAGAGGACACCTGAAATTCCTCATTTCTTTGAGGAGTTTTCACGCGGACAGGAGGCCAGAGCTGAAGTGGTGGCCAAGACCGCTGTCTTCAAACTGCCAGACTTTGTACTTGATCTTCTAGAAGCCGATGATAAAACCTATGAACTTGTTCCCTTTAAGACAGACCGAAAGGGAGATGACACTCGTTACGGTATTCTTGAATACGCACTTACTGCAGATCCGCAAAAAGAAGCGCCTTTCGTAGACGAAGACATTGTAAATGAGATAGTTGATTCATTTGGTGAACCTGAAACTGGTTTTGTCGTCTTTAAGGATGGCGATGAAACACCTCGCGGATACATAGTTTCCAGTGAGTATGCATATGTCGTATTTTATATCGACGGTGCATATTCTTTCCTAGTCAAGAAGGGCGACCCTATTTCACCCCTATTGCTTGAAACACTTCCAGAAACACTCAAAAATGCAGTTGCAGTACTCTAATCCATCTGACAATCGGGCATGGGTAGAAGAATCGTCTGCTTTGCACCCGCCTTCAAGGCCCGTGTACGACACTCAAGCATATCAAGAACCTCCTTCTCCAGACGATTCAGACGAATGCGGCGATAATTCGGGTTGTTTGGATGAAGAATTACTAAATACAAATCACCGACTTCAAGACCATAGAGAGTCTCAAGAAACCAGCGATATGTATTTAATTGTAGAGTATAATGCCAATAATTACAATTTGGTAGATGCTCAAGTGGCGGATAGCCGCGCTCAAAATCATTTGTAGACTTGATTTCCTTTGAGCGCTTCCAGTCATAGATTACAATCTTTCCGTCGGACTTGCGTCGAAAGACGCCGTCAATACTACCGCAGAGAAGATGTGCAGCTGACCACACTTCCCATTCCATACGAAAGGGCTCGAGGTCATGTCCGTGGACTGACCAGAAATTCATAAAATATTGCCATTCGGGTGTCTCCTTCACTGCCGGATCAATTCGATCCAGAGCGCCGTTCAGAAATTGTTCAATGGCTAAGTGCATTGCTGTTCCGAGGCCACTCGCTTCTTTTCCGGAATCGGACCAGCCCTTTTCAATCTCCTCCGCCGTTTTTCCGAAATACTTCGACTGCGGCCACTTCGGCGAGCGCATCATTTTGGCAATGGTCGCCTTCGAATCAAAATGTGGGAAAAAATTGTGGAGAAATCCGGTACAGGAGATGACATTTGTGGAACTCCCGTCAATGTAATAGGTGTGCGTAGGCTCAAAAAATCGGATATGATCGTCACGAGGATGTTTATTCTTCGTGGCGAGCACTTGCCAGTCTTCGGGCATTCTTCTTATAGTATCTAAGAGACCAATCTTTAGGACAGGTCAACAATGAATGCAGGAATCTTCGATTTTCCCGCTAAATAGGTTGCCACTAGACGATGTGCCCCATCTAGAAGAGTATATATATCCCCTTTTTTTGCAACCCAAATAGGCGATGTATAGCCGTATTTTTGTATCTGTTTCTTATGATAATTTACCGACTTCATATTATTTTCGCCTCGGGGCTTATTTTTATAGGGCGTAGTTGAAAGCCGGTCAGGATTAAAATTCTCTAAGGTATTCCACAAAGACTTATCAAGAACTGTAAACGTAGTATTAAAAATATGTGCACGACTTGCAGATTCTTTAGAAGGAAAAATCTTTAAGGCAACAGAAGTCTCTACTGAATCTTTTAAGGTGTTCATATACTCCATTCTACTTAGACCGTATAGTCTACAAGTTCCATGAGCGCCTTGCCGAGTTTATTCTCACCTACAATCTTACGTTGCTTAAATTCACCATTGAAATCCGGCTCCACTGCACCTGTTGAAAGGAGATACTTACGTTCACCCTTTACTTTATTTAGCATTGCCTGGAAGTCCTTATCCTTCTCCAAGCGGAGTTCAAGCGCATACTTCAGGAGTCGCATCTTTTCATCCTTCCAGGAGAGTCCAGATTCCACTTTCTCCTTAAAGACTGTCTTCTTATCCCCTACAAGGTTCTTCTTAATTAGAGTTAATTGCTCGTTAAGCAAATCGTAATACTTCTTGGCTTTTGCCTGCGCAGCAACCTTCAGTTGTGCAACGGATGTTCCATAGAATCCAGTAGTCTGGAAGAGCGCGGCCTTCTCAGGTTGATTGGAGAAGAGTTTATACTTCATACCCGCAAGGAAGTGCTCGATTGTAGGATAGACTGCCTTCGTATCCTCTTCATCGGGGATATTGATAGGAATCATAAGAGATATCCACTTACGTGTAATATCATCTTTTGTAATCGGCGCCTCAATTGAGAATTGGACTACCTGGCTTGGTGCATAGGTGGCCTGTGGCTCAACCTTCTTTACTGACTGGACAAAGTCTTCTCCTTCTTCCTCCAGGTCCTCGCCAACTGACTCACCAGGGCGTGGTGCACTCCCCTGCTTGAGGAGAACAGGGGCCCCTTGGGCCTTCGGCGCATTCGCAGCCACCACCTTTCCATCTGTGACACGCTTGAAGATAAACCAGCGATTCATGAAACTGAATTGCTCGATAGCAGGAAACTTCTCCAGACCGTACTTGCGGTCCTTTGCCATCTCATAACTCGCCGAGAAGAGATTAGTCGAAGCCTTCAGACCGAGTTCATTGACGGGGTCCTTTACAAGTTCACAGCCAATTGTGTCCATCTTTGCCACCAGAAGATCCCACGGCATCAGATACTCCTCGTGAGGAAGTCCAATCGAGGCAAACTCCACTGTGATGGCCTTTCCAAAGCCGTCATCTGTTGTAGGCAGTTCTGTACCTTCATAGTCCTTACGAATCGTCCAGATGGTCTCTTCACCCTCCTTTCCAATATACGAGTCACCTGTCTTCACTTCATGCAGAAGTTTAAACACAGAATCGCCATCGAAGCAGCATCCCACGAAATATCCACCAACCTTCAGACAATCTGCTATATTTCGTAGGAAACCATCAAAGGTCGTCTTATCCTTGAAGAAGTAGTGAAGGGCAAACATACACGAGATGACATCCGCCTTGTTTTGTAAGACACCCATCATTTTTTCTACATAGGGTGGAACACCGCCGCCTGTATTCTGGCCGAAGAGAGTGCGCAACATCTTCTTCTCCTCCTCTGTGCGACCCGCCTCACCTGTAATAATCGGCATGGTTACATCACCTGCCACAAAGATAATATCGGGTACTTTTGCGCGACCAAGATCCAGAATAGCCTTCAGCATACGATTATACGCTCCATTATTCTTATCCAAGATATCAATCATTGCATAATCAATACCGAGCACAAATTTAGGCATGAGTTTTTCCCACTTGTGGAGGTCACCACCCTTTCCACACGCCATGTCAATCAGCACCTTTTCTTTCTTGGAGTCACCGAGCACTGACTTCAGAAGTAGCTGATACTTAATCCAGTCGTTGTGGAAATATCGCATGGGGCGCATATAGGTTTCACTGAGCGCAGTAATCTTCCGCTGACCCGAATAGACCATCTTACGCGGAATATTTGTGCGCGCCTTAATAAGTGCTTCAATCTCCTCCCCTTCGGGTGTTTCAGTCCCCTTACAAATCATAGACGGCGTAATGGGCTCATAGATACTGTTCCAGGTCTCATTTGCAACAAACTCGCCATTCATGGTTCCCTTGACTGCATTGCCAATTCCTCCCGCGGCCTTGCGAAACTTTTCCGTCTTATCATAGCGGACACGCATAGGAATCCAGCGCCAACCAGGCTCATTACTTGGCTCGTAGCGCATCTCTACAATGCTTCCATCCTGAATGATTTCGCCGAGTTCACTTGTCACATAATCCATATTCTGAACATTATCTACCTTACGCTCGCAGTATGAAGTCGATGCAAGTGTATCAATATAGTTCATGGGAGAGAACTCAATAGCACGATAGCCACCACGCTTTCCCTTCTCCCGTGTCCACCGCATTGCCAGTACTGACTTACGAGGGTCATTCATAATCTCATCCTCGCGACTTGATACATAGAGAACAAGACGCTTGTATCCGTGTAGGGGTTCAAGGTCCGTGGTAGGATTTTTTCCATAATGGATCTTATCCTCGTTGAACTCCTTTTCAATCATCACAAGGAAGTCAATCGTATTCTCATCGGCCGGCTTCCATTTGAGTTGCTCCATGAAGGGTGAGTTCGCCTTTTCAGGGAGGGGCAGTGCATTTGGAGTGAAGATAAGTCCGTCTGTGTGATAGACCCGTGTCTTATTATAAGGAAACGCCTCGTTGTTAATGACTTTAAAGATAGAGAGTTCATCCTCCTTCGAGCCGAAGAAGAACTTCTTTGCACTGACATTCAAGAGAAGATTCCGCTTTCCTTCATATCCCTTGATAGTGATCTCGGGTTCAGTACCCCATGACTCTATAAATTGTGCGAGTGCTGCGTGGCGAGTCCCCTCCTCGACCCTACCCTCCTTAGGTTTCTCATAGAAGGGGAGGTTCCAGATTTTACTTTTGTTGAGGTAGTATACATCAAACAGCAGGAGCAGATTGGTTGAACGACCGGGCTTTTTCACTACGACTCCATCCTCTGTCGTACTCTCCTCACCCTTTCTCCGCGTCACCCATTCACCGTCAAGGAGAGAATTTGCACATGCCATTTGTCTTAGACCCGTTGCATAGACATTGAGCGCCATATCAATCATATAGAGGTAACCCTCTTTATTAACAAAGGCGAGTACACGAAGGCCATCCGCCTTATCTGTTACATTATAGCCGTCACGAATATTCGGCTGTCCTGTTGTACGCTCGGAACGCATGTGTTCGAGAAGAAGTGTGCGCGGTTTGACACCACGGAATTCAGGCGGTTCTGCGCGAAGTTCGGCACATGTAAGGTACTCTGAAATGACGGAGCGTTTTGTGGATTTCTGAATAAGAATTGAATTCTTCTGTATACCACGGAGTACTTCACCAATACCCGTGATGAGCCGATTCAGGTAGACACCCATTTCCTCCTTATTGCGCTGCTCTTTAGAGGTATTTTGATTCATCTTGGTCTTTTCGCTCTCTGTTAGATCCTCGCGCAGAAGCTCCACTTCAATCTCATAGGTCGGCGGATTACGCGCAAACTTCTCTTCATTGAAGGTCTTGACCCAATTGAATCCATTGCGGCCTGAACTCGTCGAGCGCACCATAGAGAGGTCGAACTGAACACCGCCTTTTTTGAAACTCCAGCGCCTAATCAAACGAAACGCCTTGTTGAGATTTGCCCATCCTTCAAAGGCTTTCTGGACGTCCTGGTGCAGCTCGGTTGTATCACTATTCCCGCGGTCGTGCTCTTCACGAGTCTTAATGCAAATACCGTATTCATTCACATTAATCGTATCGCGAAACTTATCTTCAGCACTACGCTTCTCAATCTTCTTCTTTACAATTGCAAGCCATCCCTTATTATTTAACTTATTGTCATTACAGTATTCCTTAATATCCTCAAATGAATTCAGGGTAAAACGAAGACATGATTCACAGAGAATGTTGAGTTTGTCATCGCTGTTTGAATTTACTTCTTCAAATCCCTTCTCTTTCAGACGGCGGATGATTTTGAGAAATGAATCGGCGTCGATACCGCCATCCTTATTAAATGTGACTTCTAGCTCATGACTGCGATGGGACATCCATCTTTCGAGCATGTCCTTTAGTCCGTCGACTTGATCTTTACTCAAGTCCATCTGAATCCTACTGCTTGTACTGAACTTCTACACAGTTCAAACTTTAACCTCGTCTCCAGTACGCCCGTTCAGATGCCGAATTGCCTGTAGACGACCAAGTGCACGCGCATAGTCCTCCTTCAGGATTTTTCCTGACTCACTACGGGTTGTAGGGAGTCCTCCATCGAGCGCCTTCCACTGCTGTTTCATCGCCTCCAGAGTTCCCTCCGCCATAGGATACTCACACTGCCACTTTGCATCTTCGCGGTCACTCATCCACTTACCGAGACCACCAAGTGTGATACCCCGTTCACCTGCTGAACGATAGCGCTCACGAGACCAGAGGATGGGCTTCTCAGCAGTCCAGAGTCGGAGATCCTTCGGAACAAAGGTCACCTTCTTTTCATTTTCATGGATGCGAACCCATTGGATTCCACAGAGTGCACTCACTGCCTCTTCAAGGAGTTCAAAGTTCTCTTCAGAGGCGTTTTCAACATTCGTGCCGAGGGCATCACAGACCTTCGACTTTGTGCCACGGCGACATCCTTCGCCTGTTTGGGCACGCTCCTGAAGACGAACAATGTGGTCACTCAGAATCTTCTTTCGAAGCACTTCACTTCCTGCGCGGTATTCAGGGTCTGTTGACCAGAGCCAGAGGGAAACTGGACCCGGAGGATTCAAGCGTGCCCACTGAATACCGTATTCGGTGAGGGTTGTTTCATCCACAGGCATGGAGATCTGTTCTCCAGGCATTAAGATGAGTTCGGGGACCTTCGACTTATTTGGATTTTGTTCGATACTGGAAAGTAGTGATTCCATCCTTACTTTCAAGTATTTGCGTTCTAAGTTTAGACCCTTACACTTCCTGTCGTAGAGTCTCCATCTCCTTGTCGCGCTGCTCGAAATTCACACGGTTCTGCTGGCAAAACTGAAGAAACTTCTCAATCTCTGCAACGATAGTCTGGGAGAGTTTGCCGACATCGAAAAAAATACCATTTGTATTTTCAGTGAATTCGACTTCGTTCCGCTTAAGGATGCGGAAGAGTTCCTCCTGCTCGGACTTTATCAGAATCTTAATGGCCTCCCAGAGTTTTCGGCGCCGGTCATATTCATCCTGGGGTAGACTTGCGACTTTTGATTCTGTAGGGATTTCTGAACTACTCATCTATTAATTGGATTCGTCTTCCTCCTCCTCTTCTTCCGCGTTGTCTTCGGCGTCTTCGGCGCCTTCCTCGTCCTCCTCCTCTGCAGTGGCAACTGCATCCGCCTCCGCCTCCGCCTCAGCAGCATCCACATCGACCTCCGTAAACTCTTCCTCCTTCTTCTCCTCTGCAGCAGCCTCGCCTGCAGCACCCTTCACCTTTCCCTTAAAGATGCCAACAGACAAGATGGATGTATCATTGACCTGATAGCGCGACTTCTTAATCTCTACGCGAACCGTATCTCCAACCTTGACGAGGTCATTGAACTCCACTTCACCAATATGCAGGTCACGAGGCACCATGACACGAATGGCTCCCTGGTAATCAATGTACATACCCATACGATTCTGACGAATTACGGTACCCTCAATTACAATTCCATCAGGAGGCTGTAGAACCTTCGCAGACGCCTCGGCATAGAAGAGAATATCTCCAGTGTAACGGCCTTTTTCGACCATTCCCATACTGCGTGAAATCATCTTCACTGAGTTGGGAAGAACATAGCCGTTTCGTGAGCAGCGTCCTTCGTATTGCTCCGTAATTTTCTTTGTAAGAATCTTATCAACATCTGTAATATCCTTTCCCATATCCTTTGCAGTCAGAGTGACTTTCGTCTCAAACTGTATATCAAGCTCCATAGTACCTTTCCTAGTAAATGAAAGTATTAATCAATTTTAGACCTCCCCTGCTTTCCTGCTTTTTGACTTCTTCTTTCTCTCTTCAAGTTTCAAGTGGCCGCCCTTATATGATTCAATGCTACGATAGAAGAAGCGTTTTACTTCGTTTCTCTTATTCATTATCCCCTTTTTGTCCATGATGCGCAGAGCTAAATCGAGTAAGAAACAGCCGCTAAAGGCACCGCGAATCGGTTTAATGCTATCTTCATCAAGACCAAGGTCAATTCCATCAGGGAGTGTTTCAATTACAGATGCAAGTGTAGTAAGTAGAGGGTCTCTCTTGCTACGATTTGAACTCAATGAACATTCGCTACCAACAGGCATTGTTGCATCAGGTGCCACTGCACGCGCCGTTTTAAAACAGATATGGCTTGATTCATTAGGCACTAAAAATCCGTAGAATAGATGCTCAAGATCTTTTGAATATGCGGTTGTATTAAAATTAATCTTAACGATAGAGTCCCCCTCTGTCAAGTGTTCAATTGTCTCTGGGCTACAGTTGTCTTTCTCGCAGCGATATTTCATTTCACCGCTGTGAAGATCTACAAATCGGAAGAGCCAGTTGTCATCCTTTTCAATATATTGGTCGCGGAAAAGATGTCTATTTGTTTCAAAGTCTTCAGTATTCCTCCAAGCACTTACTAGCTTAAATTGTTCTGAACTTGTGAGGAATTCATCCCACATTGCCTCTTTTACTGCGCGAAGAAATAGAGGTTTCCAATTTTCATCATCTTTAACCTTTTCATATAAATAACCTACCATACCGAGTTTCTCTTTTACGATCTTCATGAGAGTATCATCATTCGAATAGAGTTCCTTCAGAACTGTAAGAATAAATCTAGGTGGAATGTACTTTCCTTTTTCAATTTCAAAAATCACCTTCTTATCATTGCCCGCTTCCATATGTTCAATCCACTTCTCTACAGCAGTCCAGAGAGGAGGTATCTCTTCCTCTTCCTCAGCCTCAGCCTCATCCACGGCAGCAGCAGCCTCAACCGGTTCATCAACTACAGTTGCATAGGAGTCGCGCTTCGGGGGAAAAGGAGCTACACGCAGCGCAAGTGGAATAATTTCATCGTGGAGTTGGTCAGGCTGGAAGAGAAAATATCCATTTTTATAGATGATATGTCCCTGCTTTCCAAAGAGTTCCAAATGCAATGATATATTTTTATATATGATATTATGAATCATCATTGAAATTGCCTTCTGGGGAACATCATCCACAGAGAGCGCCTCTTCAAGTCCTTCAATAGAGAGAAATGCCTGTTGATGACCGTCCTCTGTTTTAAATAGATTCTTTATCTTCTGAATGAGTTGGTGCTCGCGCCATTTTGCAGAATATTCCGTATATGTCTTATCTGTTGAAGTATCTGCATCAACAACTACAGAGGGTTTACACTCAAAACTCTCACAGCGTTCCATCCAGTCACACAGCGCACTAAAAGGTGTATCATTTCGTAGAGGAACCTCAACTTTCGTGCCGTCACTTCGCACAACTGTGCGCGTTGACCGCCGATTGCCTTGACTATCGACCATGGGCACTGCGGTGAGTTTTGTTATGCTGATGGCTTCGCGATTCAGATTACAGTCCACACCGTATTCCTTCAGAACACGCGATACACGACCAACCTGAATCGCCTTTTGAACGGCCGTTCGGTAAGTATACAGATCAACCGTTTCACGATCTGCGGCATCTCCGCTAAATGCATTTGCCAGTAGATAGACGGTACAATTACGCTCCTCCTTAGGAAGCAGCGCGTGACTACAGGTACGAATACCACGACCCACAATCTGCTCTGTCTTATTTAAGTGAAACCAACTATCAAAGATATAAATCTCGCGGATAAACTTCAAATCAATACCTTCGCCTGCAACTTGGGAACCGATGACAATCTTGATTTTACTTCCGTCCTTGTTGTCAGACTGTCTCTGTGCCTGAATTGAAGTCTCATTACTTGGAGAGAGTTCAGCAACACCTGTAAGAAGTACATATTTGGCAGGGACAAACGGGTGGCCCGTGTGCCCCTTTTCCCGTGCAGGACACATTGCGCACTGACGACCGAGTGTTCCAAGGGCTCCACCCTTCAGAAGTCCACGACCAGACAATGCGCCATAGAGTGTATATCCATTAGCCTCAAGAGCAAGCGCAATACTTAGCGCACCTACAGGTACAAATCGACTGTAGATAAATGCACAGCCCTTCGCATGTCTCACTTGTTGAAGAAAGAACTTTGTCTTGGGACTAAATTCACCGAGATTCTCTTCGAGTAACCACTCTTGGTCGTCTATTTGGTTTTCATACTGAACATTTGGTGTGCGAATTATTCCATCCTTTGCTCGGCTGCGGCCAGGTGCCTTCTGTGCCTCGCCACTCTTATCAAAAGTGAGGTCAAATCCACCCTTCTCAATGCGCTCTGCAAGGACGGTCTCATCATAGAGTTTAGGATAGATAAAATTGCCCGCTTGAATCAATTTATTTTGCGTTGCAATACCGAGGTCTTTGCCGAGTTTTTCTGTAAGTTCTAAGTAATCTGCGGCGGTCTTTCCTTCAAACTCGCATGGAATAATGGGTAGACTATTCTTTGCAAACTCTTCAACAATATCAGAGCCTTCTGTATCACGCCCTTCACGGTCCTTTGCAACATAAAACTCTCCATTAGGACCTTCAATTGGCCACCCTTCAAGTGTAGGTAAAACTCCACCTTTATAGGCCATAGGCATCAGACGCGTAGGGAAACTCAGAGGATTTTCACCTCGCATGAAACTCACATAGCGCTGGGCCACTTTGCCAAGTTTTTCTGCACCTCGCACCGTTAAAATACCAGATTTAGGGTCAAAAATCTCTTCGGTCAGATGGTCAGACTGTGGAACCTTATCATTGATTAGTAAAAGATTTAGCAGAGAGATAATCTCTTTGTGATTATTGAACATAGGTGTACCTGTTAAGAGAACAAGAACAAGTCCATCTGCAACACTTAGAACACGCTTTAGAGGTCCTGTTAGAATTTTTCCAGCCTTTGCATCCTTGACTTCGCCTTCGCCTCCAGGCGCATCGAGATTCTCAGATTCAGTTTCAACCATGTCGCGTAGATTGTGAGCCTCGTCAATAATGAGCATTTTACCGCTAAAGGTTTTACGAATCTCTTCATTTGCAAGTTCCTCCTGGTCAGGACGAAAACGCTCAAGGATTCTCTTAATAACTCCAGCAAACTCAATGTAGCCGTAAATCTTGTATCTTGATTTTACAAGGTCCTTTACACGATTCTGTATGACCTTTGGATCGCGTTCAAGAAGCGAACCAGTGAGGCTCAGATATTTATCACCTGTACAGGAATTGATTGTATTCTGCTCGTCACCCTTTCCAATTCTCATTCTCTGTGCATCAAAAATAGTCTTTTCAAAGTTGGGCTGAATGTTTGGAGGGGCGAGAATATAGACTTCATCTTGAGAATAGCGGTCGAGATATCCTTCGGCGATTGTGATGGCTGCACAAGTTTTACCTACACCTACACCGTGATAGAGAAGGACTCCTTGGTACGGTGTAGATGGAGAGAGAAATGTGGAGACGAATCGCTGAACAGGTGTGAGTTCAAAGTCCTTTTCCGTATCGCACGGATTTACATCGGCATCAATCTGGGATTGAATATCTGGTTGCTTGGCCTCGGCAAATTCGCGCTTGGACATAAGTTTCTCAATAAAGCGCGGGTCATCAAGATCAGGATAGAGGCCTGCCGCCTTTTCCCAGTTGTCTTGGTCCTCCCATTCAGTCTCTTCAGGCTCTTTGAAGTCAGGAAGAGTAGGAAGAGGGATTTCTGCTTCATTGGGTGTCGACACTTCAGATTCTGCCTCACTATCTTCATCTGCATCTGAGTCAAATTCCTGTACAAGTGGTGTTGATTTAATTGTTATACCCTTTCGTTCAGGTTTTTGTACTGGAGGTAGTGGAGCAACAGGTTGAGGAGGTTGCACAGGAGGTGCGGGTTGAGGAGGTGCGGGTTTTGCAGATATAGGTGGTGTCTTATTTTCATTAATATAGTTGTAATCCTCTTCGTCTTCTTCCTCCTCTTCTTCTTCCTCCTCTTCTTCCCCCTTTTCTTCCTCCTCTTCTTCCTCCTCTTCCTCCTCTTCTTCCCCCTTTTCTTTCTTCTCTTCATTTTCTTGAACAGAACTTGCAGATTCTGGGGATGCAGATGTAGAAGGTAGTTTCACAGGAGATACAACAGCCGCGGCAGGAGGTGGTTGTGCAGGAGCTGCAGGAGGTGGTTGTGCAGGAGCTGCAGGAGGTGGTTGTGCAGGAGCTGCAGGAGGTGATTGCGCAGCAGCGGCAGCAGCGGCAGCAGCTACAGGAGTTACTTTAGCCTCTTCTTGAGAAACTACCTCCTCTTCAGGCTCATCATCCCTAATTGGACTATTATCACCCATCTACTAAGAGACTTGAAACTTCTTATACAATGCCCGCGCCAAGCACAAGAGGGCAATAATTGCGCAGAATGGTTGTAACTCGTAGAAGTACCTCCTTCTTTTCAACATTCTCATCGCGAATCTTTGATAAGGCCACATCAAGTGGAAACCATCCAAGGTCGCCAATTTCGCGTTTCATGTGCTCATTTGCATTTTCAAAGCTAACTTTCACATTCTCCTTCACATAGACAATGCGATACTTGTGGCAGTAGTGAATATGATTTGAGCCAAAAAAAGTCTCCTGTATCGGCTCCAAATTCTCAATCATTTGAACATCCTTCTCATGTAAACCCGTTTCCTCCCACATTTCACGAAGCGCACACTCACGCTCAGATTCATAAGGGTCACGCCGTCCCTTCGGAAATCCCCATTCGGGCGTTTCCCAACCGGGTCCAATCTTGCTAAAGATATCAGTAAGTGTTTCACGCTCACCATTTTCATTAACGATACCATGTTCGCGAATAGCATCAAGTTTCAAACGGCTACTCTCCTTCTCCTGCCGATACTGTGTATGAGAATGGTCTGCCCCCCACAATTCATTCCAGAGTTGCTGAAAGGGGAGTTTCACAAACCGCTCCCGTTCTCGCATAGTCATTCCCTTTAATTGCCGAATAATGTAGATATAATCTGTAAGGCTGTACTTTCCACGCATCATCTCTACAAATCCGAGACTATCGCGTCTCTGAATCAGCAGATATTCAATCGGGCCCGCGCCCTCGAATCCTGTAATGGCGGAATCTTGCTCGGCAAGAACTTTTGAAGGGTTCCATCCTCCTCGTACGCGAATTGCAATAATGCCGTGGCTTGTAATAGGAGCCATACATTGTCTAAATCCATGACCTCCGCCACAATTTGAACAGCCTGCTCTCGCCTGTCGCATACCAACTTATTGTATGATAGGCCTTGAATCCTTAGACCTGGGGAAATATAATACAAATAAATATCTGACGCAAGCAAAGAGATGAAAATACCTCCCGAAGTCTGGGGGCCCTTTTTCTGGCATACCATTCACATAAGTGCCCTCGGCTATTCAAACAAACCGACCTACGCACAGAAAAAGGCCGCAAAGGAGTTTTATGAAAGTCTTGGGGTTATGATTCCGTGCCCAATCTGCCGCGAACACTTTGTAAAGCATCTTGAACTCTATCCGCTAACACCCCATCTCGATTCACGCGAGGACTTATTCAAGTGGACGGTGACTCTTCACAATGCAGTGAACAAATCTCTTAAAAAGCCTGAGTTCTCAGAATATGATGCAATTCAGTTCTATCGCCGCCTTGGTGCCCGTGGAAAGAATCCAACGATAACCCACATTGATTTTGAAGAGATTGACTATCGCTCTTTTGCACAAGGGCTTGGTGTAGGGGTCGCATCAGTGGCCGCCTTTGCAGGTGTAGTTTATCTGTACACTAAGTAAATGAGTGACTCATTTCCAGAAGAGATCTATGAGGGACTCAAAATCCCTTCCGGAAAAACGCATCCTGTTAAAAAAAGCGTGAAGGAACTTCATGTTAAAGATGTCATGACAAACGACCAAATAAAAGCGCGCGAAGGCACCTATTTTACCGAAAAGGAGGTGAAGACAATTCTTTCAGAGGATATTGATGTGTACCGTACCGACCCTGAAACAGGCGAAAAGCGTCTACTGGCAAAATTTCGCAAAAATGTCTTTACACCGGATGAAATTCGTATCGGCTGGGAGGGATTCTACCAAACGGCCGCCGCCAGTCGCAATCGTGGCGCTGCAGCTGGTCCTATTGATACAAAATCCGCCTATTGGAAGAAGCGCAATCCTACTGAAATCACAAAGTGGTCGGCGAAGTACATACAGGATGGAAAGGTCAGTAAGATGCGTGTAAACAACAATGTGATGAGCAGTGTTCTCGGTTACTTTGAAAAAACGCCCTTTATGGGACTTCCGTGCCGTCTCACGAGTTACACCCAGCGATTCTTCAAACAGTACAGACACGGTATTCCGTTCATTGAAGCCGTTGATGATAAATTTAAGCAGTTGGTGCCCGATGCGCACAAGAAACAGCATGCCGCTGCCTCAAAGAAGGCCATGTATCGCATTGAGAATACGGCCTTCAGTTCAGTTACTCTGAATCGTAATTTCCGCACAGCCCTTCATTGTGACGCTGGGGATTACATGGAGGGGTTTGGCAATCTCTCTGTAATTGAGCGTGGCGACTATTCTGGTGGATATACACTCTTTCCGCAATACGGTATCGGGTTCAACATCCGCACAGGTGATTTCTTAGCCATGGATGTACACCAGTGGCACTGTAATACGGAACTCTCAGAGACACCTGCGCAGGCCAAGAAGAATAAGGCACTTCCTGATATCTACAAGGATGATCCGACCACGGGAACATTTGGAACAAATAAGAACTTCACACGAATCTCATTTGTCTGCTATCTTCGTGATAAACTCCGTCAATGCGATGAGGGACAGACCCGCAAATACTACAATCGCATCAAGTTTGACCCTAAGAAAGGTCCGAAGTCGAAGTTTTCTGGGAAAACAAGAAAACATCATAAAGAAGAAGGGGAATGAGTACTGAAGACTATGCTCAAAAGATTCGCAATGCCCTTGCGATGACAAGTCGTTATATCGCGCCTCCGTCTGTCTCCTTTACGGCAAACACGGGCGAAGGGTTCATTGCATCTGTAACACCGTATCTTATCTGGGGGCTTATGGTTCTCTTTATCGTGGCACTTGTTGTTGTTATTGTTAACTACACAATCTATCCCATTTTTGACTTTGGCTCGACACCAAATGCTCTCATTCATATACCGCAATCCGATTGGACCTATTCCTGGGCAGATTCAGATCCTGCAGTAATGTTTGTAGATAGTGCCGCAGCAAAGACACTTCCGACAAAGAATTTCAGTCTCTATTTTGACACCAAAGTCATTGCAACCATTCCTACCGCCGATACAAACATGAAGTATGTACTTGTCTACAAGACAACTGCAGGCTCTGGAACTGCTGCCTCGGCGGCTGCAGCAGCGGCAAGCTCAGCAACTGCAGCAACCACTACACTTGCGACAGGAGCTCTTCCTCAAGGTTCAACCTGCTCAGCAGCTGATGTCCAAGCCATTGCAGGTGCTATTACAGCATCCAATACCTCTATGCCAACAGGTACTGCAGCAACTATGGTCCAACCCCTACGCACATTTAACCATCTCAATGATGCGACACTCGGTGTTCCATCTGACCCGTCTCTAATTGCCTTCTATGATGCAGGTGCTTCAAAAATCATTGTCTATTTGGCTGTGGCTGCAGCAACCACTGGTTCAACACCTAATTGGCTTCATGTGTCCACGGATATTACACCGAATGTACCCTATCGCGTAGGTATTGTTGTGAGTGATTCAATCATGGAACTCTACTTGAATGGTAAGTGGGCCGCGAGTACAACCTTTGGAGGAAAGATACCGATGGGCGGGGACAAAGATACCCTTTTCAGTGTTCCCTCTCGCTATTCTGCCAATGTAGTCGTACGAAATCTAGGAACAACAGATCGTGTAGTCTCTTCCGGTGAAATGCGTGGCATAGGAACTCCTGCTCTTCAATAGAGAGATGATCATCTGGTTCATCGCGGCATTTATCATCATAATTACAATTTATGCATTTAGCGTATTTTTAACACCCAAAATAACGACGAGTTCTGATCCAGGTCCATGGATTCTTGATGGCAATCAGGGTTCGACAGGCCAGGTGAATAACAACGGCACTTATGTGACAAACTTCTTGAAGAATCAGAGTTCAAGTTTCCGTATTATGTATTACATACAGTCACTTCCTCGTACTGCGTCTGTCTATGATACCACCACAAACACTGCAAACTTCAATCCTAATACAGATTCATTCGATATCTGTGATACTACAGCAGGCACATGTGTACATCCTGGATTTGCGAAGCTTCTACAGTTTGACACCTCTCTCTGGATTGAACTTCTACAGGCACCTGACGCATCTCGTCCTGGACTTCCCAAGACACAGGTCTGTATTCAGACAACCGACCAGACAGGCAAGTTATATATTGAGACCTTTGCACTACCACCCTTTCCTCAACAGAAGTGGGTGATGCTCACACTCTCGCACGAGGGCTCCAAGTACGATGTCTATTACAATGGTCACTTAGCAGCCTCGCTAAAAACAACCAATGTTCCAAAGCCGACTGCATCAAATCTCGCTTTATCCGATGGAACTTTTACAGGCAGAGCCGCCTATCTGCTTTCAAAGACGAGTGCGATGAGCGCATCTGAAGTTGCCTCCGATTATGCAAACAACACAAATACACTTGGAGAGCCGTATGACTCACTCTTTCCTTCATTAAACCTCAATCTATGTCCCTCCGGCAATTGTTTTTCAGGGCCCTCCGTTCGTCCCAGTAATCCGCTTGTTGTGTGGAAGTCCGACTACTAAAACCCTCGCTCAAACAGAATGAACGCTGCCCCCGCCACATCGTCCGCAGGTACACTAGGAAGACTTGTAGGTGGTATTGCAATACTTGTAGTAGGAGGTGTTCTGCTCTATTACATGTATGATTACATGTTCAATGTTACCCAGACTCAGGTAAAGGCTTCAGTTGTTCCGAATCCGATTGCCTCTCCTACGACTCTCATTCAGTACCCTGGTACATCGCAGGATGATGTAAAACTCTCTCAATATGTATTTACGGGTGGTGAAATGACAGTTAGCTTCTGGATGTATGTAACGGGCGCTGGAAGTGATACAACAAATAAGCGCCACATCCTGAATCTGGGTACATCCCCTACAGATGATGCCTCCACTCTCATTGTCGCACTGGGTGGTAAGACAAATACGCTCCATGTTCATGTAAATGACGGCAGCAGCCCGAGTTTCGTGTTCAACAATTTCATGACAACGAGCCCCGACAGCGATACGGCTTCTCCGTGCAATGTGCAGAATGTTGAATTCGGTCGGTGGGTCAATGTAACTGTTGTACTGAACAACAATCTGTGCGATGTCTACATGGACGGCCGTCTCTCACGCTCCTGTGTGCTCAAGGGACAGTTCAAGGTGAATGGCTCTGCAACAACACCGCTCTATTTCTTCCTTCTGAACCCTGATATTGGAACGGCAAGTGCTCATGTAAAGACGGACTGGACTGGAAGTCTGTCAGGCGTTAATTTCTATAACTACGCACTTTCCCCGGATGAAACCTATCGTATCTACATGGCCGGTCCTTCCGGCTCATCAGGTGATTTATGGTCGGCAATCAAGTCATTCTTTGGTCAACTCGCACCGACTGCACCTGTCACATCATAAAGAATCCTTCTTAGTTCACACATAGGAGTCAACTTATCAAGTTCACTCCTTTGTGCGTAGTCCGTGGAAATGAATATCTACAGTTTGTAGATTGTGATGGAGGCTTCCCTGAACACCAGCAGTGGCAGTTTCATATTTGGAAATGGACTTGTCCCACAGATTCTCCTTGCACTCATTGCGGGTATAGTGGTATTTCTGATTTTTTTCAGTTTTGAGTCCCTCGTAAAGACATATTACAAGTATGCGATGTCAAAGACTGTTATTGTTCCGAATACGATTATGAGCAGTCAGTCGATTGTTGTCCGTCAGGACCCCAGTGATCCGAACAGTAAAATGCTACTGCCGTCAGACAATGAATTTACAGGCGTTGAATTCACCTACAGTTTCTTCCTGTTTATTGACCCGGCGACCTTTGACTCAAGTAATGGCCTCAAACATGTCTTCTACAAGGGCTACTCCACACCATTTCCGCTGTTGGGTCCGGCCGTATTCGTTCGTTCAGATGAGAACACACTCCGTATCTTTATGAACTCCTACAAGGCATGGTACAGCTATGTGGACATTCAGAATGTACCCGTACAGAAGTGGTTCTATGTGGCCATTGTATTCCGTGCGAACAATCTTGAGGTCTATATCAATGGAAATATGAAGGGTCGTATTCCCATGGAGAAGACCTATCCTTACCAGAACTATCAGAATCTGATTATCTTTGGCCAGAGCAAGTTCAACAGCAACACAACCCTTGGCAATAAGGTAGTCAACCTCCAGGGTGTTGAGGAGGACTATAAAGTGACAGGCACAATGGCGGGTCAACTCAGCCGTTTCTATCACTACAGATATGCCCTCTCCTTCGCTGAAATCCAGGCCAATGCAAACCAGGGACCGAGTTCTCAGGTTGACATGCCGAGCACACAGTCTGCGAGTTCCTACATGCAGAATGCTCTGGTTGATTCTTGGTATACAAGCTAAAGAATCCTATATCTTAAAGACTTTACTAGTGGGATTTAGAATCCCGATATTAAAGCCTCACGAAATAGAAGGGTAAGCAATGACTGGAGGCGGTCTATTAGGACTTGTAGCCTATGGCTCTCAAAATGTAATTCTCAGTGGAAATCCGGATATGACCTATTTTTACAAGGTCTTTCGCCGCTATTCACACTTTTCAATGGAGAGTGTCTCTGCACAAATGGATGGTCCCGACCAACTCTTTTTTGATCAACCCATTAAAGTTCGTTTCAAGATTCCTCGTGTAGCCGACTTGGTAAGCGACCTCTATTTTTCTTTTAAACTTCCTGATATCTACAGCAAATATATCTCTCCACGAGTTCGTAATTTTCAATATGAATTTCAATGGTCAAAATACATTGGGTGTGCACTCATTCAAAATGCAGCGGTCTTCATTGGTGGCCAGAAAATCCAGGAGTTTGATGGCTCTTATCTTCTTGCAAGAGCACTTGCCGATATTCAAAGAGATGAATTTGCAAAATGGGAGCGGCTTGTTGGTAATGTAGCAGAACTTGTTGACCCAGCAAACGGTATTTATGCGGGCGGTACAAATCAGACCGGCTACCCGAATGTACTTATTGACCCGACAAGACCTCTCGGTTCACAATTCAACCGCCCATCCATTTTTGGACAGACCATTCGTGTTCCACTGCCGTTCTGGTTTACACAGAATACTGGTTCTGCTCTTCCACTTGTAGGTCTTCAGTATCATGAATGTGAAGTTCAGCTCACACTAAATCCAATTAATCAACTCTATACTGTTCTTGACGCATCAGGATTCCGTGTGGCTCCTGGAGTTCAGACAACTGCATCTGTAACGAATCTGCGCTCAAATCTTCCGGATTACACGACGGTTGTAGATATGAGTGGACAACTTAATGCATTTTTAACTGATATTGGTGCAGTTGTGCCTGCGCTCAATACATGGAGCCTTCAACCTACAATTGAGACAACCTATATTTATCTTCCTGAGCAGGAGCGCAATCTATTTGCATCGACACCTCTATCCTATCTTCTACATCAAGTCACATGGTATCCCTTTCCAGCCCTCTACACTCGCCAGATTCTAGACCTCGAAACACATAATCCAGTAGAACGCTTACTCTTTATTAATCACCGTTCAGATACACTTCAGTATCGTAATGACTTTGCAAATTGGACCAATTGGTGGAATTATCCATCAACGCCGTATCTACCTCCGCCAAATGCTGTGCCTCTCTTAACACAAGCCTTTTCATCAGGTGTACTCATTCAATTTGCACAACTCCAGATTATACAGAGTCTACGAGTTCTCTGTGATGGTAATGAAATTCAGGAGATGAAACCGATTGACTACTTTACAAAGGTCGTTCCCTATAAATATACAAACGGTGACCCTGGCGAAGTGCTACCAATCTACAGTTTCTGTCTTCACAGTCCAGACCACCAACCTTCAGGCTCCTTGAATACTAGTCGCATCCGTGTCTTTCAAGTTGAGATCAGTCCGTATACACTGCCGCCAAATACAACCTATGTATATGATTTGACCATCTATGTAGAATCCATCAACTTTGTAGAGTTTGCGTCAGGTATGGGTGGACTGAAGTATGCTCTATAAATAGGATGGGGCAAGGAGCAAGTCAATTGTTCGATAATCTTACATATAACCCCGATGTTCAGCGTCAAAAGGCAGCGGACCAAAAAGAGGGAGCAAAGATTCGTGATACATATCGTGAAATTCTTACAAAAACTCAAAAAGAGATTACAAAAATGAGTAGCGCTGGAAACCTAACACCCGAAGGAACTACATTACTACAGGGTATTATTGATAAGGAAGTACTCTGGTTAAAAAATAATCCAACTGCATTGTCAGACACAATCTTTGCAGAGACCCAAATATTTAGTGATGCTTTTGTAGCAGAAGCAAATGCTGATAAGATACGAATTGTATTTTTTAATGCCCTAAAACTCTGGAACTATACACTTCTACAACTCCAGAATCAGAATCTAGTCTCTGCGGATAAAGCAGTACAGTTCCAAAAAGTGCTCGACCAAAATCAAGTCTGGTATACCAAGAATTTAAATTCATCTCTTGAGACACTTCAGGAACAGATTGCAACCATTGTAAATAGTGCGGCGTCTATTCTGAATGAGCCTGCTGCAATTCAAAGGATACATGCCGAAGCAGAAGCAGCCCTTACCACATCTTCAGGTAATCTTGATAAATTAATTGCAAGCGCAAACGCAGCCAAAGCTGAAAAGGAGAAACAGGAGGAATCAGAGTTCAGTGCAGCACGCGTAAAGCAGAAAATCTGGGACCAGACGATTTCGGGTATTGTTACAATGCTCTATTTAGTGATTGGCCTCTATGCGGGTTCTCTTATTACGAACGATTCACTAGTTCGTCCTGTATCGATTCGTGTTGTCTATTTTATTTACGCTGTGATGCTTTGGTTTCTTGTACTCCCCTACTACATCTATCGCTCCTATACAAATCATCCTCCCTTTATGGGGGCCTATTTATTTCCACTCTATCCTTACAATCCAGATGAAGTGAAGAAGGACTCTTTTTTCGAACAACTTGTCTGGTACAAGGAGCTCCCTTTAATCAAAAAAGCCCATGAAGACTATGCTGCTGCTGCAGTGGCTGCGATTGCAGCGCAAAAATCCATAGGTTAAACCCGAATGGCGAATATCTACTTAGAAATGGCTCCTATTATTGTAAGTGTGATTACACCGACTTACAACAGAAGGCGATTTATTCCATATCTTATCAAATGCTATGAAAGTCAGAACTACAAGAAAGAAAGCATGGAATGGATTATTCTTGATGATGGACAAGACAAAGTGAAGGACTTATTTGATGCCGCGGCCAAGAGAATTCCTAATATTCGGTATATTCCTCTTGATGAGAAACTGACAATTGGTGAAAAGCGCAATCGCCTGAATGATGAGGCAATCGGTTCCATTATTGTCGCCATGGATGATGATGATTACTATCCACCTGAACGCGTAAGTCATGTAGTGATGCGTTTTGCAAATAATAAGGAGGTGCAACTTGCAGGAACTTCAGAGGTCTATATGTACTATTCAGATGTAAAGGAGATTTATAAACTCGGTCCTTATAATCCGAATCATGCAACGAATGGCACAATGGCCTGGCGAAAGTCATATTCAAATTCTCATCGATATGATGATACTGTTACGCATGCGGAGGAGCAATCCTTTCTTGAAGGCTATAAGCACAAGATGATTCAACTCGACCCCTTTAAGGTGATGCTTGTGATGAGCCACAGTGAAAATACATTTGATAAGAAGAAGATGCGCGAGGATGTTGGAAAGAATCCGTTTATTACGAAGACGAGTTACAAGATTAAAGACTTCATAAAAGATTCTGAAATGCGCGCTTTTTTTGCGAATGCCTAAAGTTACATCCAAAACGCTCTTTAGTTAAATGATACATAACGCCGATGTATTTACAGATGTATATAATCGACCGTTTGTAAATGGCTGTACTTCGGAATCACCTATGATTGATCAACCATCAAGTATACGCTTCTCTCTTCGTGCGCACCAGCGTGCAATTATATATAAAATGAATAGTCTTGAAACTTCACTACAAAAAGGACTTGATATTTCGGGTGAAATGCTCTTCAGTCGCTATGCGATTCTGGGCGATTCTGTTGGTGTAGGTAAGTCTCTTATGGTGCTTGGACATATTGCGAGTAAGCGGAACAGCCCTCCTCCAGTCTCCTATAAATCTCTGAATGATGAATCAACGCCCAATCTCTATAGTCTTAAAACAAGAGTCTACAGTGATTTATCGAATTCACCTGCACTTCTTGTAGTGCCTCATACATTATTTAGACAATGGGAAGAGTATGTTACAAAACAGACAACTCTAGAGCCATTTTATGTACGCAGTAAGCGTTCACTCGATTCGAAGACATTGGTTAAGAAAATGATGGAGTCGGATTTTGTACTTGTAAGTAATACTCTACTGGGAAAACTTTTAGAGGAGGTACATAATAAAGTGTATTTTTCTCGAATCTACATAGACGAAGCTGATAGTATTTATGTTCCAAGTACACACACCTTTCCTACGGGAAATTTTATCTGGTTTATTTCAGCAACATGGCCAAATCTAGTCTTTGAGAATGAGCGTGTATGGCTTTCAAATCAACATGTACAGCGAATTATGCAGCGTCCAGACTTTAATCAATATGATCCGTCGTTTCAGGCGCAGTTTGCGGAGGCGCTTGTGACAGGTCGCGGATTTTTTTCACGCTATACTTCGCGGTCAGGACTCTATCTACGCGATTATCTACGAAATCATCATCCGTTTCGTTCACACGTCGTACTTCGATGCCGCGATTCTTTTATTCAGGAATCGATTTCACTGCCTCCACTCTTTACACAGACCATTCTCTGTGAACCGACCGTTGCGCAGAGAATTTTATCGAGCGCAATTCCTACCAATATACAGAATCTTCTAAATGCGGGTGATATCACCTCGGCACTCACTGCGCTCGGTGTTCCATCCGATTCACCAATGAATCTCATTCAGGCTGTTACAGAGCATCGCCAGAAGGAGCTCAAGCGCCTTGAACGCCTCTATGTTTTCAAGTCTGAGGAGGAGTACGCATCGCCGCAGGTGAAGGAGCAGGCGCTGGCAAATCTACAGAGTAAAATCAATGGTCTCAAGGAGCAGATTGAGAGTATCAAGCAGCGCATTGAAAATTATAAGAAGGAGATTTGCGCAATCTGTTTTGATGAACCGAATGATGCAGTGCTAACACCGTGCTGCTCGCGCATCTTCTGTGGTGGATGTATTCTTATGAGCCTGAGCCGTATTCAGGGATGTCCAATGTGTCGCTCGCCCATACAGGTCGGTGCGTTACAGGGTGTTTCAGAGAAAGTTGCTGCACCGCGAGCTGTGGCTGTCGCACCCACTCCGCCCAAGAAGATTGATGCGCTACTGAATCTAATTCGGTCGAAGCCGAATGATCGGTTTCTTGTCTTCAGTCGTTATGAAAACCCTTTTAGAATGATGCAAGAGAACCTGGAGGCTGAGCGGATTACAGTGGAGACTGTAAAGGGTAATAAGGATGTTGTAAATAGTGTATTACACAAGTTTGATTCAGGTGAGTCACGAGTCTTATTACTAAACTCGAATCACGCAGGGGCCGGTCTGAATATCACATCGGCTACCTATGTAGTGTTATGGCATGCTATGACAACGGAGGAGGAGAAGCAGATTCTGGGGCGTGCGTACAGAATGGGGCGGACAAGTCCGTTGAACTTTGTAAAGTTGGTGCATCCTGATGAGGTTCGAAATTAAAAATTTCTCACCAGATCTGCTCAGCTGGGAGGTTCGGAGCTGAAAGCTCGCGGCCTCCACCCAAAACAAAAAAACACCCAGAAAGTAATGCGCCTCGCCATCTGTCTTTTTGGTCAACCGCGAAATTATAAAAAAGGATATGAAGTACTTACGAACTTTATAAAAAAACAAGAGAATACTACGGTCGATATTTTTTATCATGCATGGATACTCGAGCCAGGTCGTATTTATGCAAGTCAAAGCCCAAGAAAAATTCCCATTCAAGAATTAATTCCTGATAAGAATATACAAAGCAATCTATTTGAACTCTATAAACCTGTTGCTCATGTCTACGAAACACAAAAAACAGACTTCTCCCCTCAGCAATTTGAAACAACTCTCGCCTATAAAAATACAGTGAGTCCAAAGAAAAAGGAAAACATGAATAATATTTTCTCACAGATGTATTCTAGATCAGCTGTTCGTAATCTACTCAATCAATATATCCTTACAAATAAGGCATATTACAATACAATTATTATGACACGATTTGATTATGGAGGTACCCTTGATTTCAAACTCAGTGACATTGACCTCTCGTACACATATGTAGCAGGAAAAAACTATCCGCAACGATGTATTTTGCCTGATACATTTATTATGGCTCCTCAAACTACCTTTCTTGATTGGTTTGCAATGTATGATAATATGGAGCGTGTATTGAATACTACAGATGTGTATATTAATGCAAAGAAATATGGAGAGATGATTGAGATAAATGGCGAAGAGATGGTTATGGCACACTATCTATTTTATAATTCAACTCTAAATCGAGTCAAATATGTACCCTTTATACAAATTGGACTCTAAACCGGCCGCCCCTGCAACAGTGTATCGGCAGTCGCCATATTAAATCGTAAATTATTCAATCGCCGCTTTCTGTCAATCTTGAGACCTTCTCCTAGAAGTAACTCCAGATCGGCTCCCATGGAACTCAGTCGAATCGGCAAGTCGCGTGAATCTGAGAGTTCACACAATAGTTTCCACGCATTAAACATTCCAGATTGCCGTGTCAATACGGAAGTATAGCGCATTCCACTCGCCTCAGGTACAACTGCATCCGCTGCCGTAGGATACCGCTCCGTTAAGTGAAGTCCCAAGTTCTTGAGTTTCAGCGCATGAGAAAACGGCAGCAGATTCCAACACTGGTAGAAGAAGGCCCAGTAGTCTGCACGGTCCGACTCTGCAAGAGAATCAAACAGCTCCACATAGGTCTTCCAGAGTTCCCCGCGGTCACGTCCAGTCGCAAAGAGCCGTTCAGGAAGATTCTCCGCCGCTACGAGTCCAGCCAGATTCCCTTCATTGTTCTCAATATCGAGTTCAATCCAACTGTGCCACGGATTCCAGAGACACCACCACGCAATTGGCAACACACCTTCAGGATAATCACTGAGTTCAGTCTCCTCTTCAAGACCGGCCACATAGCGCTTCAGTGCACGAAGGTCTCCTGATAGTTCACTCCCCTTCTCCCAACTCGGTGGAAGCGAACACTGAAGCCACTTCTCTACAATTCCACGCGGCGCAGGCCCGACTTCGAAGGTCGTACAGAGTTTGGAGATTTGTAGGAGCGACCGATTTTCAAGACTATTACTAATCAAAATGAGTGGATTTCCAGGATTCGCCTGCGTCCATCCTCGTAGATAGGTGGTCAATTCAGAAAGTCCACCTTTTTCTCCCGAACTCAGTCCATCAATTTCATCGAGTAGAACACCAATTCCACCCTTTTTTCCAGTACTCATCTGCTCGAGTACACCACCCTGGCACAAGAGTGGCAGAATCGTCTTACGAAACGATGTACCCGAGCGTGTGTGACTCGCATTGAACTCAACAACTTTGAGTCCGTTTGCATGAAAGAGGCGGTAGGTCAGTGTTGTTTTTCCAACACCAGGGGCTCCATACAGGAGCGCAGCCGCAGTGGGGCGTTTCTCAATCCAGGCATGAAGCTTTGCTTCTAGGTCGGGATGTAGACATACATCTTTTGTCTGCATTCTAGACTACCTCTAGTGTTCCTCTTAGACCGTTTTAAAAGGTGGGGAAAGGAGGCTTGATATTCGCCGCCGAAACACCGTCATAGATGCCCTCCCATGTGAGCGATGACGCCATTAGCAGAGGCTGATAGAGGGTAGCCGTATTTGTGCTCGTTAGAGGAAGGTAGTTTCCAGGCTGACTTGTATCTACTGCGCTTGTGTCAGTGAAGCGAGGGAACTTGCTCACTCCCATAGCATCTACGCAATAGTAGTTTGCACCCACTTGTTTCAAACTGAGGAAATCCGGACAATAGTTAATCTGGGGAGGCCAAGTCTGTGTTGTGGATGTAGCTCCAAAGAAGCTTGTGTTTAGACGAAGCCCACTGAACCAGCGAAGTCCGAAGAAAATCAGGGTCGCAAGCGCCGCAAGTAAGAAGCCAGCACCAGCATAGAATTTGCCGGTCTGCATGAAATAATAGGGTACGCCTAGACCCACAAGCGCGCCAACCAATATGTAAATGATAAGACTGAAATCAATCCCAAGGTCCATCCTATTTTTCACAGTGGATAAAAAAATAGCCGTGTGAAAAGGTATATATTTACCGGCCATACGGGACGACCGGCGCAGACGGGCCCGTACCCTCGAAGCCGAGCTCGATGTAGCCCGTGAGGAAGTCCTGGACCGCGGAGCCCGTGTTGCCCGCCGCCTGGTAGGTGTTGACGCCGGCAACACCGTTCGTGGAGAGCGCAAAGTTCGCGCCGTTACGCTGGCTGTTGTTCACAACAAGCTGCACCTTGCGGAAGGTGCGGCCCGCAGAGACCACCGTCTTGCCCATATCCTTCAGCAGACCCGCGCCCGCCTGGTTGATGGAAGAGAGGTAAGGGTTGCCGTTGGTCGCATACGGGGCTACACTCGGCAGGGCCCACGCAGCCTGCTGAACCGTCGCCGTGCCCGCAGTGTTGAAGCCACCCTGCAGGAAAGAGCCACCCGCGCCGCTGCCGTAGGTGATCGCATACACAATGCCCTGCAGGGAGGAGACAGGCATGAAATAACCGAGGTCCGGATTCGTCTGCTTAAGTCCACTGAGAAGAGATGTCATTTTATATTAGACCTTTAGAAAAAAAACGAAGCCGGAAGAATTTTAGTTTTCATAACGGAGATTTAAAATATCCATATGAAACTCTTTACCGGCCATACTGGACAACCGGAGCCGACGGACCCGTACCGTCAAAGCCGAACTCGATGAAGCCGGTGAGGAAGTCCTGAACGGCCGTGCCCGTATTACCCGCAGCCTGGTATGTGTTCTGGCCCGCAACACCGTTGGTGGAGAGTGCATAGTTAATAGCAGCACGCTGGCTGTTGTTCACAACGAGCTGCACCTTGCGGAAGGTACGGCCCGCAGACACCACCGTCTTGCCCAGATCCTTCAGGATACCCTGACCGGCGCCGCTGATGGAGGAGAGGTAAGGGTTGCCAGTCGTCGCATACGGGGCTACGCTAGGCAGGCACCACGCTACAACCGACGGCATGGAACTCGCCACATACGTGCCGCCCGCACCAGCGCCGTAGGTGATCGAATACACAATACCCTGCAGGGAGGAGACAGGCATGAAGTAACCCATATCACGACTATTCTGCTTAACACCACTGACACCAGGATAGCTCATTTGTTATATTTACAGAATAGAAAAAAAAACCCAAGGTAGAAGAATGTCTGGGATGAATCCACCGGATTTTGAATTGCCGTTAACAACCTACAATCGCAGTGGTCAAAATGGGCGCGTGAGCATGGACCCGAAGAGTTCCGCCGGTGGCTCGGCGCCCTCCGACTTTCCTGGATATAAATACCAAACCACCAGTGAGCCGAATTTTGAGACAGATATGCTTCGTGGTAACTGGGAAACAACACCTGTAAGCAAACTCTTTTTTTCTGCAGACAATATGAAAGTGATTCAAAATGGCATTCGCCGCGATGTCTTCAATCGGAGTCAGCCGAAGGGATATGTCATTGATGACCAGTCTGTAGATGAATTAAAAATGATTATGCGAGGAATCTATTATCAGTACAGCCGTAACTTATCTACGGATATTGCGGGCCAGATTGCCGATCTCAATCAAAAAGTACTTGATTGGTCTGTACCGCATGTACTCAGTGCAGTGGACCATTATGTATATTACATTGACGATATCAGTCATCTTCCGGTGCCTTTAGCGCAGCCGCCCAATCTGAGTCGTGCGGGGACTCGTACACTGCCACTGGGTCAGTTTATGTAAGGTATTTGTATGTCTAGCGACCCGCTGCCTTCTTCTTAATCACAACTGTCTTCTTCTCTGAACCACGGGCCACCTTGTGCTTCTGCCAGCTTTGCTCAAAAGCCTGCAGATCCTCAAGCCACAGTTCAGACGCAGTCGTAGCCTCAAGCTTATTCAGCAGGTCCTGAGCACGCGCAACTGCATCCTCCTGCTCCTTCACCGCAGACGCCTTGACGCGGTCCATGCGCATCCGTAGGAGATACTCATATGCATCTACAGAATCGGGATTCTCAGGCGCAGAGAGTGGCGGGAGTTCATGATCCTGCATCGCTGCGACGATTTCTTGGTCGGTTGCCCGACGGAGTTCCATGGAATCCTCCAGGACTGCGCGCAGAAATCGCGCCTTTGCATCCGCCTCACGGACTTCTGCTGCAAGTCGCTCCATCTCCTTATGACGGCGCGTCTCATAGGCACCAAGCCTCGGGTCAAAGTATGACTCCAGAAGGTCACCAATCGTCGTGTAGCGACAGATTTGGAGAGAACTGTCAAAGCAGACCATATTCGAGGTCTTCCAACTGCTCGACAACTTGAAGCGCTTCTCAAACTCATCGCTGTCCGCCTTTGCATCCTCATAGTAATCGGCATCCAGATAGAGTACGAACTTCACCTCTACATCGTTATAGAGGTCATCAAAACTCTTGAGTACCTGCTTAGCACCCTCCTTGGGCTCAGCCGTCAGCATCTCATCCAGGAACACCTTGTAGTCCTTGGTCCATACACCAACGGGCAGTTCATCAATCGTCACTGCACGCTTTGCATCATCAAAGGTATAGAGTCCTCGAGTCACATAAGTGGCATCACCCGTCTTGGCAACTGGTCCACGGAACCCAAACCACCACGGTTTCAGTTCAAGTCCCTCTAGAGTCTCACGCGTTCCAGCCAGACGCTCACGCATCAGGGCAATTACCTCATCAGGATTGTGAGGAGGAATATCCGTACTGAACCCAGTACCAATGCCTACGCAACCATTAATTGCGAGCAGCGGAACAACGGGCAGATAGGTCTCAGGCTCGACGATGAGACCATCATCGTCGATATGATTCAGAATCGCCTGGTCCTCCTTGCGGAACAGGGTCTCCATAATCGGCTCCATATGCGTATGAATATACCTGGCAGAGGCCGCATCCTTACCACCCATGAGTCGAGAACCAAACTGACCTACAGGAGTCAGCAAGTTAATATTGTTTGAACCGACGAAGGTCTGCGCCATCCCTACAATCGTCGAAGTCAGAGAAGCCTCACCGTGATGGTAGGCGGCATGCTCTGACACATAGCCTGCAAGCTGTGCAACACGCACCTCCGCCTTGAGGCCACGCTTGAAACAGCCGAACAGAATCTTGCGTTGCGACGGCTTCAGCCCATCCATCAGATGCGGCAAGCTTCGGATGTTATCTGCATTACTGAAGTGAATCAGTTCATCATTAATGAACTTCGTGTAGGGAATCTGAACACCTCCAGTAATCTGAAGGACACGCTTAGGGTCATAGGTCGCCAGCCAGCGCTTGCGGTCATCCGCACGCTTCTTACTGAAAGCCAGCGAGAAACTATCATCTGACTCCTGGTCCCATGTGTACTTAATCTCATGAAGATTCTCGAACCACTCACGCGCCTCTGCAGGCGTGGAGGTGCCCAGTCCCTTATAATACTTCAGAGTCCAGCCCTTGAGACTTGCATCACCCTGACTCTCCTTCCAGGAGTCGAACTCCGTCTGATTGTAGAAGGAGCGCACTTCACCACGCTTGCTCGCCTTGAGCAGCGGAGTTGCAAGGGAGCAGATGAATCCGAGCTTCATGAGCTCTTGCCATTCAGTATGGAAGAGATTCATGAGAAGGCCCTTGATGTGAGAACCGTCATCATCCTGGTCTGCCATCACCATGACGCGACCATAGCGCAGCTCCTTCATACTCGTGTACTTCTTGCCTTGCTCCAGGCCCAGAATCTTCTTAATTGAGGTGAGTTCCTCATTCTTATTGAACTTATCCATGGAGATGTCCTTTACATTGAGCATCTTACCCTTGAGAGGAAAGACGCCCCACTTCTCACGACCGACCACCTTGAGGCCAGTGATGGCACTCGTAGCGGCTGAATCTCCCTCCGTGAGAATCAAGGTGCACTCGGCGGACTTGTTCGTACCGGCCCAGAGAGCATCCTCCAACTTCGGCAGACCACGAAGTGTCCGCTTCTTGGCTCCATCTGTCTTCTTAGCATCACGGGCCAACTTGGCATCCAGAATGGCCTGCGCCTCATCGAGAACACCGGCCTTGACGAGGCCATCGGTCAACTTACCACCATAGGTCGGTGTGCTGCCGAACTTGCCAGCAGGCGTAGTGAGCGTCTCCTTTGTCTGCGAATCAAAGGAGGGATTCACAATGGTTGCGTTGACAAAGAGAGTCACCGCATCCTTGAGCTGCGCAGGCTTGATGTCAAGCTTGCGCTTCTTGGCAGCCAGTTCACAGATGTCACCGAGAAGATGACGCTGAACAGAGTCTACATGCTTTCCACCCTTGCGAGTGTTAATACCATTTGCGAAACTGATGTGGCGGTCCTCAGGTGTACCCTGGTCATCACTGAAGAGTGTGCGAGTAATGACCGCAGCAACTTCCCAACGAGGACCACAGCGCTCATAGGCAACGGATGCATTGTCGCGCAGGAAGAGGCGAACAAACTTCTCGAAGGTGTTCGTCTCAACGACGGTGCCATTATACGCCACCTTTACATCCTTTCCAGCCATGGCAGCGACCTCAATTGCGCGAGTGTGAAGAACCGTCTTCATATCGTCGATAATGTCACCTTCAGTACCAACACCATGAAAGCGTGCCAGATCAGGACAGAAGGTAACCGTGACAAAGCCCTTCGTCGCCTTCGCCTTCTTAATCGAAGCCTTCTCGCAGACACTCATGTTCTTACGCCATGTCTGCGTATAGGTTGACTCATAGGCGGGGCTACGAGTACTGACCGTGAACTTCGTACTGAAGATGTTCGCCAACTTTGCACCATAGCCGTTCTTGCCACCGACAATCTTCTCCTCCTCCTTGTTGTAGTTACCTGAGGTTAGCAGGTGACCAAAGATGAGTTCAGGAGCATAGACCTTCTCAGTCGCATGCATCTCAATGGGAATGCCATCGCCGTCGTTTTCAACGGTCACCGTGAAGACGCCCTCTACGAGTCCACAAGTGATATCAATACGCTTGATAGGCGTCTTGCCCTTCTCCGTTGTACTACGAACAAGAGCATCTCGTGCATTGACGACAACCTCATCGAAAATCTTGTAGAGGCCAGGATTGAAGCGTAGGGTGCGATGTACCATCTTCTTGGATGCATCATCATAGACCCAACGAGTCTCATCGACAGTCTCTGTGCTTCCGATATAAGTATCAGGAAGTTCAAGGATGTGCTCACGATGAGTATGCTTCTTATATTGGTCAGCCATGGTTTAATGATGTTTCTTCTACTACATGGATACCCACCCTTAGGCTTTCAAATTTGTGCGGCGGCTTTTGCGCCCTTTTCTCGCCTTGCGACCTTTGCGTGTCTTTCTATGATAGCGTCTACGTTTTCCACCTGCTGCTGCAGCCGCCATGGGCATCGGTTGTGACATCATTTGTGGTTGCATCATAGGTTGCGACATCATTTGTGGTTGCATCATTTGTGGTTGCATCATTTGTGGTTGCATCATTTGTGGTTGCATCATAGGTTGTGACATCATAGGTTGTTGCATCATAGGTTGTTGCATCATAGGTTGTTGCATCATAGGTTGCTGCATCATAGGCTGTTGCATCATAGGTTGCTGCATCATAGGTTGCTGCATCATAGGCTGTTGCATCATAGGCTGTTGCATCATAGGCTGTTGCATCATAGGCTGTTGCATCATAGGCTGTTGCATCATAGGCTGTTGCATCATAGGCTGTTGCATCATAGGCTGTTGCATCATAGGCTGCGCAACAGGCATAGGCTGTGCAACATCAGGTTGTGTAACAACAGGTTGCGCCGCAGCAGCATTCTCCTGCTTAATAGCCTTTGCCGCCGCTTCTCCACAAATCTTTGTAAAGCTTGTATCAATTGCCTGTTTAAGAACAGCCATAACAGTGTCACTTTGTCCAGCCTTACATGCAGCAATTGCTGGTGGTGTTGCAAGAGCAATCTGTAGAGGGGCAGCAATAAGCCCTGCTTGTGTCTTCATTATATCAAGTGTCTGCTCCATGGCAATTCGTACCGCCCCAGATCCAGGAATTGTACTCGCCTTAAGTTTTGCAGATATCTTCTCTTTCATGACATCAATTACATGTTTAATAAACTCTGAAGGATTATTACATAGAAGACCAAAATTATCTTTGATTAAATTAATTAGTTTATCTTTGAAATCGGGACCCAGATAATCACAAAATCCCATTCTATTAGTAGATGGGAAAGAACCGCAAACAGAGAGGCGGCCAAGTCTCCGCAGGCGCTCCCTTACAGTATTTTGACCCAAAGTATCAACAACCAACTGCTCCTGCTGGGCAAAATGTAGGTAATCCGATCTCTCCCCTCATAGTGCGTCCGGCACTGGCGCAGTCGGGTGGCTTTTATCCGAGTATAATGGGCGGAGTAGTTCAAAATGCAGGACTTCTCTTTCCTGTGGCCGCTCGTCAGGGTATGAGCCTCTTCTCCAAATATAAGAAGGGCAGAAAGACACGCAAGGGAAGGAAGTCGCGTAAGACACGCAAACTGCGTAAACAGACACGGAAAGCGTAAATTTGAACTACTCCCGCTGCAAACTAAAAAGTAGAATCTATGGAATTAGCGCAACGCGCCACTACACTTCGACGCATTGCTGAAGAGGGACTCTTGTATGATGAAGTCCTCAGAAAGAAGCAACAGAATGCATGGAAGTCATGGGCCATGTATGTGGGAGGTGCTGTAGTTATATCATTCTCTATCATCTCATCCATGTATCTCACACACGATACACTTCGTACTACACTTATCAATACCTATGCGCGTTCCGAAAAGACACAAGATGTCATCACATCTTCTTTCTTCTCACTCTCCAGTCTCGGCCTCATTCCACAGCCAATTGATCTGCCCTTTCTACCCGAGCCCATCGCCCTTAAAACACTTGAACTCCAGGAGGCATATAGTAAAACGAGTACCGTACAAGCGAATACAACTGGTCTACAAGTTGAACTCCAGCGACTTGAAATCCTACAGGCCGCTGTTCAACAGATGCTCTCTACAGCATCGCAGGCAGCTAAACTTGCAGGACAACATTTCTCTCTTCACTCCATTCATACACTTCTGCCACCTATTGCTGCCGCCGCATCTGCAAATGCTTCCGCCCTCTATAAAAAGTCCTGTACGGTCTTCTTTGGTTGGAAGCCCTGTATACAGAAGATGCTCGATTATCAGGAGGCATTAAATGTATCTCTAGCACTTGAATCACAGATGCAGCGTCTCAATACAACGGAGGGTACACTTGAAGTTCTCTATGAACGAGGTAGTCTTGCAGCCTATCCTCAACTCATCGCAAATAAGGTGTGGGTAGAGAACTGGTATCATCAAAATCTAACAAATGAAATTCCGTATGATACGCTCAGCATAGTGTATCTTGAATCCATTCACACCTTTATCAAGCGTGCAATGAACGGACATATTATTGGAACAGAACTTGATACTCTAATGACTAGAGAAGCACAGCTGTATTTGACATCTCAACTCTTTCAACAGTACCTCATACTTATTAAGACACTTATTACAATGAATGTCGATGGAAAACGCCTGATTCTCGATAGCTACCAGCATATTCACGATCAGGATGCAAGGAGCTCTCAGTATACTCGCGCAAAAGCGCAGGTAGACTCTGATCTGGCTACATGTGAACATCAGACAACACTCTTGTGTCAGATGCTGCGTGAAAAGAGCGAACAAGTGATTGCATGGGTCCATAATATTGAGCGATTTCAACTTCCTCTTCCAGCAAACTTTCTCAAGGATGCCTATCAGGCGCTTCTTACAACTGAAATTACAACCATTATCACAATTCGCGACTTCAGACGATTTCAACGAATCCATGAATTTAAGAAGAATCCTAGTGCGGCTTTTCTGATTCTCACCTCCGCCATTGGCATTGCGGCCTTCATTGTGGCGAAACTTCTGCTCTTCGATCTTCCCTACACATATGTTCGGCTCCTCATTCTACCTGCCGAATACATGACCGAGCGCATTCAGTATTCAATTGATACTCTGCGCGAAAAGCGAGGTATGCTAACCGGGGGCCAGCCCCTACACCTTCTGGACGCAGTTACAAGCGCGGAAAATATACGCACTACGCCTAAAGCTGAGGCGGCTCCATTGAATAGAATTGAGAATGTCCCTAGTAGCGCGGCAAAACCAGAACGGAAATCTCTTCGAAATCAAAACCGTGCAGAGCGGCGCCTTCAGGACGCTGATCGAAGCACTGAAGGAGATTCTCACGGAGGCGAATCTTGAGTTTGACAGTCAGGGTGTCAAGGTGATTTCAGTCGACGAGACTCACACAGTGCTTGTCTATCTGCGTCTTCACAGCGACCGTTTTGAGACATATTTTTGCCCTGCAAAGTATGTACTCGGTGTGAATATGATTTACCTCTTCAAGCTGATTAAGACGATGGGTAATAATGACAGCCTGACGCTCTATCTGCCTGCGGCCAATCCGAACAAGCTCGGCATCCGTATGGAGAACTCAGACCAGGCGCGTACGACGAACTATTTCCTGAAGCTCTTCGATACGGATGTGGAGGATATTCAGATTCCGAGTCTGAACTTTACGAGTATCATCCACATGCCGTCCACGGACATTCAGAAGATCTGCCGTGATATGAATGCACTCGGCGAGAAGCTTGATGTGGAGATTACATCCTCGGGCTCTGATCTCACCTTCAAGTGCGTAGGTGACTTTGCCGAGCAGGAGACCGTAATTACAGAGAATAATAGCACGATGAAGGTACAGAAGACGGCGGGCTCCAGTGAAATTGTTCAGGGTATTTTCCAACTGAAGCACCTGGTACTCTTTACGAAGTGCACGAGCCTCTGTCCGAGCATTGAACTCTATTTGAAGAATGACTATCCTCTCATCCTGCGCTACACGGTAGCGAATCTGGGTGAGGTGAAGTTGGTTCTGGCGCCAATGAAGAATAAACAGTCATAACTGTAATTTATTCTTATATCTATCTAGAAATGCCTGGGTTTTCTCTTAGAAATCGTCAATTTTTAAGGCGTAAGTCTAAAAAAACAAGAAATCGTATGGAGCGGCTTCGCGCACGGAATGATGCGCTTAATGCCCGCGCTTCACGGCGCAATGCCCGTTCTCGTAGAGTTACTCGGCGCCACGGATTCATGCCCCGAGCGCAACCGAACAATAATAACGGCAATAATAACAACGGCAATAACAATAACGGCAATAACAATAACAATAACAATTCCGAAGATTCCCGGAATAATTCAACTGAGAGGAAAATATAGGCCTATGACGGATCCTCAACAGTAACAACCGTAAATTCTATTGGATTTCGACTACATATGTATCGCCTCTTTTCAAGTTCCTCCGTTTTATCATACAAATAATTTATATTATGATGCATCTTAAGTATACATACCCATTGAAAGAATATAAAGACACTTAGTCCAAGTCCAACACCGACCACGACATCCATGTACTAATATGTAAGACAACAAACAAAAAATGTATCCGCAATCAATCCACCAATGGAAAAAAGATAGAGTATCTTTTCTTCATTTGTCAGCGGTCCTGCCTGGCTTTTCCGATAAAAATAGATAACCAGCCATAAGAAAAAAGGAATTGCAAGTATATCTCCAAGGTGTGGAAGGCTCATTCTATTTAGTCTTTCAAGAATACTCCTCAAGAAATCCATCCCAACCATTTACAGCAATCGCTCGAATCCTAATAAAGGTCCAGAAGAAGGTATTGCCCGAATGATCTGATACAATCTTTTCACAAACACGAGCCAGTGGAGGATACCCCTCTGCCCCTACTAACTTCTTAAAGTCAGAATCGCTCAAATTCTTCATAATCTTCCACGATCCACGCGTTGATTCCATGGCCCGATACGCATCCTCAAGATACCCGCGATCACCCTCATCCTTTACGAAACTGAAATTGCCCGACATGTTGTTTATGATAGTACTACAATCATAAACAAACAAACCGCCGTTCAAATTTTTTAATCCTCACATCTTCTTCTCCACATGCGGCATATAGCGAACCTCTGCGATGCTCACGCGTTTATCTAAGACTGCAAGGCCATTCTGTGAACTGAATCGCGCAGCATCTTTATTCCAGAGTTTAATTACATGAAAGCCCTTCTTCGGGCTAATCGTAATTCCCTGAATACAGTCATCCTTCTCCGTAGCCGAGCCGAGCATACACGCAATTGTATAGCGATGAAATATATCAATTGAATCTGCCGCTCCTACACAGAGACTATAACTGCCTCCCTTAATATTTTGGTGATTCTCCCAAAGCGGAGGCACGGATGCACGCATCCAGAAGAACATGCCACGCGACCACTTTGTATCATCAAGTACATTAATGAGTGCCAAGTAGTCTGACCATGTGGCTACGGTCGCAAGATTCTTAAATGTATCAATTGACCACTTTTTCTCAGCGGGCGAATGGAAATATAATGTCCACGGGCCTGTGGGAATTGTCCCTGATATGTCCATACTTCAATATAGTATGGTGTTTACTTTAACCCAAATCAATTTTACGAACGGCATAAGTAGGTTTCAAGTATTCCTTGTTCTTTTAGTTCGTCAAACTGTTTGCATATATGACTTACAAACTCGCGTTTGCATTTATAACTTCCAGTAAATTGCTCTTCATAGTCATATTGGTCCCTATCCATATGCGGACCCAGTGAATAGACATTTCCAGGACCGTGTGATTTCCATGTGCCAGGAAGATCCGTATACTCCCAGTGGTAGATTTTCTTGCCTTCGCAGAATTTGTAGTAAAGAAAAACTACACTCTTCTCCATCTACGAAGTCTGCCGATTAATGTTTAATCCACCAGCTCCATATCAAGCCGTTCAAGCGGTACAGGAATAGGTGCAGCAGGCTGAGGAATGACAGGTGAAAGAGGTTCTTCCGCAGGTACAGGCGCAGGCGCAGGCAGTCTCTGAAGGCGCACAGTTACCTGATTAAGAGACTCCCATCGCTGCTTCTCCATAAAACTATCAGACCAGATATCAAACTCCTGCTCCTCACCCTCGGGTGTGGATACACGGAGAATAAACTGCATATTAGTATCAAGATGGATACCATTTACAAGTGACCAGACACCCATCCAAACTGCGAGGTTCGGGGCATACTGCTCACCCTTCCAGTAGGTCGTATCGAAAAAAGAGGTGAGGTCATACAAGCAAATGTGACCGTGATAGAGTTCAGCTGTAACAAAAGAGAGTGTACGCGCAGGCCGTGTAGAATCGACAATAATGGTATTGCTATCCTTATTGTAGATACAGACGACCTTTGATGAACCGGGCTTTCTGTTCTCGTAGTTCTGCTCGTATACAGGAGTATTCGAGCCCTCAAAGAAAACATAATTCTCTGCGCACATACTATTTACAAGAAACCGCGTAGTCTTTGAGGTCTGGTGATAGGTGACAGTAGATGCATTTACTACCCAGGCATAGACTGCAAAAAAGAGTTGTACCCAGTTCACTGTCTGAAGGCTTTGTAGCATTTCTAAACCCTTAACTGCGCCACAGTTTAGGTGGTTTTTCTACAACCAATCGTGCTTATTGAACTTGCAGGCGGAACACTTGTGACCGATGTAGGTAATGTAGGCGGCGGAGCCGTTGGTGTACAGGCAGGTGGCATTGGTTGGCAAGCGGGCTCCGTATCTTGGCATGAATCCGCCTGTTGCGCTGTTGCCGCAGCAACAATGACCGGCCCTGACCACCAGATGAGGAAGAGTCCCAGAAGAATAAAGATAAGGGGTATGCTCAGTAAAATCCACGCAGCAGCATCACCCACTGATTGGCAGATAAAATTCAGTCCAAGTGTGCAAAAAAAACCACCTAGTGCATGAAACGGTACATGTCTGTATTTTCCTTTTGCTAAATCAATGAGTACAATCGCTGTAAAAAGTGCGGCAGTTGTGATTGCTGCGGGACAGAATGTCATTCTACTAGATTAGGCGATTTTTACAAGCTTCTTATTTGCCTCATCATACTCTGCAAAGGGCTCATCCTCGGGAGCATCATCAATGATACGATACACCTTATTATGCTGGTCCTTGTAGTAGGTCTTACCCTTCCAGATAAACTCAGCCAGTTCAAGCGCCTCCTCTTCCTCCTCGACTTCCTCCTCCTCAACCTCCTCTTCAAGTCCGCCCTGCTCGGCCACCACCTCACCATAGGCAACTTCGTCATCCACCTCCTCCTCAACCTTTGATGCAGCCGCCTCAAGAACACGGGCACGGGCAAGACTGTCAAGTACAGTCATCGGCTTCTCCTCAAGTACAACCGTGTGCTGACGCTGAATTGTCGGAACAATTACACTATTTGCAGCAATTGGACTGAGGATAGGTGAGGGCATGTTCTCACGCTTCATAAGTAGGCCCTCGAGGCCACCAGAACGAATCTGCGGCGCCGGCGTCTCATATACAGAAGGCACACCTCGTGCCTCAAGAAGAGCAATCCTCGCCTCCAGATTCTTAACAGCGACCGTTGAGTCCTGCGACTTCAGAAGATAGAGCATCTGTCGCTCCGCAGCATTCAGCTTCTCATTCATATCTGTGCGGAACTGGCTAAATACAGTAGTGATGAATTCCATGGTTATTCTTTTGTGTTCAAACTAGCAGGCCGCCAAAAATCAAATTTTTGACCCACTCACTTCGCCATAATACCATTTCCACGAATGTTAATCGTCATACATGCATCAAGAGTAGATTCACGATCCTTCAGAGGCTTGTTGCGCTTCAGGCGGAGACCCTCTTCCGCCTTTGAAATCCTCTCTGTCATAATACCATTCGGTGTGTTGCGAATATTCGTGTCATAAAAATCAATCGGCTTCGTATCCATAGTGCCCAAGATGCTCACTACAGGAGGCATCTGAATATCGATGCGGACAGTCTTGTTTTGTAGGGTATTGCGAAACTGTTCAATGTTCATGGGGCCTCCAAACTTCTTCAGACTCTCGCGAGGCGGTGCAGGATAAATACGACCCTCATACCACTCGGAATAGAGACGATGAAGAAGTGCCATCCGCTCCCAACGAACATGCGGGTCGAGAGTCTCATTCAGAAGAAAGGACACTGCACACTCGGGACAACAGAAGTTGCCATAGATCTTGTAAGTACCCTTCTCCTCACGCTCAGGAATGACAATCGGCTGACCAGTAAAACACTCCGTGCACCAAAAGCAGGCAATATCCACTGTCTCAGGTAGCAACTTTGCCTCAGATGAATCCCTGTAGGCCACCATCAGATTGCAACGATAGAATGGCTGAAGGGGCTTCGTATCATCATCTTCACCCTCCATTTTTTTGGAAAGATGCTGGGGATTTCCAAGCGGATCCGCAATGGGCATAGGCTTTCCAGAGGTCTTTGTGGGGGCAGAAGGAAGCATTGCATCAATCTCAAACGGCGCACGGTTCGTAGCGAATAAATCGCCGTCCATCATATCATACGGCTCAGGCTGCTTAGGAGGATTCGGGTCATACTGAAAGGTGGAATCGCTGAAATTCACTTCATTACTGTGAATGTGAAGGTGCGCAATGAGGCTGCGACGGGGCTCAACAGGCTGAAAATTACCTTCAATTCCATCGGGTGTGACGAGAGCTACAACCTGAACCTCCTTCTTTGACTTCTTCTTGGCCTTTGTAATCGGAAGGGGCAGAGGCACAGGCACAGGCTCAGGTACCGCAGCGACAACAGGCTCAACAATGGTCTTCTTACGCGGCGGCATTTCTACTTTTTTACGCGTTAGGACCTTTAGGCTTGTTTGACAATCTGGGCTTAGAGAAAGTCAACGAAATCATTTCAATGGCATCCATTCCGTACGATGCGCTTTTTAATGAAATGATTCAGAATCCTGAAAAGATGCGACACTGTCTTTTTGTCGGTCCACCTGGCTCAGGAAAAACAAGTGCTGCACAGGAATTCTGTCGCCGTTGGATTGGTCCTTCGTCCACTTGGATTGGGCGCGTGCTTTTTCTCAATGCATCCGATGAGCGAAGTCTCGAAGCAGTTCGTACAAAAGTCTACCCCTTTGTTCGGTCCACTCTCACAACCATTTTTCAATTTGAATCAAAGTCCGATGCAAAGGTGATTGTATTTGATGAAGCGGAGACTTTGACGGAGCAGGCACAGCTCTCTCTTCGTCCTCTTTTGAATATGAATGCAAATAAGGTCTGCCTGCTCTTTCTCTGTAACAGCAGCAGCCGTCTTCATGTTTCGCTCATCAATCGCTTCTGTATTCTCCCTTTTTATCCTCCACCTCCCACAATCTATCTCCAGCGCGTCCGAAAAATCATTGGAAACCAGGCGATTGATATTTCTCCCATCGATGCCCTCTATACACGCTCAGATCTACGCTCATTTCTCTTCCATCCCACCCGTGGCTCAATCCACACGAAGTTCATTTTCAAACTGCTTCACTGTCCCCTACATGAAATCCAGTCCATTCTTGAGCGCGAAGCCAAGAACACATTTCTCAAAGAGATTGCGGGACTGATTTTCTTTACTTTTCTCAGCCTCGGAGTTGCGACAAGTACCGATCTTGTAAAAATTATCTTAATTGGCAATGCGGATGTTCTTCGTGTTATGCCAGAGAGCCAGTGGTTTCAAATGCTTACCGAGTGGATTATTGAAATGCGTCAAAAATTTGATTCTTGCATTTAAACCCCCTAATAGGAAAATGAATCGTTCAAACCTCAAAATCAGCCCGTATCGCATTTCCACCATGGTAATCACGGGAAACTTTGGTACTCCTGTAAATCTACAGAATCTGTTTCAACAGTTGCCTGCACTACTCATTCCAATTGGCTATCCTGCAGCAGGTATTCTTAAGATGGAGCATCGCGAGTCGGTTGTCGGTGCGTCCGCTCGTGATGTTCTCACTCATCGCCGTGTTGCCTCAAAGACCTTCTTCAATCAGTCGACCCTAGTCATTCGCCAGCCGTATGGAGACGGTTGGAAGGAGGCGAATCTGAAGATGTTTGCCAATGGCGGTTTTCAGATGACAGGTATTCCTACAGAGGCCTTTGCTCGAGCGACCATTGAATGGCTACTTGCACACTTGACGGCACACTTGAAGACACCTGTATGGACGAGTCCTGCAACACTGAAGGAGTGTAACATTCAGTTGCTTAATAGTGACTACAGTGTAAATGCAACAATTCTACGAAACAAACTCCATAAGCTTCTAACCCAGAACTATCGACTCTTCAGTACCTATGAATCCACAATCTACCAGGGTGTAAATACTAAGTACTACTACAATGAATCACGAAAGCCTGGACTGGCACCTGGTATCTGCCACTGTACAGAGCGCTGCTCGGGTCAGGGTACAGGCAAGGAGAATGGCCAGTGTAAGAAGATTACAATCAGTGCGTTTCAGACGGGAAGTATTATCATTACGGGAGCTCGCTTTCTGAAGCAGATTGATGAGGCGTATGAATATTTCAATAAGATTCTGAGTGAAAATTGCGCCGAAATTCTTCAGCCGATTTCTACGGTCTGATGCGTAAAAAAAGAATCTTCTGTTTCCTTTTTAACTACAGATTTCAACTCCGGATGTCAGCCCCTACTGCGCCCTCAACTGCACCCGCTGCCCCTGCTGCCCCTGCCTCTACGGAGGTTCTCCCGTCCGTTGCCGTGCTCCAGCACGCTGCCCGTCTGGCTATCCAGCAGGATAAGCCGATTCTCCTGGATTACTATGTTGAAACCGCCACTGGCAAGGCCTTTATGGGCGAGGACCAGGAGACCAAGGAGCGCATGCTCGTCAAGTCGGCCGATGAGTTCACGAGCCTTATCCAGAAGGTCTATAAGGTTACTGAGGACTATATCATCATCACAGAGAATTCCATCTATGTGGTGAGTGGTAAGATCCAGAAGCGCCGCATCCAGGCTGCGTCCATGCGCAATGCTGTCGAGGAGCTGGAGGCGTAAATTTTTATAAGAGTAGTATAGATGGCTTATCAACGCCGTGTAAATTCAGGTGCTTTGGATGATGAAGAAGTACATTATAGACAAAATTGTGCAGGAGATTGGGCGAGTTTAGCCAATCACTTAACTAATTATATGGGTACTTTTCCACAAAAAGATATTGCAGTAGCACAACTTCAGAATTGTATGAATGCAAGAATACAAGTTCGAAATATGCGTTATGGTGGAGTATTTGATGACGTGCATTTACGAGCATATAACCTTGTTAGTAATTTATTAGAGTTAGTAAACAGGATTCCTAATAATGAAGCTGCTGTATTTCAATATAAAGAACAAAACTTTCAGACAGGTGCTCCAAGAAGATTTATAGTAAAATTATTAAATCGAAACCCTCCAGCATATTGGACTGCTACAGAATTTTCATTTCATGGAAATGCACTTGATAGAATTAATATGTTTGGCGGCCGCAACCGTCGCAAGTCTACGCGTAAGCACCGTAAGACTACGCGTAAGCATCGTAAGACGCGCAGACACCATTAGGTAAATTTGATACATACGCCACACATCTACAAAACCAAAAATGTCACTTGAACCCGACTCGGCCATCCAACCTGGTCAAGCGTACAAACCGATCTGTCTTGGAGTTTTAGGAAAACGCGAAGACATCTCTCGTAGTGACTTTCATGAGCGTGTGCTAAATCCGCTCATGGAACTCATTGGAAAAATACCCGACATTGTATACATGGCAAATGACGGAAGTACATCATCCTTCGTAAATCTATGGGCCGATAAATGTGGTATTCGACATGAAACCGTAATGGCCGATTGGCGCAGGCTCGGTCGCCGTGCAGTTGTTATGCGTGACGCGCGCATTATCAAAGAGGCCAGTTACCTACTACTATTTGAACAGCCTAGGTCCGAGTATATCTCAAAAATCGGACTTAGGGAATTGAAGAAGGGAAAGAAGGTCTTTAGTATTACACCGGGTAAGGACTGGGAACTACAAGAATGGGAGGCTTCAGATTCCTGTGAAATTAAGTAACTACGCAGTGGCCTCTTTCTGAGTCCCGGGCTTCAGTCCGCGTTCACAAATCAGATAGAGGGACAGAGCCGTCAGAAGCGCAAGTGCGCCCACGAAGAGATTCGGTAAAAGCATCAGGACGCGAACAAGTACGGGGCCCTTTATTGTGAAGGCGGTCACGACCGATGTGAAAACCGCGAGAACCATTACGGTCACAACGAGCCAATAATAAAAATAAAGATAATCGCAGATAAAACGGCTGGAGACACCCTGCATAAACTTCGGCTCGGCGGAGGACATTTCTACCCGATGTCTACTTTTTTTATGAGCATAGTGTAGAAATGTCTCCGTCGAGAAAGAATCGCAATCAGCGCCGCAACCGCATGTACGGTGGTGCGGCTGTTATGCTTGCCCCCATGGATGTCAATGGCTCTCTTGCGGGAAGCTCCCCGTCACAGATGAATCTGGCGCAGGGCGGGCAGTATGAGAGTTTTCACGCCAACCAGCACGGTGGAATGGCTCCCCTCAGTGCCATAACAGACTCTCTTCTTCCGAAGGACCTGGCTTCATCGGCGCGCACTCTCCCGCTCGACAAGTATATCAATGATGTTGCACCTCTCCGCGACCCTGGCCAGGGAGGCCAAATGGGTGGTCGCCGTCGCCGCACTCGTAACAGCCGTGGCCGTTTCACGAAGAGACGCGCGGGCCGCAAGGGCACAAAGCGCCATAGCCGTAAGGGACGCAAGAGCACAAAGCGCCATAGCCGCAAGGGGCGCAAGCGTAATGCGAGTGGCCGTTTCCTGAAGATGCGTGGTGGTGCGGCACAGCCGGGCCTTGATCTCGCTGCCTCCGCCGATGCGCCTGGTATGCTCCTTGATGCGGGTGCTGAGGCCCGTGCTGTTCACGGCATGAATCCCGAGTGGTCCCTGGCGCCGAACCCGAACTCATTCGCCCCGCGTGTTTAGACAGGAGTCGTAAGGATACTGCGCAGTAATACAGAATGCTTTTGAACGGCCGCAAGTTCAACGGCCTCTAAACGAACCAGAAGAGTGATGTGAGCATCTCCCTTCCGATTTGTTCCGCGAATAGGCATACCTGCATCCTTGACAACCAGCACTTGTCCATTAATGCTTCCAGGAGGAACAATGATTTCACAGCCCTCGGGGAATCCAGGGTGATTTCCAATCTTCTTGTTGCTGCCCAACAATGAATCCGCTAGAGTAATTGGCAGCGTGGCTGCTAGAGTTGCACCGTCGCGCTTCCAAGGAATCTCCTCATCCGCTTGGCTCACCTGAATGTGTACATCGCCGGCCTCGGCAAAGTCCTGGTGGTCCGAACACGCTCCAGAAAAGATCAGTTTTTCACCGACACGCATACCAGGCTCAATCGTTACATCCAGGATATTCTCCTCACTTGTGAAGCACTTACCATTACACGCTCCGCATGCGGGTCCATTCATGTGCCCCTTTCCAGAGCAGGCTCCACACGGCATCTGAGACTGCATAATCATTCCAGGACCCATCTGAATATGAACCATTGTCATACCCATGCCGTGGCATTTCTCACAGGGAGTACTACTTACGAAGCCATCACCATGGCATGATCTACAGAAACGCTGACGCTCGAAGTTAATCTTGAGAAGTTTACCCTTGTAGAAATCGGTGAGTGGCAAATGGATTTCATGCACTTTCGGTGGAGCCTTGCCACGGCGACGCGTGGAGGGAGGACCATTCGGTGGTCCGCCGCGCATTCCAAATGGACCTCCGCCTCCCCCCATACCACCAAACATGCCTCCAAACATGGCGCCGATATCGAACGGGAAGCCACCACCACCCTCGCCAGGCGAACCAGGACCACCTGCACCCTGCTCACCAGGAACCTGACCCGTCTGATTGTAGAAATTGCGCTTCTCATCGTTGCTCAGAACATCGTAGGCGCGCTGAATCTGCTTGAACTTCTCCGCATCACCACCCTTGTCAGGATGATGCGTCTTGGCCAAGTTAAAATACGCCTTCTTGATGTCCCGAGACTCCGCCCCCTTTTCGACTCCGAGAACCTCATAGAGTTCCATTCTTATTGTTTCAGTGGGACAGCGGTTTAGACCATTAAAATTATAAAGCAGCAACTAGAAATTAATGGTCTAAGCAACCCCAACACATATCAAAACAGATGCAGACAAGTTGTCTGAACTGTTCGGATATTGTTGCGACCCTCAATAAAATCGAGTCCGATCCGCCACACCTCTTTTTCAGTGGGACATACGGCTCAGGCAAGACAACTCTCGCCACTGATTTTCTCAAACACTATTTCACCAGCCGCGGAGTGAAGTTCGAGGACCCGAACTGGTGTCTCCAGATTCGTTCCGACCAGGACCGTGGGATTCACCGTATCCGCGAAACCATTACAGAATTTGTTCGTCGTGTTTCCGTGAAACCCGGTGTCTATCGCTGGATTTTCATCGACGATGCTGATTCCCTTCCCGTTCTCAGCCAACAGGCCCTCCGCAGGCCTATGGAGACCTATGCGCATACGACGCGCTTCCTCTTCTGTAGTCGCTATATCAGTGATATTATCCCCGCCCTCCGTTCTCGCTGTCTCCACATTGAGTGTACTCCACTACTGAGCATAGATGTCTGGAATCTACTGAAAAAGCCTCTCTCTCTTCCCGATGACCCGCAACAGAAACAGGAACTTCTCATGCGCTGTCCGACAATTGACCAACTCAAACTCTACGCCCCTCTCTGGCAGCACATGCATGAAAAGACGGCATCTCTCAATGTCACCCTGTATCCCGACAAGGACCCCTTCTACAATCAAACACTGCGTGCAGTCCTTAAAAACGACACGGACGCAATCGTGAAGGCCGTCCTTGAACTGTACGGCAGGGGTCATTCCTTTGAAGACTGTCTCTTTATTCTGAGCGAGCGTGCTCAGCAGTGTCTCGTCTTCAAACCTGATGAGTTCCAGAAAATCCAGCGATTCTTTATTCAGGGGTGGATTTATACGACGCAGGGACGCACCGGTTTTTTGGACCTTCTAGATTTGTTTTTGTCAAGAAGGTGGGAGAATGTCCCAGGAGATAAAACATCTGTTTCGCAAGAAGCCAACGCCTGAACTTGTAGAGCAGATACTACAGGCACTCCATTTTACAGGGCTGGATGATGGCCGAACCTTTCAAAAGACCGATATGGATGTCACCGCATTTGAAGAGCTACTTCCACTTCTGGAGCCGTATTATCTTCCATGTAAAGCAAAACTTTTTTTGTATGATTTTTCGCAGGCAAAGGCGATTACTGTGATGCGCCATCTTCTTCGTGCACAAGGATACAAACTCCGTGCGTATGAAAAAGTGAGTCAAGGCGTTAAACAGACACTCTACCAAATCGAGCGTGATGCATGGGCACCAGGCTCAATGGATGTGAGCTTTGCTTAAAAATAGAGTCTCCCCAATTGGATTCGAGTCTGATCAATATACTTGTCCATTGGATGTCCGCAATTAGCAGCTTCACACATCTTATTACCAATATCAAGTTCCCGTGAATCACATCCACAGAGAATATGATAGATACCAAAGGGAATCGCCTCACGGGTCAAGGATGAACAGGCAGATGAGGCGTGAAATAGATTCCAGACAATATGTGTCTGTTGTAAAATTCTATTTGTGCTTTGAAGATCGGCAGTGCCTTCAATTGATTTCATATCCTCTAACACTCGACTCCAGAAGTCTTCAGTCCGTTCACAAGGACGAATTAACATAACACCCGGATTTACCGTCATTGAATTTTTGTGTTCGCGCTGAAACCACATATCAACAACTGGACTCTTTGTATAAATAGTTAAATCATGTACAAGGTCACCAATTAAAATATCACAATCTGTAAAATAAAAAGGACGCTTATCACCTGCAGCGCGTTTTATCTGAAGTAGACTTAAGACTGCCTCAACTTTTATGGTAATTCGACTGAAGAAGTGTTCACCCTCATGTTTATATAAGTGTTCATCAAATACACTCTGGTCAACAAAAATACCTTTAGCATTAAATGTATTTTTGGGAATCTTATCTTGAAGATATAAATGAAAGGGGTGATACCGCTGGCTATACACATAATACCAATCGGTTTTCTCCATTCTCTAGTATAGTACACTAGTATATTTAAGTCAAATATTTATCTATGTCAAATCCAAATCGACGTGCTTCAAAATACTTATCTTCCATATCCTTTTCACGAGATACTGAACCACAAAGAACATGATATACACATGTTTCATCCGTTTTCATTGTTTGACATGAACCTACATCTCGTACTGAAAAACAGGAATAATTTACAATATTTCTTCCTAATACCATATTTACAGCATCCATATCGGCAATCACAGATTCTGTAAATATTTGACGAACTTCCTTCCAGAATCGAAGTGTCTTTTCATTTGCAACCATCATCATAAATCCATTGTTTACATGAAATTTTGTTAAATATTCTCTTTGAAAAATAATATCAAATTCGAAAAGTCGTGTATAGCTAGTAACTCGTTGACTCCAATCACTCCGTACAAGAATATCACAGTCCGAAAAAATAAATGGTGCAGTATTACCTTCAGCAATACGCCTTTCAATAATAGTAATTGTCTTATCAACTTTTATTGTAATTCGACTAAGAAAATGTTCACCTTCATGTTTATAAAGATGTTCATCAAAAAAACTCTGATCTACAAAAAGAGGCTGTTGAGAAAAGACACTTTTGTCAACACTATCTTGTAAAAGACGATGAAATGGTTCGTATTGTTGGCTATAGACATAATACCAGTCAATTTTCTCCATTTGTAAGTGGGTCTATTAAATTACTGCCGACCGAGCGCAAGAACAGGAGCACTGTTTATGCTGCGCCGAAAGAGTTCCTTAACGACTGAGGCTACGCCGAAAGAGTTCACTCGCAACAAGATCATCCTGTAGAATCTGCTCTTCGCTCATGCGGAGAAACCAGCCGAACATACGGCGCTCCTTGAGTTCAGGCCAGGGAAACGGCACATAGACTGTGCTCTCGGGCAGTGCAAACGGAAGTTCGCCTTGGAGTCCCGCTGCAAGTAAGTCCTCGCACTGAATCGGTTTGCCTGAAGGTCCCTTTCGAGCCAGTTCCGCCTCAGGCATCATGAGTACATTCGGAGCCTTTTGAGCCAGCTCAACAAAGTCCGTCTTCTCATCACTACGAGCCTGGAGGCCACCATTTGAATTCTCAAGGCGATCAAACGCACGGGCCTCCCACGCCCTGAAGAGGTCGAGTCCAGCCTCAGGTGCCCATACGCAACGGAGACTCGGTACAGGTGTGCCCGCAGGACCAGCAAAACTATCTGTCGGATTGGTTCCAAAGAAGATCACCTTATTATCAGGCAGTACATGAAACGGCTTCATTGCGATGACAGCCGGTTGGAGCCAGAGGCCGCCCCACTTGGCCAACACGGTCGCACGAATCCAGTTCATCTCAGCCTCGCGTACAGAGGCAAGAGGATTGCGCAGTGGTGTAGGCATCTTCTCCCATCCTCCAAGGCGAACGGCCAGGTCAGATAGACCTGCAATAACTTCTACGCGGTACTTATCTCCATTATGCTTGACAATTGTGTCATAGCAGAGATTCAGAAACGGCATATTAATTGCACGCTTACTGCGTGCACCAAAGTCGGACCACCAACGGCTATTCACTTCAGAATTATCGTAATAGAGCCAGATTATCGGCATATGTGACCCCCGTTCAATTAAATGACGGTCCTTAAAGACATTTTGTTTCCGTTGTTCATCGACTTTCATGAAGGCGTAAATCACTGCCGCCGTAGTGAGCACTCCTAAGGGAACTGCCCATTCAATTGTCTTCATCCTCTGTTAGTGCGCCTCTTATTTTTCTGTAATGACTAGGCGCTTCATCCGCTCAAAATGGTCTTGAGTCTGAACATCATGTTGCGCAGCGCGCATCTTACGAGCATTCTCGCGCTGCATCACTTCACGCTCAGCAGCCTGAACAGCCTCCATTTCGTGATGCGCTAGTGCTCGAGGTGCCGACTTATATTCAGTCGAATACTGGTCAAAGCTGCGTGCATCTACACGAACATCCGCCACCTGTCCACTAAAGGTGGATTCAGTGGTAAAGGCATTCTTGAGGTCCGTGTACTTGAGATTGGCATTTGCAGCCGCTGTGTAATCGGAAGGACGGTCACGGCCAAGTTCAACGCCCATTGTAGGTGCAAGCATCATAGGACGAGTTGTCATGACGGAGAGTTGGTGATTATTTTCACGACCACCCTTTTTCGAATTCTTCAGTTCATCCTCGAACATCTGATGAAACACTTCACGATTGAACTTTCCACCAAAATTCTTCTTGGAATCAGTTTCTGACGCCCCACCTTCCGTTCGTAACCAGTCACCATATCCTTCGTCGTCGGGGTCAGGCATGCGCGTCTGTTCAAACATCTTGTTGAAGGCGTTCATATCGAGATTCTTGGCATTCAAGCGAACAGGCTCAACATGCTTCCAGGCCTCGGCATCTGTGCTGCGCCCTTGTGTGAGAACAGCGGGTGCCTCGACGACACCCTCCTTTCCACGGCCACCATGAATTCTCTTCAGAATCTCAGATAAATATGCATACGACCTCGTAACAGCTTCAAATGCCTCTTCAGAGCCTCCCTTATCGGGGTGAGCCCGCGTGGCCGCCTTTTTATAGGCCGATTTGAGTGCCTCGTCGGTAAGTGCAACCTCCTCTTCAAGACCAAGCACCTTCAGACATGAAGTGAAATAGGACATCGCCTTCGTATTTGCACCCGTCTTTGCGACTTGCTTGTGCGGATCAATGGTTGCACCACCACCACGAAGTGTCAGTTGGCTGGCGCCTGTGTTGCGTTCGGAGGTGTTCTGTGCTTGAGCCATAGGTGCGGGTATACCCGTACGCTCACCAGGCAGAAGAGCAGGTCGCTCACCGCGTTGAACAGAACTTATGAAGGCGAGAAGATTTGCGTAGACACCGAGTCGCTTTGCTGTGTTCACATATTCAGGTCCCGCAAGAGCCGTCTGAATCATCTGGACTCGGACAGTCTGACTGTGAATACTTAGAATATTCCGATAGATTCGGATATGAGCAGGGTCATACGATTCAAGGGAGTGTCCATTCCCCATTCTATCTATCCAAATACTCAAGATTTAGATAGCGCCCGCACAACCGGTAAATAGAGCAATGGAATTTCAGGCTCGCATTCCCATAAGAAAAAGCGACCCGCAGAGAAAAAACTGAAGCTAGTCGGCCAGAACTGTGGCGCCTTTTCAGGCAGTTCACGGAGGCGCGCATCACGAATAAAATGCCAACTCTCCTTCGGCAGAACCATTGCAAGTTGCTCCTGCGGCTTCAGGTCTAGGCCAGTCGACCATTTACTAGGAAACTCAAGCGACTCATGACAAAGCATCGACCATGTAGGCGGCAGTGACCACGGATAGACCCAGAGCGGATCCACAGGCTTTTGGGCGGTATAATAATCAAGAATCCACTGAAGGCCTTCACAGTACTTCTTACAGACGGCACTGCCTACAACACCGGCACCAAACCATGAACTCAACATACGCTCTTGCCAGTCTGTGTGTAGAATTCCACGCGATTCACACAGTGTTTTCTCTTCAACACGCCACACCGTTGGAAGGAGGTTCCAATCCTCGTAGTTTGTTCGTTGTCCCTTGTGCTTAATTGCAGTGAGCAGCATCTGTGTCTCCTCGGCCGCCCACGGTTTGATCAATTCTACGAGGGCCACTTTATTATAGGTCCAATATCCATTCACCAGATGCACAAGTTTATGTCCTGTAAAATAAATCCTATTTAATTCTTTAATGAGCAGATTGTGTCCATTTTCCCGAATCTTGATACTCAGACTGTGCGGCACAAAATCATTACCAAGAAGGCTCATTGCAGCGACGTAATCGAGTGTCCAGGTAAGCGCATCCACACCAGCAGGAACAAGGTTGTCTGAAAGTACATTCACAGAGAATCGCATGAAGGGTGCTTGGCCCTCTCCACCACCCTGCCCTCCACCCTGCCCTCCACCCTCCCATTCCGTCGCCTCCCTAAACAGCCAAACGCCCCGTGAGTCGTATAGCATCTGGCGTGTCAACAGACACAACAAAATCAAATCTGCATCAAGGCCATAAATCACAATATCGCCAGGGCCACTCGCGCCCCCTCGCCGCCAATACTCCATACACTTCTGCTCACCCTCTCCCGGTTCAGATGCATCCGATACGGTCCACCCCTGAACTTGACAAAGTTGCTGAAGCCTAGCACCAAGCCTCTCCATAAACGCTGTACCCGGTGTAATTGCATTTGTATCCCAGCGATTCGGATCCACCGGTCGAATGCTCCGTGTCTCTTCCTCACGCGCCATCCAAATTGACTTGAAACGCCGTAGCCGCTGCTGACGAATCTTTGCCATCGGCACGACTCCATCAACACCGATAAAAACACGCGCAGGCTTACCTACCTCCCGCCACACCTTTAGCGTATAGTCGACAATAGCCTGGCACACTTCATTTTCCCAGGCTAGTGCGGCTTCCGTATCGCCATAGCCTGGAAAAGGACGAAGCGATTTATCGCGAATGACTTGATAAATCATACAATTAAAATCAAACAAGAGTGTCCCCGCAGCAATAGGTGCCCGATGAGGAACAACTAAAGTTTTGATTGAACTTGAGAGGCGTTTATAATAAGACGGTATACCCATCGACTTTCTTACAGTTTCTTCTCTACCCTTCCTTAGGCTTAATCAGAGATGGCTACAGTTCAGCCCGACTTCCTGGCAAAATTCGCAAAAATGATGGACGCTTATCCTGGTGCTGGTCTACGCGAAATCATTCGCCTTACACCTGATAGTCTTCTACTCGGCACCGGCTTTCTTGGATTAATTACACAGAATTACGCCCTTGGAATGCTATTTGCAGCACTCTTTGAAACAGCTTTTATTACAGTAGGTCTTCAGAGCCTCTTTGGGTATATTTCTCTTAAGGACAATCCGCCAAATCCCAAGGCCGCCAGCCGTGAATGTGCGAGTGGATTTCAATCACCAACTCTTCAAAGTATGTCCTCTTTTTTCAAGGTTTCACCTCAGTCCTCTTTTCCTAGTCCTCCTATCTTTATTCTAACAACGGCAGTCATCTATGTTATTACGGCTATGCAAGGATTTTCACAGGAACTCAGTGAATTAGGTCCTGCCTACAGTACTCGCTACTATATTGGAATCTTTCTTTCACTTGTTATTCTCTTTATTGCGGCCTCCTATCGATTCCTAACAGGCTGTGATGCCTTTGGTACAATTCTTCTGAGCCTTCTTTTTGGGTTTGCTCTTGGCATTACACTCTGTTGGCAGAACAATGCACTCTTTGGTCGCGATGCAACGAATATATTGGGTATTCCGATGTTCGCGAATACCACTGCCGATGGAAAACCTCTCTATATATGTCCTACAAGTAGTTAGAGATGCCACCGGCAGATGGATCTGGATTTTTTACACAAGCAAGGGGCATGCTAGCAAGCGGCTTTCTTGCGCTACCTATCATACTCATTACAATGACGGGCTTCATGGCAACAACCACCGCAAATGTAGGTATGATTATCCTTTTTCTAGGTCAACTCTTTGCCGTTCCGTTTGTTCAGTTTATCATGTCGTATATTCGGTCAATTCCTACACTTCAACAAATCTTTACAATAGGCTCTTCACCGGTCTATGGCTCCTATAATAAACTCTGTGCGCTGTCACCTGCAGATATTCAGGGTGATCAAGGCGTTCCTGTTAATTCCTACTGGATGGCAAATGTTGTCTTTTTCATGACCTATATTCTAATGAATGCGCGTTCACTCTACACGGCAACCTCTGCAAGCTGTCCAGCTGGATGGACTGACATGGGATTCACATGCCAGGAACCCATCACCTATGCGCATTGTGCCGATGGATTAATTGAGAATGCAGTAACTTGTGTGGCGCCGATTATTTACAACGAGGATGGTTCAATAAAGGGTGGCGGCCAAGTGACACCGCGTGAAAAAATAGGTGGTAAAAGCCAGGCAAAATCAGATACTCTCAGTAATGATTACAAATCTGAAAACAGAAAAGCGCATGCGATGACTGCATTTGTGATTACGCTTGTTGTCTTTGTAACACTGATTACAATCCACTATAGAAATGTGGGTTGTGAAACACCTGGTTCACTTGCTCTTGCCCTGCTGCTCTATGTACCGCTTGGAGTGGGATGGTTCTACTTGGCCGAGGCGTGTAGTCTTCGAGCGGCTGATATTTTTGGTATTGCATCTCAAATGGGAACACCCTCTGAATCTGGTCAGAGTTTTCCCTATGCATGTGTGCCAGTGCCGACATCATCGTAATCATCTTCAATTTCATGGCCGCCAATATCATACTTTGCAATACAATACGCGGGTAAATGACCGGTACGGTCGCATCGCGGACACTTCAATTCCCTAACCTTAAGAGGTTCCCGCACATATGGAATCACAATCGTATCAACAATACGTAGTGCAGGAGCAGGGGCCCGGATTAGCATGACTTGGCGAATAACTCGAAACATTTTAGTCATTCCTAAAATCTGTTTACACAAAACAAATTTTAGGGAGCTGTAATAGAATGGACTTTCCAAACTCGTTTACGAATCTCAAAAATCCAAAAAATATGGGTGGGACAACAGGGACAAAAAAATATACAAATTCAAAACGAGGCAGCGATTGGATTGTCAAACGATCTGAAAAGGGTGCTGGAGGATGGGCTCAGGTCCAATCGGAAGCCATGGCAAATGAAATCTATAAGGCCTGCGGTATACCTGTACCTGCACAGAAACTCTATCCTGATGCACAAGCACTTGTACTCGAATTTAAAAGAGGAATACCATTAAACCAGTGCAAGGAATGGCAAAAAGAAAAACTAAAAGTGGAACTTGCAAAGGGCTTTGTTGTGGATGCTCTTCTTGCAAACTGGGATGTAATTGGTTTAACAGAAGATAATATTATTGTTGATGATAATGGAAATGGAACCCCTTTCAGAATTGATAATGGAGGCTCCTTACAATTCAGAGCCCAGGGTGAAAGAAAGGAATTTGGTCCTGAGGTGAAAGAACTTGAGACAATGCGTAAAACAACAAAGCAGCATAAGTTCTATTTTGGAGATCTTACAGACGACTATATAAAGGGGCAGATTCGGAAAATCATTAAGCCGAACAGGACCGCTATCTTAGCCGCAACCTCACCTGAATTAAAAGAGGTCATGGAGAAACGGATAGACTATATGCTGAACTATAGCTCAACCTGGATGAATGAGACCCAATTTGTAAATAGTAAAGAAGAGACTCCAGCAAAAGAAGGGGACAAGTTTCTTGTTGAACAAGCAATTGTTGATTTCTTTTGGACCAATTGGAATGCAAATTATGAGACATTTACGTTTGCAAATGCAAATTCAAATAATGCAGGTATATCAACTGCTGCGCATCCAGAATATGCAGTAGAGCAGAAAAGGCGAAATAAGCTATTGCGTTATATAAAACACCTACTAAAAACACACAAGGCAAAAATCAGTGGCGGATTTCTATTAAAAGCCATGGGTAAGTTTCAAGGTGGTGCCCCCTCCTATGATATTGATATCTATGTGCCTCATGCAAATGTTGAGCCGTTTAGAACAGAAATGGGAACCCTCTTCTTAGGACATGCACCAATCGCGGGCACTGATTATGTACAACATCAGCAAGGCAATGGAGTTGGTGGAGCAGCCTCTTTCTTTACAAAAAATGGTATTCTAAGCGTACGAAAGCATCATAGAGGGGTTGAAGGTACACCAACCTATGAAGAGATGGATATTGTTGAAGCCAATACTACAACCAGTCCTATTGGTATTATTAAAAACTTCGATTTAACCTTTTGTCAAAACTGGTATGATGGTGAACAGGTTTGGTTGACACATGCTGAACATGTTATTTCAAAACACGGATTGTTAGAAGATCATTATCTGGAACTTTTATATATTAATAAAGCCCAGACAATTGGCCGTATAAGAAAATATGCTGGGCGTGGATTTAGAGTCAATATAAATAATCCAATTACACATCTACATGAAGACATTACTGATAAAATTCTTGCTGGACAAACAGTTAATTATAGTGCCGCCACTGCTGCAGCAAAGGCAGCTGCCACCACTGCGGCAAAGACGGCCCCTGCTCCAGATGATGAAGTTAAAAAAGCGCACAAAGAATATTTAGATGCTCTCAATACATTTGGTAAGAAATATCCAGGTGAAGCAAATCATACGTCCAATAATGTTAAAAAAGACTATGCACCTGTACATGAAAAATATAAAGTATGGCAAGAACTTAAAAAAAAATTACTCGATCCTCAAAATGCAACCGGCCAAACTTATTTACATATGCCTCAAAGGCGGCGAGTTGCCCAACCAATTAATCAACGCAATGTAAAAAGACAAATTAATACGAGAAATGCAAGGCCGAATGCGAATCCGAATAATTTCAGACCGAATACCGTACCAGAACCGACCGAAGCATTCGAGCAATTTTTATTAGACAATCCTGTTAATCCGCCGTTTAATTCTTTTGAATCTCAGTGCAGAGATCAATGGGCGGGAGCAGGATATGTTGGACTCAATGCATTTCTACAAGGAACTACAGCTCGAAACCTAGGATACGACTATACTAGATTTCTCACTCCGTATTTTCCACAAGAACCAGGTGAAAGTGTTGAACAGTATACTAAGAGAAAACTCTATTACTTTTTTGTAAATTTATACAATGTCGTTCAAAGAGGACCGGCATATTCTCAAGTCTTCAAAGTCTATCGTGGTACAAGAACATGGTATTTAAAAGAGGAGCCCGCAAAAACACAGTTTTATTATTTAAGTGCATTTGCTGCAACAAGTACAAGTAAAAATGTAGCAAATGGTTTTGGAGGGGGTAATTCCTATGTATTCTATGTACACCCTTCGTGTAGATATGTATCTTTTAGGAGAAATGCAACAGATGCTCATTCAGAAAGGGAACTCTTACTTGCGCCGTATCATAGATATCTGTATGTTAAAGAAGTCAGAGATGCTACAAATATATATAAAATATTTTTAATTTTCCCTACTGATATAGAGATTCCAAATACATTTGATACATTTATGCAATGGAAAGATGGAATTGCAGAAAGAACACGCAATTTAGAAGGGGGGTCTAGTAAAAGAAAAAGTAAAACACAAATAAAAAGAAACAGAAATAAAAGTAGGAGTAAACGCAATGGCGGCGGCGGCACAAAGAAAAAGAGCCCGCAAAATTTGAATAGCAAACAAAAAAATCTAGTATACAATAAAAGTATGCAACATAACTCAAATAACAATCCAACGAATGTTCAAAATCCAACGAATGTTCAAAATCCAACGAATGTTAATAATAACTTGAATGTCGAACCAACGAATGGTAACAACAACAATCCAGTAAGTATAAACTCTGAACAAAATAATCTTAAAGACTATGAGCAAACTCCAGAAGATAATCGTTTTACAGATGCAATTTCATCCTTCAAAGGTGCTCAAGCAACCAGTAAAGAAATGGAGATGGCCGCAAAAATGGTCAAATTCTTCGAGAACAATCCCATCTAGGCTAGTCCATAGATACTCGCCATGAATCGATAATGTTTTACAAATGCTGCCCATTGATTCGGTTTCACATAGCCTTGCAGAATTGCTTTTTGTTCAAGTTTATTCAGATATCGGAAAGGTAATTCGACATTTGTATTTGCATATAACATATCCAATTCAGAATACTCAATGCTAGGTTTTCCAAGCGACTTATCTACAGTATCATGAAGAGACCAGAGCCAAGTACGAATAAATTCTCTCAGCGCCGTTCCAGACAACGTATTCATTGCAAGAATCGGTTTTAATTTAATCCAACTCTTGTAATGGCGCCTACACTCCTCGCACGGAAGAATTTCACCCGTTATTGTCAGCAATTGAAACCAGGCAATGCGTTCATCTTTTACAAAAAGCGGCGCACAGGTTCCAATCCGTTCAGCAAGACCGTGCAGAACTCTCCAAAGCAGGGGACCCCACGCAAGACCTTCAGGATCAATGTAGCGGTCCTTTTCACAGCCACACGGCATTTTTATACGCCAATATCTTTGAATCGTAAACAAACCGCGAGGAAAATTGAATCTCTCTGCAACTCTACCACTCCAATTAAAATGGAATGGTACGGTCGCACACATTTGAATCCCGCGCGCACCAAGAAACTCATGAAGCGCTGGCAAGCACCTGCGGGTAATTCTGCGGCTCGCTACTATGATGAGTTTCCCGAACTCTATCCGAACTACTTACCAGATGACCACTATAGTGTAAAATATGATGAGGCCAACTATCCTACACATCACGACTACAGAACCTTCAAATCGGCTCCTCAGCCAATCAAGTCACTGCATCAGATTTTATGGGAGGATGGGTATGGTCCATGTCATGTCTGCGCGGTCTGTATTGCGGCCGCAAAAAAAAATCAGGAACAGGTGACAGACTATTATAGACGACTCGAAGCCTGGCGCACGAATGGAACACCAATGTAGCCTAAGAAAATCTGCCTCTTTTTTAGTAGATGGGCTCATTCGTATCACGGCCTTTTATTCAGATTGATGATACAAAACTCACCTACAGAGAATTTCGTAAATTGAAAACCTACAAAGATGTTTTACAAGTTGCTGGATATACTGTCTTTGATACGACAACTCTACGAAAACTAGATAAGGGTTCAGAATATTTTACTGCAAGCGAATCATTTAAGTTTGGCGGAACATTATATCATGAGGATAAGGCTATTTATATTCAACGACTCTATTGATTAAACCCTTACAAAGGCATCTGTATTCATCAGATTTGTACTAATCAATTCGCCAGGTAGAGGTGCAACCTGTATAGTTGAGTCAGTACCTAATTCCTTGGATTTCATCTGACCCTTAAGTATAAGAATATCATTTTTCTTTACAGCGGGTGTTTTGTTTTTCAACCAGTTCGTATATTCTTTGCCTCGTAGCTCAGCATCACCCGATGCTGTAAATACATATTTTACATCAAAGTCTTTTGTACTAGAAGGCCACAGTGAACTTGATTGTCTTTCATACACGACTAGGGGTGTATTGATATGTTTTGCCAGAATCTTCGCGGTTAGAGGTCTAAATCCAAAAAGAGTTGCTGAATGAAAAGGTACCCATCGTTTTACATTAGTACTAGTCTTTTTTACTACATAGCGTTCTGTACCCCTTCCAAATTCAATTGTACCTTCGGGTTGTGTAGTGGCTGAGATTTGTGGTGCTTTTCTATCCTTCTTCAGTGTCTTGGATACCATTCGTTTTTTGCGATATATAGATGATCCACCTTCACTATTTTTTCTTATAACTATACATTCTAAAGATGGATTCAGTATTCCTTTATCAATTAAAGGAATATATACTGTCCTTGCTGCTTCATTTTCAGTAATAATTTCTGAAAATTTTTTAACTTCTACAGGAAATCCAAATGTAGTTATTACTTCTAAAAATTTCCCCTTAAGATGAGCATCTACAGCTTCTCTCCACTGTTGTTCTGTAGCATATTCAGATCTACGTAGACCATCTGGAACTGTAGCGGTATTAGTTATTCCATCTAATATTAATACACCATCAGGTTTAACTAATTTAATAAAATATTCAATAAAGCGACTATAAGTTAGAAACTTTAAAACAGAAAAGTCAAATATAACCGTATCAAATGTCTTACAATATAAAACGGATAAGCGTTTCATTTCTGGAAAATGATTAAAATCCCTGCGAAAAAATCTTGAAGTATCAGAACCTTCTTCAGCAGCCCAATTATCTAATAAATAATATGAAGGATTGCTATAAAATGTTCTACCATTTGGTGGTTCACCGGGCCTTGAGCCAACAACTAAAAAAACAGGACTAGGAAACGTAGTAAAATTTGGTGAGCCATTTTTTATTATATTCTCTATACGCTTTTCATTTGGAATTTCGCACTCCATCTATATATATGTGCTATATTCTATCTACATAGTCAGCAACTGGCGCTCCCAAGTAATCTTCTTCTCTTGATAAAGGTAGGTTAGAATCTTTGCAAATGGAAGTCCCTTATTGCCAACCATATATGCAGTATTGGCAGGAGTAGCATTGCTGAAATCAATCATAACATGTACATCTACACAATCACCGCTCCACTCATTCGTATGGTAACGCTTGACCGCAGTCTTCTTTACAGAATCAATATGCCATCCCTCTGTATCCGTGTAGCCAACAAGTCCGTCGCGATGAGCCTCGCGGTCATCCTTCTTTGCAGAAGTGAGCCACGACTTGTTCTCACCCACTGACTGTGCCTTATCATAGGTAATACGAATTGTCATATCTACATCTACAGTAGCACCTCCTGCCTCCGCTGATCCAGTTGCCTTGCCAAACCACGCCTGACGGACCTCCTTCTCAATTGTAAGTGAGTCGACGAGATTCATTCGGTCCATGAGTGCGGTCATATCGGTAATCATCTGAGCAACCTGTGTCTTCAAACTGGAGACCTCCTGCGTAAGATTTACAAGGCTGTCCTTTGTACTGAAAGTTGCCATTTGAGTACGCATTTCGGCGATAATTGCACTCACATCATCAAACTTATTCTTCTGACTCAGCTGATGAATCTGCTCGCAGAGCAAGTCAACTGCCTCATGAGTAGCAAATGTCTTCAGCTGTAGCCTAAGTTCTTCAATCTGCATGTTTACCCGTGTAGAGGTGTCACGATTTGTCTCTACAAAGTCAGTGAAGTTTGAGCTAAGAGTACTCACCTGCTTATGTACCCTCTCAACCTCATTCAGAACCGCATCATCCATAGGAAGAGGTGTCCAGGGACGGAGATTTCCAGAGAGGTCCATCTCACGCTCCCTAGTAATTGTAAGAGGCTCATACTCCTCAGTTAGGCCAGGCATATCATCATCAATATCCTCTACGAGAAACTCCTTGGCATCCTCTTCTTCTTCCTCATCCTCTTCTTCCTCCTCTAGTTCCTCGCCTTCATCATCAGCCTGTTCACCCTCATCCTCAAGTTGCTCCTCCTCAACTTCATCCACAAGTCCCTCAATATCCTTTACTTCCGTTGCGCTCTGAAAATCTAGAATGGTCATTGTAGTCTTTGAGAGCATATATGCAAGAAGTCCCATAAGACTCGTAACTAGAAGCATTACTGCAATATTTGTAGACAGCTTCTTCTCATCCATTTCAAGAGTATAGGGCTCCATGATAGTTTAGTTTTCTTTCTACATTTTTTTCCACCGCATACAAGCTTCAAATTTTGGACACCTATAAAACAAGTCGAATTAAAGTGAATACATGGCGTGAAAAACTCTTTACAGCTTCAAACTCAACAGCGCCACCTCGAACTGCTCTTTTTAAGAGTCCTTCTAATTCTAGCATCTTAGGTTTCAAGACAAACTTTCCATACCGCTCGCTCAGCATTTCACGAGTGAATGAACTGTCTACTTCACGACTCTTATTCACATAGTCATGAAGTATAAAAAGCCATTCTCGAACCGCTGGAAAAAAACCCGGACCAGACCCGAGTCCATCAAGTGGATGTAAACGCTTCCATTCCTGATAATGCTTTCTACAGAGAGCACACGGCATAACCATTTCGAGCATTCGTAGCGCGTAGATAATTTCCCGTTGTTGATCATCTAAGATATATTGATGCGGTGTTCTTCCAGCTCTTTCAGCAATTCCGTGAAGAATTTCCCAAAGTGCTGGCCCCCATTCTGAATTTTTTGGAACAGTTAAATCTAGCGCAGACATCTAATCGGGTAGTTAAAAATTTGACATTTAAAACACGCAATCAGCAAAGTACACAATGACGGACACGCGATTTCCTGTTCCAAGTTATCTGTGGATTTCTCTTGAAGCCACACTTCAAGCCGAATCTCGCAAACTTGTAAAAGAGATTGCAGCCACTCTCGGTCAAAATGAATCTGCCCTTTGGAAGGAGGTCAGTAAAGAGAAACTCTCTGCATATCTTGTTGATATGACCGATCCCACAGACGAAAACCTTCAATGTATTGGATATACTCTAGATGGTGTTGTACAGAAGCCGTGTACAAACCCAGTGATATTCGGAAAAAAGACATGTCCGCATCATACAAATACGGTAATTAAGAAGCCCGATTCATCTCTTCCAAAATACAGGCGTCTCAAGTACTTTGATGAAGAGGAGAGCATAGATAAAACATGCTATGTAAATGCCTCTACCAATGATGTAGTCGATTGTGAGACACTACTACGAATTGGCACGTGGAATCCTGAAACACAGTCACTCGTAGTATTTGTGGCCTCGGAGTAAAATTTGAATATTTTTTGTAGGTAGTATATACTACAACATGTTTTCAATCGGAATAACACCAGGAAGAAGAGGTATTCCTGAAACAAGTATTTCATCTACTTACGAATCATCCTTCAGCTCTGCACCAACCATGTCATTGGCAGATAGATGGAGTCTTATTGGTACACGCATTGAGGATATCATGCAACGACCTACAGTAAAAAAGGAGGTTGTTGAAAAAGTAGTACATCGTCCTTCACCAGATCCAAAGGTATTTCCACTCATTGGTTCATATGACCGTGTTACAAGCTCTGTTCTCGAGAAACTCCCTTCAAATATTCGAATGGCGCGAAGAAAGTTACAAATTATCTTGACACCGCCAACTGCCAATACCACCAAATTCTTTCCCTGGACACCTGAACAAATCAAGGAACTTTATCAAGTCTATCAAAAGCAGATACGCTTTCGCTTTCAGATGAAGCGGCTTGTGCTTCACTATCTACAGCGTAAGAGTAAGGTGATGAATGAGACTGACCCCATTACAATGGAGCCACCAACACAGGTCATCTCACTCTATGCACCAAATATGAAGTCTATCTACCAGTTTGAAGCTCGTTCTCTTGCGCATCATTGGACTACACTGCTTCTTGGACACGATGACTTCTTTGTTGAGCCGCGATTCCCCACAAATCCCCTTACAAATCTTCCCGTTGATATTCTGAGTCTGAAGAATGCAATTTCAACTCTACGCCAACACGGTCATCTGAACTGGGTCCTCGAATCCTTCGCATCTTGCAAGTTTAATCCTTCAAAATGGGAACTGCAGTTTGATCAACCTCTTCGAATTGAGGCTATTCGCTCTACACTGAGGGACAAGGACTCGCGAGACCGACTCGATTATTTGGTGGAATTTGCCGATAAGCAGTTCTACGAGAACATGGTCTCCTTTAATAAGCATCTCTTCACGTGGATGTTTAAGGAGCATCCTATGAGCCACTATGAACGCTCATGGGAAACTCTCTGTGCGCAGTATTATATTAATAGGATAACCACTACAAACAGTGAAATGCTTGAGCGCCTACAGGAGGCAATTGTAGTAAAGTCAAAACGGCTAATGGATATTCCTTCAGAGATTAAGGAGGCATGGGACAAGGTGCGTCCGCGCATTCGTCTTACTCGTAGTCGCGCACTAAGTGTACTTGATGTATCAAGCCCAAGTATCATCTATACAGCGGCTGTTCGTAGGGGTCGTGATGCGCTTATTGAGGACTTTCTTCTTGAGAGTGTTCTTGCAAGTGCGCTTGAATCAACAGCGACTAGTCTTCTCACCGCCGCTGCAGAAGTAGAAACGGACACAGAAGAGGAGATTGAACTCGAAAGGAGTTCACCGTAGAAAAATTTGAAGTCAAACCCAGTTTTTTGATTACACTACTCAAATGGCAAAACCCTGTGAAAAATGTTTCTGCTATGTCTATGATACTGTAGTACGGCCGCTGCCTCCATCAGATCCCTTTTATAAAATCTTCAAGTTTAAGAGCCTTATTCCAATTGCTCCAGAAGTTACACGAGAGATTCTTCGAACAGTAGATGCAATGGGGGACAACCTTTATCTAAGTGCATCTACAAGTAAAGAATTACTCTATCCAACACTACTCTGTGTAGAGGCTGGATTTGCACGGTGTGATAGAAAGGTATCAAAACACGAGTTTATGTTTCAAAATCCAATCACCTATACTCACCTATACCTTCAGAGAATCTGTACATCTCTGCGAATCGAGATTGCAGAGATTCATCGTCAACATTCTGGCTTGGCCGTAGTAATCGAGCAAAAAGATGATATTGATGACCTCTACGCCTGAAGTATGAGAACCTTCTTAGCCGGCTCCAAACACCATCCGCTCATCTCCTCGCGCCATGAGGGCAGCGCCTCTGTATAGAGTTCTCCGTAGTAGAGTGGTCCCTTTTTTCCTTCGAGTTCCTTAAAGGTCTGGTCAATTCCCTTCCAAATCAACAAGGATTTCTCTCTGCGTATCCAGGTTTTCCAGTATTTCACTGCGTCAATCTCTTCATCTGGTCTGAGCACTCCGTATCCGTGACTTTTTTCTTTCTCGGCGGTCAACCATGTAACTGGATGACCATCTGGAAAGTAGAGCTCTGTAAATTCAAGTTGCTCCTGCACACTTAAGTCTACAAAGGCTCGCCCACCGAGCGCTTCAGACCAATAAGGAGCAATCTCCATCTGTTCAAGTAAATCGCCCAGTTCACCAACAGTACTGTCTGTATTCACCGCAAGTCCACGCGCAGTGATTCCATAGAGACAGTCGCGTGGAATTGCATACTCTCTTCGAAGGTTTCGTCCCATAGCCGCCGCCCATTCACTCCGAGACTTTTGCACATCAGGTGCAACTGCATCTCGAAGTGTTGACTTTGGATGTGGAAAGAGACTTGCAACTGCAATCGTTCGAAGAACCCATTCCGTTCCTTCAAGAAATTCAACCTTCTCTGCGAGTCGAAGTACCTTTACCTGAGGACTTAGGCTCTCAAGTAAGTCCCATACAGCTTCAGGATGGTCCATCCATTCAACTCGAAGAAGGAGCCAGGCAAAGAGCACCTTTCGCTCAGCAACGGCAGCACGAAAGAGTGCTTCCCAACCAACTACCTTGTTCCGAAGGCGCTCAGGCACTTTTGGATATGTCTTCAGTGAGAGAACAAGTAAGCTCAGTGGAGTTGCATCTCGTACAGAGCAACATGCAAGTTGATAGGTGAGAAGAATCACTCTCTCTTCATCAAGTTCTCCAGAATCCCATAGTGCCATTGCAGATTCAAACCATGCGAGACCTCCGATACTCTTAAGTTTCATCATTGCAAACACCAGAGTCTGGAAACACTCCAAAATCAAGTTAGAATCAATTAATTCCTGTGCCCAGAAAACGGCTTCACGAGGACGATTTGTACAGATACAGAAGACAAGAGCCGCCAGGACTTCATCCTGTTTGTAGAAGTGGCGTGTAATCATTGCGGGTGCCTTTGATACATGCGCGCAATTCATTCAAGTTTTCGTACTCGTCCACTTTAGAATGCAGATGGGTAATAATGCAGATGAAATCCTGCCAGGACTCTGGCTTGGAAATTTCAATAGTTCAAAGGATGAGGTCTTCCTAAAGACAAAAAATATCAGTACAGTTTTCAATTGCACAAAGGATCTTCCGTTTAGCCCATTGGCCACAATCCGCTATCGTGTACCTGTGGATGATAATCTAGAAGCCGATGAAATTCGCAACATGGAACTCTGGTCCTATGAAATTATCTATAAACTTGTACATGAGATGAAGAAGGGAAAGCCAGTCCTAGTTCATTGTGCAGCAGGCATGCAGCGTTCTGCTGCGGTCGTTGCCATGTACTTAATCGCAACTCAAAGAATGAATTGGGAGCAAGCACATCGTCATATTAAACAGAGACGCAATATTGCTTTTTTTCCGTCTGCTAACTTTGAAAAGGCTATTCAAGGCTTTTATACGGCGTTTCAAAAAGAGATTCGCCCAAACCTCGAGTAGCCGCGGATGGGTCAATTCGCAGCACAGCATCTGTGCGAAATCCTGAGTCATCGCGCGGATAGCCGCGAGGGTTTGTAGTCAATAGAACAACACCCGTTTCTCCCGTAGCGGATTCCCATCCCTTGAACCATTCAATCGACTGATGTATATGCCCACACGCCCATGCCACCACTGGGGGTCGTATGAGAATATCAAGGTCACTTGCATAGAGTGTAGATTCTGGCCGTTCAATCCAGTTACGATTAATGAGCAAAAGACTCGGTGCATAATGTGTGAGCATCACAACCATTGTACCCCTTGACGCTTTGAGCTCCTGTTTTATCCAATTCAAATCCTCCTGATGAAGCGTAGCAAGTGTCTGCGCATCAAACGTGCGGTCATTATCTACCCATGCCCGCTCCTGTTCGTGAGGAATCACACCTTCAGCAGGGCGCGACCAGAGTGGTGTTCCAAGCACAATAATACCATCATCACTGTAGACTTTTCCACGCCACATAATCATGAGATTTGGATAGAGTTTTTCATACCTGCGAAGAATTGTGAGCGCTGAGGGAATTGTCTTTTTACTTCCAGGCTTCAGTCTCCAGAATTCGTGATTCCCAGGAACATAGAGAACCTGTTTCCACATGCGTGTACACCATTCAATAAACGTACCGAGCTCCTCTGATTCGGGGTCCCCTATATCTCCTAAAAGCGCGAGTACAGGTGCAACAGGTATTACTAGAGTATTATAATCAACGGCTGGATTCATCTCCAGATGTAAATCACTACAATACTGAATCCGCATCCTACCACCTACTAGATTTTAAAGCCACCAGAAAACAGCAGGAAATTAAGGACATCCACTTGATGCGGTGGAATAAACATATATTTCTGCGGATTCTCCTGTACGTGAAAAAACCAGGTCGTCTGCTCCGTATCAATTCGCTTCTTCAGAAGCATTTCAGTCACATAGTTCTTCAGTACATACTCACACGCCTCCTTTACAGTATCGCGATGACCTCCCCAGAATCCACCCATGAGAATATTTTCATTTGCTCCAATCATCTCATCGCGAGTAAAATGCTGCCCGCTCAGTGCTCGATTGAGTAGGTGCTCCTTATGACCACCGACCTGTATGAAGATTTTCTTCGACTTACGGAGGTCACGGAGTGTGCGAATATGCGGTTCAGTCGTGCGTGGATCATGTGCCCACTGAGTCCAAAAACGAGAGAGACCGCCATCAATCCAGAAAAACATATCAGTCTTAAAAGGATTCTCATCTATAACCGACCACATATAGGCCATTTTACTGTGAATCATCGGAGCATAGGTCGGTAGACGATTTGTCATATCATTCGGATGGCGTGCAAATTTCCTCCATTCTTCAGATGCAAGAATCTGTTCAACAAATCCAACACTCCATGCAAGTGGAAAGTTTATGACATTCTGCTCAATGATTTTCGTAGGGAGGCCTGCCCGAACCTGTTCAACCATATGTCTAAGTGAAGGCTCTGTATAGATAACCATAGGTGCCTTGATTTGAATTGTGACTAGAAACCACTTAATATAGTCATCAAACTGCCGTCCGTCAATCTTATCACGACCAATATTAATCAAGCATGTCACAAGTGTCACCTGGCTCCAAGTACCTCCCAGATTCTCTATGGGGGCTGGGCGTGGTTTTAAAAGTGCGCGAAGAAGATCGCGTGCACGGTGAATATAGGTGTGACGATCTGCAACCATACGCATTGCCCGCCGTTTCCGCTCGATATCCTTCTGTGCCTCAAGGCCCTTTTCTACAAGTTTCTCTAAATCTGAATCAAACACAATCGCATCTCCAAAGAGTGCTGCAGCATGAGGAGAATCTGTAACAGGAATATGGCCATAACTGATATTTTTGAAGAGTCTGCACGGAATATATCCAATCCCCATATGATTTTTTCCATTGAGAACTCCATACTCGGCAATATCCTCTTTACTTCCTTCAGGACGGAAATCAGGCGCAATCGCCGATTCGCGAATCATGCGACGACCCTCTTCAAAACTCACAGGAGCCTCCCATGGATTGTGGAGAATCCATGGAATTCCACGGGCTTCCATGAGAGCACGCAGACGACCATAGCGACTATCACCTGTGGGACTTCCAACCCAATGGACTACACGCTCCTTGGGGACATACTCTGCATCCGCAAGATCAATTTCCCACGGAAATAGATCCGTTGCCCAAAAAAGATAAATTGCCTCATAGTTCATGGGTGTGCGAACAGGTCCTGTAAATTCAGGATGTAGACCAGAATTAGATTTCAGAAGTTCATACTCAGTATCTTGACTCAGAGGCTCAAGTGTATGAGTGCCATCATCCAACTTGAAATCATTATTCACATCGTGAATTTCATTGAGCCTAAACCGAATCTCTACAAGCCGTGCTCCAGCGCGCATATATTTCTGCGGATAAATGGCATTATGGACAAAATAGACGGATGAAGCACAGAGTGGAATCTTTGTTTCTGCATACCCCTCCGTGATAAATAGCGTATTCTCATACGAAAAGGTTGCAGGGTCCTTAAAATCATTATCATGAAACCAGTGAACCTCTTTTCCGAGGGCTTCAAAGGTGTGAATCCAACAGGCGTGAATGTAGCTATGTGTATGAGAATGTAGAGGAAATCCCCAGACAATGACCTTCTTAAAGGTATTGAGAACACTCTTTTCTTCAGCGCTCAAATATGCCAGAGCTTGTTCCATTAGTATGCCTAAAGTCTGTTTATTTAAGCAGGATTAGAATGTCCCAAGTAACCGTAGTAAGTTGTTATTACCCACTTCCTCATGCAAAGCATACGCCTGAAGAATATACTCAGTGGATCTATCAGTTTCTAAACTTTGTTGATTCACCTATTGTTATATTTAGTGAAGGACCGGCTGCAGATATGCTTCAGCAAATGCGAAACAGTGCAAATCTTTCAGATAAATTTCTAGTCATTCGTAAGCCGTTTCAAAGTCTAAAGTTCTCGGGCCCTGAATGGGATGCCAAGTGGACAGAGCAACTGGAAAAGAGTAATTGGCGTGAACTTCACAACATTAATCTTTATAAAATCTGGGCCAACAAGTCTTTTTTTGTTCAGGAGGTGATTGAGTATAACCCATTCAATACTGAAAAATTTGTCTGGTGTGATGCAGGATGCTGGCGTGACCCAGTGACTACACAGATTTGCGCACCTGGATGGCCGATGGCATCAAAGATTGAACCGAAACAGATTCATCTACTTGCGATGGAACCGATTGATCCATATCTCGAAAAAGTAAAGGCTCGTAAATGGACACATGACGAGATTGTCACAGAACTTCCTACACAACTTATCTTAACTTTGTGTGGAACAATGATTGCAGGTGATTGTGAAGCATGGTCCGCTTTTGCACCGGCATTTGAGAAGACTCTTGAACTCTTTATCAAAAACTCCCAGTTTGCCGGCGATGATCAAGCTGTCTTAACCTCAACTGCACTCTGGCTTCATGCATCTGATCCTGAGCACGCTCCTCTTTTCTACAAGTCGCCCACAACTACACATTTCTTCCGTTATGGAGACTATGGTATTGGAGATAATTGGTTCGCCTTCCAGCAGCACTTTTCTCGTCATGATTTTAAACTGGAACTCTCAGATTTTCAACATACTGCGTAACAAGGCCTTGCCAATCCCATGTACTGCGGATCCATTCACGAATCTTTGCCCTCAGTGGCAAGGAGACAATACGATTCCGCTCAATTGCCTCATGAATTTTTCCAGAGTTTGCCAAATCCGCCTCGGGAATTACAGTGACCCAAGGAAGTGTAGGAAGTTCATTTGCTGCAGACTCAGAGAGTACAACTCCCAGACCTGCCGCCATCGCCTCCTTTACAACAAGAGGAGTGCCATTTTCACCGTCGCTCAGTAAGACAAAATTTCCATAGTCACCAAGTACATGAAGTAGAATTGAACGAGGCTCCAGTTCACCACGATAGTTCGGATGCACATAAGGTCCCTTTCCAATGTAATCGACTTGTTGGAGCCAATGGGTCAAATGCTGACGCTTTCGAGGCTCAACCTTTGCAAGTGTAACGGAGCGTCCTGAAAACTGCGGAGTCTCTGTGAAACGGAAAGAGTCTGTATTGACACCATTGCGCATGAGAAAGACTCTTGACGGAGGTAGTCCACCCATCTCCAAATAGGCACGGCGGTCTTTTTCTGAAATGGTATAGAGATGCACACCATAACTGCGAACCGCCGTAGAAATCCCTTCAAATACTCTGCGATATCCATCATGATCCCATTTATCGGAACGTTCAATATAGGGATAGTGGCTTGAAATACAGACCTTCTTGGCTCGCAGTTCCATGAGAATATCCCAAAACACATCATAGTGAACATGTGCTACATCGTAGGAACCACTGTTCACCTTTGTAATAATCTCTTGACGATTCGGTGTATTAATAATATCTACAGTATGTCCCTTGGATCGAAGTACAAGTGTATAATCCCAGATGAGCTGTTCTACAGCACCCCAGCCTGTAGGAGGAATTGGCATAATACCTGGTCCAACAAGAGCAATACGCAAAGGTGTCAAAGGCGCCTTCGGTGCCCATTTCTGTAAATAAGTGCGTGCACGCAGCCGCCAATCTAGATTCTCAACAGCCCAAGCACGAATCTCTTTACGCTTACTCATTCCAATCACGCACATCTCAGAAATCTCCTTGTTTAGATCAGCCTCAGCATCTACAATACGAATCCACGGTTTATCGCGAGGCAAATTTGCACTTGCCGCTTCACTACAGAGAATTGCACACCCTGCAGCAAGCGCCTCTCCTATTACTAGCGGATGCGCTTCAGCTTTACTAAGTAACACAAGACATGCATAGTCTGTTAGCCCCCTATAGACCTGTTCACGACTCCATTCTCCCTTATAGCGGTCATCTTTGGGAAATCCATCAATTGTAATAGGACCTGCAAAATCAACAAGTGGGCAGCCAAGAAGTCGTAATTGGCCCTTTCGCTCCTCAATCTTTCCAATACAGATGGCCCTACCAAACTTCGGCTGAGGTGCGCAATCGATTGAATCTGTGCGAGTTCCATTCGGCATCGTCCAGATCTTTTCAGTAGGAACTAAGCCGATTTCACGATAGGTTTTCGCAATGCGGTCTGAAAGAGCTACTAGCGTAAGCTGTCTTGCATGAAGAAGCTGTGAAGTGAGGATAAACTTACCCATGTAGCCATCCTGAATCAGTCGATACGGCTGATCTAAATATGCATAATGTGTTGTAATAAGGCACTGAATCTCAGGAAATTTCTGAAGTACAGGAATTAAATGAATAAAATGGTCATCGTATTCGCAATGGACCACCTCGGGCCGAAAGCTCTCTATAAGCGGAACAAGTTCCTTCTCAACGGCTTCTGTATGCAGTACCTTAACTGCCGCACCTTCTCGCTCGAGTGCCCATGCAAAATCCGCTGCTACATTTTCACACGCACCCCATCCATCACACGGCCATGGACCCGCACCAGTACTAATCAAGAGAATGCGCATTCACTTGATGAGTATTTACGAAATGGCTTAAGTGGTTAGTTGCCGCCACGAAGACGAAGAACAAGGTGGAGCGTTGACTCCTTCTGAATATTGTAATCGCTCAGTGTGCGATTATCCTCAAGCTGCTTTCCAGCAAAAATGAGACGCTGCTGATCGGGTGGGATGCCTTCGCGATCTTGAATCTTCTGCTTGACATTCTCAATCGAATCTGAGGGCTCCACATCCAGCGTGATGGTCTTACCCGTGAGTGTCTTCACAAATATCTGCATTAGTTCTGTATAGACTCTATAAAATATTTTTAGACCGTTGCCCTCCAATAACAACCACCCTCCACCTCATCTGCGCCGCCAGGTGTATCCTCAAGTCGTGGCCAGACCCATGCATCATTCCAAAAGCTCGAAATAATCGAATGGTTCTGCCAGCGTTGGCCTTTGATACCAAAGAGCACTTGAATGGCTCCGCCCATAACAATACACACCTTTCCGCGCATACGTAGTTCATGACCGATCACCATACCGAGTCCACCACAGCCAATTAAGACAATCTCGGCATTCTGTTCCAGTACACGATTCACCACAGCAGCTACGGCAGCCTCCCATGATTTCACCGTATTAGGCCACTCAGCACGACCTTGAGCAAGTCGTGGAGAGTAGCGTGTTTGAACTGGTAGATAGGTAGCCTTGGGTAAAACAGCGCGCCCACTCCATACTGCATCCGAGCGGCTCGCCTGCTGACAAGCGGTCTCTGCAAATGAGCTGACAACCGCAACACGATGACCTTCTAGTGTACTTGTCCATTGATACGCCTCGGGCACATAATACGGCTCAAGGGCCCGTAGAGGTAGGTACGGTCCACGCTTACCAATATCTCTGAGAAACTCAAGTTCATGTGATGCAATCGGTTTATACCATCCTGCGACCAGTAGATCACTGTCCTGAACTGCGACAAGTGTCTTACGAATCCAATTTGTTATACTTGCAGGTGTACTAGGAAAAACACCTGCGTTTCTCTCGAGTTGCATAGTGTGTCGCGGCTCAAGTTGCATACCATTGTGCCGAGTCAATAGAACTTCCATTTCAATTGTCCCATTACGACCCACCAAAAAACCCTTCTTGCTCGCAAGGGCTCCCTCAATACCCATCTTTATTTTTTGGCTAAAATCAAAGAGTTCCATCTAGATACAGTTTGCGAAAAGTGTTTAACTATCTCCTAGACGATACCCCCTGCCCTGGAAAGGTCTGAATCCGATTGGCTCGGAAGCAGCAACCATCGGTGTCTCTACATTTGTAAAGAGGGGCGCAGGTTCAGGCGGAATTGGAGTTCCTGGCCTCGGTGCCAAAGGCAAAGGCAAAGGCAAAGGCGCCCGATAATCCACTGCCTGTTCAAACTCGAGCGGAATCTCATCACCATCAAGATAGACCTCGCTTTCAGGTTCAGTCTTCTCTACAAAGAGATCAACTGTAATCCCAAGCTCTGCAATCGGCAGCTGAATCTGTCGACCCTGCTGTAGAACACCCATGCGTGAAAACGCCGTTTCAAGAACAGGCATAAAATCCGCATCAAAGAGACTGCTGTCAATTGGACGCAGAACAATTCGCGTCGCCTTAGGCAGCGAATCGCTCTGAAAGGCCTCAATTGTAACCGTCTCTCCAGAACCCTCCAGGCGATTTGAAGCCAGCATCCATTCAGGCATGAATACACGATTCTCTGTGATACCTGTAACAGGATTACCCAGTGCTACGATAAAAGTCTTGTCACCGTCAGGATGAAAGATGCGGAGAAATACGCGCGTAGCTCCATGATTCTCCTGCATCCACTTCGACCAGAGTTCCTGAGTTGCACGGACTACAAACTGGTCCTCTGTCACCTCATCTGCGTAACAATCTGAGTAAAGTTGACAATCCATTGTGTAAAAAACTCAACCTACTTACCTCAACTTCAAATTTTTGTCACCGCGTCAGCTAGAATGGGATATCGAAACTATACGCGTTCATTTGTAAAAACAATTGAAGCATTAAAGAGCCTGAATGAGATACAAAAACTCATTCTGTTTGAGCGATTTATTCCACTCATGAATGAATACGAGTGTCGGTGTTACTATTTTGCAGTTCTCTTTCACACAATGCGTTTTATTATAACAGTTGGGTCACTTATTGTACCTGCACTTCTATCAATACAATACTCTGCTCCAGGACAGATTGGAGGTGCAAGTGACTTTTCCTACCAGATTTATTGGGTAACTTGGGTCATTTCACTCCTTGTTACAATCAGCAATGGTATTCTTACACTCTTTAAGATTGAAAAACGATACTATCTACTGCATACAAATTTAGAGCACATTCGTTCAGAAGCATGGCAGTTCATAGGCCTCAGTGGTCGGTACAGTGGATTCCATACACCTACAGAGAAACCCACCCATACAAATCAATTTCTCTTTTTCTGTCACACATTGGAGAAAATCAAGATGAAGCAGGTCGAGGAGGAGTATTTTAAAATTAACGAGAACTCTCCATCGGCAACACAGACAAAACCACCGCCATCTGAGCCTGATAAAGCACAACTCATTCCAGACGGTCTTGTTCCGCCAACACCGCTCAATCATGTTCTCAAACAGCTTATAACAAATATGGGACAAACAATAGATGGCACCAGCCAGCAAACAGAGGTGTCAGTGCGACCCTCACTGCCACAGGCCACCCCTTCCAAAGGGTCCCTTTTGCAAAGTACATCAGAAGAAATGTCCCCGAAAGAGTCCATTATCAGGATGGGAGCCGAAATACCAACCTCAGCGTTGGGGGAAAGACCATCGAATTCGGAAAACACATAATTGTTTCTCCTATGCGATGAATGTCCAGGATGATAGACAAATCAAGGCGTGTGAAAAGGATCCGAACTGCGATGTACCGTATCATCAGCCCGGCTCTGCAGCTGGCCTTCCACCCTTTCGTGACAGCAACATTAAAAGTTGCGCGGAGATGACAGCACGTATTCGTGCGGAAAATCCCAATGTGACTCGAGTGAGTTTCGAGGGTCTCTGTCCGAACGGCAAATCAAAAATTGCTCTTGCCGTGGATCCAGACGAGGACTACCATTTCTGGCGCCAAGATTCAAACGGTTGGTGGTCAGGTAAACCAGGAAGTCTCAAGGTCTCAAACAAGGACGCATCGGGTCGGCTTGTGTATGACCCTGCTCTTTCTGACCGCAACTGGTCTGATAAGAGTTCAAATCTCGATTACACGCATTTCTGCTCATACTACTGTGTTCCGAGAGACAGACATCTATTTATGAAGGTTGGAGGCGCTGCTTCTTCCTCGTCTCAAGCCAAGCCGCGCCGTTATTCCGTAACAAGGCGTTCTTCGCGTCCCACAGGAAAAGGGCCTCGACGCAATCGTACCGCTCGGAAGGATCGGGAGTAATCATTTTCATAAGAATCTCCATGATACGGTCGCCCTTCTCAATCCAACGCGGATCTGCAGTGAATTCAGGTAGAGTTATTTGTACTTTGAGTACATTCAACAGTACCGCTCCAAGAGCAAATGCATCAAATCCGGTCCAATAGGTTCTCCAGAAAGCGATCCAGTCCTGTTTCTGAAAGGATGCACTCCTCTCTGTAAATTTCTGTAGTTGACTCTTAGCCGTAGATTTTGATATTTCAAGAATATCTTCTGCAACCGAGAAAACCGGCTTTCCATAAATACATTCATCGATAGCCTTTGAAAGTGATACTTTATCACGAAGTCCCGTAATAATAGTCACTTCAGGCGGCTCAGAATCATACTTCGGGTCATAGACCTTCCAGCGAGTACCAATTGTATTTTTGTTAATATCATGTGCACTAAAGGACATTCCAAAATCAAGAAGACGAGGTACTCCAAGCGGGTCAATCAAGATATTTGAACGATGAAGATCATAATGAACAATGCCCTGTAAGGCAAGATATGCACACCCTTCAAGAAGATGCTCAAAGAATTCAAAATAATCAAAGGAGCCCGGTCGTAGATTCCTTCCAGCAAGACTACTGAAACTCCGACCTCCAAAATCACTAATCACCTGTTTGAGTGCTTCAGGCTCCTCCGTCTTTGTAATTTTACAGGTGCCCCAGTTTGCAGAACCTGATGGAATCGGTTCGCAATTTGTCAGTTCGGGCAGTACATAATAATTTTTCCAGAGTGGAGCCTTCCGAAGAATCTCGGCGATTTGAAGTTCAACGGCCGCATCCATTTTGAGTGTAATCTTGCCCACTTGCTTTGCACGGCGGTCATCGCGTGCCTGTCCACGGCAGAGTAGAGGTGGACTCACGGCACAGCCGTATGTACCCTGTCCAATGACTGCGCCTCCTCGAAGCATTCTAGACTTCACATAGAAAGGAACGCTGCTTTTCTTCTCCGCAAATAAGAACTCACGGTAGATGTCGCAGACACTCCTTTTCATAGGAACAGCCCTGCTCCTTACAGTTCTGCTTCTTGAAATTTTTCGACCTCGTTTCATCTCCGAAGGGTTTGAATCAGTTATTTCATTTGATACATCATATTTTGCCACCCTGGCTCCTAAGCGTGGTGATGTAGGACCCACTACAGAGGAGGGAGGATACCTTCGTGATAGCCGATATTTCAAGGGATATAGCTCTGTACAACGCCTTGGAGTAAAAAATGACTTTTGTCGGATGATTACATCAAAGGGTACCTCAGATGTCACCTTCTTTGCGTGTGCACTTGCAGGAACTGAGAATCTCTCATCGGTAGAGTTTCGATCACCTACGACAAAGGACGGATTCAAACTGAGTCGGGATGATTATATGCGTGACATTGATGCGGATGGACGTGATGACTACTGTCGTATTCTAAAGACAAAAGACGGCTCCTATCATCCTATGTGTAATCGTGCGACAGACAAAGGGTTTGATGAGCGGTTGGTACTTGATTCTGACCCGCCTGATGTTATCAAGATGGTTACTACATTCTACGATGGCTGTGTCTTCTGGTACCGGTTCCGTGATGATATGGTGGACTATGTGAATAATACTCAACTCTATACAGCGGGTTCAATCAAAATGGATGAGACACCGAATCCATCTGTGACACAGGGCATTCATTTCAATGGAATTGACCAGTTCTTGCGACTCGGTGATAGTCCGGACCTTGATATAGGCTATATTGTACCGCTACGAAGCCTCCGTGCACTCTGTTTCTGGGTCTACTTTGACCAATTCACAAACAATGCGCATATTCTGGATTTTGGAAATGGAGCAGGCAATGATAATGTCTATGTGGGAATTATCGGTCGTGGAGATGCGTCTGTGAGTGAAGAGGATATTCGTCCTTCGGCATGTGGTGATGAACAGAGTACTGTACCAAAGGGAAAAACGGGTCAGCAAGAGGTTCCGGAAGTGACTCCACAAGAGCTTATGCGCACAAGTTCAGCCAATGTAGATGAGTATACATCAACTGGCTTTGAAATGTTCCCGAGAAAACTTCCTCCGAGCCGTGTTGTACCCCCTCAACCAAAAGGAGGGAAACCGAATATGGCGACTCTGATCTATGAAGTGTGGGACAAGAAACAGCGTAAAATGCGGATTAAGATTAATTCGGTGATTCCTCTGCAAACATGGACTCATGTGGCCATTACGGCGGTCACAATGGATTCTTCCCGACCGAGTATCAAAGTCTATATCAATGGCGAGGATGTCTACACAAAAGTCTCTGGATTTCTACCACAGGCCTCTACGACGACCAATAACTATATTGGAAAGAGCAACTGGATGAGTGCCACGAGTGAATTTGAAAACAAGGATGATTTCTTCAGAGGGTCTGTCTTTGATCTACGCGGATATAAGACACCAATGAGCGCACAGAAAATTAAGGATACTGTAGATTGGGGGAAAAATCTCTTGGGCTTAGAATAGAATGGGGCTGACGAACTCTAAACCTGAGGCAGGCAGTACAGACGGAGGGCTCGAGGGACTTAATAATACTGGAATCGGTGCTATTAATGCAGTACAGGAAAATATTACAAATGTAAAGAAGCAGATTGAGGAGTTGCGTACAAGTGTAAACGCATTAAAGGCTTCTTCTGGAAATACTTCTGCAGTTGCTGCTGCAAATAATGCCGTAAATGCTGCGAACGGGGCTGTTAAGGCAGCTGAAAATGTTAATAATGCAAACAGGGGCAACAATGCCAACAGGGGCAACAATGCCAACGGGGGCAACAATGCCAATAAGGGCAACAATGCCAACGGGGGCAACAATGCCAATAAGGGCAACAAGGGCAACAAGGGCAATAATGCTAATGCCAACAAAGCTGCCAACGCTGCAACCAATGCCGCAAATGCAGCAGTAGAGGCTGCAACAGCTGCCAATGAAGCAGTTGCAGAACCGAATGGAAATGCTGCCGCCAATGTTGCCGCCAATGCCGCCACTGTTGCCGCCAATGCTGCTACTGTTGCCGCCAATGCTGCTGCAAATGGAGCGCCTGGAGCGAATGCAAATACTGCTGCGGCAAACGCAGCGGCCGAGACTGCAACCGCTGCTGCAACAGAAGCCGCAGCAACTGTAGCCAATGCTGCACCTGTAGGTAATGCTGCAAATGCCAACAAGCCGACCACAGGTGGTCGTCGCAAGTCGCGCAAGAATCGTAAGAACCGCAATCGTAAGCATTAACCTCTTTTGTTTCCAGTGATACTCGAGATAAGACCAGGCTTCTGCCGTATCATTGACTTCGGATCCGCGGGTCCATAGACATTCAAATTATAATCTTTAATGGTTTTCGCATAGAGCCAATCGGCTGGATACGCAAACCCTTGACCAAGAAGTTCTTTATGCTTTGAAACAACTAAACTTGCTGTGCGTCGTCGAATCAAAAAAGCGTGAGTGCCCCAGAAGCGTTGAATACGACGCACCAAATCATAGTGCGGCTTCCCCTTTGTTTCTGCGAAGGGTAGACTCTCCACCCATTCATTCGCTCCTAGAAAGAGAATATCCCAATCAGGATTAATCTCTTCTACTACATTGATATATGTCTGTAGTACCTCTAGACTACAGACAATCTCCGCATCATCTTCGAAAACTCCAATGACATCCGCCCTCATCAAATCAAGTATGCGAATATGGCTTGCCAAACATCCGAGTTCTCCATCCTTTGTCTGTCCCTGATGCGGGTGTCGACGAGGCCAACCGAGTTTCGCAATTTCACTCCCTTCAGATGCTGACCACATCACAAGTGGGCGACCCAAACCCTCTTCAAGAGATCGCATAAGTTCAAGGCGACCCTCCTCACGCTCCAGATGGATGCAATAAAAAGGGATGTTGGGTAATAAACCCACCATCTTTTTTTATTTACATATTTGTATTCTTAAGCAGGGGCTCTGCCTCCCATGGCCGCCGCTACTGCAGGATTCATAGGGCCAGCAGCACGCATGGGTGCAGCCGCACCTGTCGCTGTGAGAATAACTTGAGCCTCTCCCATCAGAACTCGTATAATATTCCTCTGAAACTCTGTATAACCACCCCACTGCCATGCCTCCACAACATAGCGCGGATTTGTATCCTCTCCTTCAATCCGCATACACTGCGACTTAAGACGAGTCTCCCACTCGGTCACCTGAGTTCCTTGCAACTTACCCAGCCGATCCTCTGAAACTACCAGAATCCTCTCGCGCAATGAGCGTGTATCGACCTCCTCTCCACGATTACCTCCGTGCATGTCAAAGCGCCACGCCTCAGAGACCGCGGGAACCATACAGCCGTAGCGGGTGCCAATCTTCGCCAACTCTCCATTGACATACTTCTTCAGAGTCCGCAACTGATTCAGCAAATCTGTGAACTGCTTCTTCTTCGCCTCAGGTGTCTCTGTAACCACCTGGTAGACTTCTGCCATGCGTCGCAGCACCTCGGAGCAGACATTTGCGAGCAGATCCAGTGGACCACGAAGTTCCAGACTCTTCTCGCGCTTCGTCTCACGCTGCCACAACTTTCTCTTCCACTCCTCCTCGTTAATCAACTTGAGCGTATAATCAATGCCGAGGTCTCCATTGTCTGGAACCTCATCAAAGCGTGCAAACTGCCGCAGATGCTGGTCTAGAAGTTCTGCGGCGAGACGATGAATTGCCTCCACCTCCCTCTTTCGAGATAGAGGATAAATCTTCTGAGTGAAGCCCCGCTCAATTGTGTAGAAATTGACGAGCCCGCCACACGGAATATCTCCAGCCACACGCGGTGCCTCTCCACCATTCTGCTCGCGCATCCACTGGTAGTAGTGCGGATTGTGAACGACACCGAAGACAAGACGGCCCGTTGCCCAACTGAAGGGTGTCTGGCATGAGACACACCACATCTGATCACAGTTTCGCAGAGTTGTAAAGTCCTTTGTTACAAATCTCTTATTTCCATCCAGAGACCAACCATAATAGGTTCCACGGCCAACTGGCTTTACCTGAATACTTGTACGAAGACCATCCTTATTTTGTGCAGAAGAGATACACTTCTTCCGTGCAACACGGCACGGAATATCAGAGAGATGTTCTCCTGAAATATTTACACAGAGTTGGTCAGAGTAATCCTTTGCATTTTCTCCAGGAAATGTAATATTCTTCTTTTCAATTGTATGTATGCTTACAACAAATCCAAGAGAGCGAGCCAAGAATTCAATCTGTCGTGCAAGTGTATGATTTGCCTGAGGAAGTTGAATTCTCTTTCCATCGTTTCCGAGATAACCATCTGTATCAACAAGGCCTGCCAAGAGATGAAGACGAGTCTGACGATCGTTGACTAAGAAGTCATGTGGGATATGCTTATTCTTTAGAAGAGAGTAACTATCAAGGGCAGACTTGAGAGGATTCTTTGATGCTACCTTATGAAGTTCATGATAAGGCTTTGACGGAAGATCGCAGAGATCACATCGAAGTTCAGAACATCCCTTACATTCTGCAGAAGTAGCACCATGTTGAATGGCAAGGCGCCCCTGTTCAGCACCACAGCGACGAACTCGGAAGCGGTAGGCATTATCATGAACAACTTCACACTCATTCTGTTCGCACCAATCAAGAAGATACTGAAGAATTTCAGGATCCTTCTGAGGATAGATAGCATAGGAGATGCCATCAATGATGCCATCTCCCAAATAGAGGCCAACCAGATAGGGATCAATACGCAGATCCTTCTTTGGCCAGTGTACACCTGTAGACTTGAATCCCATAAGATTCTTTGTAGTTGACTCTGGTAGTTTCAGATACTCATCAATTGTAAGTTCAATGACATCAGGTAATGAGAGACTCTTCTTGAACTCATTCATCATTTCGAGCGCCTTACTCTCTTCACCCTCGGCGAAACGAATCGTCTTACTCTTCATACTTAGTGTAGGAACATCAAACCAACGCACCTTGTAGGTATCTAATGACTTGTAGATAGTCAACTCACCACTAAACTTAAGAGCCAGTTTGTGTTTGCTATTTACAGTGTAACTCATTCCATTTGTCTGAGTAATCTCATAGAGTTCATCATCTCCACTACAGAGTTCTTGGACGATTCGAGGAAGACCGTCATCGCCGATGAGAGTATCTCCAATAGCAATATCCTGTGACATCTTTTCAGTTCCATCCCAAAGGAGTACCGGGGTATTCTGGGCGAAACATCCATCCACCTTTGAGATTCCCATGCCGCACTTCGGACACGGCCTCGTCTCCTTGCGAATCAGAGCCGCTGTCGCCTTCGTATCTTCGTTGCATGTGTGTGCGGCATCACGGTCCTTACCCTTAGGAACAAGACACTCGTGGCAGACATAGGTCTGGCAAGTGCCACACTTCCATTGACTGCTCAGAAATCCGCGACAATCATCTACGGGGCACTTCTGTGTGAACTGACGCACCTCCTTCTTCTCCGCCTCCTGATTCTCAGCCTCTGGAGCGAGGCGACCTGCGGCAATCTCGCGGAGACGATACTGGCGATTCTGAACTCTGTAGACATCTTGACGCGCAGCCGCAACGGTCTTCTCCATGTCCTGAATCGCTTTCATGCCCTCCAGAATCTGCACATTCATCTCATCTGCACGAACCTTGGCACTGATGCGAGGCTGAAGAAGCGGAAGACGCGCCTTCTCGCGGTCCAGAAGAATCGCCTCGCGATGAGTCTTTAGAGCATTCTTTCGAAAACTCATTGACAGATACGAGTCAATGAACTCACGATTCCATGCGCGCTTGCAGTTCATGCAGTGCGCATCTTGCGGAGACTCGAGCATGTAGCGCTTCACGCATGTAAGACATGCAGCATATTGACAGTACTGACACGGTACCTCCTTTCGAAGAGACCCTGTAACCTTCTCGAGACAGACAGAGCACTCCTTGGATGGCGGCATTGTAGTTATACTTTCCATTCGCCTGTTTGTACTCATCAAATTTTTTTACGCCGTCGCCAACTTGCGAGTCAGTTGGAAGAACCCTTCGCAACTTGCATTTACATGCCACCACTCACGACACGCAGCAGACATCTCTGACCAGGCAGTCTCACTAATCTCCGTAATCTGCGCCTTGACCGTTTCGCGAGACTTTATACGAAGATAGTGAACACCTTCAACAGGTGGTGACGCATAGTGCGTCATATCAACTGCTGCCTCAACAACAGGCACACAGCCCATTGCCATGCACTCAATTTCACGGTGACACTTGGTTCCAAAGCCGGCCAAACAGAGACCAAATCGCGCCTCTGTAAGTTTCATAAGATACTCCTTCTGTGTAAACGGATACGGAGTGGCCTCTCCACGAGCCATATAATAGTCATCACATACGGCAGACCAATCACCTTCGCGGCGTCTCTCCTGGACACGATTTTCAATCTTTCCATAAAATACAAGACCTCGTGCCCTCTGTGACCATGTCGCAGCCGCTGCACCAGACGCCACAATCTCTTCTACAAAGCGCGGACGACGGGCCCAGAACGACCAGGCGTGACCCTTCGCAGTTGGCTCAGGATTTCCAAAGAGTCCCTTTGTCCACTGTGTCTCAGGAGCGGGTGCATTGTAGAGCCAATCGAGATTAGGGCGGTCATAGAGAAGTACACCTTTCCCCCCCACTTCTCCCCCCACTTCTCCCCACCAACACATGACGGCCGTCGGATGCTCTTTGACTTGACAGTATCCACGCTCGGCCCACATACGAGCCATTTCACGGAAAGAGTCACCTGCATGGCCATAGAATCCCTTGATATCTGCACGCGGTAGCCAGACGATAGGTAGATTAGAAGTGGCCGTAATGGCAGCCTCAACAGCTAGAGTCTTCAGAACAATCTTTACAGAGTCCTTAATCATCGGCTCCCGCAGCCCACGACGCATGATGACAAGTTCGTGGCGTAAACCACATGCGCCAGCCATGTGAATCGCATCACCATTCGGATCCATCTCATTCTGTACTTCAATCAGACGCGCAGCCGCAGGAAGCATCCACATCCACGACCAGAGCGCAGCAACCTTCAAGTCACCTGATGCATAGACAAAGACTTGAGTATCTTGAACTTCACTGCAGATACGCTCAAGGCTTGTGCGACCTGGCCAGAGTACCTTCACTGTCCACTCATCACCAAGCTGCTCTTCAAGTGCAGCAATCCACGGTGCATCAATGACAGTTCCATCCTCAATCACAGTCATCTTCTTCTTTGCAGGGACCAGTTCATTCCACGGAGTCTGGAGCGCATTGCGTAGGGCCGTTACATCTTCACGCGTTACCTGATCAGAGTCACTGCACGCCCAGACAAGGGCCCTCTTACAGTAAATTCCCATATTCGGATCCTGCGGCAAAACAGGGACTTCACGCTTTGACCAGCGAAAGAGCTGTAGAACATCAAGAAGTGACTTTTTCTCGGGACAGAGGAACTCGCCATCCACATCGCGAATCTGGAGAATCTTTGAAATATATTTCAAACAGAAATCCTCCTGACTGCGAGTCTCCTTTTCCGTGAGTGGTGCAGCCACCGCAAAATCTGTTCCAAGAGTTGGTGTACACCCACCTACACCTGTGGCACCCCAGAGCTCTTTTGAACGCTCTGAAGGACCAACATAGAGTTCATGATGACCATAGGGAAGACCATTCTGTGTGAGAAAGCAGTCCTTGAACTCGAGAACTGTATCCGTCTCCGTGGCAGTCAAATTCTGCGAATCCTTCAAATACGCGTACTTTTCGCCGCGCTTAATCATCGAAGAATAGGTTGTAATCTCCTTCTCCTGTACGGACTTCAGTTCACGAGCGAAAGGGGTGTGCGTCACCTTACGAAAGATCATACCCTGCGTCCACGACTCCTTGGCCTCAAGATCATTCAATCCTGTAGGAGAAATATGAAGATAAATCGACTTATCTACAATATCAAGGGGATTGTAGGTGCGAACTTCACTCATATGAACATGCTGAATCTTAATACTATAAGCAGGGTTCGAGATGACAAACTTCTGACGAAGCATCTCAAGATTAATTGCATTGTCGCACCCATTCTTACCAAAGGGAAACTCAAACTCACTCCACTTCCAAGTGCGCGACTTCACAGAGCTACTCCAGACAACCCACGCATCCTGAGAATCATCACGAGGACCAAAGATGGCAGACTTGCCAGTGTCATCCAAATCCCAGCGCAGAAGACTCAGAAACTTATTTTCAAGATTCATAGACCAGAGGAGGCGTGTAGTCTTCTCTAGAAAAATATCACTGTTTGCGAAGACAACAATAGTATCGGCAGGAACTTCATCCTTGATGGCCTTAAGAACATTTCCGTAGGTGAGGCGATTTCCAATGACGCGCTGCTTGATTTTTCCAGTCGGATCCTCAGGATACTGGTCAAAGAAATCATCTTCATTCAGCAGATAAATTCTATCAATATAAGGACACGCCACATTTTCAGAGAGGCAACGATTGATTTCACGGCGCCTAGCGGCCTTCTCAGGCTTGTAGAACTGTTGAATGAGCCAGAGAGCAGGAGGACGCGCATCCTTATCAAGCGCAGTGATCTTCATGCGCTCCATAGCCTCTCTGCGAATGCGTAGGGCTTTCTCATCTACACCCGCAATACGCGAATAATGTAGAACAGAACAGGTCATAATAGCAGCATCTTCTGCGGTACCGTGCCACGGTGCTCCACAATATGCATAGATCTCCTTAAATTCCTGAAGACAGAGAACATTTCCTAACTGCGCAGCGCGAAACGCCTCAGGACCAACTGTCTTAATAATGGCCGTTGAAATCACTAGAAGATGCGACCTCCTGCTGAGGTCAAGAAGTGTCTTCATATCGAGTTCAGGTTCATCAATGAGAATAGGAATGTGTACTTCAACCCCCTTTGCAAGTAGTGCTTGGACTACAGCTAACCCAGCCGCAGCCGTTTCCCAGCGACCCCAGGGTATAGCAGGGTCAGCAGTTGCAGGCAGCAACACAAGAGTTTTTGCATCTCGCCACAGCTGGGCCTGTGACTTTACAACACGGATAGGCTTTCCTGTAAGTGGGTGATGAGCCAGCATTCTTTACTAAAAATCGTCGCCAATGTTTAAACCTGTTGAGACAAATCTAGAGTAAATGGAACGAACTGACATTGCCTACTTGATTAACAGTACACCAAAGTATTATTATCTACTGCCGTTTCACTTACTCCTTTTGCGCCGCTATGCGCCTGAACTCGCCTGGCCTATTTACATTGCAAGTGAAGAGCCTGAGCATCCTATCTTAAAAGAATGCCTTAGCTATGGAGTCAAGATTCTTCCTTTGAAACAGGCGGATCGATTTTTCTTAGAGTCACGCCTTGCAGCAACACTCGCACTCCCTCCAGAGATTAGGTATCTCTTTCCTATTCAAGAAGATTTTCTACTAGAACGCCGACCTGATGTCGAGGCCATCAAAGAGGCAACTACTTTGCTAGCGTCTCTTAACGAACTGTCCAGCATTCGGTTCATGCCGTGTCCTGGACCTGTAACAAGTCAAGCCTCTGGCTGGGCGTCTCTCAAAGGCTGTGACTACATCTTCTCTTTTCAGGCAACTCTGTGGAAGCGAGGCGACTATGGACTCTTTTTATCGGCAATTCTTGATATGGAAGAGGCCTTTATTCACATGTGTCCACCGAATGGTTCGGATGACAAACGAAAAAAATGGCTCCAGGTTGATTTTAATCTTGCCGAGAATCAACACGGTCAACGAAAGTTTATGGAAATCCTAGGACATAAGACACATCTCGGATGGGTTCGCCGGGGAAAACAGCCAAATGCCGTATACCTGAGTCCATGGCCGTATCGACCGACTGCGGTTGAAAAGGGAGTTCTGGGACAATGGGTAAAGGAACTTGCGATTCGAGAAGGATATTCACTGGGAATTCATAGTACTTAGATTCGCTTGAATTTGAAGTGTTGCTTCTAATTTAAGTCCACTAAGAGTTGATTTATGAACGGATACAATAGTAGAATACGCCCGTCCAACAGGCGTTATAATATCAATTTGAGGAGAATATTCTGTAACTTTCATCTGTTCAAAACGAATCTGGTTGTAAATGCGTTGAAGCGGGTCCATTTCTATAATGCAACAACATTATACATAAAAGAATGATAATTATTAATTGCACCAAAGCTAAAACTACTTGGTACATTTAAATAGATAGTAAAAAAACCTGTGTTTGGTACACAACAATATGTTATAACTGTAGCACCACTCTCTGTTAGATCATCCAATGGCGTGATCATTACAATACCGCCAAGTGTCAAACCACTTATACCTACACTAACATTTGCAGTATACCCATAACTCGGACTTACACTACAACTTCCATTTATAGGATTAATCTGATTTCCTTGCCAATAGAGATTCGTCGCAGTTGAATCTGTTGTGAGTTGACCATTCACTGTTGCGCCATTATTTCCAAAATAGAGAGTACTTATATAGAGTGAAGCAGGTTCAGCTGTATTTGAATTATATGCGACAAATGCTTGTATACTTCCACTTGCACCAGTACCCAGTCCATCAAGAAAATAATAAGTATTTCCACCAGGAGAATTAGCAGGAGTTATATATACTTGCGCAAAAACAGGCGCGTAATTATATGTACCTGGACCACTATTATTCCATACATAAAGTCCGCTAGATCCCACTGAAAAATCTGTTTGAACACCATCAATATTCGAAAGTACACTATGATAATATACGTTAGAGGCACTAATATTATTTACATTGTTAATATTATAATTACACATATCGAGATCAGTCGTTGCAGTTCCAACCCAACTACTTGGGGGGGGGTATGCACTTCCATTTATATTACAAAGATTTGTAATATTATAATTACACATATCGAGATCAGTCGTTGCAGTTCCAACCCAACTACTTGGGGGGGGGTATGCACTTCCATTTATATTACAAAGATTTGTAATATTATTATTACACATATCAAGATTTCCATTTGTAATATTCACATTACCTCCGCCTGCCGCATAAGGAATAATATTAATATCATTAGTACTAAATTGTATTCCTGCATATCCAAATCCAGAACTAGAATACACATAACCAGCTAATACAGAACCTGCATTTGTTATACTATGACCTGCAAGATCAACATTTGTACTTGCAGCATAGCCTGCCCAATTTGAAGGTGTTCCAGTAACTGTTACATTTCCAGTTCCACCAGTGGGCAAAATAGTTATAGCATTTCCAGCGGTAATTTGTGTCACTGCGACATTGGATAAGCCAACAACTGTAGAGCCAAGTTGAGTAGCCAGATATGATGTACTGATTAAGGTGGCAAGATTGGCAGTTGAGACCAGGCCAGCCAAGTTGGCAGTCGATACTAAGTTGGCAAGATTTGCTGTGCTAATATGCCCTGCTAGATTGGCAGTTGATATCAAATTAGCAAGATTTGCTGTGCTAACATGCCCTGCTAGATTGGCAGTTGAGACCAGGCCAGCCAAGTTTGCAGTGCTAATATGCCCTGCTAAGTTTGCAGTTGATACAACAGGCCCCCAAACAATTGTGGAGAGGTAACCAGTAGTACCGAGGCCAATTACAGTGGATCCAAGTTGAGTAGCCAAGTAGGTGGTTGACACTAAGGTAGCAAGATTGGCAGTTGAGATTAAGTTAGCAAGATTTGCAGTGCTAACATGTCCAGCCAAGTTGGCAGTTGAGACAACAGGCCCCCAAACAATTGTCGAGAGGTAACCTGCTGTACCAAGCCCTATTACAGTGGATCCAAGTTGTGTAGCCAAGTAGGTGGTTGACACTAAGGTAGCAAGATTGGCAGTTGAGATTAAGTTAGCAAGATTTGCAGTGCTAACATGTCCAGCCAAGTTGGCAGTTGAGACAACAGGTCCCCAAACAATTGTCGAGAGGTAACCTGCTGTACCAAGACCAATTACAGTGGAACCGAGTTGAGTAGCCAAATAGGTGGTTGACACTAAGGTAGCAAGATTGGCAGTAGAAACCAGGCCAGCCAAGTTGGCAGTTGAGACTAAGGTAGCAAGATTTGCAGTGCTAATATATCCAGCCAGATTGGCAGTACTAACTACTGGACCCCAAACAATTGTAGAAAGGTAACCAGCAGTACCAAGCCCTATTACAGTGGATCCAAGTTGTGTAGCCAAGTAGGTGGTTGACACTAAGGTAGCAAGATTGGCAGTTGAGATTAAATTAGCAAGATTTGCAGTGCTAACATGTCCAGCCAAGTTGGCAGTTGAGACAACAGGTCCCCAAACAATTGTCGAGAGGTAACCTGCTGTACCGAGGCCAATTACAGTAGATCCAAGTTGTGTAGCCAAGTAGGTGGTTGACACTAAGGTAGCAAGATTGGCAGTAGAAACCAGGCCAGCCAAGTTGGCAGTTGATATTAAGTTAGCAAGATTTGCAGTGCTAACATGTCCAGCCAAGTTGGCAGTACTAACTACTGGACCCCAAACAATTGTAGAGAGGTAACCAGTAGTACCAAGACCAATTACTGTTGAATTTAATTGATTTACAGTAACACTTGCTGCGGCTGCTTGAATTTGTGCAGCAAGTCCTGCGGATGTACTTAAAAGAGTTGCTGTACTGACATAACCTGCTGTACCGAGGCCAATTACAGTGGATCCAATTTGAGTAGCCAAATAGGTAGTTGAGACTAAGTTGGCTAAGTTGGCAGTAGAGACTAGGTTGGCCAAATTGGCTGTTGAGACTAGGTTAGCAAGATTTGCTGTACTAACATATCCAGCCAAGTTGGCAGTACTAACTACTGGACCCCAAACAATTGTGGAGAGATAACCAGCAGTACCGAGGCCAATTACAGTGGATCCAAGTTGTGTAGTCAAGTAGGTAGTTGAGACTAAGTTGGCTAAGTTGGCAGTAGAGACTAGGTTGGCCAAATTTGCTGTTGAGACTAGGTTAGCAAGATTTGCTGTACTAACATATCCAGCCAAGTTGGCAGTACTAACTACTGGACCCCAAATAATTGTGGAGAGGTAACCAGCAGTACCGAGGCCAATTACAGTGGATCCAAGTTGTGTAGCCAAGTAGGTAGTTGACACTAAGGTAGCAAGATTGGCAGTAGAAACTAGGCCCGCCAAATTGGCAGTTGATATTAAGTTAGCAAGATTTGCAGTGCTAACATGTCCAGCCAAGTTGGCAGTACTAACTACTGGACCCCAAACAATTGTGGAGAGATAACCAGCAGTACCGAGGCCAATTACAGTGGATCCAAGTTGTGTAGTCAAGTAGGTAGTTGACACTAAGGTAGCAAGATTGGCAGTAGAAACCAGGCCAGCCAAATTGGCTGTTGAGACTAGGTTAGCAAGATTTGCAGTGCTAACATATCCAGCCAAGTTGGCAGTACTAACTACTGGACCCCAAACAATTGTGGAGAGATAACCAGCAGTACCGAGGCCAATTACAGTGGATCCAAGTTGTGTAGTCAAGTAGGTAGTTGACACTAAGGTAGCAAGATTGGCAGTAGAAACCAGGCCAGCCAAATTGGCTGTTGAGACTAGGTTAGCAAGATTTGCTGTACTAACATGTCCAGCCAAGTTGGCAGTACTAACTACTGGACCCCAAACAATTGTGGAGAGGTAACCAGCAGTACCGAGGCCAATTACAGTGGATCCAAGTTGAGTAGCAAAATAGGTAGTAGAGACTAAGTTGGCTAAGTTTGCAGTTGACACCAAGTTTGCAAGATTTGCAGTACTAATATATCCAGCCAGATTGGCAGTACTAACTACTGGACCCCAAACAATTGTAGAGATGTATCCAGCAGTACCAAGACCAATTACAGTGGATCCAAGTTGTGTAGCCAAATAGGTAGTTGATACCAAGTTGGCTAAGTTGGCAGTTGATATCAGATTTGCAAGATTTGCTGTGCTAACATGCCCAGCCAAGTTGGCAGTACTAACTACTGGACCCCAAACAATTGTAGAGAGGTAACCAGTAGTACCAAGACCAATTACTGTTGAATTTAATTGATTTACAGTAACACTTGCTGCGGCTGCTTGAATTTGTGCAGCAAGTCCTGCAGATGTACTTAAAAGAGTTGCTGTACTGACATAACCTGCTGTACCAAGACCAATTACAGTGGAACCGAGTTGAGTAGCCAAATAGGTAGTTGAGACTAAGTTGGCTAAGTTGGCAGTAGAGACTAGGTTGGCTAAGTTTGCAGTTGATATCAAGTTAGCAAGATTTGCTGTACTAACATATCCAGCCAGATTGGCAGTTGAGATAACAGGTCCCCACACAATTGTTGAGATGTATCCAGCAGTACCAAGACCAATTACAGTGGATCCAAGTTGTGTAGCCAAGTAGGTAGTTGACACTAAGGTAGCAAGATTGGCAGTTGAGATAATAGACCCCCAAACAATTGTTGAGATGTATCCAGCAGTACCAAGCCCTATTACAGTGGAACCGAGTTGAGTAGCCAAATAGGTAGTAGAGACCAGGTTGGCTACGTTTGCAGTTGATATCAAGTTTGCAAGATTTGCTGTACTAATATATCCAACTAGATTGGCAGTACTAACTACTGGACCCCAAACAATTGTAGAGAGGTAACCAGCAGTACCAAGCCCTATTACAGTGGAACCGAGTTGAGTAGCCAAATAGGTAGTAGAGACTAAGTTGGCTAGATTGGCAGTAGAGACTAAGTTGGCTAGATTGGCAGTAGAGACTAGGTTGGCTACGTTTGCAGTTGATATCAAGTTTGCAAGATTTGCTGTACTAACATGTCCTGTCAGATTGGCAGTTGAGATAATAGACCCCCAAACAATTGTAGACAAATATCCAGCAGTACCAAGCCCTATTACAGTGGAACCGAGTTGAGTTGCCAAGTAAGTGGTTGACACTAAGTTAGCTAAGTTGGCAGTAGAGACTAGGTTGGCTACGTTTGCAGTTGATATCAAGTTTGCAAGATTTGCTGTACTAACATATCCAGCCAAGTTGGCAGTTGAGATAATAGACCCCCAAACAATTGTAGACAAATATCCAGCAGTACCAAGGCCTATTACAGTGGAACCGAGTTGCGTAGCCAAATAGGTAGTTGAGACTAGGTTGGCTAAATTAGCAGTTGACACTAAATTAGCAAGATTAGCAGTACTAACATATCCAGCCAAGTTGGCAGTTGATATAACTGGACCCCAAACAATTGTAGATAAATATCCTGCAGTACCAAGACCAATTACAGTGGATCCAAGTTGAGTTGCCAAGTAAGTGGTTGACACTAAGTTAGCTAAGTTGGCAGTTGACACCAAGTTGGCTAAATTAGCAGTAGAGACTAGGTTTGCAAGATTTGCTGTACTAACATGTCCTGTCAGATTGGCAGTTGAGACAACAGACCCCCAAACAATTGTTGAGATGTATCCAGCAGTACCAAGCCCTATTACAGTGGAACCGAGTTGAGTTGCCAAGTAGGTGGTTGACACTAAGTTGGCTAAGTTGGCAGTAGAGACTAGGTTGGTTAAGTTTGCAGTTGACACCAAGTTTGCAAGATTTGCTGTACTAACATATCCAGCCAGATTGGCAGTTGAGACAACAGACCCCCAAACAATTGTTGAGATGTATCCAGCAGTACCAAGACCAATTACAGTGGATCCAAGTTGTGTAGCCAAGTAGGTAGTTGATACCAAGTTGGTTAAGTTGGCAGTTGAGACTAGGTTGGCTAAGTTTGCAGTTGACACCAAGTTTGCAAGATTTGCTGTACTAACATGTCCTGTCAGATTGGCAGTTGAGACAACAGACCCCCAAACAATTGTTGAGATGTATCCAGCAGTACCAAGACCAATTACAGTGGATCCAAGTTGTGTAGCCAAGTAGGTGGTTGATACCAAGTTGGCTAAATTGGCAGTTGATATCAGGTTTGCAAGATTTGCTGTACTAACATGTCCAGCCAAGTTGGCAGTTGATATAACTGACCCCCAAACAATTGTAGACAAATAGCCAGTAGTACCAAGGCCAATTACTGTCGAATTTAATTGATTTACAGTAACACTTGCTGCGGCTGCTTGAATTTGTGCAGCAAGTCCAGCTGATGTACTTAAAAGAGTTGCTGTACTGACATAACCAGCAGTACCGAGGCCAATTACAGTGGATCCAAGTTGAGTAGCCAAGTAGGTGGTTGAGAGTAAGTTGGCCAAATTGGCAGTTGATACCAAGTTAGCAAGATTTGCAGTACTAACATATCCAGCTAAGTTTGCAGTTGAGACAACAGACCCCCAAACAATTGTTGAGATGTATCCAGCAGTACCAAGACCAATTACAGTGGATCCAAGTTGTGTAGCCAAGTAGGTAGTTGATACCAAGTTGGCTAAGTTGGCAGTAGAGACTAAGTTGGTTAAGTTTGCAGTTGACACCAAGTTTGCAAGATTTGCTGTACTAATATATCCAGCCAGATTGGCAGTTGAGATAACAGGTCCCCACACAATTGTTGAGATGTATCCAGCAGTACCAAGACCAATTACAGTGGATCCAAGTTGTGTAGCCAAGTAGGTAGTTGATACCAAGTTGGCTAAGTTGGCAGTAGAGACTAAATTAGCAAGATTTGCTGTGCTAATATATCCAGCCAGATTGGCAGTTGAGATAACAGGTCCCCACACAATTGTTGAGATGTATCCAGCAGTACCAAGACCAATTACAGTGGATCCAAGTTGTGTAGCCAAGTAGGTAGTTGATACCA